CGGTAGCTCAGGAACAAGTGGTAGCTCTGGCTCATCTGGTTCTTCTGGAACAAGTGGTTCAAGCGGTAGCTCAGGTACAAGTGGTAGCTCAGGTTCATCAGGAACATCTGGCTCAAGTGGTAGCTCAGGAACAAGTGGTAGCTCAGGTTCTTCAGGAACATCAGGAACATCAGGACTTGGTTATAGTAATGTAACTTCAACTACATCGGTAACACCAGCATCAACAGGAACTATAACATTAACCGTAAATCAACAAGGAGCGTTTATAACAGGTGATAGAGTAAGAGCAGTGAACACTACATCTAACTTCTTTGAAGGTACTGTGAGTATAACTGGAACAACTTTCGCAATTGCAGCTGATTATAACTCGGGAACGACTTTAGCGTCTTCATGGACAATATCTATCGCAGGTGTGAGAGGCGTTTCAGGTTCTTCAGGAACAAGTGGCTCAAGTGGTACTTCAGGAAGCTCTGGAACATCTGGTTCATCAGGAACATCGGGTAGCTCGGGTTCTTCAGGAACAAGTGGTAGCTCTGGCTCATCAGGAACAAGTGGCTCAAGTGGTACTTCAGGAAGCTCTGGAACATCTGGTTCATCAGGAACAAGTGGTAGCTCAGGTTCTTCGGGAACAAGTGGTAGCTCTGGCTCATCTGGTTCTTCTGGAACAAGTGGTAGCTCAGGTTCTTCAGGAACAAGTGGCTCAAGTGGTACTTCAGGAAGCTCTGGAACATCTGGTTCATCAGGAACAAGTGGTAGCTCAGGTTCTTCTGGAACAAGTGGTAGCTCAGGTTCATCAGGTTCATCAGGAACAAGTGGCTCAAGTGGTAGCTCAGGAACTTCAGGTTCATCAGGTTCATCAGGAACATCTGGTAGCTCAGGTTCATCAGGTTCTTCTGGAACAAGTGGTAGTTCAGGCTCATCAGGAACAAGTGGTAGCTCTGGCTCATCAGGAACATCAGGAACTTCAGGACTTGGTTATAATAATGTAACTTCAACTACATCCGCAACTCCAGCATCTACTGGTACAATAACTTTAACTGTGAATCAACAAGGTGCATTCGTTACAGGTGACAGAGTAAGAGCGATAAATACTACTTCTAATTTCTTTGAAGGTACAGTAAGTATAACAGGAACAACTTTCGCGATTGCTGCTGATTATAACTCTGGAACTACTTTAGCGTCTTCATGGACAATATCTATTGCAGGTTTAAGAGGTGTATCTGGTAGTTCAGGAACATCTGGCTCAAGTGGTTCTTCAGGAACAAGTGGTAGTTCAGGTTCTTCAGGAACGTCTGGTTCAAGTGGTAGCTCTGGCTCATCAGGAACAAGTGGTAGCTCTGGCTCATCAGGAACAAGTGGCTCAAGTGGTACTTCAGGAAGCTCTGGAACGTCTGGTTCATCAGGGACGTCTGGTTCAAGCGGTAGCTCAGGAACAAGTGGTAGCTCAGGTTCATCAGGTTCATCAGGAACAAGTGGTAGCTCTGGTTCATCAGGAACAAGTGGCTCAAGTGGTAGCTCAGGAACTTCTGGTTCGAGCGGTTCTTCGGGAACAAGTGGTAGCTCAGGTTCATCTGGTTCTTCAGGAACATCTGGTTCAAGTGGTAGCTCAGGAACATCTGGTTCAAGTGGTAGCTCAGGAACATCTGGTTCTTCAGGAAGCTCAGGAACATCTGGTTCTTCAGGAAGCTCAGGAACAAGTGGTAGCTCAGGTTCATCTGGTTCTTCAGGAACAAGTGGTGTTTCAGGTGCTAGCGGCACGTCAGGAAGTTCTGGAACATCTGGTTCGAGTGGTAGCTCAGGAAGTTCTGGTACGTCAGGAAACTCAGCAGTTATCAATAACAATACAAATACTTGGATTGTAACTGCAACGGGAACAGCTGGCACGGTTCAAGGTAATGCAGGTCTAAGATATGATGGAGCAACCTTGAATGTGACAGGAGATACTACGATGACAGGTAATTTAACAGCGGCATCTAAATCATTTGATATCACTCACCCAACAAAAGAAGGATTCAGATTAAGATACGGTGTGTTAGAAGGACCAGAACATGGAGTTTACGTAAGAGGTATAGTAACTTCAAATGTAATTGAATTACCTGAATATTGGGTAAATTTAGTACACGAAGATACTATCACAGTTCAACTTACACCAATTGGGACAGCAACAATTCACTACGTTGTTAAAGTCGAAGATAATAAAGTGTATATAGATTCTGAGACAGAAAAAATAAATACAAGTTTCTTCATTCAAGCTGAACGTAAAGATATTGAAAAGGTTCTTTTAGAATACAAACCAATAAAGTAATAAAATAAAAAAGGGGAGCTAAACTCCCCTTTTTTTTTATCTATTATCGATATAAACTATAATTTGACGATAATAATCAATAAAATGGTCTTTCCATAATTCCCATTTAATATTGACACCATCAATAGCAAAAACTTCAATATTTGGAAACAAACGTAAATAAGTATCTCTGAAAACTCTGAATTGCTCCTTTCTTTGAGGACTATCTAAATGCCACTCACCGACTACCTTTCTAACATTTTCTTTAATCCAAAAAATATTTTTATTGTTAAAAATAGAGTATTCACCACCTTCACAATCTGTTTTGATAAAATCAATTTTAGTAATATTAAACTCTTTTTTAATGGAATCAAACGTAGTTGATTTAGCGATTCTTGTTCCATCTTCAACACCAAACAAATTAAATTCAAACTCACCCTCAACGTCAGAAATACCCTTATTTATTACTGTAACAGGTCCGTCTTGAGTGTTTTTAATTAATGTACTAATTTCTTGTGGACTCGGCTCAAAACAATAAACATGTTTTGGTTTCTTATCTAAGATGGAATATGTAAATGGACCTACACTTGCACCGAAGTCCATAACAATATCTCCTTCTTCAACAGGAAAAAATTGTTCATATAATTTTTGTTCGAATATTTCATCTGTAATGATGTCTTTATGCCATTGTCCATATGACTTTGTAATCCCTTTACTTGATAGTGTTCTAGTTGTTGGTTTGTCCATCCAACCCCAATCAAATTTAGATAAATCCATGTTAAAAATTATTTTCTATTTTATGTCTTAAGTCAAACAACATTGGTTCTTTGACTTTTATGTGTATATCGTTGTAATAAAGTATGTCATTGAACAATGTTCCATCTTTATCTGTATACATGTGTTTGATATCCCAGTATTTTATTGAGTTTTCTTCACAGAATAATTTTAATTTAATATTGAAATAATTCCATAGTTCAAGTCTTTCACTTGTATTAGATATGGTTAATTTGAAATATTCTGCGTTTCCATCGAGGCACCCATCTTTTATTGGTCTGTTAGGTGTCAATATAACCAACTCATTTTTGTACTTTTGTTTAAATCTTAATAGAAAATCAAAGTATCTTTTTAATAAATCATCAGTAATGGAATATACATTTAAGTCATTTTTACTTGCAAAGTGAAAAAGACCACATCTTATATCGAGTTCACCAACATCAATTGCAACAATATCATTATCCCAAATTGGTAAAGAGTCAAACCATCTATCAAATTCTTCATTTAAAAAGTTATTTAACGATAGCCCCAATAAACCTGACGGTATTATGTCGTATTTTGATGTTTTTAAATAATCAGGGGACGTGTTTGTGTAAAATCCTGAATGAGAATCGCCAAGAATCCAAAACTTTTTCTTATTGAATGGTGAAAAATTTTTCAATCCTTTTCTTAGATTTAAATTGGTAAAAGTATATTTTAATGGAAATTCTGCAACAACTTTGTCATCAATTAATATTTTGAAATTGGCACCCCATAATGCCCTCAACTGTAATCCATTTATCTCATCTGATGCGGTATCCAAATCCTGAGATAAATCCCAAGAAACCCAATGAGTTGAATTTGGGTTTACTGTCATAGTTCTAAATTTCTGACATTGATTGAAGATTGAATCCTCAAATAATGTATTAACATCATAGGAGTTGTCCGAGTTGTTACGAAAGAAAATTTGTATTACAATTTTTTTTTCATCTTTTTGTATATCGTAACTTAATAATTCAAACATAATTTTAATTTATCCATTGTTTAATTTGTTCAATAACATAATCAGGTGTTATTGAAGTATGACATTCAAACTCTCTTGGAGTATCTTTATGTTTGGGACACCAATACCAATCAGATGAATCAAAATTATAATCTTGATTAATTTTATTCCAACAACCATGACAAACTGATTTATTAGTTATTCTTATATAATCTTCACAGGATAAATCAAATTCATGAGTTTCATCCGAGAAGTTTGATATCATTACAACTTTTTTTCCCATTGCATGTGCAAGCCAAGATAGTCCTGAAGATAGTCCTATGAAAAAATCTGAGTGATATATATAATTTATTGTGTCTTCTAAACTAAGACCAATTTTATTATTTGATTTTGATGGCATACCATTTCTGAGTGGGGGTATTCCAAACATTTCATCTTTTTCTACAACAACAGGAGTATAACCTGACTTTCTCAATAATCCGTTTAATTCGGTCCAATAAGGAGATAATGGTTGTGATTTTTTTCCAATTGGATGATTCCAATATTTGAGTTGAGATGTTGAATGTATGCTAATTGAAACATACTTGGATTTTATAGGTCTTTCTTTTACATTAACATCGACTTTTGGTCTGATATAGGTCCAATTAACATATCCAAGTTGTTGTGCAAATCCTGTTTGTAGGGGTAAATTAAAATTATAATGTAGTTGAATTTTTTTATCAAAATGTTCGTTGCCTTGGTAGAATTTAATTGTTGGGTATGAGTTAGTGAATAAAAAATGATATCTTGGATTTATCTTCAAAAGAACATCATCATCATTTTTTGATATAAAATATTCTACACATGGCATAATTGCTATGGTGTCACCAAGAGAACCTGACATAAGTTCAATTAATATTGTCTTCATTATATTTTAGTTGTTAGTTGTTGAAATACTTGTAATGGTGTAATAGACCTTTGACAAACGTGTTGTTTTTTTGTCCCTTCATATACTGGACACCAATTCCAATTACCAGGGTCAAAAACAAAAACTTCATCATTCCAACAGAATATACAAGTATTTTCGTTATAAATTTTTGTAATGTTTGTTGTAAATTCGTGGTCAGGTCTTGCAAAACCATTAACCATAAATGAATAATTCCCTAAAGCCCAATTAAACCAAGATAATCCCGAACCCAACCCTACGTAAGCCTTGGCATGATAAAGGTAGTTTGCAACAACGTCCAAAGGTTCATCCCAAATATTTAATACACCATCTATGTGAAATGGTTTTTGTGTTAATGTTAAAACATCATATCCTAATTCTTTAATGAGTTTAGATAATGTCACCCAATGATTATAATCCCACTCTTTACAACCTGAAGTTGCATTTGGTGCGAACACTACATAATCTTTTTCCATAGGTTTTTCCTTTTTTTCAAAATTTAAACCAAAGTTAAGTTCTTTATATTCTAAACCTAAAATGTCGGTTGCTGCTTGTTGAAGTGGAATCAAGTTTGGTTGATTTGGATTTTTGTCTCTATCTTCCCATTTCTTATCTTTTTTAAACCAACCGATTCTGTATATTACATCACAACCATGAGATTCACCTGGTTTGATAAAGGTTATATTTTTATATGATTCTAAACCTTCAAAGAAGTTATTTTTGAAAGTGGACAATAACACCTTACAATTATGTTTCTTTTGAAATTCAACAGCATATGGTGCCCAAGATATAGTATCACCTAAAGCTTTTGATTCAAGTGAAATCATTACCGTTTTTCCTTCTAAATTCAGTTCATCGTAAACTTCACCATTAATTTTAATTATCCAAGGAATATAGTATTTTTTACTACAAGAAACCCACATGTTATTACTAATAGTTTGAGAATGTATTACCTTTCCATCGGTACTATCAATAAATTCAACAAAATAATCTTTCTTTTCGTCACCTGATACTTCAACTCTTGGACCATCTAAATAACTAATTTTAATTTCATTAGTTTTGATTGGTTTATTTAACCAAGGTTTTCTGTCTAAAAAATCATTAATAGTATCAATACCTATTTTAGCAACATTTTCCCAACTAAACTCTTCTCTAATTTGTTCTGATTCTACTAATGCAAAAATTTTATACTTTTTATAATCCTCAAACACATTTTTTATTTTGATACCCAAATCATAAAAATCAGGTTCATAATAGTTTCCAACATTATCGTTGAAGTGATTATATGTACTAGCACTTACAGGTAATTCATGCGATATTTTAACAGGTATACCTCTACCCTCTGCAAATTCCAACTGACCTGAACAATCTGAATAAATTGACGGAGTACCACAAGCCATAGCCTCAATAAGTGGTAAGTTCCAACCTTCTGCTCTTGCGCATGATACAAATACATTACAAGATTTTAACAATCTAATGTATTCCTCTCTTGGTGGGAAATGGAGAATTTTAATTCTATCATCTTCTAACCCATAATGTTTCAATCTTTCTTCAGTTGAGTTTAATCCATCATTCGAAAATGGATTATCAACAGAAACAATTAACTCAACAGGTTCGTTGTTATTAAAAGTCTTTATAAATGTTTCAATAATTTCCTTGATAGATTTTCTATAATCCCATCTTCCCGCTAAAAAGAATGTAAACTTGTCTTTTGTTAATGGATGATTTACTGAGTTATCGGGGTAAAATGTATTAACATCAACACCTTCAGGAACGACTTTAATTTTGTTTGGGTCATAACCTTGAGCTATGGTACAGTCTCTTTGCCATTTTGATGGTACCCACATTTCATCAAATTCTTTTAATTTGTTGAAGTATTCTTTAGGTTGCAATGTAGACTCCCATACGTTATATGCAATTTTCGGACCATTGTATTGGTCATAAAAAAGGTGGTGATTTGTTTCACATAATATAATGTTAACATCAGGTGTGAAATTTTTTGATTTATCTGAATAAATTGGAAAATTACTTCTTGTGTTGTCACCATTCCAAAGAACTTGTTGATATAATAGTTTTTCATCGGTTGCATTAAAGTAAGTTTCGTTATCATGTGGTCTTTCGGAATAACCCTTCCAAGAATTACCTATCGTAAAGTTTCTAACTTTTATATCTGCGTGTTTACTAAGATGTCTGAAAAAATCTCTTGTGTGTTGATTATATCCTGTGTTACCAACATAGGAACCATGTGCAAAAATTTTTGATTTACTCATTTCAATTATGTCTTTTTAATGTTGAAAATATAATGCATATCAATTATATTTTCAATCCAAAACTTAAATTAAATGGTACAAGGGATTACTTATGATGACTTTATTTTATAATTTAAATGGAAGTAAAAAACATAATGTAGATTTGGAATTACCATATCCTGATTTATCAAAATACAAAATATATAAATAATGAAACAAAATTTTTTAGAGGGATATGAGGAATACTTAAGTCATATGAAGACAGTCATTTTTGATTATGAAAATTCAAATGCACACAGAATTAGGAGACAACAATGTGAAACAGTTATTGACTCAATTAATGATGAATTCAATTTTGATAAATTGATTGTTTTAGAAACTGGAGCATCATCAAACTATAACGATGGGTTATTTGGTCTTTTTTTAGGGTATGTTGCAAAAAACACAAATGGTAAAATGACGTCAGTTGACATCTCATCTAACATTGTTGAAAAAAGTGTAAAAATATTTGAAGATGCTATTCCTAATTTGGATTATTCAATACACGTAAGTGATTCTGTTTCGTTTTTAAAAAATATTGAAGAAATACCTAATTTTGTCCATTTAGACAGTTGGGATTTTAATTTATTTGATGCATTTCCAAGTGCATTACATGGTTGGGAAGAGTTTAAAGCAATCGAATCAAAAATGTTAAAAGGTAGTATTATTGTAATCGATGACAATTATAAACAAGGTACATATGTTCAGTGGTTTCATGCTAATGGTCAAGAAGATAATATGGTTATTCCTTATCCAATGGTCGGTAAAGGGGTTCATATTTACCAACACGTTTTGAAAGGTAACACCGATTGGAAACTAATTGGGACACACTACGATAGTTACGATAATATAAAAATTATAATACAAAAAAAATAACATGAGAAATTTAAGAGGATTAATTAAAAATGATGTTTATGACCAAGGAGGTTGGTGTATTGATGAGAAAAGAAATCTTATACATAATTTAATTAAAACAACTCACAGTAAAGTTTGTGTTGAAATTGGAGTGTATAAAGGTAGTTCTTTATTTTCTTTTGCAGAGGTTTTAGAAAAAATTGAAGGAAAAATTATTGGTATTGACCCATGGTCTTTTGAAATGTCAAAAAATGAAATCCCTTTTTGGGATAAAAATCAAGAAGAATTTTTTTATAACGAATTATTAAAAGGACAAGAAACCTTTGATTCAATTTACAAAAATGTTTGTGAAATTATTGAAAATAATGATTTATCGAAAACAATTACAATAATTAGAGAACCATCAGAGGACTCATTCATTCATTTTGAAAAAGAATCGATAGATGTATTACATATTGACGGAAATCACAATGAGATGAATGTATCAAGAGACATTTTACTTTATTTACCTTTAGTTAAGAAGGGAGGATATATTATTATGGACGATTCCAGTTGGGATAGTGTTCGTAATTCTATTAATAAATTTTTAACACCACATTGTGAGTTGGTTGGCGATTTTGGTGAATATTCTTATTATAAGAAAAAATGAAATTAGCGTTATTTGAATGTGGGTGTTGCTGTCAAATTCAAAAATAAATAAAAAATAAAAAAAATAATAATATAATGAGAATATCTCAAACACTTGTTGCCCCTTCTGTTAATTTTTTTAAAAAAGGTTTTATTGAAAGATATAATTTTGATGAATATTATGATGTGAACAAACCATGTATATTTTTTGGCGGAAACGAATTATCTCATCAAATACAAAATCATAAATCATACAAATTTATATTTCTTACAAACCCATATGACCTACCAAATTTTGATATAGTCACAAATACAGATGATTTGTTCATTATTAATATATTAGAAGAAGTTAGATTAATTTCAAAAATACCTGATAATGTTAATTGTAGAAACGTAACGATAGAAGTTAAAGATTACTCATTGTTTGAACCTAATGTTTTGGGGGATAAAATATATGCATATACTGGTTTTAAAAATGGATGGAGTAATCAATTTAACGTTGAAAAATTAAAACAAATACAAAAACAAATTAATTATGAAATAATAACTACGAATCATTTTAATATTAATGATTACTATGATATAAATTATTTGAAAAATAATTATTACGATAAATCTTTTCTTAACTTAAATTTGTCTGACGGTAATGGAATGGCAACAGCAATAGAAATGGCATTAATGGGTAGAAAAACAATACTAAATGAAAATTTTTATAAATATCCGTGTATTTTAAACTATAAAAATGACGAAGATTTAATTAATTTAATTAATAGTGAGAGTTGTAAAATAGGGACAGTACAACCATCAATAAATTGTCATACAGTAAATGACGAATGGCTAAATATCGATTTTTGGGTTTAAAAGGTTTTATTTTTTGAAATAAAATTACAAATGGAAATAAATTATTGAATAATGAGTGAGATAGTACTTATAACGGATTTTTCAAACACAAGCGAAAAAAAACTTATTTTAAAAAAATTAATTCGTCAAATTAATTCAAAGTATAAAATTTGTATTGCCAGTCATTGTGTGTTACCTTTTGATATTGTAGAAGATGTTGATTTTTATTTTTATGATAAAAATAATCCATTTATTACTGACAACTCATTGAAAGGAAAAAGATTCTTTGCCAACGATGATTTTTATATTATGCATAAATCTTATTTCTTTCCTTCAAGTCATGTACCTGCGATACTTAGATTGTGGCAACTTCCTTTGTCCTTTTTAAAAAATGCCGAATATAAAATAGTTCATGTTCTTGAATATGACGCACTAATCAAAGATTTGAGTATTCTTGAAATAAACAAAAGTAAACTTGAAAACAACGATGTTGTTATCTATGAGAGCGACAGAGGTAATATTATTGGAAATTTAATTTCAATAAATTTGGAAAAATTTCACTTTGAAACATTTGAATACAACTATAAAAAAATCTTTGACTTGTATAAAAAAGTTCATTTAGATAGTGATTTATTTTCAAGTGAAAGAACTGTTTATGAGTTGTTATTTGAAAATCAAAAAGTATTAAAATTGAATCACCAAGAGTTAGAGAAATTCTTAGATTTTGGAAAATGTGAAATTATGTCAGAAAATATTTTAAGTAAAATTGCTTTTACTTTTTTTAGAAGTGGTGATGATTTAAATTATTTTATTCATAACGGAACAAGTATTGAAGTTTCTCTTGATTTAATAATCAATGACAATTTTTTTACAAATTTAAAAATTCAACCAAAAACTTGGAATACAAAAAAAGTTGAAATTACAGATATAAAAAACGCAAAGGCATTCATTAATGATATAAAATATTTTAACATTGATTTCACTATTGAGGAAAATTTAACTTTGATAAATGACGTCGAGATTATGTATCGGTCATAAAAAAGGTGATTTGTTTCACAAAATATAAAGTTGAAAATATAAAACATGTCAATTATATTTTTAATCTAAAACTTAAATTAAATGGCACAAGGTGTACATAAAATTACTGAAGATTTTGAGAAAACATTGTGTGATTACACAGGTGCTCCTCATGCTATTGCATTAGATAATATGAGTAACGCATTATTCTTAGCGTTATATTATGAAAAACATGTTAAGAAGTCATTTACAGGAGACACTGTAGACTGTCCTTCGAAGACATATCCTTCGGTTCCTTGTGAGATAATTCATGCAGGATTGAAGGTTAATTTCACACCTGTTGAAGGAAAAACAATTAAAGGGGCTTACAGATTATTTCCAAGTAATGTTGTTGACTCAGCATTGAGGTTTACTGCGGATATGTACGTCTCAGGGACACATATGTGTCTATCATTTACAGGACCTTATAAGACATTAAAATTGAGTAAAGGAGGCGCAATAATTACTGATGACTATCAGGCGATGTTATGGTTTAAGAGAGCCAGATTTAGTGGTAGAAGAGAATGTTCTTACCATGACGATAATTTTGATATGTTAGGTTGGAATTTTTATATGATGCCTGAACTTGCAGCAAGAGGATTGTTGATGATGACTCAATTTTATAATCTGGATGGAAGTAAAAAAGATAATTTAGATTTGGAATTACCATATCCAGATTTATCAAAATACGAAATTTACAAACAATGAAAAAAGTATTAATTGGAAATGGTGGTCATGCAAGAGAAGTAATGGCACAAATGGGGGTTAAATTAGAACGATTTGTTGACGACAAATATGTTGACAGCGAAACATCACCATTATCTATGTTAGACCCAAACGAACATGTTGCAATGATTGCAATTGGAAACTCCAAGGATAGGTATGAAATGGTTCAACGATTACCTAAAGGGCTCCAATTTTTTACATTTGTTCATCCAACTGCATTAATTTTGGATTATATTGAAGTAGGAGAAGGTAGTTTTATTGGGGCCTATTCAATACTGACAACAAATATAAAAATAGGTTCACATGCAATACTAAATAGAGGAGTTCAAATAGGTCATGATTCAAAGATTGGAGATTATTTTAGTGCGATGCCAGGTTCTATTGTATCTGGAAACGTTAATATTAGTTCAAATGTTTATATGGGTAATAACTCATCAATTAAAGAAAAAATACACGTTAGTTCAAATGTAATAATAGGTGCTAATGCGACTGTGGTTAAAAACATAGTAACAAGTGGGGTTTACGTTGGAGTCCCTGCAAAATTCAAAAAAAAATAAGTGTGGTTTTAAAAACTAAATTAAATAATCAATTGGTAATTTGTTAATGGAAAAAACTTTAGTCATATTAATGGGTAATCCTCGTGGTGGTGAAGAAACTTGGGAGACAATTTATAAACATCTTCTATCTCCTTATAATGCAGATTTAGCATTATGTTTTGGAGAAACAAATGATAAAACTCCTTCATTATACAAAAGAGCAAAATATATTTGGGAGTTGCCCGAATATGATAATTGGAGAGATTATTATTCAAATTCATTTGAAGGAAACTGGGATTATATTTTCAAACTTAATAAACATAGTGGTTTTATGGGTGGAATAGATAATGCCATCGGTTCTGGTGCTATAATTTTGGCTTTTAGAGATTATATCCTCAAAAATAAAAAAGATGTCTTGTTGGAATATGATAGGATAATATTATCTCGTTCAGATTATTATTATGTAAAAGACCATCCTATATTACCTTTGGGAAAGTTATACGTTCCTGAAGCGGAATCATATTTCGGTGTCACTGATAGACATCATATTTTTGACAGTAAATTTTCAGACAAAGTATTAGGAGGAGGTAATTATATATGTGATGAAAATAATTTTAAATTTCTTGAAAAACAAGATTCATTAAATATTGAGAGAGCTCTTTTATTATGTTACCAACACAATGGTATCAATCATTTAATAGAAGAGTGTGAAAGAGTACAGTTTGCGGTATCAATAGATTCAGATAAAACTAGATGGCAAAAACCTGTTAATTCAGTTCAAAGTAATGATAAAATAAAATATAAGTATGCTGACGAATATAAGATAGCAATCGAAAATAAAATAAAAAATAGGTACATGAAAAATAATCCTAAAAAAATTGAAATAACCTATTTTTCTGACGACAAAAAAAAGATTCATTTTTTAAATAAAAAATATAGTGAGCAAAGAGTTGAAATTTCAGTATATGAAGGGTTTGAAAATAATTTAATTGATTTTTTTAGTCTTGATTTACAACCTCAATTAAATTATTGGATATTTGTCGAAAAAGGGTTTGATGATAAAAAAATAGTTTTTCGTGATAGGGAAACAAAAGAAATCATATTACAAAAAGATTACAGAAAAAAAATTGTTTTGATACAATTATGGCTTGGTAAAATACCCGATTATTTTTGGTTTCATTATGAAACAACAAAAAATTTAAAAAATGTTGATTTTTTATTTGTAACCGACCAAGATATAAGTCTAGATTCTCCAAATTATAGAGTTATCAAAACAGACCTTAATAATATTGTTGATAAAATATCAAACTTAGTTGGTTCAAAAATTGAATTGAAAAATAACAAGAAAACTTGTGACTTGAAAGCATCTCTTGGTGATATATTCTCGGAGTATATAATGGATTATGAGTATTTTGGATGTTATGATATTGATACTTTATTTGGTGATGTTGTTAAATACGTTTACCCTTTACTCGGAAAACATGATATAATTTCTGTCGCTGAAAAAACATATCATGATAGGTTATCGGGCCCTTTTTTAATAATAAAAAATACTGAGGAGTTAAGAACATTTTATAAAACAAATGAATTTATTGAATGTTTTCAAAGTCCTGATGTCAAATGTTATGAAGAAGATGTTATGGATAGATTGGCTAAGAATAAATTTGATGTTAAGTTGATTTATTCTATGAACACAAATTCATTTGGAAAAAACTTATATGATTGTGTTTGGAGAGGAGGTAAAAACTTCATTAACGAAGATGAAATATTTTTGTATCATTTTTATAAAAAAGAACATACAAAATTTGATAAAGTTGGAAATCAAATTTATGCCAAATATGATAAAAAATTCATAGATGATTTTTATTGGGTTTTTGGATTTACAGAAAATTATTCATCCACAGTAAAATATCTAATGGAATCAATACATAATTATTCCAATAGAAAGTGTGTCATTTATACAATTAATTTTGATTATCAAATACCATCTAAATTTTTAACAAGTGAGCAATTTATTTTAAGAAGAATTGATATTGAAAAAGGTAACAAAGACGATAAGGGTAGAGATGAAAATATAATCAGCAGTAAACCAAAATTAATGATTGATGTTATCAATCAATATCCTGATAAAAAATTTATTTTTATTGATAGTGACATTTATCTAACGGTATCGGCTGACGACATATCAACTTATTTCAACCAATTAGAAAATTATCCGTTGATTAATTCCCATATCCATGATAGACTATACCTAAGTGGAATTAGGGAAGGCGAAAAATGGACAGATACTGTTGGTATTTTGGCAGACAAAGCAGGAGTTAATGTTTGTGTATATCCAAGGAGAAAAACTAATGTAATGTTGTTTGATGCAAACTCCAAATGGTTTTTTGAAGAACAAATTCAAATGTATCAAGAATATAAAGGAACTGAAGTTGGAATTTTTACATTACATGACGAAGATTCTGCTAATGTGGTTTTATCAAAACATAATCTTCAAAAAGCTTTACATTTATGTGATATCGAAGAAACAAATAATATTGAAATGGATAAGTTTACAGATGTAAATCATCCGTTCCATATGACAGGAATTTCTAATTATGTTAAATTACCAAACCATCAAAATGATATTGCAGTATTTCACGGACTAAAAACAAAAGAAAGATTTATAGGTATACAAAAAGACTATGGTAACACAGTTTTAGATTCTGAAGAGGTCTTGGTTTATTATCAAAATGATACAATTTTCTTTGAAAAAAATTCTTTTTTAGGCTCAAAACGCATTAACGAAAATGTTGATTTTGTAATAAAACAAATTAATGGAGAAATTGTCGAATCATTATCTAATCAAAATTTATTTCAATATTTTTTATTTTACATTTCAAATATTCATTTAACAGATAAGACATATATTATTGAAATAGTTGGAACAAACAGTAAAACTAAACTTTATAATAACGTACTACAAATAAAATGATAGAAAATCTTCATCTTTGGCACGCGGATAGAGGAACGTATTTTGACCGAAATGTTAACATAATTTCTTGGAGTGACCAATACCATATCCACGTTGGAAAATACACTTCAATAGGAAGAGATTGCAATTTCTTTTTACATGCAAATCATAGACCTGATTGGGTGACAACAAGTTCACAATTGTGGGGACCAGTCACACCTGAGATTGCAGACATGCATATGAGTATGGGTCATCCTGCGTGTAAGGGGGATATTGTAATTGGAAACGACGTATGGATTGGCGCTAAGTCTACAATTATGTCAGGAGTTAAGATTGGTCACGGAGCAATAATTGGCTCAACAGCGACTATTGCTAAAGATGTACCACCGTATGCGATAGTGGTTGGAAATCCTAGTAAAGTAGTAAAATACCGATTCAGTGAAAAACAAATAGAATCTTTATTAAAAATTTCTTGGTGGGATTGGACTGAAGATAGAATAAAAACAGAGGCCATGGACTTATGGTCAGATAATATAGATAACTTTATAGACAAACATTTATGATTAACATAATCTATTCCGATGATATTAAAATAGAAACTGGTAACCTTACGGGTATTTTTACACCCGAACAATTGCCGATTAATTTTCAAATTAAAAATGCCTTATCAAAAAAAATTGTTTGGGAAACAAATTTAACTAATGAAATGTGGGCTAAATTTCCAAATACTGAAATGAATGATGTTGTAGTTAGAGATGCCCAAGGCAATTTTATTTATCAATACAGGTGGGATGTAATTCAACACGGGTCAATATTTTACAAATCGTTATGGCTTTATTGTAAATCACTAATTAATAAAGGAATTAAACCTAAAGGTCTTGTTATTGGAACTCATGACGGTGAATTTGGTGAATGGGTACCACTAGTTAGAAATTTTATGTCAGATATGGTTCTTGTAGAAGGAAGTGAAAAACAATTCATTGAGTTGAAAAAAAACTACGAAGGAAAACAAGGGGTAACTCTTGTAAATAATTTAATTACAACCGATGGTTCTGATGTCGAGTTTTACGAAGGAGGAAAAGGGTATACAAATAGCGTGATAAAAAGGGTTATTGATTTTTGGGAGAAAGAAGAAATACACTCTACAAAAAGAAGTTCAATATCAATAAATGACTTAATATTTAATCATTTTTCAGCGTATAATAAAAAATTGGATTGGATACATTTAGACGTTGAAGGACTTGATGCTAAATTACTATTGTCGATTAAAATTGATGAATTACCTAATTTCATTATCTACGAAGATTTTAATTTGGAAAATGATGAAAAAAATACTTTAGTTTCTTATCTTGAGAATAATGGATATAAAATATATTCCAAAGGTGGAATTGGTATGGCTATAAAATAATTATTTTTTTTCTTTTTTTTCTTGTTTCGAATTATACAATCTAAGTAATCTGAGAGAATCTTTATAATGTTTCTCTAATCTGTCGATTTCTTCTAATGGTAAATTTGTTTCGGACGCAGCGTTGTATTGCTCCTCAGCCTCTTGTATAATTTTTTTTATTGTCTTTAGAAGTTTCATATATCATAAATATAGTCCTGACCGCCCTTTATTTAGTTTTAGATAAAACTATATTTTCTTGTATAAAAACAAATAACTGGTTATTTATAGTGTAAGATAATGATATGGCGTGTAAATATTTAGAGCTTTATATTGATGGTGTTGACATTGCAAACTCATTCGGCAACAGCGGAAGTTATCCATATGTTGACGGAACAGTTTATATGATGTATCAAGACTGTTTAGGTAACACAATAACTGAAAGTTACACTTCTTCAGGAACTTATAGTGCTTCAACCTGTTTTGATGAATTTGGAACTACAACTGCTTTCTATTATCAGAATGATGCACAAATTGATGCATTAAATAGTTCATTCATTAACACTGGAATCCTTTGTGGACCACCACCAACACCAGACCCAACTCCAACTGTTACACCTACAATCCCATGTATTCAATGTACCACATATTATAATAATTCTGGTAATTACGGTGGGTTTTATTATACAGATTGTAATAATGTAAGTTACAGTAACGTAGATATAAATTATGGTGATAGTGTATGTGCAATTAGTATAACTGGCCCATATGTTGGATTTTTAACCGACTTGGGTTCTTGTGGTCAATATTGTCCAGGTGATATTACTACACCAACACCAACACCTGATTCAACACCAGCATCTACACCTGATTCAACACCAGCATCTACACCTGATTCAACACCAGCATCTACACCTTCCGTGTCCTACTACTATTATAGTATGTCACCTTGTACTGGTGTAGGTACAAAAATAGGAAGAAGTACAAATGGTGGTTTACAAGGTAGTTGGGTTCAAACTTCTATATACACTTGTTATTTGTTACCTGACGTTGCTCCAAGTCAAACACCACAGCCATTTGATTTTGATTTAGATACTTTATTATTTCCAGCACCTGCGGATTGTTTTGATTTGGCATGTATTGCACCTCCACCAGACCCGACACCAACTTCAACACCTGACCCAACAATAACTCCAACTCAAACTCCTACAGGTAGTGATACTCCAACACCAACTCCAACTAATACTGAAACGCCAACTCAGACTCCAACTCAAACTAATACTGAAACGCCAACACCAACAGGTAGTGATACTCCAACACCAACTCCAACTAATACTGAAACGCCAACACCGACAGGTAGTGATACTCCAACACCAACTCCAACTAATACTGAAACGCCAACACAGACGCCAACACAGACTCCAACACCTTCACCTACATTAGGTTATACTGTTCAATTTGTAGATTGTTCTAACGCAACTAACATTTTTAGATTTAATGACCCAGCAATTCCATCCACAATTGGTGTCACATATTATATTACAGGTAGCACTCAATTTACAGGTTGTGCAACGAGTGTGATAAATGATGGTACAGGTCCACAATATAATGGATATGGGGTTTCTTTCTTGATGACTGATGGAGGATGTGGTGATAATATTTGTCCAAGGTCAGCTAATAAAGCCTCTTTACTTAGTAAGTGTACAGACCAAACGGTATTTTATGCAAACGTTGAAGAAGACACTGCATTTGTTGGTGCGACTTACATTTATAGTGGAGAATGTTATTCTTGGATTGAATTCTCAGGTCCTGGTGGTCCCGATTTAGGTGCACCAAGTTATTCTGATTGTAAATCGTGTTTATTAAATCCAAGTCCAACACCAACACCATATACAACACCAACAATGACACCAACGGTTTCATCAACCGCAGCACCATGTTCTTATAGTACATTTTGTTTAAGGTCATCTTTATCAAGTCTATTGAATTACAATGGAAATTACACGGATGCGGGAACATATAATACAAGACAGTATTATGTTGGGGATGGTGTTACAACAGCATACATTTATTATAACGGAAGTGCATGGTGTTTAAGTAATAGTCTTGGTGGTTCTTGTATATTACAAGGAGCAACACCATGTTATTCTCAATGTCCTGATATTTCTGCAAATGAATTCACAGGAGGAGTTTGTCCTACACCAACACCAACGCCAATCAATTGTAATACTTTTGATTTCAATGCATATTTTGATTGTGATTGGGAACCATTGCCAACACCAACACCGAGTGTTGCTTGTGCTGATGTTAATTTTGATATAAACTCATTTGGTTTAACACCAACACCTTCACCAACAGGAATGATTTGTGATAACAAAGCAATTTCATTCACTATGAGTGGTTACACACCAGCAATTACTCCAACAATAACAAATACACCATCTGTGACGTTAACAAGAACTGTTGATGTTCAAGGTAAGGCAACATTTGTTATGTTAGATGAGAGATTTAGTTGTGTATCTGCAAAAGTTTTAACAAATTGTGATACAGGTAAAGAATTATATACTTCAGATTCATTAGTGTTTAGTGGGGTAAGTATTATTACAGGAACAACATTCTTTGCAAACATCAACAATGAAAATATGTGTGTTACGTATACAAGAGACGACAGTAATATTTCATCTAATTCTACTGTTAACTTCATATATCAAATATATGGTTCTTGTGCTTATTGTTCAATCTATCCAACTCCTACCCCATCAGTTACAACTACAGCAACAAACACCCCTACACCTACACCAACTCAAACAAGTACACCTGTTACAACATCTCCTGTAACACCAACTCAAACTGCAAGCCAAACAGCAACACCATCGACTACTCCAACTATTGGTAGTTCTCCAACTCCAACAGGTAGTGATACACCTACACCGACTCCAACTATGACACAAACACCTACAGAAACCGCGACCAACACACCAACGCCAACTGAAACTCCGACTATGACTCCATCGCCAGTATATGTCTATGTTGCCCAAAGTTGTTCAACAATATCAGGAAACATAATAACAGTAATACAAACATTACCATTATCATTCACAATATCGGCAAATCAAACATTCAAAGATGGTAGTGGTAATTGTTGGATTTATTTAGGTAGATATGATTCTAACTATATTGCACCGCAAAATACAACGCCAATTACGTTTACAGGAGATTATTTCTCTTCCGCACCTACAATAACCTATGATGATTGTAATACTTGTCAAACAAAACCACCATCAAAAGTAACTCAAGCAGGTGGGTTTATGCAACCTTGCGTTGGAGGAACTATTGATGACTTTATGGGTGCATCAGTTTATTTGGATAATAATGTTAGTGTGGATACACTAGTGAATGTTACTGTTTATTATCAAAATGGTAATAGTGGTACACAATGTCTTAACCCTATTTATTTGAATAGTACGGCATCATTCTTTGTCCTTGTTCAGGCGGGAACAAATAGTGGACAAACTGATGTATGTAACGGACAAGGACAATACTTCCCTCAGGGTGCAAGTATTTGTGGAAGTTGTGTTTCAGGTACCGATAATCCTAACGTAACATATAGTTCGGTAGCTTGTTAAAATATTTAAGATAATGGCAATTCAAGTAACAATAGATAGTATAACAGGACAATCACCATACGATGTGTTTGTTTGTCAACCCAATGGCTCGGCTTGTTTTTATATTACAACAATAAGTTCAACTCCATACATATTTGACATACCATCGCCATACAACACTTCACCATCTTATATGTTGAAAGTGATTGATAATAATAATTGTATAATTTCAGGAGTAACAGTAGTTCAATGAGTCAACAAGTAACCATAACATCAGTAACGGCTAACACACCAGTAAACATATACTATTGTGATTCATATAGTGCAAGTTGTGTTTATGTTGCAACTGTATCAACATTTCCATTTGTATTTGATGTACCAGACCCTTATGATACAGTAGATTTTGTTGTAAAGATTGTTGATACACAAGGATGTATTGACGGTAATGTTGTATTAATCACACCTACACCCACAGCCAGTCATACACCAACACCAACAATAACTCCAAGTCAAACTATAACACAAACACCAACTGAATCAGTAACACCAACAATAACTCCAACACAATCTGCAACACCTACAGTTACACCAACTTTTACACCAACACCATCCTTAACGCCAGCAATCGCAACACACGCTATCGGTCAAACAACTTCCGTGACCTCAGCAAATACTTGTAATGAAACCATTACGGTTAATAACTATTACACTTACATTAGTCAAGCAAATTCAGTCCCTGTTAATGGTGCTGTGGTTTATCAAACTAAAGTTGGTATTACTTTATATAATCCATTTAATGGTCAAAATAGATGGATTAAAATGGGGTGGGGAAGTAATTATTATGCGGTGCAGATTAACGTTGTTGGTGAGATAGTAAACTTTGTACAGTGTTAGTTAGATATGATAAACCTATACAAAATATCATTAAAACCTATACTTATAGGATATAATAACATCATAAATGGCATATAACTGTTCAGATTGTAATCCAGCGTATACTTGGTACCCATATGACGACAACTCTTGTTTTAGAGAGGTTGTGGTTGGGGCTACGCCTCCTACAACAATCTTACCTGTTGTAAGAACGTCATACAATTTATATTCAAGATACGGTACTGTATTTTATGAACCAGGATTTTCAGTTTGTGGTACAGGTACAACTTATGGTATAGTTACAACAAACAATATTTGGGCTAACCCAGGTTTATCTTCAAGTCAAGGACCTTTGAATAGAACCGCAATTTGGGATACAACTGCATTAAATGCGACTCCGATTAACACTTGGTTAGGATTTTCAAAATGTTTAACAGGATTTATTGCAACAAAAACCTATTATGTTGGTATTGCTGCGGATAATGAATTTAGACTTGTATTAGACGGAGTTCAAATCTTGAACACAAAGGCTTCACCAGCACCTTATTCAGGTCAATATAGTGCATTTACCTACTGGCATGTATACCCTGTTGAAATTGGGGCTGGAAATCATACGTTGGAATTATACGGATTGAACGACCCAGGTGGAAGTACAAATCCTGCTGGTTTCGGATGTGAAATTTACGACAACACATTGGCTCAATTAACAGGAGCAACTACAATGAATGATTTGAATATTATCTTTACAACAGGTAATGTTACACAATTTACTCTTGCTCAAGACATAAATGGAAACTACACATCTTCAGGATATACTTGTCCATCAGGATACGTTTATTCAACATGTAGTGGAAATTGTGTTAGTTATCAATACTGCGTTGCACCAACACCGACACCAACATCTAGTAATACACCGACGCCAACACCAACATCAACCAGTACACCAGCACCTTCAAATACACCCACGCCAACACCAACAAACACTTCTACACCTACTAATACACCTACAATGACAAGAACGCCCAACCCAACACCTACAACTACACAACTTAATTGTGGTCAAGGTATTACAACAGGAAATTATTATTATACCGATTGCTGTGGAAATTTTGTTCAAGGAACACAAGTCGGTTTACCTATCACATTAGATTATTCAAAAGCAACAAATGGTGTGACTAAGTTATACGTCAGTTATGCCGCAAATTGTGTAACACCAACACCAACACCTACGCCAACAACAACATCGACACCAGCAGTTACACCCACACCTTCAATCACATCTTCACCAACTCCTACATTAACTCCATCAATTACTCCAACCTCAAGTAATTTACCAGTATATAAACCTCAAAACGATTGTCAGGTGTTCACATTGTTTGACATGGGTGCAACTTGTAATGTTATTAAGTATCCATCTTCTGCAAACTCAAATGATGGAATTTTATCTTTGAATGTAACTGGTGGAACAAGCCCTTATTCGTTTTATTGGGATAATGGACAAAGAAATCAAACATTATCAGGAATTTCAGGAGGAACTTATCAATGCACGGTTATTGATTATTATCGTGATTATACAGCAACAACAATTTGTAGTATTTTTGCACCTACATCAACTCCAACACCAACAGTGACTGCAACTCCAACTGTTACTCCTTCAGGTACATGTCCTAAATTATGTTTTGTTGCAATTAGTAGTACAACTTCCTATGGTCCATTACAATTTACATGTAATGGTATGTTTAATGGAAAAACTACTTGGACAAACGGGACTTATAATATTATTTGGAATAATCTTGTTTGGGAAATTGTTGAACAAGATATGAAGACACCATTTATTTCCGATGGAGGTGGAATATTCGTAAGTACAACAACATCTAATATTCCAACGGCTTTATGGCAAGTGGCTGGAGGAAGTATAACTTATACAGTCACAATGACTGAAGGTGATTGTCCTACCAAAGTACCTTTACAAGCTCAAGTTACTTATCAAAATAGTACTTGTAATGGAACACAAAACTGTGATGGTTCAATTACGATTGCTGCATCTTATGGTACATCACCATATGTATATTCAATCAATAATGGATTGACTTGGCAAACAAGTAACTTCTTCTTCAATTTATGTCCGAACACATATACTACATTGGTTAAAGATTCTTCAGGGACAACTTTATCAAATGTTATTACAATTGGATTTAATCAAGCACCAACAACATATCAATTATCATTTAAATTAGTCGATTCACAAACAAATCCTTCATCGAATAAAAATTCGGGAGTAAGTAGATATAATATAATTTCAACACCAGCAATACCAACGGGAGTAACAATACAAGCTACCTTGGACTTCTCTTCATTCAAAATTGTGAACGGACCAGGTACTGGTACAATATCAAATGGAATTGTGGTATCACAAGACGGTAATAATCTTGTTGCATTAAATCCAAAAACAACTACCAATACAACAACGAGACCAAATTGTAGTCCTGAGTCTCAAACAACAATAACGGACACCCAATCATATAATATTACTTTATCAAGTACCTCTACTATATTAGTAACAAGCACATCAGATTTAGTAATAACTGACGGACAAATAAGTACAAATAGTTGTGTTACTGTTTTGGAAGGAAAAATTAGTGGACATATAACTAATCCTATAATAAATGGATGTATTTGTTGTACATCAGTTGCAGGAGATACTGTAGATACAATTGATGTTACGACATCATATCAGAAAAATGCTGACCCTGTATCGTCATGTGATTGTACGTATTATAATCTTGTTTTAACCACCTCGGATTTTGATGCTTCTTATGGTAACTCAACTCCTAATTGGAATAATACAGTTTGGTTAAGATACTATGATTGTATTAGTAAAGTCCCTGTAGACATATATTATACTCAAGCTGACAACTATTATCATGCAATTTGTAACAATAACGTGTATGGTACTCCAACTTTATATGGACATTATAACAATAATGCTATTGTCTTAAATGGAGGTTCAACAGTAACAAATAGTTTGGAGTGTTGTATGTAATACCATAAAGTAAAAACAAAAATATTTATATAAGATGTCATATATTCTAAAAAATACCTCAGGATTAATTAACACAAGAGTTACAGATGTTGGAAGAAGATATATCTCCCAAGGTAATTTTAATATTGCTTATTTCCAAATAGGTGATAGTGAAGTTAATTATTCAGCTGTAACCAATTATAATCAAGTTAATAATAATATTTTGATGCCTGCATTCAATGCTCAAAATGATACTGGTTCTCCTGAATCAAACAAACAAAACGTAAAATATCCATATTACGTTCAAGGTGGCGCGGGTAACACATATGGTATTCCTTATATGGATAGTATTGTTCAGGAGGTATATAATTCTGCGGGACCAAAAGGATTTTTTACAACAGGTAATACTCAAATACAAACATCTTCAGCCTACACAATCACTTCAAACTATTGGGTTGATATGTCAACATTGACAGGTCAAACATCAATTACAGTTGAATATGATTATTCAGTTTGTTCACCAACTTGTACAGGAACTCCGCAAGTTAATGATTTTGTTACATTAGTTCTTGATGGTAATGGTGGATGTGGTACTTTTGGCACTAATCAAATTTTAACATATAAGATTCAGTCAATGACTCCAACAACAGGAGTAACTGGTACAACTTTCACACTTACATTGGATAGAGCAGTTCCATCATACCCATTACTTAATACAGGTACCTATTATGCAAGAGCGTACATTTACCCATCTGGCATGACTCAATTATATGATTTTAATACACCAGCACCTTATTGGTCTAATGATGTACTGAACTTTGAATCTCCTTGTAATGTTGCACAACGTTTGGATACACCAATATGGAATATGAATATTCCTTGGTCTGAAAATCCTGCAGGCGTATTCACAAGTTATTATCAAGGGTATGACATGTATAATTCAGTAACTTATATTGGAACTAAAGAATATCTCGGATATCAAGAGCCGAGTGGTCAAACAGATACGAGTAAGGTATTTTACTATAACTCCTTCGATGAAAAAATTATAGTTACACCAAAGAATCAAAAGGCGATTGCAATCATTCACTATACAAATCAAAACATTGATAACGTATATGGTGAGAAGTTCTCAACTGTTCCATTTGACCCACAAAATCCAAATGATAATATAGGTTTGGCAAGACACTTCAAACTTAACATACCTACATTGATGTGGCACAAATCAACAGGTTCTACTATAGGTGAGACATTTTGGATAGACCCTCCAGGTTATGATTTATGTATACCTTATTACATTAAATCAACAAAGAATTTGGATATGAATGACCCTGGTATTAGATATTATCATCTATGGGATTTGAATCCTGATAGTAATGCCAACTTAAATAGAATTGGAAAAGTATTTCCAGACCAAGAGATTGTGGTTATTGATGATGAAGAAGTAATTGCCGCATTATCTAACAAATCAAACAGAAACTGGACTCTACCAGCACCAAAACTTTCGTTGATAACACCAAATATCTGTTATCCAAATGGTTCAACACAAGAAGGTATAATGACAAATCCAGCTCAAAGATTATGGGTTACTTATAGATTTGATACTGTGTCAGGTGCAACATCATCTTTACATTGTAATTACTATTCTGTTATTAAAGCCGCTGACTCCGTAACTGCAAACACTGAAAACGTGGCGGTTAGATTCGGAGCTGAGTTCCCGTTCTTATCACAATCAGGTATGACAGGATTCACAGCAACTTCGATGAAGTTATTATGTCAACTTGTTACAGGTGATACAAGACCATCCGCAACTGCATGGAGAGAGATTGATGTTACATCAGCAATGACTTTGAACAATGGATTTATTACAACAGATTCGTTAACAGGTGTTACATTCCAAATCAATCAAGATGACTATTATCCTGCAACAGGAGCAACAATTTACCAATTGAATAACTACATCGACATACCAATGAATGGTCAACCAGACACATTGAATTTTGGTGATGAGTATTATTTCTATGGTAATCTAACTACTGACATATCTGCAACGATATACGAGATGAAATACCTAATTAATCTTGGTAGAAATCAATTTACCAATACGTCAAATCCAACTTGGGTTTCTGGTACAACATCCTATGTTACTGAAATTGGTCTTTACAATAGTAATAAAGACCTTATGGTTATATCTAAACTACAATCTCCTGAATTGAGACAAGGTATTCAGCAATATGTAGTTAAATTAGATTTTTAATCATGGCAAAAACAATAGGTAAAGATTCTCCAAAAGTATTAGGCTTAGATGTATCCACAAAAACAATTGGGTGGGCATTATTTGATATTGAAAGTAAAAACTTATTAGAGTTAACTCACATATCTCCAATCCCTAAACCTAAAGTTGAAAACAAGATTGAGGAATTAATCCTTAAGAGTGGTATTTTTAGAAAAAAATTAGAAGACTACGTCAACATGGGAATTACAAGTGTGGTTATCGAAGAACCATTACTTAACTCAAACAACGTTTACACTGTAGGGACATTAATGAGATTCAATACATTAGTTTGTAAAGAAGTCTACGATGTTTTAGGTGTGGTGCCTGAATTTGTATCTACTTACAACTCAAGAAAATTCGCCTTTCCACATTTAGTTCAACAGAACGACAAAGGTAAGCATGTTTTATTTGGAGGGTTCCCTAAAGACATAGATAAAAAAGTTATAATATGGGAGTTGGTTGCTAAACGTGAACCTCAAATCACTTGGCAATATACCAAAAACAATACCCTTAAAAAGGAAAATTATGACCAAACCGACGCATATTGTGCGGCTTTGGGTTATATGAAGATGCAAGAAATTTGGTAGTTTAATTTATTCTCCGTATCTTTGTCATCTATGGCGAGATACATAATTCAAAATGATGAGACTAAGGCGATTAAGAAGTCACTTAAAAAGTGGGGTGAAATACCTATCTGTACTGAGCATGTAGAAGGTATCGTCAAGATTAAAAATTACAGAAAATATAGTTTCTCCGAAGAAGTTGATGTTGTTTTCGAAGGAAACATCTTTGTTAGGATGGGTCGTGAGAAAAGAGCTTGGCATACCAATACAATATTAAAAACTCATAATATTTCAAAAATTAAACTTAATAGATTTTTGAGAAAATCATCTTTATTTGATGTTAAAACAAGGATGAAATATTTTGGTGTTGAAATTGGTGATTATTACAATATTGGAAAAATTAAATGGGAATAATATGATAGCATTAGCTTACTTGTACTTACTTTGTCTATTATCGGTAGTAACGTTCATTATCGTGGCAATAGTAATTGAAAAAAACTTAGAAGAATCACATCCAGTAAAAAAATGGTGGAGAGCACACGTTATAGGAATCCATCCTGATGATATTGACAAATAATTTACTATATTTGTAATATGTCAGATGAAGTTGAAGTATTGGTTGAGTTGTTAACTGATGTATTAGGTACACCAAAACAACACTATGAGTCGAAGGGTCAGATATCTTTCGACTGTCCTGTTTGTGCTGAAGAGAAAGGGTTAGACCAAGGTGATGGTAAGGGAAACCTTGAAATCAACTATTCAAGACACGTATACAAATGTTGGGCTTGTGGTGAGACACACGGAACTCACGGTCCGTTGGGTAAGTTATTCGATGGTTATGCAACCAAAGCCCAAAAGAAACTCTACAACTTAATTAAACCTGAAGAACTCAAGCAGGAAGAAAAGAAACGACCAAAATTAAGACTTCCTGAGGGTTACACGACCTTCAAAGACTCCAATCCAAGGTTCATTCCACATATAGAAGCTTACAAGTATTTGCAATCAAGGGGTATAAATGACGAAATGATTGAAAAATATAAGATAGGTTATACTGTAAAAGGTGATTTTGCATTCAGAATTATCGTACCTTCGTTCGACAAGGATGGGGTATTGAACTATTATGTTGCAAGAGCTTGGACACCAAGGAAGATGAAATATAAGAATCCTGCGGTACCAAAAGATGAGATAATATTCAACGAGGGACTGATAGATTGGACAAAAGATGTATATTTGGTGGAAGGTGCGTTTGACGGATTCTTCATTGAGAATTCAATTGTGATGTTAGGTAAGAAAATGAGTAAACTTCTTTTCCAAACATTATACGAAAGAGCTGAGGGAAACATCATCATTTGTACCGATGGAGATGCTTGGACAGATGGTGTGAAAGTTTATAACGAGTTGAATGGTGGAAAATTATATAATAAAATAAAAATTGTTAAACTACCTTTAGACAAAGACATTTGTGATTTAAGGGGACAAATTGAAGAATACTATTATGAATTTAAGTAACATAGCCAAAGAGATTAGAGATTTAATCAAAGTAAGACAAGAGTCACTTGGATTAACATTCGAAGAAGATAAACACATCTACACTATGAATGGTCGTAGAGATTATCCTTCAGTATCAAAAGTATTAAAAAAATTCTACACTGAATTTCCAACTGAAGAAGCGGCGTATAACAAAGCTGGTGGGGACCCACAAAAACAACAACAATTAATTGAGGAGTGGGCAGCTGCTGGTGACTACTCAACTAATTTAGGAAGTAGAGTTCACTTTATGTTGGAGAAGACTCTTATAGAAAAATATGGTGGATACAAAGAAGTAAGGCAACCAATATTTGATTGTGACCTTACTCAGTTAATGAAGAGTGATAATATGATTTTTGCGGGTAAACGATACCTTGAGTTAATGGAAAATAGAAAGGTGGAATTACTTGATACGGAGATGGTATTAGGTGACCCTGATTTGGGATATACAGGACAACCCGATAAAGTATGGTTGACATTGAACAAGACTGGTGATGAATTCGGTCTTTTGATTACAGATTGGAAGACTAATAAACCAAAGAATTTCCAAGAGAACAGTTATACCAAAAGATTAAAAGACCCATTCGAACAATATCCTGACAATGCGTTAGGTCACTACTATCTTCAATTACCTTTATATGGTAAGTTGTTGATTAAGATGTTACAGGGTACAAAATATGAGAACATCAAACTTTATGGTTGTATCATCTCACATTTGAAAGAGGATACGTTCTTTGATGAATATAGAGTCCCTCAAGACATCATCAAGACTGTTTTAGATATGGACATCAAAAAATATTTGGTTAAGTAATAGTTTTCACTTACCTTTGTCTTTCGTAAAAAATTAATATATGTCAAAAGTTGATGAATTAAAACTCAAATATGAGGGAGTCATAGCAAGAACATTTAATAAACTTGTCGATGCAGATAAGACACCAACAAAAAAATATTTAGATTACTTATTAAAAAGTTGGTCAAATAGAGGTTATAACGATTGTCCATCGACAACTGATGGTCTTATAGATTTAGTGAACAAGTTCGATGAGTTGTTACCTTACATAGATAACAAAGACATTTACGCCAAGGATTATACCAGTCTTAGTCTGTTAAGAAAAACTATACTTCGGGCAGAAGAAATCAAAGATGAAAAAACTTTTATCCGAGACGAACATGTTATAGTTTTACATGAGACTGATGATTATTTGTTATTATCACCTTTAACTCATAGAGGTTCATTAAAATACGGTGCAGGCACCAAATGGTGTACGGCTAGTAGAAATGATACAAGCACCTTTCAACGATACGTTAGAAACGGATTACTTGGTTATATTATTGATAAGACAGGTAAAAGACAAACAAACTATAATAAATTCGCATTGTATCTTGAGTATAATTTTAGTGCGTTCTCAGGTGAAGTTTTAGTTTATAATGCTAATGATTCAGATGTTGCAGATACCGCTCTTTTGAATAATGGGTGGACTGAAAATGAACTCCAAACAATTTTTTGGTATTTTAGGGCTTATTTCGTTCACATGAAAAAAACAAGAAAATCAAAAGATTTCATAGATAAATTTACAACAACATTAGGTTCTTTAGATTTCAAAACATTATCAGAACACATTCAAATACTTGAACAAACCAGAAATCTTACTTATATTTCTAATTTACAGGAAACAATAAACAACCTACATAAAACATTAAAAAACGAAGAATATGCAAGATTTAGGACGGAGGGTTAATTTAAGGGATTCTCCCACAGTTAAATGCGATAAGTGTGATTCGGTATACTTCAGAGAGGTAATTTACTTGAAATTTGTTTCAAGATTACAAGGAGCTCCTGAAGATACAACAGTACCATTTCCAATTTATAAGTGTGACGAATGTGGACACATAAATAAAGGACAAAATCCATTTGAAGAACAACAAAACCCAATAATCAGTGAAGAATAAATTTACAAAACTTTGGAGAAAGTTCGGACCTTATATCCTTATCGGTACAGGTATTTCACAATTCATAGTGTTTGAAAATTGGGCTGTAGGTTCAATTTTTATGATACTTGGATTCTCATTAATGACAGACAATGATTAAAAGATTAGTACACTTTTCAGATTTACATATCAGATTATTCAAGGACCACGATTTATATCGTGGAATCCTTGAATCTGCATTGAAGGAATGGAAGACATTACAACCTGATAGAATAGTATTCACAGGAGACTTAGTTCATTCCAAAAACCAAATGACACCTGAATTGGTGGAGTTTGTTGCTTGGGTATTTTTAGAATGTTCTAAAATTGCTAAAACAATAGTGATAATCGGAAATCATGATATGATTGAATCCAATTTACAAAGATTAGATGCGTTGACACCAGTTATTAATTCTTTGAATAGTGAGAATATTGTTTATTTAAAGAATAGAGGGGTATATGAGGACGATAATGTTAATTGGTGTGTATTTTCATTAATGGAACATAATATTCCACCAGACATACAAAAATCAAAGAATAAGAATATTGGATTATTTCACGGACCAGTTCAAGGTTTATATACGGACATAGGTTATAAGTTTGAAGATGGATTTGATGTAAGTAAATTCAAAGGGTGTGATTTGGTTCTTTGTGGTGATATCCATAAACGACAAATTTTTGATATCCCTGGTGGAAAGAAGGCGTACATGGTCGGTTCGACCATCCAACAAAATTTTGGGGAAACAGTTAGAAAACATGGGTATGGTGTATATGAAATTGAAAAAGACGAATATTCTTTTGTGGATTTACCTAATCCTAAACCTTTCCTTTCTTTTTACATTAATTCGTTTGATGCGTTAAGTGAAGGGACTGAGAAGTTAATTAATTTTTAAAAAAAATTGTTAATATTCACACTTTTATTATATTTGTGAATATTTATTAATATGGGGAGAAAATTAAAAACATTAGAAGAGAAAAAAACTAAAGTATCGGTTGCGTTAGACCCAGAATTATTGGCGTATTATAGAAGTATTCATATTAATTTATCTTCATTAGTAAATCAGTTACTTAAAAACTATAAGAACAATGGAAACAAAAACTTGTCTTAAATGCCAATTATCTAAAAATATTTGTGACTTTAATAAAGATAAAAATAGAAATGACGGATTACAACCAATATGTAAAGTTTGTAATAAAGAATATAAATTGGAATATTACCTAAAAAACAAAAGTAAAATTTCAGAAAAATCAAAAATTTATTACGAACATAATAAGGGTCATGTGATAGAACGAGTTAAATTATGGGGTGAAAATAATCAAGACAAAGTTAAAGAATATAAGAAAAGTTATGTAAAAAATAAAAGAGATATTATAAATGAAAGAATGTCTGAAAGGAAAAAAAATGAACCTATATTAAAATTGAAAATGTTGTATAGGTCTAAAATTAATAAAATTCTTAGGTCAAAAAAGGAAAAAACTTTTGATTTAATTGGATGTTCTCCATTACAATTAAAAGAATATCTTGAAAAACAATTTTGGATGGGGATGACTTGGGAAAATCACGGATTATTTGGTTGGCATATTGACCACATTATACCAATATCATCGGCAAAAAATGATGAAGAATTGAAAAGGTTGTGTCATTATACTAATTTACAACCACTATGGGCTTTAGATAATATAAGAAAACGAGACAAAATAATTAATGGAGATTAAATTAAAACTTTCAAGTAGTGAACATAAAGACCTTTTGTCCTATTGTAACCTTAATGATTTGCTAATTAGTTCAGTTGTCAAGGACTCCTTTACAACTGGATTCAATATTGAAAGGTATGGTCTTTTAAATGCGGGGGTTGAGACAAAGGAAAAAGAGGTAATCAAAGAGGTTATCAAGTATGTTGAAGTCCCTGTGGTGAAAGAGAAAGAGGTTGTGAAGATTGAGTATGTGGAAGTTGAAAAAAGAGTGGAGGTTCCTGTTGACAGAATTATTGAGGTCATTAAGGAAATCCCGAGCCCTCCCACTGAAATAAAAGTTATAGAATACGTTGATAGAGAGGTTATTAAAGAGGTGATTAAGGAAGTTTTTGTCTCAAATAATGACAATATTTACGACAAACCTGAACCTGAAATCAGAGAGGTTATTATTGAAAAGATAGTTGAAGTTATCAAGGAAGTTGAGAAGATAGTTGAGGTTCCTGTTGAAGTGGTTAAGGAGATAATTATAGAAAAGGAGTCTGATGGGAATTGGAAACCCAAACTTGAAGCTCTTCAAAATACGGTTCAAAAATTGAAACAGGACAATATTGAAAAAGATAGACAACTTAAAGAATATGAAAAAACAATTGAAGAGATTCAAAAGTTTCAACAAGATAAAAAAGCGGCTTTTTTAAGAGGGTCAAACTTAAACGACACACTTTATAAATAAAAATAAAATATATGACACAATTAGTATTATGGATGATTATTGCTTATGGGTTAAGTAATATTGTAGTTTACGGTAGTATTTTTAATGGACCAAGAAACGCAATCAATCGATGGGCAGACAATGAATTTACACCATTTAATGGGTTCTGGATTTTTATATCCAACATGATTAAATGTATGATGTGTTTTGGGTTTCATTGTGGATGGTTTTTATCCATTTCAATTTATTCACCTGTACACGAATTATTAAATGTTACACCATTCGTATCGTGGTTTTTCGATGGAATGTTGGCATCTGGCTCAGTTTGGGCAATAAACTCAATAATCGAATGGTTTGAACAAAACAGACCACAACAAAATCAAAATTAATATCAATGGCAAAGGCTAAAGTTAGAGGTGGAGCAAAAGAACACAGAAAAAAAATTGAAGCAAGAAATCAACATATCAAGGCACAACAAAATGCCATGCAAAAGTTGATGAATGAATCAATGAGAACGCAAATCGAAGAATTAAAAAAGAAGTATGAAGCTGAGTCAGGAGCTACAATTACTACAGGACAATAATGAAATGGGATTTATTCAATCCGATACCAGAATTTAATTACACCAATATGGCAACAAAGTTAGACATAACTACGTTGGAGAATCCTTATATCCAAGTAATTTGGGAGGACACTCCTGAGAACTTTACACAAGAGAGAATCAAGTCTGTTAAACAGTACTTCATGAAGAAGTATGTGTCTAACAACATTAATGTTATTACTAAGGCAAAGACCGTTGATGATACACAACAGACGATTGATGTTGCGGTTAACATCATGGATAAGAATTATCAGAAGGAACTTATCAAATCACTTCTTGAGTCTAAACAACAAGACCAGTATTACGACCAAGTAATGAACATTGACCTTGCGGTTGAGAACAGAATGATGGAGAACGAGGTTGAGGTGACACCATTCAAAAGATGGTACATCAAGAAGATTGAGTTCAGTAACTTCTTATCTTATGGTGAGGACCAAGTGATTGATTTTGACAAGTGTAATGGTATCACTGTAGTTGAGTCAGACCCACCAAACTTTGGAGGTAAGACGGTATTAACTGTGGACTTGTTATTATTCTTGTTCTTTAACACGACAACAAAGACACAGAAAGCTGAAGAAATTTTTAACAGATTCACAGATAAGAATGTGGTATCGGTTAAAGGTGATATCATCATTGATGGTGAGGAGTATATCATTGCTCGTAAAATTGAGAGAAAGAAATCCAAAGCTGGTGAATGGAATGTTAAGACTGACTTGGACTTCTTTAAGAAGTTAGCTGACGGTCAATTACAGAACTTTACAGGGGAGCAAAGACGTGAGACTGAGAACTTCATCAAGACATCAATTGGGGACATGGATGACTTCCTAATGACGATTGTGACGACAGCATCAAACCTTGAGGACCTGTTGGAGGCAAAACCAACAGCTCGTGGTCAGGTGTTAAGTAGATTCTTGGGTCTTGAGTTCTTGAAGAAGAAGGAAGAGACTGGCAAAGAAATCTTTGCTGAGTTCTCAAAGGGTATGATGTCCAACATATACAACACAGAGTCATTGAAACAAGACAATGTGAACAACAAGGAAGAGATTGAAAGACTTCAGGACGAGATTGATTCATCTGAAACAAAGATTGAGGATGTTAACAAAAGACTTCAGAAGGGTCAGGAGTACAAGGATGGGTTATTAAACTCAAAGCATACCGACTTGGACCAAGAGTTAATTGTTCTTAACCCAATCAAACTTCAATCAGACATCACAGGTTATGAAGAAGGTAGTGAGAAGATTAAAGGTCAAATTAAAGAGGTTAAGATTGTTGAGCCAAAGGAATATTATCACGAGGACCAACATGATGAGGTTAAGGGTGAAATCAAAAGAGTTTCTGGTGAGTTAATCCTTGCACAGAAACAAGTTGATGACATCAAAGAACTTATCAAGAAGTATGGTGATGGTATTCAGTGTGAGCACTGCGGAATCAAATTGATGGAGGCGGCACTTACAATGAAAAAGATTGATGAGTTGAAAGATTGGGAGAAAAAAGTTAAGGACCTTGAAAAGGAACAATCCAAACTTGAAAAGAAAGAACAATCATTCACTCAACTTAAGAAGGACTTCGATGAGTATGAGAGAAACAAACTTATCAAGGAGAAGTACGAGATATCTTTGGAATCCAATGACCTTAAGTTGGAACAAGCCAAAGATAAACTTAAGAGATATCAAGAGGTTCAAGATAAGATTAAGAAGAACAACGAGGTGGATGCTCAGTTGGTTAAAGCTGGTCTTCGTATTGACGAATTGATTGGTGAGAAGAGAGGGTATGAAAGAATTCAAGCAAGTAATGCAACTCAAATCAAAAACCTTGAAGGTCGTATTGAAAAGAATAACGATATCATCCTTAAGATTGCTGAAGAGTTTGAACGTGAGAAGATTTATAAAATCTACGTTGATGTCTTCGGTAAGAACGGAATATCTAAAATCATTATGAAGACAATGATGCCATTGATTAACTCTGAACTTCAGAGATTACTTCAGGACTCTTGTTTCTTCAACTTGGAGATTCGTATTAACGATAAGAATGAGGTTGACTTCATCATGATTGACAACGGAACAGGTATTGAAAAACCTATGACCGCAGGTTCAGGATATGAGAAGACGGTGGGAGCCTTGGCTATCAGAGCGGTACTCGCTAAGGTATGTTCACTTCCAAAACCAAACATATCTGTCTACGATGAGACGTGGGGTAAGGTATCTAATGATAATTTAGAGATGGTTGGGGACTTCTTTATGAAGTTGAAGGATTACTTTGAAAAGATATTTGTAATCAGTCATAACCCACTTATATCCAATTGGGCGGATAACGTAGTTCATATTACTAAGACAGATAACGTAAGTAAAGTTTCACAATAATTAATTAACCCCACCCATGAAGTGGGGTTTTATTTTGCCATTTAAATTAAACATCATATATTTGCACCATGCAAACATTCTTACCCTATTCAGACATTACAGAATCACTGAGAGTACTTGATGATAAACGTTTGGGAAAACAGAGAGTTGAAACATTCCAAATCATCAATGCTATAACAGGTAGACCAAAGTTAGATGGAACTCCTTACAAGGGTTGGTTAAACCATCCGTGTTCTGTTATGTGGAGACAATACGTACCATTACTTAAGATGTACTTGAATGTAAGTATTGACGAGTGGGTTAAACGTGGATTCAAAAATACCATGAATAAGGAAGTGATTGATGAATCGGTAACTTATCCTGAGTGGTGGGGTAATCAAAAGTTTCACGATTCACATAAGTCCAATTTATTGAAGAAAGACTTTGAGTTTTATTCAAAGTACAGATGGCAAGTAGACCCTACCAATCCATATGTTTGGATGGATAAAGAAAATAAGTGGTACGAACAATATTCGGGTATAAAAAATAGAGTATATTTGTAAAAAAGATTTATCAACATGTCTTCAGTTAAAAAATTATCGTACAATATTTCCATATTTAGTATTTGAACTTTTGTACAATATTATTATATTTATAAAAAAACATTATGAACGAAACAATTATTCAAGAATTTACAAGAGACCATTTCAAATCTCAATTAGAAGGTATCGGAAAAATAGAAACCCATCAATCTGATAACAATAAAATCAAAAATGCATTAAAAGGTGCGTCTAAATCAAAGAAAGGAGGTGCGGGATATCCTGAGCATATAATACAAATTTTTAATCACCCTGATTTAGTGATTATTACTGAATGTAAGGGTGAGATTTCCTTACATGAAAACAATGGTAATGTTGATGAAGTCAAATATGCTGTAGACGGTGTTAAACACTACTCCAATTTTTTATCAAAACATTATGATGTTTTATCTATTGCGATAAGTGGAAATTCCCCTTCAAACTATAAAGTAAGTCACTTTTTTCAGGAGCGTAATTCATATAAAATAGAAAATGTTTTAGGTAATAAACTTTTGGATATTGAATCATACTCCAATTTTTACACTAAAAATGAAAAAGTAATATTACAAGATTATGAAAAATTGAGAACTTTTGCTCAAAATTTAAACACAAAACTTCATAGTGCGAAAATAGCTGAAAATTATCGTAGTTTACTCCTAAGTGCTATTTTAGTTGCTTTAGAAAATATAAATTTTCAAAATTCATATAGAAATCTTATTGACCCTACACAACTTGCGGAGTATTTAATAACTTCTTTTTACTCATACTTAGATAAAGAAGTTGATTTGAGTAAACGCCAATTAGAAATAATGAAAACCCATTTTGATTTTATTAAAACTGATACAGCACTTACTACAAATCCAAATGTTTTGAGAGATATAATAATTGATGTTGAATTAAATATCAAAAATTTTATTGACACATACAAATTTAGAGACGTTTTAGGTGAGATATATAACATTTTTTTATCATATTCTAACTCAGACAAAGGATTAGGTATTGTGTTGACGCCACCTCACATTACTGAATTTTTTTCAGAATTAGCTCAAGTTAATAAAAATAGTGTCGTTTTGGATAATTGCACAGGTACAGGAGGATTTCTAATCTCTGCAATGAAGTATATGATTGAAGATGCTAAAGGAGATGAATCTTTAATTTCAAAAATTAAAGAAAATAATTTAATAGGAGTCGAATATTCGTCTCACATATATTCTTTATTAATTTCAAATTTTTTGATACATAATATGAAAACAAAAAATTTATTAAGCGGAAGTTGTTTTGATGAAAAAAATATTATTACAATCAAAGAAAAAAAACCAACAGTCGGATTTTTAAATCCACCGTATAAAGGTGATAAAAAAAATGACACTGAAGAATTAGAATTTGTATATACAAATCTTGATTGTTTGGAAGTGAACGGTACTTGTATAGCGATTTTACCGATGTCCTCAGCGGTGACTGTGAGCAAGAAAGTTATGGCAGTAAAAGACAAAATTCTACAAAATCATACACTCGAGGCAGTATTATCTATGCCCAATGAACTATTTCATAATTCAAACGTCGGTGTAGTTTCTTGTATTATGATATTCACAGCACATAAACCACACAATTTTGATAAAAAAGTTTATTTTGGGTATTATAAAGACGATGGATTTGTAAAGAGAAAAACTTCAGGTAGAGTAGATTTTCATAGTAAGTGGACTAAAATAAAACAAAAATGGGTTAATGATTATATTAACAGACAAGACGAACCAGGGTTTTCCGTTTGTAAAACAATAACACCCTTATCTGAATGGTCCGCAGAAAATTATTTGGAAACAGACTATTCAACTCTAAATAAAAATTCATTTGTCGATGAGTTACATAGATATTCAACATTTTTATTTTCAAATAGACTTGTTGAGGAAGTTTATATGAAATCTCAAGAAGAGGAACAAATTGAATTATCTCAAGTTGAATGGAAAACTTTTTATTTACCTGAAATCTTTGAAATAACTGGAACGAAAACAACGCCACCTGATATTATTAAGTTTGCTGATGGCGGTGAATATCCCTATGTTACAACACAAGCAACAAATAATGGTGTTGAAAGATTCACTGACATCCAAACAGAAAGTGGACAAGTAATTACTGTTGAAAGTTCTGTTTTGGGATTTTGTAATTACCAACATTTAAATTTTGCCGCTAGTGACCACGTTGAAAAATTGAAACCAAAATTTGAAAACAATCAATATATTCTTTTATTTATTGTTACACTTATTAATAGAGAAAATTATAGATTTAATTATGGAAGAGGGGCAAGTAAAACTAGATTAGCTGAATTAAAATTAAAACTACCAATTGATTCAAATGGTAATTTGAATACAGAATTTATGTCAAGATATATCAAAAGTTGTTCATATTCGCATAATTTACAATTTTTAGATTCACTTTAAAATAATAAAAAACCTTACGTTGTTAAGGTTTTTTTTCAAAAATATTCAGTATAAATACTGATTTTCAAACTAAACCCATATCTTTGACTAAATTACAAAAAATTATGGATAGATATTTGCTAACGATTATTGGCGACTTTAAGTCGGAGGATGAGTGTACTGAGATTGCGATGGCAATTACACCAATTGTGGATTCACAACACCTTAAGTTTCAACATAGTAAAGGAATTTTATTGTTCCATTTTGAGACTGAGGTCGATAAAGAAGAGGTATTTGTTTATATTCAAACCGTACTGTTCGGAATTACCGAAACGTTCATTTTGACAGAGATTACTGACAATGTGTCAGTTTCAGTACCTGAAGATATAAAAACTCACTTATTTGATTTAGAAAATGTAAGTGACGATGTAAGTATTAATATAGATATGAGACAGGTGAAAAACAATCCTGACTTATATATGGATGAAGAGGAAGAAGACGATTTTGTGGCATTACTTTTGGGAGAACGAGAACAGTATCTTAGAAGACCTACCTTAGACCAAATCCTTGATAAAATATTATCTAAAGGTTACCCATCACTATCACCCTTTGAACAAGACATTTTAGACGGTTATAGTAAAAAATAAATAATGAAAGAAAAAGCAGTAATACCTATCAATCAAGAGGAAATTAATTCCTACCTTAAAGACATTAGAAAGATTAAAGTAATGACTCCTGAAAGGGAAAGAGAACTGGCTCAGAAGATGATGTCAGGTAATATAACATTACAAGAGAAACAAGAAATCCAAAAAGAATTGGTGGAGGGTAACCTCAGATTCGTTATTACCGTAAGTAAGCAATATCAAAACCAAGGGTTAGATTTACCTGACTTGATTGCTGAAGGTAACTACGGATTATTGAAAGCAATCGAAAACTTCGATTGGACAAAAAAATTAAGATTCATATCTTATGCGGTTTGGTGGGTTCGACAATCCATCCTTCAATCTCTTAATGAGAACGCAAGAACCATTCGTCTACCAGTGAATGTGGTTCAAGAATTGCATAAGGCAAAAAAAGAACAAGAAATCACTGGAGACAATTTACCAGATAAATTCACTAGTTTACCAAAGATAGTTAATTTGGAAAGTCCTTTGAATGAGGAAGGAGATACCTTAATTGACGTTATTAATAACCCAAACTCAGATGCTCCTGATGCTGGTCTATCTACGGAACAAACTTTGAAAGAAAAGTTATTATCCATGTTGGATGTATTGGATGAGAGAGAGAAGATTATTATTGAGGACTATTTTGGTCTTTCAGGGTCCACAAGAACCTTAGAAGATATTGGTAGTGACTTTGACTTAACAAAGGAAAGGGTCCGTCAAATCAAAGAAAAAGCACTTAGAAAATTAAGAAATGAGACGGGTTCCTTGTTTGATTATATGTAAAATGATTAAAAAGGTGTATTTATTAAGTACACCTTTTATATTTCTAAAAGGTATTAAATAAAAAAACTATGAAAAAATTTATTCAAAACAACTTCACAACGATTGTCTTGGTAATCGCATTACTTGGATTATTCAAAAGCTGTGGAGACGGAAGAGATTTAGCTAAAATCAAAAATGAGATTCAAGCTATCAAAGACTCAACTTATACTAAAGGTGAGTTAAACAAAGAACTTAAAATTTCAGGTCTTGAAGCAGAAAAAAGAATGATTCAAGCAACTGACAGAAAACTTCTTGATGTGAGAAGACAGTCTGAAATTGAAGAAGAGATAAAAAAATTAAATAACAAATAATGAATTGGATTGAAAAGAATCTGAAGAAAGTAATTTACATTGCTTTCCTTATTCCAATCTTATTGGTTGCTCTTGTATCAATCTCCCACGTAACGAAATGGTATGGTATCTCCAACCCAACAAGTTGGTCCATCTATCTATCTGTTGCTGTTGAGATTGCGGCATTATCAACCTTGGCAGCAATTGCTGCTAGAATGGGAAGAAAAGTATATTTCCCATTTGCAATCGTTACCCTTATTCAATTTATCGGTAACGTCTTTTTTGCTTATCAATTCATCGACATTGCAAGTCAATCATTCAAAGACTGGGTTGACTTAGTTAGTCCTTTAGTTCAATACTTAGGGATTGAGAATGGAGATTTGGTAGGACATAAAAGATTTTTGGCATTCTTTGCAGGAGGAATGTTACCAATTATTTCTCTTTCGTTTTTACACATGTTAGTTAAGTTTGAAGAAGAGGAGAAAAAGAAGGTACCAACAGAACCATTACCTGAAATTGAAGAACCAAAATTGACTGCAACAAAAGAAGATTTGGAAAAACTTGAAGTTGTGTTAAGTAAAATAAACGAAGACAAGTTTGGAGTATTAGTTGAAGAAACAATACCTGAACCAATTGTTGAAGAATCAGTTGTTGAAGAACCCATAGAGGAAGAAAAACCTGGTCCTATTAAAAAAGTATTAAGTTATTTAAGAAGAGATGCTTAACATTGAAAAATACGGAAATTTCAAGTTTATAGGGAAACATAAAAAGAAGACTAAGATTGTCTTATGTCATACATCAAGGGAGGTTGAGGAATACTTAACCTCCCTTAAATTTAGATACTACGGTAAGTATGACAAGATACCTCATTATGTTATAACCAAGGAAGGTAAGATATTACAATTATTACCTGATGATACATTCGCCAATTTCCTAACAGAAGAAACATTAAATAAGAGCTCCATCATAATTTGTTTGGAGAATTTAGGTTGGTTAGAAAAGAAACCATTGAGCAATGATTACATTAATTGGAAAGGGAGTATTTATAATCAACAGGTGTACGAAAAAAAATGGAGAGACTTCTTTTTTTGGGAACCTTATACCACAAGCCAATTACAAGCGGCAGCTGGTCTATGTTCACAATTAACTGAATCACTTCATATAGAAAAAAGATGTATTGGTCATAATACAAAAGTAGAAGGAATTCAAAACTTTGAAGGTATATTCTCAAAAAGTAATTTGGATTCAAAATACACAGACCTAAATCCATCTTTTGACTTTGCATCTTTTACAAAATACATTGAAAATGAGCAATACGCATAACGAAAGATACGATGAGATTAAATCTCTCCTTAAGAAATCAAGATTCTTGTTTGAACAAGAACAAATTAATGTTGGTCAAGATGTAGAAGATAAGATTGACCAAGATAATGATTATGAAACAGCCGAAGATGATATTGAAGATGATGAAACACCATCTCCATCAGACAAGGTTCAAAAGTACAGAATTTCAGGTGGTATATTAGCACTTCACGGTAAAAGTAGAAGTGATTTAGATATTACTACAGATGAGAAAGTTGCATTCCAAGAGACTATGGATGAGTTTGTTAATGAAGTTTCTGATTTATCAGACTTTGAAACATTGAATGTTTATCCTAATAATGTTGAATGGTCTGGTAAACTAATTGATGAAGACATCGATTTTATTTTCACAATTGGTGAAAATAGTGGAGTATATATTAATGGTCAAATGCTTAAAGTTGACCAAGACTTTATGAACACGATGAATAAACTACAACAGTTCTACCAAAAGTTCAAATCCAAATGGGGTAAAGTTCTTGCAAGTAGAAAGAAAACAAAAGAATCACCACAATAATGGTACAGTTAATTTTAAATTTTTTGAAAGGTAATTACAAAACAATTGCTAAAGTATTAGTAGGATTATTCCTATTGTATTGGGTTGTTTTTGTACTTACACCAAAAGTAGGAATGCCTGCAGATGAAAAGGCTAAAATTGATTCATTGAATCAAGTAATTAAAGACATTTACAAAGACCAACAAAAGTTGGATAGTAACATAGAAGGTTACAATAAAAAAATTGATGCGGTTGATAATGATATCAATAACATCAAGGGACAAAAAACAATCGTAAAAGAAATCTACCATGAAGAAATTAATCGCGCTGGTAACTATACTGAGCCTCAGCTTGACAGCTTTTTCTCAGCAAGATACCACTATTAAAACTAAGTGTTTACCTATTAGTGTATTCAAATTAATCGCTAAAGACTTATTGTCAGGAGATTCTGCAAAAGCTGAATTAACTTTAGCTAATCAACATATCTCAGGTCTTGAAACTAAAGTTAACTTAAAAGATAGTGTTATTAATACTATGCAAGTCAAAGAAGCTAACTACGTTAAAATAATTGATGCTCAAAATCAAAAGTATGATTTAATGGAAAATTATTCAAAAAGATTAGAGTGGGACCTCAAGAAAGAAAAAGTAAAAAGTAAATTCAAATCAATTTTAGGTACTGGTATGGTTGCAGTATTAACCTTTTTCTTAATTACTAAATAATGGCACTTTCAAGCGCAGAAAAGAATGAAATCGAAGTATTGATTCGTAAAGAAATAAAAAGCTTTATGGAAGCAAGTACGCTAAGACAATACGAAGATAAGTTCATTGACAAATTGAAGAAGGAAATCAAAAAAGGAAAACTCGAAGGTGACGTTAAAGATATCACACTAAGAATGTTCCGTGAGTTCTATCAATTTATGTGGATGAATAGAAGCTATTGGGAACCAAGACTTAAAAACGCTTAATAATGGACAACACATCAGGAGAAATGTTTAAGAAAGGATTAGATAAGGCTTTCTCACAAGTAACACTCAATGGTGATACTATGTTAGATATGATGAATGCTAAACAAGGTATGAAAGAAGAAGATGTTACTGAAAAATGGACTGAAAAATATAAAAGGTCTATAGATTGTTCACATCCAAAAGGGTTCAGTCAGAGAGCTCATTGTCAGGGAAAGAAAAAGAAAAGTAAATCTGAAACTAAAGAAGCTACAGGGTCAGGTTCGGCTGGGGCATTCTCAGCACCTGTTTTTGGTGGAGATGGAGATAATGAATTTTGGGAAAAAAGTAGAGCGGAATCATACCCAGCAAACAAACTTAAAGAAGGAAGAAAACCATTCAAAGAATCTCCTAAAGTTAAAAAAGCAACTAATAATGATGGAGAGTCATTTAGAGTGGGAGATGAAGCTAAAACGTTAGATACAAAAGAAAATATCAAAATTGATTACTTATCTAAAAAAGACGGTGGTATCAAAGCTGGATATAAAAATGACCATGGTGCTCAAGAAATACATATTGATGGTTTAACAAAACCAAAAATGAATGTTAAAAAACTTAAAGAAGAGACTGAAAAAGTTGAAGCTACAGAAGCTACAGGCTCAGGTTCAGTTGGTGGATACTCAAGTCCTGCTATGTGGGCTAAATCTACAAAGAAAAAAGATTGGGGACCAAGTAGAAAGACACAAGTACCTGGCGGAAAATTTGTATCTGTAAAAAAGAAGTGTACCAAATTTCCTTACTGTAATCAAGGTGACATAAATGCACTCAACATATCAAAAAACGAATCAGTTAAAGAAGCAATCAAAAACGTTGCAAAACAATTGAATCTAAGTGAGAATGTGATTACAACAATTTTGGAATACGAATATGAAAAATTAAACAAAAGAACTAAATAAAGATATTTATATAAAAAATCACGTGATGAATAAAACTAACACAAATATTGATAAATTGGTTTCCAAAATTTTGAATGAGGAAATCGAGAGTAAAGTAAAACAACTAACTGAAGATTGGACTGAAGTTGAGACTAAAGAGTCTCTTAAAGGTAACCAAAAGAAATTAGATGTTGCAGAGCCGAAAGGTGAACTTGATGCTGCTGATTTCAAAAAACTTAGAAGTAAAAAGAAAGAAACGAAAGAAAGTGAAGAAATGGACGAATGGTTCTATTTTGATAAAGACGGAGAAGAATCATCAACACCAGGTGATTATGATGGAGATGAGGATGCTGAAGACGAAGCAGAAGAATTATCTCAAAATGAACCAACTTATGTTGGAAAAGGATTGAAGAAACCAAAAATGATGGGTTCATTTGATGACGAACATGGTTGGTTCGACGAACATGATAGACCTGCAAATGCAGATGATTTGGAAGATTATGATGAAGAAGAATTTCATGATTTTCCATCATTGATGGACAAACATGGAAGTAATCAAATTTGGTTTGATAAAGAACACGGAGATAAGTTTTTTAATAGATATAAAGATAAGTTTGGAGGTAAACCATTTAGAGTTAGAACTGCAAGAGATATGGACGAGGCAGAAACTGAAGAAGGTAATGCTTTCTCAGGTGCTTTAGCTAATGCTAAAAAAAATCATGAAGATAGTTTTGAAGTTGATGGTCACAAATATCCTGTTAAAGAAGGTAAAGAAAAGTGGATTCAAAAAACAGGAATGAAAAAAGGAGCGCTACACAAGAAATTAGGTGTTGCTGAAGGAGACAAAATCCCACAAGCTAAATTAAAATCTTTGAAAAAAGAATTGATGAAGAAAGGTGAAGGTGATAAAAAGTTATCTGCAGCTGACGCTAAATTATTAAAACAAGTTAATCTTGCTTTAACACTTAAAGGAATTAAAGAAAATACTAATAGTCTTAAATTAACTGAAAACGAATTAATTGACTTAATTGAAAAATTAGTTGTTGAACAAAAAGTTAAAGATAAGGCTGAGAAAGATAACATAGCAAAAAAATCACCTGAAGGTTTGAAAAAAACTGTTAAGGCTCAAGACGCATCTAAAAAAGAAAACGACGACTATGCTAAAGAAGTTGTTAAAAAAATGAAAGATTACGTTAAAGCTGGTAGTAAAGGTGAATATAGTGAAAGTCCCGATAATTTTCCTGAAAGTAATTACAATTTAGAGAAAAATCCCAAGGTAAAAAAATATATGCCTTCAGATGCAGTTGAAGAATATATTGAATACTTTTCATATCCTGGTCAAACAAACATTGTTTATGATGAAATCAAACCTAACGATAAGAATATCGAAAAGTATTTGAAAGGTCATAGAACTACGGGAAACGCAGAGATGGATGAAGAAGGAAATGCTTTAGGAAATGTAGTTCCAAGTAAAGTTGGAGAAAGATTTATGAAGAACTACAAAAACAATGAATTTGGAAAAGAACAAAAGTCAGCGTCTTATCAGAGATACCCAACACCAGTTGATAATGCAGGTGATGACAAAGCAACAGCAAATTTGAAATCAAGTAAAGGGACTAAAGTTCTTAATAAATTGTCTGAGTCTAAAGATGAAAAAAAACAAAATATTGTTAATGAAGAAATGAATAAGATGAAAAATTTAATATCTTATAGTAGAAAAACTCAATAAAAATTCACATTTAGAATCAATAACTTATATTCTCCATAGATGAACTCTATGGAGAATTTTTTTAATTGGATGTCCAAGCCAGTACCACAAGAAGATATTGTAATTTGGTTCAATATTCATAACATGAATTATGAGAAGATTGAGCTATACGGTGACGTATTCAAATCACTTAATCAAACGGTTTCCGACACGTACATGGGTGATGACAATACTGAAACTAAAATAACAATGTCTGAAGATGAGAAAGAATCTCATTTTGAATGGTGTTGGAAAAAAACCGTAGAGTCCTTCAAAAAAGAAAATATCGAAATTAAGTTGGAAGGGACACATAAAGATTACTTTAAAGATTTTTACTTAGATACTTTTTATAATCCAACAGAAAAAAATATCAGAGAAGCAATTCCTAACTTTTTGTCCGACGTTTTTGATGTTGATAAGCCTTTTACCAAATCAGATTTAGATGTTCTTACTGAACTTTATAAATTGTTAGAAAAAAATATAGAATAAAAAAAACCTCATTTCTATTTACACCAGGGTAAAAAAAGTTAATATTTTTGATATTACAATAAACAAAACTTAATATTCTTAAAATGGAAACATTAGAAAAAATTAAAGAATTGACGGAGGTACTTTCTGTTGATACTACGAAGTTCTTCAAAGGTAACAAGAGTGCTGGTACAAGAGCTAGAAAAACTGCTCAAGAGTTAAAAGCACTTCTTCAACAATTAAGAGGAGAAGTCCTTGAACACAACAAGACACAAGATAATGCATAATATTGATACTATATACCTTTTTATATTTGTATTCACAATATTAGTGTCGTTGAAAAATGTCACAAAGTTTGTAGGTGCCCTGTTACAAAAAGACCCTAAACCGTTATTTTATAGTAACAGGGAACTCACTTTCCTAGCATTATCAATAAGTTACATAATCACATACTTAATTTCAAAATGAGTTTTTATACACAATTATCACCATTTATTGAATACATTCGTTCAATAAGAAAGCTTAAGAACTATTTAAGTTTTGACATGGAATTTCCAACCAAATGGTCAATGCCAAAAAGTTTAATAGATGAAAATCAAGTTGTAGGATTTGAAACTGAAAATACCGAAACAAAAGGTATATCTTTTGTAACAGAAATTTCAGACGAGAAAATTGACGCAACTTTATACACAATTGCGAAATTGATTAAATTAAATAAAGAAAAAGAGATAAAAGAGAAACTTTTCAAACAAACAGTTGAACAATTAAAACAAACATTTGAAAAGACTGATTTAGATAAACTTCAGAACTTATATTTTGATTTTGAAACTGAAGAAGATACAAATTTAGATATACATGAGCCAGACGAGTCAGAACGAGAAACTTTTGAAATGGTTGGAGAGCGAGAAGAGGAAAGACCAAAGAGAGTTACAGCAACAAAGAGACAAACTCGCCCAACAGGTAAAGAAGTTGAATAAGGAACAAATGTTTCCAAAACCAAAAAAACTAAGTCTATGGAAAAAGATAAAAATACTGATATTGGGGAGTTAGAAAAACTTGCCCTTATTGCAGAATCTGTACAAACAATTTTTTCAGGTAAAGCGACTATACTTTTTGAATTACCTAAAGGAGAATACACTAGTGTTATTAATCATTTTAGAGAAATTGATAGAGACCACAAGCAATTTTCAATTGACATATCAGGAACTGAGTTTCATTTTGTTTTAATTGAGAAAAAGAAAAAATCTACTGAGGAAGAGATGTAAATTTTCGATATAATATTTTTTTAGAAATACCTTTTGATTCTAACAATTCATAAAGGTATTTTTTTTGCGGTATAGAGTTATCTTTTACAAACAAACAATCACCTCTTTTGGTTTTAAAGAAATAATTTGATATACAATCAATAAATCGTTGAGATTCAGATTCAGATTTTGTTGTGAACAACGATACCTTCTCGTCTTCTTGTACAATGATTTTATTATTCAATGATGACACCATTTTCATACCCGTCCCTTTTAGATATTTTGAAATAAATTGTTGGATGGTTATTTTCTTTTTCTTTTCAACGTCGTAGATTGTTTCTTCTTTTTTGTAAGGTGCAATTTGGAATAAAGTCATACCATCTTCTTCCAACTTTACTTTAATAGAACGACCAAACTCGTCTGTCATATAAACAGGGATAAGTTGTTTTGAACTCATTTCAACGATACCAAGTTCATATTTGCACGGCTTGCCATTTTCAACTTCGGTATTGAAGATTACCTCATTAGAATTTTTTATCAACCCGTCATAAAAAAGTTTTGCCTTTTTATGTGTGATGAACTTCTTTATTATTCTTTTTCTCTTTTTATCCTTGAATAAGACTACTAAGTAGTTTGCCATATATGAAAGATTACTACAAAATTTTAGAAGTTGAAGAGAATGCGTCCGATGACGACATAAAAAAAAGTTATAGGAACCTATCTAAGAAATATCATCCCGATGTTAATCCTGAAGGCGCTGAAAAATTTAAGGAGATTGCAGAAGCTTATGATATATTAAGTGATAAGACCAAGAAAGCTCAATATAATCAATCCAAAAGCAATCCATATGCAGGAACACCATTCCAAGACATATTCAATGCTATGCACCAACAGGCACATGCACAACCAAGACATAGAAAATCCGCACCAGATAAAATAATTAAACTTCAGATAACACCAATAGAATCTTATAAAGGTGTTGAAAAAACTTTATATTATGTAAGGGATATTAATTGTAATATATGTAATGGGTCAGGTGGTGACCAGCAATTGTGTTCAACTTGTGGTGGTAGCGGAGCTCAAGTTAAAACCTTTGGTACTGGATTTATGGTTCAACAGATAAGAACTTCTTGTCAGACTTGCGGTGGTAGAGGTTATACTTTGATACACAAATGTTATTATTGTGATGGTAGAGGAAGTAAACCAAATTCAAATGAAGTCAGAATCAATATTCCTGTTGGAGTTGATAGTGGTCAGTTCTTGAAATTACAGAATCTTGGAGATTATAGGAATGGGGACTATGGAGACTTAGTTGTTCAGATTGAACTTATAGAAAAAGATGGGTTTGAAAAAATGAATAACGATTTAATCTATAAACTAACATTGAACTTAGAAGAAATACAAAAAGATAAATTTTTAATTCCACATCCAGATGGTGACCTGAACATGGACGCACCAAAAATATTTGACACAGGTAGACCTCTAAGACTAAGAGGAAAAGGTTTTGATGGTGGGGATATGTATGTAAAACTTAATGTAAGGTTTGAAAGACCTATCTAAATAAGTTGATGATGTTGTGAACGATTTGGATGGTTCCATAGATTGATGAAAACAATAAATAAAAACCTCCAATTGCCATCAATAGTTGTTTAGGTGACGTATTTTTTTGTTTACACTTTTTACATTCTTTTTCTTCTGACATAGTAATTGATTTATTTATAAATAATACGACAATAAATTTGCTTTTTCAACATTTTGTTTTATTATTGAAGTATGCTAAGTTATATCGGTGGAAAATCAAAAATTGGTAAATGGATAGTTCCATATTACCCACAGGACATGGAAACATATGTTGAAACATTCGGAGGGATGTTTTGGTGTTTCTTTAATATGAATTTGAGTCAGTACCCAAATCTTAAGAAAGTTGTTTATAATGACTTTAACCCATTAAATTATAATCTATTTAAGTGTGTTCAGAATCCATCTGAACTGCAAAGAGCGTTAGATTCAATATCCGTACAACAAATCGGAGTTGATGTTACTCCGCCCGAACACAAAGAAAGATTTAATACATTCCAACAAGAATTATTCAGCTCTGGATTTACAATCAATTATCCTGATTATGAAGTGGCTGCTAAGTACGCTTATGTCCTCACACAGGTGTTTTCAGGTAGTAAGCCTGAGACATCTTCATTTATAGATTTGAAGGGGAAATATAGGTCCAAATACCTTTCTTTCAGGGATAAGTTAAGTAAACCTAACTGGATTGACCATTTTTTGAAGATTACAGATGTTGAGAATATGGATTTTGGGGATGTAATAAACAAATATGATTCAAAATCAACATACATCTACTTAGACCCACCATATTGGAAAACAGAGAATTACTATTCTAATCATGATTTTGACCGACAAGACCACGAAAGACTTGCAAATACCCTTCAAGGTATTCAAGGTAAATTCAGTCTATCATATTACGATTTTCCGCTATTACATGATTGGTTTCCTGAAGATTTATACCGTTGGGAACGTAAAGAATTTGCTAAAGCAGCTTCTGCGAAAAAAAATACCAAACAAAATATGGGTGAAGAGCTGTTGATATTGAATTATTAGTTATTTTTGCTCTCACAATATATTTATAATTAAATCTTTTTAGATGAAATTTACGTCAATACTTAAATCAATAATATCAGAACAGTCAAGGTTTGAGGTTTTATACAACGCACTAACAAAACCTAGTGAGGATAAAAAAGGGAATAAAACTAAACCAAAACTGACTAAACAAGAGTTCATGGCATTAGTTCAGGCTGACCCAACGTCAAGAATGAACAACGTTGACCCTGATAGTAAAGACCCAAAAGAACTTGAGAAAATCAAGGTGGGTAAGTATGTTCAATGGTTAATTAAAAATTACTTAACTCCAACAACAGAAAGACAACCTGGTGATAATGGATATGAGAAAGAGGTTAAGCAAGTTAAGGACCTTTTTATGGAGGATTTATATAAAGTAACTGAGGACCTTACAAAATTCGATAGATTCAAGAATAAGATTAAAGGTGAAAAAGATATTAACAAATTAACTCCTCGTCAGTTATTTGATGCGGTTAAAGATTTTGATTTGACTCTTGCAACAACAACTAAAACTGAAAGAAAAACGGCAACAGTTCATCCTGGCTCAAAACTTTTATATGATGGTGATGAGTGGAGAGTTGTTGAAATCAAAGATAAAGGTGCGTTAGGAAAAGAAGCTGCATGTTTTTACGGTGGTAATCAACAAGAAACAAGATGGTGTACTTCAGGACCTGGTTTGAATTGGTTCGATAGATATATTAAGGATGGTCCATTATATGTGGTTTACAAACCAACTGATACAAACGTTCACCCATCAGGTTTACCAAAAGAAAGATATCAATTCCATTTCCCATCCAATCAATTCATGGATATTCATGACCATCAGATTGATTTGGTTCAATACTTAAATGGTCCAATGAAAGAGTTGAAAGAGTTATTCAAACCTGAATTTGCGAAAGGACTTACGGTTGGTGGTGAAAAATTAATAATTGATAGTTTCAGTCATGGTGCAATTGGTAAATTCATTGCTCTTTATGGTTTAGATGATTTGATTGGTAATTTACCTGATACTCTACAAGAATTCCAAATTCAAAATAGAGATAACAAGAGTGATATCACTATTAATATTCCACAGGAAATCGGAAGATTCAAAAACTTACATATGATTCTTTTGGATAACTGTATTGAAAGTGTACCAGATGCAATTTGTTCATTACCTAAGTTAAGATTCTTAGCGTTAATTAATAACCCTAAGTTGAAATCAATTCCTGAATGTATTGCGGACATTCCAAACTTATACTTCTTAAACTTAAAAGGAAGTAATAATGTTAATGTTCCTGAATCAATCAAAGCAAAAGGTACTGATATGGGTGGAGGAATGTGGGACCTTCAAGAGTAATCTCAAAAATTTAATCTATGAGTGTTGATGTTGACATATACATGAATAACATCTTAAAATTCTTCAGGGAGAACCCAAATGATTTATTAAATTTGGTACCTAAAGATAAAGAAGAAGAATTTTATGTCAAAATTCGTGAACAAGCTTCAAAAAACTTTGATAAAGGAGAAGAAGCTAGTTTAACTCAAACTCAATTAATGGAGATTTGTGTTAAGATTAATGGTAAAGACCCTGTCTTGGATAAGAAAATCAAAGACATATTCATAACAACAAAATACGGACTAATTTGTCTAAATTAATATAAGGAGAACGTTTGTTCTCCTTTTTTATTTTCTTATATTTGCAGTGATGAAAGAGGAAATCTACAAGAAAAATTTTGAGAGATACAATACAGTCAAGTATAAAGACCAAACAAAAATATTTCCATTAAATAATGATGACAATATTTTTTATGTGACAGAAAAACATCCGTTGTTTATAAATAATGGTAATGTTGAGGGCGAAGAGTGTTATACTGAAAATCTATTCAATCCATTGTGTTCCATTTCAAAAGAATACGTGATGATTGTTGTCGAAAAAAATGAAGACAAGGTTGTAATTAAATTATTTACAGGATTTAGGCATAGAGGGGAAGGTAAGCTATGGTTCAAAGTTGAAAAGAATGTAGATTATATTTCAGTTAATACTAAAACTGGTGATGTGTATAGCGGTCATATCCGTGGATATCAAAGGAAGAAAAAATGTGTAAAGGCGGTTAAGAGAAATGCTTTTTATTTAGAACCTATTGAATCACTCAAGTCTAAAATTAAAAACATTCTTACAAGATTTACTGAAAATTCTTATGATGAAGTATCAATTGCGTTTTCTGAATTTATGTTTCAAATAGACCAAAGACAAAATTTCGAAACACTAAATTTTGGGGATAGACTATTCAGATTTTATCTTGATAAGAGAAATTACAAGTACCCAAATAATTTCAAAATATTTCCGAGTCAATTAGTAGGTCCTGAGATTAAAAAAATCCTGAAAAAGAATGGTAACAAATTAGTTGATGCCATTATGATTAAACATCAGTTATCAGGAAAAAAAGTTAAACATGCATTACATACATGTGATAAATTAAATATTGAATTATATCAAGCGGCGAGAAAACTTTTTGGAGATGATTGGTTAAACCAAGACGAAGAAAATATTATTGTAGATATATTAAACTCACCTAACTCACTTTTAGGTTCAATTAATTACCCTCGATTGTTTTCTGAACTCATTTCAAAAGAAGAATTGAGGAGAGTATATATTCTTTTCAAACAAGTTTTCATTCATCAAAATTTAGATTCATATACATTTCATGACCATATCAGAATGTATACAGAATTGAAAATGTTTGGTGAACGTGATTTGAGGTGGCAATCAGTTGAGAGTAAAGAAGATTTTAGAAAAGAACATTTGGATTGGAGTGACAAATTACAACATTATAAGATGGGAACTTATAGTAGACACTATCCCGAATATATGTATGAAAAAATTTCTAAACCAATATTCGAAGTCTACCACCCAACATTGTTAGATAGTAGTAAAAACTATAATGATGAGAGTAATTTCCAATCTAATTGTGTTAAAGGTTATATTGGTAAACCTGGTTCTTTGATTATCTCTGTACAAAAAGGTGATGAAAGGGCAACTATTGAATACAGGATGAACATGAGTGGAGCATTGGTAAGTGCTAATAGAGTTCAAAGTTTAGGTAAGTTTAATCAAAAATTAGATGATGTGTGGACTTCGGTTCTATTGAAATTAGACCAACAAGTATTATCTTGTGTAAGAGACAAAAGATTTGATACTGTAAAGTTAACCAAAGAGTGTAATAATGGTACGACCCTTAAGTCGGATTCATATTGGGATGAACAAGGAAATCTTAGATGGACACATAAAACTATTGATAGTAATCAATCATTATTTTTCAATAATATTTTTTTATAATGGATAAACCAGAATATATAAAAAACATAGAATCAAATGAAGGAATCTTCTCGGTAATGGTTGCACCTGAATTAAAAGGGGATTTTTTGAAATATCTAAACGAAAAAAAGTTAACGAGAGTTTATGAAAAGTCATCAATGAATGAAAGTGGTATTATAAAATTTGAAGAAGTAATTTTTGAAAGCCAACAAAACTTTTATTTATTCGTTAAATTCAGAGTAGTTCCACATTCAGACATAATTTCAAATTTAACTATTTATTATAACGTAAAACAGTACACAGAATTGTACATGTTCTTATCACAATTATTAAAACAATATAAAAATGCAACAACTAACAACAGACCAACTTAAAGAAAAAATGCAAAATGGGGAAGATTTTGTATTAGATTTATTTGCGACATGGTGCGGACCTTGTAAAATAATGTTAAACAACCTATCAAAGGTTAATGAAACTTTAATTAAAGAATCAACAAGTGCTCCAAAATACAATATCTACAAATACGATATCGATACTGATAAAGAATTCGTTGTCAATGAATTAGGTATTAGAAGTGTACCAACTATAAAAATCTTCAAAGAGGGTAAAGAGGTTTTTTCAAGACCAGGTGTGATGACTCCAGGAGAAGTGCTAAACTTATTAGATTAATATGAAAGACTTAAACGTTATTGTCTATACTATGAAAGGGTGTCCTTTTTGTGACCAATTCAAAGAAATGCTAGTTAAAGAAGGAATTGAGTTTTTTGATAGAGATATTCACGAACATGAAAAAGAATATGATACGTATTCTAAAATAACTGAAAATGATATGATACCTGCTTTATTAGTGATTGAAGGTGAGGGTGAAACCTATGAATCATTCTTGTATGCTCCTGATAGAGATTATATGGAATTAACCGAAGCTGTTGATATCATTAATAATCATAGAAAAAAGGTTGGAATTATATAATAATAAATCCGTCAATAATTCTTTTTAAGAAATCATAATCCTGAAGTGGGTTGGTAAGTTCAACAGACCAATCCACTTTTTTCATTTCTGTTTCTAACCAACTCATATCAAAATCAAAAACATCTAATACTGCAGAAGTTAATTCCTCATTTTTATCGATAGAAAATAATTGTTCACCATCCTCATTCTTTTCAGTTGATAAATTGAAAGTTAAATAAGTAACGGGATAATTTGAAGGAATATTATACATTATATGTTTACCATAGTAATATAATAATCTCCCTTGTCCCAATGAGTACCCATGTGGGAATTCTGATTGTGTAATAAATTCCTCATCATTAATTTCATTTAGAAAATGAATATACTCATATGATGATTCTTTTTGTTTGTACGCACTGATTTGTTCGTAATGGTAAGAACAATTGTCACTATTGTAATATGTAAAAGTTGAATTTTTGTATGGATTTAATTCTTGGTCGTATTCGATTAAATCAATTGTATGTGTAATTTTATTTTCTATAATATAATTTGAAAACTTACTCGAAAATTCTGTGATAATTTCAGATAAATTTAATAAATCTTTTGATGAAGTTTTTCCTTTCACAACAAAAAAGTTTTTGCAGTCTACTACATTTATAATTGAGTTTTCAGTAATAGGGATTTTTGATAATATAAAGTCTGCAAATAAGTTCACTAAAAAAATTCTACTACAAGGTTTCTTTATTGTCATAATATTAATATGTGTTTATTGTAGGCTAAATTATAGTAAAATTAAAAATAAAAAGGAATGAAATATTCCACTAATAATAAATTTCGTTGTATTTATAGGATAATAGAAAACTAGTTCATGGCTAAAAATATAATAATCTATCCGAGTAATGCGGTATCAAGGTTGGCAACACGTATACCTTACATCAATTTTACTAATACAGGAACTCTTACTTTACAAGTTTTATCAGGTGCGACAGTACAATTTAGTTCGACCACACAAAGTAGTGTATTATCAATTCAGCCAAGTAACGCAATTATATCAATTGGTAGTTCATTAAATGTCACAGGTTACTTTGGAGTTAACGGAACTCAAGTCATAAACGCAACATCAAGTTGGGTTGGACCAACCACAAATATTTCAGGTGCACAAGGTGCTGCAGGTGCACAAGGATACACAGGTAACATTATAGACCCAACACCACCAGCCTTTACGGTTTCATTAACAAATACGGCCGCTATTGAATATAGTGATTTTGGAACAAGATTTTTCGCTTCAGGATATGCCACTGATGGTTCTGGTACTGTTCAAGCAACGTCATTAAATGCTGGTGTTTGGAGAAGAACTCAACCAAGTGGACTTGACGGACCATTAAATAGGTCTGGTAAATCAGGTTCAACAGTACAAGATTATTATTGGTATGGTTATTCTACATGTTTGTCAGGAATAACTGCTGGTAAAACCTACTATATTGGTGTTGGTGCGGACAACGAATACAGACTTAGATTAGATTCAACAGATGTTGTAAATACATATACCCCTTCAACTTCAGGAAGTCCTAATACATTCAAATATTGGAACGTCTATCCAATTACTTTGTCTGGGGGAAATCATACTTTAGAACTTTATGGACTGAACGAAGGTTCAATCCAAGGTTTTGGATATGAAGTTTATGATAATACATTAGCCCAATTAACGGCAGCTACAAGTGTTTCCCAATTGAATATTATTTCATCATCAAGTGGTAAAACAAGTGCAGAAGTTGTTCAAAACGTAAATGGAATATATATTTCATCAGGATACACTTGTCCAACAGGATATGCATATACAAGTTGTGTAGGTAAATGTGTTGGATATAAAGGACCGCAAGGTACACAAGGTACAACAGGAGCTCAAGGAGCTGTTGGTACAACAGGAGCACAAGGAGGACAAGGGGCTCAAGGTAATACAGGTGCTCAAGGTAATACAGGTGCTCAAGGTGCAACAGGCTCCCAAGGTAGCACAGGTAATACAGGGTCGCAAGGAGGTCAAGGGGCTCAAGGTTATGCAGGTAATACAAACCCGTATCAATATGCTTTTTCGAATGACGCAGGACAATTATATAAATCATTAGCAAAAAGAGCAAATGTAAACAAAACTGATTTTAATGGAAATACATTAGCTTTACCTTATGTTGGTGATTCACTTACATATACTGATGGTACTAATGGTTGGATAAATACTTTAATTACAAGTGTAACTGATTTTGGTACATTTTATGCTATACTTACTAATGATTCTTTTGTTGGTTCTCTAACTATTGGTAATAACTACAACTTAATCATAAAAAAAACAGGTGCACCAGGACCACAAGGTGCGACGGGAGCAAATGGTTCACAAGGTTTGGGAGGTGCCACAGGTGCTGTAGGTCCAACAGGAACGGGAGGGGATACAGGAGCTCAAGGAGGACAAGGAGCACAAGGTTCACGTGGACCAACAGGTGGACAAGGAGCTCAAGGTAATATAGGTGCACAAGGTAATACAGGTTTTGTAGGACCACAAGGGGCTCAAGGTAGTACAGGGGCACAAGGACCTACAGGTGCACAAGGAGCTTCAGGCCCACAAGGTGCTCAAGGTCCACAAGGGGCTCAAGGTAATACAGGGGCACAAGGAGCCACAGGACCACAAGGTGCTCAAGGTCCAGTAGGACCAACAGGGGCACAAGGAGCTGTAGGTTTTAGAGGTCCAACAGGTGCTACGGGTGGTACAGGGAACCAAGGTGCACAAGGAAATACGGGTAATGTTGGTCCACAAGGAGCGGGAGGTGCCACAGGAGCTCAAGGTTCACCAGGTGCTACAGGAACAAGAGGTCCACAAGGAGCCACAGGTAATACAGGAGCACAAGGAGGACAAGGAGCTCAAGGAGCTCAAGGAGGTGGAGGCGCGGCGGGACCACAAGGTTCAACAGGAGCACCAGGAGGTCAAGGTTCTCGTGGACCCACAGGTCCAACAGGTCCAGGAGGTCCAACAGGAGCTCAAGGAGCTCAAGGTAGCACAGGAGGAGGTGGTGCCACAGGAGCACAAGGAGCCACGGGACCGACAGGTCCAACAGGCCCACAAGGTGCGACAGGTGCACAAGGGTCACAAGGTGGTGGAGGTGCAACAGGGGCACAGGGAGGTACTGGACCACAAGGACCTCAAGGTGGTACAGGACCAACAGGACCAACAGGGCCACAAGGACCAACAGGACCCTACGGCCCTCCAGGACCATACGGATATACAGGACCTACTGGTTATCAAGGAGCGCAAGGAGCTCAAGGCCCATCAGGTCCAGCAGGTCCGACAGGTCCATCAGCATATCAAACTTGTTATAGTCTTAGTATCGAATGGGGACCTTCTATAAGCTATGCTTGTTATTATGGTAATGGTGGTTTAGTTTTTGGAAATGACTATGCATGTAATATTTCATCAAGAGGATATGGACTTTTATATCCTACGTACTATGCATGTCAAACATTTAATAACTCGGGTACAGGAATTGAAAATAATTACGTTAAAATCTGTGGTGTTTACGGTTACTTAGATAATCGAAGTTATTGGTCTGCACAGGGATTTTGTTCAGATAGAAGATTAAAACAAGGAATTGAAACAATTCCTGATACATTGAAATCTATATTGAAGTTTGATGTTGTTGAATTTGATTGGAACGAAAAATTAAATCCAAGTCAATACGTTTATTATCAAAAACAAGATAGATTACACTCAATTGGATTAATTGCACAAAACGTTAGAGAATATTACCCTGAAGTAATACAAACTACGGAAGATGGATATTATAAAGTTGAGTATGCTAAATTAAATGCGGTTTTAGTTGAAGGTATAAAAGAACAACAAGTATTTATTGAAGACATCGAAGAACAATTAAAAGACTTAGAAAATAAATTGAATTAATGGCTAATGTAATTATATATCCACAAGGTAAAGGAACTATTACTGACCCTTACGCGTTGTTTAATGACGGAACAAATTTGATGGCAATAGATGTACAAAATGGTCAAATTGTTTTTTCATCTTCAACTAACACAAGTTCATCAACAATTACAGATACTATGGTTTCAAGTGGAACTTCAGTAACAGGTAATTTATATGTTGGTGGTCTTAAGATGATTGATAATACAGGAGTTTGGGTTGGACCCACATCAGGTATAGCAGGTGCTCAAGGCTCCGCAGGTGCACAAGGTGGTCAAGGTGCTCAAGGAGCAACAGGAGCTCCAGGTAACACAGGTCCTACAGGGGCTCAAGGTTCAGCAGGGGCTCAAGGTACTATAGGTACAACAGGTGCTCAAGGGGCGACAGGTGCTCAAGGGGCAACAGGTGCTCAAGGTTCGACAGGTGCCCAAGGTGCACAAGGTGCCAACACAGGGGCTCAAGGTAATACAGGGGCTCAAGGCTCAACAGGTGCTCAAGGTGCACAAGGTGCTAATACAGGGGCTCAAGGAGCTACAGGAAATACGGGAGCTCAGGGAGCACAAGGGGCTCAAGGTGTGACAACTGGAGCTCAGGGAGCCACAGGGAATACAGGAGCCCAAGGAGCTCAAGGAAGTGCAAGTGTGGTAACAGGAGCTCAAGGAGCTCAGGGTTTTCAAGGAGCTACAGGTGCTCAAGGAGCTCAAGGACTTACTCAAGGTGCTCAAGGCCCACAAGGTCCACAAGGTGCTCAAGGAGCTCAAGGAGCTCAAGGTGGTGTACAAGGTGCTCAAGGTTCAACAGGTGCTCAAGGTGCTCAAGGTTCAACAGGTGCTCAAGGTGCCACAGGGGCTCAAGGAGGATTAGGTCCTCAAGGTGCCACAGGAGCTCAAGGAGCACAAGGTGGAACAACAGGTGCTCAAGGTGCCCAAGGCGCTCAAGGAGGTACTGGTGCTCAAGGTGCTCAGGGTGGAACAACAGGTGCTCAAGGTGCTCAAGGTTCTCAGGGACCAACAGGTGCTCAAGGTGCTGCAAGTGCCACAACTGGAGCTCAAGGAGCTCAAGGAACCGCAGGTGGAGGAGGAGCAACAGGTGCTCAAGGACCTACGGGACCTCAAGGTGGAACTGGAGGTCAAGGAGCTCAAGGAGCTCAAGGGGCAGCAAGTGGAACTGCAGGTGCGACGGGTGCCACAGGACCAGGTGGTCCACAAGGTGCTCAAGGGCCAGGAGGACCAGGAGGTGCTCAAGGATTCCAAGGAGCTCAAGGAGCGACAGGTGGTGGAGGAGCAACAGGTGCGCAAGGTTCTCAGGGTGGTGGAGGAGCAACAGGTGCTCAAGGTGTTGGAGGACCAACAGGACCTCAAGGTGCCACAGGACCACAAGGTGCCACAGGACCACAAGGACCATACGGATACACAGGACCTCAAGGAAACGTAGGACCTACAGGACCACAGGGTGGTATGGGAGGACAAGGTGCCCAAGGTGCTCAAGGACCAACAGGACCTCAAGGACCACAAGGCCCTCCATCAGATAGAAGATTAAAAGATAATATTAAACCTTTGTCTGATGTTTACGGCAAAACAAAACAAATAGAAGGAGTTAGTTTCGTTTGGGATTATAATCATCCGAAAATTATAAATGACAAAAATATTGAAGTACCTGAAGCCTTTCAAGGTAATGCTATTGGTGTTATTGCTCAACAAGTTGAAAATATAGTTCCCGAATTAGTATTTACTGATGAAGACGGATACAAATCCGTAGAATATGGTGCGATGGTTAGTTTGGGTATTGGTTCAATACAAGAACAACAAAAAATAATTGATTCTATCTATCAAAGAATAAACAAACTAAAAGAGTTAATAGGTGGCTGAAGATATAATTATAACCCCAGGGTCGGGCAAAATTGATTTTAGTGATACTGCGAGTACAGTAACAACAATGGTCATTGAATCTGGTTCAATTAAATTCAAAAGAGGTGCAACAACCTATATAGCATTTAATTCGACTCAACCAACAATAGCAGTTTCGAATGCTGACTTAAGATTAGGTACATCTTTAATTAATTCATTTGGAACTTTAATAGATAGTACAGGTTGGAAAGGAAGTGCTCAACCAGCAGGACCATCAGGACCAACAGGGGCTCAAGGTGCTCAAGGAGCTCAAGGAGCTCAGGGAATCCAAGGTGCGCAAGGAGCCCAAGGAACTGCGGGAGCACAAGGAGCTAACAGTACAACTCAGGGTGCTCAAGGAGGACAAGGTGCTCAGGGTGCTCAAGGAGGAGGAGGAGCAACGGGCGCTCAGGGTGCTCAGGGAGGACAAGGCGCTCAGGGTGCTCAAGGTGCTTCAGGAGCACAAGGTGCTCAAGGACCGACAGGAGGACAAGGAGCTCAAGGTGCTCAAGGAGGACAAGGTGCACAGGGGGGTGCGGGTTCAACAGGAGGACAAGGTGCCCAAGGGGCTCAGGGAGGACAGGGAGCAACAGGTTCACAAGGTGCAATCGGAGCCCAAGGATTTCAAGGTGCTCAAGGAAATGCTGGACCACAAGGTGCTCAAGGAACTACAGGAGGACAAGGTGCTCAAGGAAGTTTAGGTTCAGTAGGTGCTCAAGGAGGTCAAGGAGCACAAGGGTTTCAAGGAGCTCAGGGAATCACAGGTGCTCAAGGAGCTACAGGTCCACAAGGTGCTACAGGTGCTCAAGGACCAACAGGAATTTTAGTCCAAGGACCACAAGGGGCTCAAGGAGCAACAGGAGGACAGGGTGCGCAAGGTGCACAAGGAGGCGGAGGTTCAACAGGAGCCCAAGGTGCTACAGGAGGACAAGGTGCGCAAGGAGCTCAAGGTCCTGGAGGAAACCAAGGTGCACAAGGTCCTGGAGGAAGCCAAGGTGCACAAGGTGCACAAGGAGGTGGAGGTGCTACAGGAGCTCAAGGTGCTCAAGGTGCAACAGGAATACCAGGACCATCACCCGTAGGAGCTCAGGGAGCTCAAGGAGCTGGTGGAGCTCAAGGAGCTCAGGGAGCCCAAGGAGGAACAGGAGGTCAAGGAGCCCAAGGGGCAACGGGGCCACAGGGACCAAGAGGACCACAAGGTGCAACAGGACCAACAGGACCTGGAGGTGCTCAGGGTGCTCAAGGAGGTGGAGGTGCTACAGGAGCTCAAGGAAGCCAAGGTGGTGGTGGTGCACCAGGTCCAACAGGACCAACAGGACCACAAGGACCAACAGGTCCACAAGGAGGTAGAGGACCAACAGGATATACAGGTCCACAAGGTCCTCAAGGACCTACAGGACCGACAGGACCTGGAGGCGCACCAGGTGATACAGGAGCGCCAGGACCAACAGGACCAACGGGTCCTCCAGGTCCATCAGACCAAAGGTTTAAGAAAGATATCCAAATAATAAAAGATTCAATTAATACAATTAAAAAAATTAGAGGGGTTAGTTTCTTTTGGAAAAACGGAGCAGGTGGAAATAATGAAAGAAGAGACATAGGGTTTATCGCTCAAGAGCTTAAAATCGCATTACCCGAAGTAGTAATGGGTGAAGAACCTGAAATTTTAAGAGTTAAATATCAAGATATTGTTGCATTATGTATTGAAGCAATAAAAGAACAATCGGTTATTCTTGAAGTTAGTCAAAACAAATTAGACAAATTGGAATTAATAGCAAAAGAAAAGGGACTTATTTAAGTCCCTTTTTATTTATCACATCTTCAACATCTTCCTTTGCTTTATATAACATCGTTAAAAACCTTGTCCAAATTTTCGGATTGTATTTTTTGATTAAATTAATATATGTTAAATAATATGGTTCTTCATCTTCAGACTTAACTAATTCAGAAGAAATTGGACTTTCAACTGAAATATCTGAAAAAACTCTTTTGAATTTATCTTCAACTACACCAGTATCATTTATTCTGTCCAAAATATTCAAAGATAATCTTGATAACTTTTCACCTTTTGAAAAATAATTTAATATGTTATTAAATGATTTGATTAGTGCTTTTTTATTTTCAACATTTCTTAATCTGAACACTCTTAGTTGGAATTCATTTATCAAGCCTTCCAAAAATTCGTTAGTTATTGCAAAGAATTCAATTGGATGACCCCAATACTTTTCATCACTATTCTCATCATAAGTTGACATGTATTTTTTAGTCATCTTGGTTGACAAATTAGGGTCTGACGCATGAATCATTTCATGATATAGTGTGAGATATAAATTCTTTTTACTTTCGTAGTTTTTAGGATTAACATCAATGTATATATCTTTAGGATTTGTAGATTTTTTTGGTTCAGTATCCATGAAACCAATGTATGGTAAATCAGGATTTACATAAAACTTAACTAAACCTTCAGTACCATCAGCAACGTGAAATATTAAAGAGTCGACTAATGTTCTCCCTTTGTATTTCTTTTTTCTATCATTCCAAAGTCTATTTGTAATATCTTTTAACTTCTGAAGTACTTCAGGATGAAATTGATATTTCTTTTGTTCTGATATAACGTTTTCTAATATGTTAATAAATTTAATCATTAGTCTAAGTCAGTACTCCAATCAATTTGAATCTTTTTTGGTTTTATTTTACCAGCATAAGAATCAAATGTTTCTTTGAATGGAATTTGGGCTTGTTTGATATCTTTTATTCTTGTCATGTTATCACCAATACCTGTAGATAAATATGCTTGAATCTCATCATCCACAACGTTTTCACCATAACCCATACCAGTAATCTTTTTCGCAACTGCATCTCTAACAAAAGGTTTTAATCTTTCTATGTTCTTAGATTGTTTTGCTTTGTATACTGCGGATGAAAACCATAATCCGTGAGCAACCTCATGGAATATAAGTGATGGGTCTTCTCCTGTTGATTGGTCAATACCAATTAAATAAAAGTTTTCACTACCAACTTGTTCTCTGATTGTATCAACAACACTGAACATTATTAAATCATAGAAGTTAAGGTCGGGGATAACAGCCATACATGACTCAATAGAAGTACATGGAATATTATATCCTGCCCAATCTTCGTGATATGAGAAGTAATCTTTCTTTGTCTTTTCTTTATAGAATTTAACGTAGTCATACCATTTGAATCCTTTACCTCTGAATGAATCAGAGTCCGATTCGTAGAACTCTTGGTAACGCATGAATACTCTGGCTCTTAACTTATCATCTTTAATCACAAGGGCAAAAATCTTTGGATACATTTCAAACAATTCAATCTGAGATAGAATATTCTTGATGTTCTTAGGAGGATTTTTGTGTGGGGTAAAACCTCTTTGTTCCTCTAAAACTTTATGTATCATTTGTTCAATTTTCATTAAATATAATCTTTGAAGTATAAATTAATATTTTTATCAACTTTCCTTGAATCAGGATAATCAGGTACTCTTATACTTAAACAATCTCTATCTTCAGCCATGATATCGATGTAACTACCGTGATACTCCAACGTCCCCGATTGACCGTAACCTTTATTATTAATTAAGTAATCGTTTATATTTGATTCAAAGTCTACCAAAGGTACCTTAAAATATTGAATTTCTGTATTTTTTTTATAAGGGTGTGATTTGGTTATCCATTCACCTGAACCTATTATATAAATTTTTAATTCATCAAATATCTCGTCCCAAATCTCTGATTCATATGCGTCGTTATATGCACTACTATGGATTGAATACAACTCACTTTTCAAATCGTGTAGTTGGTTATCTAAAAGTTCAATCATAGATTCTTTGTCGTCAACTATTCTTTTAACATTTTCCATGTTAACTTCGACATAATCAGGATGACCTTGTTCTGATGCGATTTGTTCTAATTCTTCACTCAAACCTATAACTTGTTGACCTTTTAAAGTTTCAACAATGTATTCACACAATCTTTTATCATTTTCAGGTGTTAGTTCTTCAATGACGTCTCCATAAACATCATCCGTTGTATCGTAGTAAGGCTCCCAATCACGTTCCCCTGACAAAATAGATTCGATGGTATCACGACTGATATCACCTCTACTGTTCTTACAAAACAATTTAGATAATTCAGACCTATCTGTTACTTCTAAGTATGCAATTCCATTTTCAATAACAATATCGTTCAACAATTCTTGAATCCATTTGTAATACTTTTCTTTATCATTTTCATATAACCATAATAGATATTCATTTTGCCAGTATTCGCTAGAAGTGCCATTTTTTGGGTCAACTTCACTCATTAACCCTCTTTTTTTCAAGATACTAAAAAATGTCTGATAATCGTTAAAATACTTTTCAACGTCTAAATCATTATTATTGAATTTTTCTACTATGTCGTCCCAAGAATATTCCATACATATAAATACAAAAAAAGGAGCATTTTATTGCTCCTTTGAAATAGTTTTTACAAATACCTTAATCTTTGATTCAGCCGTTTGTGTTTGTTTTGTTCACGTTGTAGTATTTTTCTACTGTTTTTTTAATAGCAGATTTAACACTTTCATTTTGTTGTACCTTAGCTTGTTGAGCCTGTTGAACTTGTTGAGGAGTTTGTGGCTGAGCTGGTGGGTTATTTCCGTTATTTTTGCATCCGCATCCCATGATTATTAAATTTTGTTTTGTTTATTATTATAAATATGTTTGTAATCCAATTATACAATACAAAAGATATTTATTAAATAAAAGTTGAATGAAATTTTCAGAAATTATATTAGAGAACAGAGTTGATGACTTCAAAAACAGTTACGGTAGAAAATTTACTCAGGAACAAATAACAAAAATTCTTGATACAATACCTCAAAAGTTTTTGATGTGGGTTGGTAAGAGTTTTGATACGGTAAATTTTGATGAAAATTTTCCATTACTTGTTGATGCAATTAATAAATTTGAAAAAATATCAACTAATCTTCCACAGCCAGATATTAATGAATATAAAAATGCAGGACAACTAATTCAAGCATTAAAGGATTATGAAAATAAACCAAGAAGACAAATTAAGAAAGTTGAGGGAGGTAACGTTGTTTATGAAGACCCAAGATTTTTTGTTGTAAATCCACAAACACATGAAGCTTCTTGTTATTACGGTAGAGGAACTAAATGGTGTACTGCTGCGGACTCTGATTATCAATTCAAAAGATATAATGAGGATGGTAAGTTATTTTATATTTTGGATAAAACAAAGAAAACCGACGACCCATTATATAAAATAGCAATTTTACAAAAATTCAATGATGATAAGTCTTCTTATAATGCGGTTGATGAAACTATAAAATCGTTACCTGAAACTTTAGGTTCAGTTGAATATAATAAAATAAGTGATGCAATTAATTCTTATATGGAAGAAGAATATGCGTCCCAATTAAAAGTTTTTAGAGACCAAGAAGAAGCAAAAAAAGAAAGAGAAAGACAAGACAAATTAAGACTAAAAAAATTAAAACACGGGAGACAAGAAGAATCTCAAGAAAGAAGACAAAATAATGAATGGGAGTTAGGTCCCAATTGTCCAAATGAAGGTTTACTTGCACATGCGGTATTGAATTATTTAGTTGATAATGGAGAGGTTGAAGTACTAACAAATGAAGATAGAGCCGAAATAGATTCTATCCAAAATCAAATTGACGAATTACAACGCCAATATGATAATGGTGAGGACGTAGATAGAGGATTGTTAGACCAAATAGAATCTTTAGAAGAAGAGATTGAAAGTTTGAAAGAAGATAAGGTGGATGTATATAATATAATTCCAACAGGAGAACATTACAGTTTAGCTGAATTTGAATTAATTGATAGCCCTGTTGATGGTAATAGATATGCTGCAGGATTCGAAGGGGATATGGACAGAAGTTGTTACGATTATGTCGAAAGTTTAATTGACGATATTGGTTATGAAGGATTTAGCGAAGGGTTTGCACAGTCTTATATAGATGAAGAAGCTGTGGCACACAGAGCTTATGAAATCTACAATGAAGATGTTTATCAAAATCCTGATTCATATTTCAATGATGAAGATAGACAACTTTCAGATGAGCAAGTTGAAAAGATTGATATCTTAAAAATGAGAATTGAGCAAGCAGAAAAAACAATCTCGAGTTTAGAGGACCATTATGGTAGTGATGATGATTCAGACATAGATGAGAAAATTGAAGAACTTAATGAAAGAATCGAAGAATATAATGATGAAATTACAGAGATTGAAGAAAATCCTGAAGGTGAATTTCCCGAGGACTTAATGGATGAGAAAGTAGATGACTTAGTTAATGATGTTAAAAGGGACCCACAATACTTTATGAATGACTTTGGACTTGATTGGCAGGATTACATAGATAAAGATGATTTTATCCAAGGGGTAATTGATGCGGATGGTTATGGTGGATGTATTGGTAGTTATGACGGAAATGTTGATGAAGTAAGAATACAAAATGATTTAATTTATGTAATCAGGATTGATTAAGACAATCATAGATTTATATTTGATATATGGGTAGAAAGAAAAAACAAGCGTTTAAGTTGAATCCTGAATGGATGTTAAAAGAACCATTGGATTTTGAATTCAACAAATATACTTTGCTAGACTATCTTCAAAAATGTGAAAAGAGATTTAACAATTTGGAGATATATCCCGACTTTGTTGAATTGTCATTACATCTTGCCAACATACAATCTTTAGTTAAAGAGAATACATTATTATTAACCAATAAGAAATTTGAATCCTGTGATGATGAAATTCTTGTTAAAGAATTAGTTGCCAAAAAACCAAGAGAACTTACTAAAGAAGAAGAAGTTGAACTTAACAAAACAATTAGTTATTCAGGTAATAAATTGTTTGATGCTTTCAATATGGCAAAATCTATTTGGAATTTAGCGTTTGATAGTTTAGAAGTCACCATCAAAAAAAATAAAGAAGGTTTACACGGAGGTGTTGGTTATATCTATTTTTATCATAAAGAAGAAAATAAGATTATGGTTTGGGAATACCAAATAAAGAAAACAAAAAAAACAGACCATAATAATAAGACATATCTAAAATTAATATACGAAGGGAAGCCGAGCGAATTAACACTTTCATATATCATTGATACATTTTCAAGTTGGACAAATGTTGAAAATTACAAAGAGTTCCCAATCTTTGAAACAAGATGTTCACAATCATTTCCAATGCAAGAAACGTTAATTCCAATTATGAAACGTAAAATTATGCAATATGTCTTTCAGGTAGTTAATTTTCAAAAGATAAGTAATTTTGACTCTGAATTATAATTTTACTATCTTTGTTGTATGGGATTCAATCAACGATATGTAGACTTTGAAAGAAGTTATAGAGCCTTGAGCGAAGGCGGTTTAAGAAAGTATTACGGAAAAAGTGATGGACTCACTTTCGAAGATGATGAAAGCGTAGAAATATATGAACTATTCATTCAGGGAAAAACTGATGAAGAGATTCTATCTATTATAAATAACAAAAAAAACATGGAGGAAAAAACCAATGAAGTGTATCAAAGCAATCAGAGCGTCTAAAGGCGTAGATGTAGGTGACATCAAAAGAGTTGATGAAAAAACTGCAATGAATATGGTCGGCAGCAGCTGGCAATATATTTCCAAAACAGAGTGGAAGTTATCAAAAGGAAAGAAAGTTGTTGAAACGGAAGTTAATCCTAATCACGAAACTGATAAAGTTTTAATCGATGAGGCGGCAGCAGTTTCTTTAAACACCGCGGCACAATACCAAAAAGATAAAGAAAAGAAAAAGAAGAAAAATGAAAAAGTTTCTTAAAAAATTAGACTGGATTTGGGATTATTATTTTGTATATTTCTTATACAACGGTAATAAAACTGACAGGTATATTGAGTACATGGAAAAAAAATGGGGGAATAAAAAATGAGTAAAGAAATGGTAAATGGACCTTCTCACTATGGTGGGGCAGATAATCCATACGAAGTAATAAAAGTCTGTGAAGCTTGGGGATTAGATTATGATGCGTACCTATTCAATGTAGTTAAATATGTTGCAAGAGCGGGTAAGAAAGACCCTGCAAAAGAATTGGAAGACCTCAAGAAAGCGGCATTCTATTTAGATAGAAAAATAAAAAACTTAGAAAACAATGGCTAAAATTTATTGGCTAACAGGACAACCTGGAGCAGGAAAAACTACAATTGCAAAATACATTTGTAATAATCTTTTAACTCAAAATTCATTCAATGTTGATGGTGATGACATCAGAGAATTATTTGATAATAAAGATTATTCGGAACAAGGTAGAAGAAAGAATATCGAGTTGGCTCAACAACTTTCACAATATCTAGTATCTAAAGGACATAATGTTATTGTGTCGTTAGTTTCACCGTATAAAGACCAAAGAGAGAACTTCAAGAAAAAAATGGGAGATAATCTTGTTGAATTTTACGTTCATACAACAGAGGTGAGAGGACGTGAAAATTTCTTTGTAGAAAACTATGAAGCTCCAACTGAGCTTTTCGTAGATATCAATACTGATAATAAAACGGTTCAAGAATGTGCTAGAACAATTCTGGCGTACGAATATTAATATGGAAAAAATACACGTAGAGGGAGACCCAAAATTAAAAAACAGCGTCGGTAAACAATATTCAATGTTTATTGGAAGATGGCAGCCATGGCACGCAGGTCATAGATGGTTAATAGACCAAAGATTAGAACAAGGAAAAAATGTTTTAATTTGTATTAGGGATGTTGAACCTGATGAAAAAAATCCTTTCACAGCCAATCAAGTTCATTCAAACATAACTGTTGAATTGTTGGATTTAATCAGTGAAGGAAGGGTTGAAGTTATTAAAATCCCAGATATAGAGTCAGTTAATTTCGGAAGGGGAGTCGGTTATGATGTTATCGAACATATACCACCACAAGAAGTTAGTGAAATCTCCGCAACCAAAATCAGAGAACAACTAAAGCAAGAAGGTAAGTTATGATAGACGTTAAAATAAGATGGAATACCTTGTGTGAAGATAATCACATGTTTTGGAGAATTCTAATTGATGGCGTAGAATGGACAGCATCTAACGTAATAGTTGAGATACCTTTACACACCACAAGAGATTTAGTTTGGGATAATAAAAGAGGTGAACGAGTGGATAAACATCATATGAGTTGTCAGGCAAATGAAGTCATTTGGAAGGGCGACGTAGTAATAGTAAAATAAAAATAATGGAAGATTATATAGGTAAAGTAATTAATGGGGATTGTATTGAAGTCATGGCAAAAATGCCTGAGTCTTCCGTAGACCTAATCGTAACATCACCACCTTACGGTGTTGGAATCAAATATGATACATTTGATGATGATATAGAATTTGAACAATACAAAGTTTTCAGTGCTAATTGGTTAAGAGAGGCGTACAGAGTATTGAAAGATGATGGGAGGATAGCCCTAAACATTCCTTATGAAATTAACAGACAGGATAAAGGTGGGAGAATTTTAATGGTATCAGAACTTTGGCAGATTATGAAAAACATTGGTTATAAGTTTTATGGTATAGTTGATTTGGAAGAAGAATCTCCACATAGGAGTAAAACCACAGCGTGGGGTTCTTGGATGTCACCATCGGCACCATACATATATAATCCAAAAGAATGTGTATTGTTGGCTTACAAAAAAACACACATTAAGAAAATTAAAGGTGAACCTCAATGGAAAGGACAAATTATTGACGTCGAGCAGGAGGACGGTGCAGTAAAAAAGAAAAATGTATATCAAGAAGATGATAAGAAAGAATTTATGGATTTAGTTTATGGTCAATGGGATTACTTTGCAGATACCAAGCAATTGACTAAGGCAACATTCTCAATGGATATTCCAGTCAAAGCCATCAAAATACTATCATATAAAAATGATATTGTGTTAGACCCATTTACAGGTTCAGGTACAAGTATTTGTGCTGCTGAAATATGGAACAGAAGGTGGATTGGGATTGAATTAAGTGATGCTTATACCAAAATTGCAAAAGAAAGAGTACAACATTTTGTTGATTTGAACAAACAATTAGAATTAGGTTTATAATAAAAGGGTCGAATGACCCTTTTTTTGTTTCTTGGATATTTATAAAGAAAAATAAAAATGGCGGAAATTATTATATCCACAAAACAACTTGCAGTAATTCAAGAAAACATTTCAAAAGAAAATAATAGGAAATTAGCAACTGAAAATTGGGAAAAATTTTCAACTAACGAAAAAGAATTTGTTGTAGAATTCTTAAAAGTTTTGTATCCAAAAAAAGCCAAAAAATTAAATGAAAGTCATTGGTATAATACATTGGGTGATATTGTTGGAATTTTTGACCCAACTGGTGTTGTAGATTTAGTTAATGGAATTTCTTACATCTCTCAAGGAGATAAGTTATTTGGATTTTTATCTTTAGTGTCTGCGGTTCCATATATTGGTGATATTGTTGCAAAACCTGTGATGGGGGCATTAAAACTTGGAGCACCGAGTGCCAAAGCTTTGGAGGGAGTGTTAAAATTATCTGAAGCAGGTAAATCTGTAGAAGCGGCAGCTGAACTTGAAAAACTTACTAAAGGTGGTGGAATTATTGGTAAATTTACAGAGGGAATGGGTAGAATTGGAAGTAAAATGAAAGGTTTCATCGAAAAAATGCCGATGGGACCATTTAAAGGGTTAAAAAACACAATATTACAATGGATTGAATTATTTGAAAAAGGAGCAACTAAAGGAGCGGCTATAAGAACTGCTGGTGTTGATTTAGCGGCAAAAATTAAAGGAATTCCTGCGGGTGGTGCTGGTATATTGAGACTGAGCAAAGCTGACCAAGTTAAAAACTTAGAAAATTTAATTAAAATGTCCAAAGAAGCGGGAGGACTCTTTACATCATATAGGACAACTAAAGGTGCTTTATCTTGGAAAACTTTATTTGGTGGCATGCCACAGTTGATGGGTAGAAACAAATCAGTTAGAGCTTTAGCAAGACAAACCAAATGGTGGTTGGGTTTTTTAGATTGGATGGGAATAGGAAATTTTGTAGGACCTGAGGAAGCAGTTGAAAAAATGGGTCAAGATAAGTTTGAGTCTAAAGTTGCACAATATAATCAGACACCACAAGCACAACAATATTTTAAAGATAGTTTTGGTACAGAAACACCTCAAGGAACTCAACAACAAACACAACCTTCACAATCAACAACACAATCAACATCATCATCAAATCCTGTGGGAGACTTTTTCTCATCACTATTTGGTAGTCAAGTGGCTAAATCGGCATTAGCAGCAGTTTAATATAAAAACAATAACATGGCAAAAAAAATAATAAGACTTACAGAAAACGATTTAACTAATCTTGTTAAAAGAGTTATTTCAGAACAAAACATGGATAGACAATTCATTAGAGCAATTCAAAGATTCTTGAATAATAAAAAAATTACAGGTGATAATAGACAACCACTGACTGTTGACGGTAAAACGGACATCAATCAAACATCACAAACATCACAAGCAATATCGAGATATCAATCAAGTATTGGTTGTAGAAGACCTGATGGAGTGTGGGGTGAAGAAACTTGGAGTAAAATGCCACCACAAGACAGAAAACAATTACAAGACCTTGTTGCAGATGAAGGAGGTTTAATGGATAGATTCCTAAATTGGATTGGACTTTAATGAAAAAATTAATTAACGAAAGCGGTATAAGAGATATTTCGGCTTTGAGGAAAAGATATCCCAAAGCCGAAATTTATTTTCATCAGGACTTAGATGGTGTTACAACAGCAATTGCAATGAAAAAATATCTTGAAGATAATGGTATTGATGTTGTTGGGGCTCATGTAATTCAATATGGTGACAAGGAGTTTTCAGTTAAAAAAAATGATGCAACAGGTGATACAATGCCTGTCCTTGTAGATTTTGCTCACGGTAAACCAATGTTCAAAATTCATACTGACCATCATGACACACAAGTAGGGGTTGAAAAGGGAACATCAAAACAATTTAGAGGTGCACGTTCAAATGTCGAAACGATATCTCAAGTAGTATCAACAAAAGATTTGTTTCCAACATCAGATGTTTTGTTAATTAATACTGTAGACTCTGCGGATTTTATTAAACACAATATTACTCCTGATGAAGTCGTAAATTATATATACAGATTCGATAAAGACAAATCATTACAAAAAAATAAAATGTTGTTAGGTTTGGTCATTAACAAATTAATTTTAGCATTCAAAAATAAGCCAGGTTTTTTGGAAGGATTGGTTATGGATTCGGAACCATCATTACTTTCAATATTAGGAAACATCAAAGAGTGGATGAAAAAGACCAATTCAGTAGGTCCTGAAGAATTACAATCAAATGCAGATGATTATGCACAACAAATGAAGGATTTTCCTCAGGTTAGTGATAATATAATTTATCAATATGGTGGTGGTAGTATGTTCAAACCAGGTTCTTATGATAGATACACACCATTCAGAAATAATCCTGAATCCGATTTTTTGATTATGGCTTGGCCCATGGGATTAGTTCAAGCATCTTGTAATCCCTTCAAAAAAGACCGAGGACTTAAAGGCGTAAATTTAGGTGAGATAGCACAAGAAGTATTATCAAAATGGGAAGGTCAACTCAAAGACAAGAAAATACCATTATCTACAATTAAATGGATTAGCGAGACTAGTGTTGGTCCTGAAAGTATTGGGTATACGTTCCAAGATTTTGATGCGATATATGGTGGTAAATTCATAGGTATTCCAAAAGGGGAGGAAGCTTTAGATAAGATTAGGGAGATGATGGAGAAACCATTCAAAGATTTGACTGATAGAGAAAAAAACATTTTAGACAGTATCTTGGTAAATGCATGGGATTTAATTCAATCTAATTCAGGTGGGCATAAATGTATCACAAACATTGGAGGATTAAGTTATTTGGGTAGAGGTACAAGACCACCTCAAGGTTCTTATCGTTATAATCCTGAGAGCGAAGACCACCCTTATGTTAAATTTACAAAGATGATAGCCAACGAATTCAAAACAAAACTAAAAGAAAAGATTGAAGAAGAAAAAGAATCTAAATTAAAATAGATATTCAACAGAATCACCAGGTTGTATGTTAAGACTCTCACAACTACCACCAGCAAGTTCTAAAACTATATTACCTCTTCCACAATAAGAAGGACAAGGTTCTTCATTACAAGGAGGACAATCTTGATGTATATTAACTATTACATTATTTTTTATTATTATTATGTCTAATGGGATGATACAATTCTTCATCCAAAAGCATTGTTTTTTTCCACCCATTAAAAATAATAAACCATTAAATGATTTGTCAAATTTTTTTCCCATCATACCAATTGCTTGAGAATGTTTGTCAATTAATGTTTTTACTTTAATAATATTTTCGTTAATTTTAACTTTCATATAATATAAATACCATGGATAAAAAAAGATACGTCGGGGTTGCTGTAAAATATAAAAACAAACTTCTTTTATGTAAAAGAAATAATCAGGGGTCATATCCTGGTATGTGGTCTATACCTGGTGGCAAGTTAGAAGAAAATGAAACAACACAAGAGGGCGCTAAAAGAGAGTTTCTCGAGGAAACAAATATTAATATTGGTGACCTTGAATTAAAGTTTGTCGGATTAATCCCAAGACATACCCGAGACGGAAAAAAAGTAAAAGGTTTTATGTATGTTTATTTATTAGAAATTGAGACTCCATTATACCCTGACCTGTTGAATGCAATAGATGGAGATGAACATACAGAGTGTGGTTATTTTACTCTGAAAGAGATAAAACCTGAGACATCAGGAGAATATTTTTACAAATTAGCTGAAATTATTTTACAATAGTGAAAAATTTATCTATCTTTGTGAGACTTTGATGAAAACGGATATATTTATATATCCAAGTCCGAATGGACAAACATCCCCAAAAAAAGTTTTATAAAAATTTGACAGTGTCAAAACTATCACTTACCTTTGTAAAACAAATGTCCCACGAGTGTGTGATTCGAGAGAAATACTGAAGCTTGTGGGACTTCTTTTTGAGATAGTTCTTTAATAAATTTGATTACACCCGCTGGTACAACCAGCGCATGACGTGGATAGGTGACCGTGGGGAAGTGGGTTTGTAATCATTAAGATATATCGTGAGGTAGAGCAGAGGTAGCTCGGAAGGCTCATAACCTTTAGGTCGGTGGTTCGAATCCATCCCTCGCAACTAAGAATGGGTTGACTATGGTCGTAAAATCGAGGTTCCCTATTTTTAAAAAAAGATTTGACGAATTGAAAAGTTCTTCTTATCTTTGAAAAACAAACGACGAGAGTTGTTAGTTCTTTAACACGGAGAGAAAGTTAACCTGTCCTATTACGAGTAGGGGGTGATTGAAGGTGAATAACACATCTTCAATGGAGAATAACTAAATCAGTTATTATGTTAAAAAATCTCTTAAAAGATTTGATTGTTTCCAAAAACAATCTTATCTTTGTAAGACAAATGAAGGAAAGAGGTAGTAAAGGTTCCAAGTTTACTTGGTCGTAAAGTTTCCTCTCTCCTTCAAATTTGATAGTTCTTTGAATAAAAATATTGGGTGGTCTATAATCCATAAAATAAACTATGAAAGTAGTATAAAGTGATTCGTTCTTGATTGGAACGGTTGCGGCTTCCGAAAGGGAGCTCGAGTAGACAAGCGGGATATCATCTGACCTTTAGTACTGAGGGTAACACTGTAGGGAAAGTGGTTGGGTGACCAAGCGATGTGGGTCGTTTGGTTGAGGAGGGAACTCCAATAAGAATAACTCGTAGAGCTGTTGTAAGAAGTATGGTCATCCAACTATACAATTACGGAGTTCAATATTAGAGTAGACTTAAAACCGAAAGGTATGGGTTCGTACAGGTGGTGCTGTTGTTCTCCTTACTCTTCACCTACCAAGGTAGGAGTTATGAAGTAAACTTGAGATATGGAGGTCGGGAGACTTCAAGGTGTAGTTCAGTATCGTCTCGTTCAAAAGATGAGATGGCTGGTTTGATGAACCGCTACATCTATCATCCACAAATCACAACCTTTGTTAAAATTTGGATTCTAACAAATCAATTAATAATACAAGGAAAAGTGTTCATCAGTCGTGGTAGACAGGTCACTACTTAGTCATGAGTTGTTCATGGCCGTAGAGGGTCCCAAACCCGATACGATTGTTTTGAAAGTTCTCTAATCTCGCAAGGATTAATTGGGGTGGCAACCTCGAAGAGTGATGAGTAAGAATAGAGTATATTACGACTTAAGGATTGGTTAATCTAATTGACCGTGACTGAGAGTTACTTCTCAAAAGGAAGTGGAAATCGGAGGAATCAAAATAATCTCCTGTAAAGACTCTCTCAATTTGGTGTATTCTCAACCTTTTTTGCCTTAACCCTGTCCGTTTCTACGGATGGGGTTTTTTGTTTTATTGAATATTTATAAATAAAATAGACATGGATTCAAAAAAATTGATTAATGAAGATATCACAAGAATGAAATCCTTATTTGGATATCAAAGAGGTAGAGTAATTTCTGAACAAGAATTTAATGAAGATGTGATTGGTAGTTATGAAAGAGCGGAACTAAACAAAATAGACCCTGGTACTGAACACAGAACTGCTGACGACATTGCCGCAGCTAACAAAAAGCAAGCAGAACTTGACGCTAAATATAATGTTGCCTCAACTACAGGATGGTTTGACAAATTTCCTATTTTGATGGCTTTCCTAAAAGATACATCTTATTTTAAGGTTATTCATTATCCAACTGTGAGAAATAAAGACACTGGATTACTTGCTGCACAAAGAACTGGTGAGAATGAAAAGTATTATTATGGATTTATGCCTGATGGAAAATTTTATATTTCTGATGGATGGGATAATCTTTTAGCTAGAAAAGCAGTATCTGACACATGGACTGGAACTTGGAAAGTAGATGGAACTAATCTAATAATAAACACTGCTGATGGTGATAGTTTTACTTCTGCGACAAAAAAATGGAAAAGTGATACTAATAAAAAAAGTGGCGGGGGTGGCTCTACTTCAAGTGTAACTCCGACGCCACCTGAATTAAAAGATATTAAAGGAGTAAAGGCTTTCCAAGATTGGTTAGATGAAAACAAGGCAGGTTGGGCTACAGGGTATGCTAATAATATTTTGAACAAAACAGGTGCGGGTTATGGTAGAATGGGTCCAAGAACAACAAAGGCATGGGCGTCATATAAAGATGAATATTTGAAAGGTGGCCAAACTCAGAATAATAATCCATACAGTGACTACACAGCTGTTGAAGATAGTGGAAATACAACAAAACAAGGTGTTGAAGGGGATAATGATACAACACAACCAGCGCCACAACAAGCGCAACAATCAGCACAACAAGCACCTGAGCAAACAACACAAAAATCACCACAACCACCAACAGGTACAGGAGAACCTGGAGAACAAAGAGATGGTTGGACGTTTGATGAGAAAAGACAAACATGGTATTAAAATAATAGAAACCCTCCAATTGGAGGGTTTTTTGTTGATTTAAGAAAAAATGTTTATCTTTGTATTTCAAATTAAAATATATGTTCGATAAACTGATAGATTTCCTGTTAAACTTAAAAGATGAACTAATACCTGTGGTTATTGTTAGTGAATGGATGGGAGGAATTCACATGAGAGGCGGAAAGTTTTTAAGAATTATAAAACCTGGAATTAGATTCAAAATCCCGTTTTTAGACCATATTTGGACATCATATGTTATCACACAAACAGTACATCTCCAACCTCAAACTTTAACTACACAGGATGAAAAAAATATTGTATTAAAATCAATAATAAGATATCATGTGTATGATGTGAAAAAATTTCTAATGAGTGTTAATCACGCTGCGGATGTCCTTGTTGACACCACTCAAGGAGTTATTAGAGATATTGTTGAAAGAACAGACTGGAATGACTTGGTTGATGTTAATGATGTCATTACAGAAGAGGTTAAAGTATTGGCAAAAGATTGGGGAATAGAAGTTGAAAGAGTTACTTTAACTGATTTAGGTATCATAAGAACTTATAGACTTATGTCGGATATTCAAAATCCTATCAAGAATTAATTCTTCCAAATATCCCTTTCATAACCTAATAAGTTACAATATTGTTCAGTTTTACTGTAAATCAAATCTGCGACTGATTGGTCAAAATATTCTCGCCAAGGAGTCAAATCGATTTTGTTTGGGTTTTCTTTTATTAAACATTTTTTTTCTAATTCACCACTCAAATTAAATTCACTTGATGATATGAAGGGAATTTTAATATAGTCTTCATACAAATTTTCAACCCTTAAAAAAAAGTTAGGAATTCTATCTAAAGTATAACTTCTAAGTGCAGGATGAATTATAGATGGATTATTTAATATACCATCTAAAAAATTTTTGAATTTTAATTTTCTTTCGTTCAGAGGTTCATCCATCGTATAATTTATTGAATAACTATTTTTATATTTGAAACATCTTGAAATCTTGAAAAAAGAAACCAATCTTGTATATGGATGCCTTGCGGTACTTATCAAACAATAATTTTCATCGTTTGGAAATCGATTAAGTGAATGCCCATAACCAAAAGTATTTGAACGTTCCAACATATTAGTTTTTTTTGAATATGTATAATTTTCAAACTCGAAAGACTTTAGAATACTAAATGAATGATTACTTCCTGTTCTCGATGGAAGCCATACAAAAGACTCATGTTTTTCAGAAAATAAAAAAAAATTGTTCATTTTTGTTGTTTCAAATAAATTTACTATATTTGTAATCTAAATAAAGACATATGAATCTACCACAACACATTATCAAAATTCAACACGAGACATTTGGTGTTCTTTTGAATGAAACTTTTGTTAACCCAACACAATTCAAATTGTTTTTGAAAATGGTACAAGGATGTATTGAAATGAAAAATGATTTAACATTCTTCAATGGTGTGGATTTTTTAGTTCACATTCCACACAAACAATTAGTAAATTCAATAATTACAACTAATGTGGATACATATACTTTAGCGGAACATTTAATTAACAAATCAAAAATGGAGGCATTAGAAACAAAATGAGTACATTAAAAAATATAGTAAAGTTGGGTTTATTTGCAGCAGTTGTGTATGGTGCATATAAAGCTGGACAAAGTAGTGGAAAACAAACAAACGTTAATCCACAACCAAAAGCAGAACCAATTGTTGAATTTGATTCAAACAGTGAAGAAGATTATATTCTTGATTTGATTCGTGAAATTAAAAATAAACCCAATAAAACTCAAAAGGATAGATATAATATTGAATTACTTCAGGTTAAACTGAATCAAATACTAGGTAAAAAATGATAACAGTAGAAAACATAATTGAATGGTCTAAGCCACACCAATTAGAAGGTGGTAAAATGACTCGTATCTTTAACGAAGAAGTTGAGGCTTCAATCGTTGGTGGAAGAAGTGGATTGTATGGTGACTTCGAAAAAGATTTTGAACTGGCAATATTTGACAGAAAAAGTGATGAATTTATCACAAAGTTTTTTTATCCCGAAGGAAGCGATGACGTTGTTGGTTATATGAAAGGAGAAGATTTAACAGAACTCCTTAATAAAATATTTGGAAAAGGTTTCCAAGTTCGTTAAACTTGGTGGTGGAATCTGTACAAAACTGTACGGCCTCAAAGGAGAGACTTCGGTCTCTCTTTTTTTAATATTTATAGTCATCCCACCATACACCGAAACCACAATTGTTGAAAACAATATCACTACAATCTGCTTTGATTCCGTCAACTAACTCATCATATTCTGCCCAATCTCCCATACCAAGGTCTTCGCTTATTTCATCGATTGATTTATAAGTTTCATTACCATCTTCGTCTTGATGTAAAATTTGTGTTTCTCCCCAACTCCAATCACATAGTACTGTTGTCTCGTCATTTTCTAAATCAAGACGTGGATTATGTATATGGATGTAGGCATATTGGTTTGGGTCGTCATAAAGATTAACTCTAATACCTTCTTTTGGTGTTATTTTATTCAGTGCTTTTTCAGTGAACTCGTCAGCTTTTTCTTCGCCAACTTCATCGACTAAATCAGGTAAGAATTGTTCCAAGTCGTAATCCATCATTCGGGCAATAGAAACTACATCAGGATTTGGATAACCAACTTTTTTTAATGCTTTTAAGAATATATTTAAGTCACTCATGGTTAGACGATATAGTTTTTTATTACGTCACGGTCTTCTTTGAAGTATTGTTCCATATGTTGTGTGAAGTATAATCTTGGGGTATCTGTATAGGTTGTACAATACATTTCATTAGATTGAACATACTCTTGAAATTCATCATGTAAGTTTTCAAGATGTAATACTACATATTTTTCTCTTAGTCTATCAAAATCATATTCACTCATTGTGATGTCAGTATCACCCTCGGTTATCTCACATCTGTCTTTGATTAGTTTGCTCCAAGTCACTATATAATATTTTTTATATTCGTACTCATCTGTTTGAACATCACCATTCCCGTCACAGGTATCACATGTTTTATCTCCACCATCACATTCAGAACATTGTAAATTTTCATCACCATCACAATTTGTACATGTCATACTACCTGTACCCTCACATTCATCACAAGTTTCACCACCAACTTCACCTTCACCATCACATTGATAACAATTTTCTTCACCTGTTCCATCACATTCTGAACATTCTACTCCACCAGTTCCATCACAAACATCACATCTGACGTAACCATCGCCTGCACAACCATCACAGGATTCAACATAATTGTCACCTTCTGTTGTGATAAGGATTGCAAAGGCAATTTGATTTATCATCTTATCACCCATTTCAAACTGACCTGTTTGTTTGTAAGACCAAATATAAAAAAGTAATTTGATTACGTTGGAAGTTCCGAGATGTTCGAAGTATTCTTTTTGATTGGACATCACACCGCATAGTCTGATGTAAACCTCTTGTAGGTTGTCAACCTCGGCTAATGATAGTTCCGAAAGGTTCTTGGCTAATCTTTTTAATTTATCACTCATACTATTCTCCAAAATAAAAGCTATATCCTAAATCAAAGATGTGTTTTTCGTCCACGGCAAACTCTATGCTAAAAACCTTTGCGTCTGACATTGAAACGTCTGTGTTTGCACGACTTACAATTTTACCATCAGGAGTTAAAACATATTCACCAACAAATTCTCTTAGTTTTTGTTCCATCTTTTGAATATCATATAAAAAAGTGGACATTTCAAAATCAAATGCTCCTTGATAATCAAATTTGACATCCAAATCATAACCTGTTAACTTAGTTTGTTCTTGGTCAACAAAGTTTAGTTCAATATAAACGTTCATTATGTCAAACATTTTAGATTTCCCATTTACAGTAATCAAATATTTTAACTTCTCGACCAAAGATTCTTTGTTAATCATAGTAATAAATAGATTTGACTTATAAAAAAATTTCAATTAGTTTTTTTCAAAAATAACATATGTCAATTAAAGTTACTTTAACAGAAAAAGAAATCCTTGATACACCAAACGATGCAATGTTAGGTGAATTAACAAGAAATAAATACTGGCAAGCCAGAAGGGACCAAGAAGGACCTCAATATGATGATGAACACTTCGGTATCATTATCGGAGAAGATGGTCTTGTTAAGTCTATAGTCCGTCCATATACCTGTTCTATCTGTGGCGAAGATACATCAAACGTGGAATACGACTATTTGGTGGGGTACGACCATTTGGGATGTGTTTTGAAACAGGAGGCAGAAGACCCTAACACATTAGATAAATGTGTACTATGTGGAAAAGAAACGGCTTATTTACGTTCCACACACGTGGATATGAGAATAGGTTATGTGGACGGTTCAGGCCAATTATGTATGGATTGTTATAATAAATAAAAAAAGTTTTGGCGGTTTGAAATAGTCTCCTTATCTTTGTATTCACAAAACACAAGATATATGACAAACACACCTACAATTCCAGCAGTAAAGTTAACAACAGGTACATTAGCAGGAGACGTTTTCTACGGCTCTTTCAACACCACAGTAAAGAACAAGTTAATCAAAGTTTTGGTTTCCAACCACATCAAAGATGTGAATCAAGAGTATGAATTCCGTATCGCAAACAAATGTCAAGCGGGTTTCATTAACATCCACGATAGTAAAGGTACGGCATCTGACATGATGAGAGGATGGTCTAAAAATTCTCTTGTTAATATTCAAGTGAAACATACATGGGAAGATGGACGTGTAATTTGGCACAATGTGTTTACAACTAAAGGAGGTAAGTGGTACTCAATTGACCGTGGATTTCTTGAAGTGATTACAGTTGGAACTATGAGACAATCTTTTCCTGATATGTGTGATATGAAATTGTGGGAGTTGGTTAATACAAAAACATGGGCGGACAAAGCATTCGTTCAAAATTAAAATATAATCCCCTTGAAATAGGGGATTTTTTTTTGTATCATTGAATAATGAAGAAATTTTTATTGATATTAACTTTTGGTATAATGGCATGTTCATTCACTGAAGTAACAAAAAAGAAAAACGGACCTAAAGCACCACAAATTGCGATGGGAGATACCTTAACGGTTGATAATTTAATTTTAACAATATGGGCACTCCCATTCAAACATAAAAATATTGTTGTTGCTCAGGCAATCCTTGAAACAGGATGGTTCAAATCTCAAAACTGTATTAACAACAATAACTTGTTTGGTATGAGAAGGTCATATAGTAGGATTTCAACATCTGACACTACAGTTGGTGCATATGCTCATTATTCAAATTGGAAAATGTCTGTTGTTGATTATTACCTCTTACAATCAGTCAGGGAATCGATTATAAGGACATCCAGGGACGAATATATGAAGTATCTCAATAGTACCTACAGTGAGGTCGGTTCGAGTTATTCACGTCAATTAGAGGATATTATCAAACGATTGGATTTACCAAAGGAGTGGGATGAAACAATAAAACCTAAAACAAAAAAAACCCCTACACATAAAAAAAAAATCATAAAACGTAAAACTCCAAGTACAAAATTATAATGAAAAACTTTACTAAGTCATATTGGTGGTTAATTCCAACCACATTACTATATCTTGTCGGAGGACTTGATTACCTTATTTATGCTCGACCAATCACATCTACCATAGTAATCAGACTAATGGGTGGGGTATTCATTCTGTTTGCAATAATGAATGTTCTTAGTATGATTAAATCATATTATGAAAAAAAGATATCTAAAATCATCAAAGATTTAAGTTAAAAAAACATTTGGTGGATTCGTATAAAGGTCTTATCTTTGTATTCACAAAACGATAAAAATATGACTACTACCACTACCACTTTAGACAGAGTTAGAAACTACGAAGGTAATAACTCATTTGTATTGAAAATGAAAACCGTTGTTACTAAGTATAACGGATTAACACCAAACCAATTAGCAGCAGTTGAGAAGTGTCTTAACGCTGTTGCGACTGTTAAAACTGAAGAAATGACTGAAGATACGAAACGTATTGTTGATTATACAGGTGAGAATAAATTTGTTAAGGATATTGCTGAGAAGTTACAAAAGTACGGAACCTTGACCGACAAACAAAAGTCAGCGGCTTTAGCTCAGATTCAAAAAGAGGAAGACCAAGAAAAAACCATTCGAATGAATTGGCCAACTCCTAGCGAAACAATCATCATTGGTCGCAAAATTGGTCAAGAGTTAAAAGAAACTTACGGATTACAATTCAATCCAACTTTATTGGATATCACAAAGTTATTAGCGGTTAGTCCAAAGGCAGTTAAATTTGCTGGTAAGATGACTATCAAACGTGGTAAAATCTGTACTTCTTGTATGAAGGATTTGACAGATGAGTTTTCAATGTTAACAGGTATGGGTAAGATATGTGCAAATCATATGAGAGTACCTTACATCAAGGATGCTTCTGAAGCGGCTCGTTTTCGTGAAGACTACTTGAAAAGAGTCGAGGAAATTGGAGAGATGGAGTTTTGGATTCCAAGAAAACAAATCAAGAAGTGGACAGGTATGACTGAATCAATCCTGAAAACAATGTAATTAAAAGGGGACAGAAACGTCCCCTTAATTTAATTTATAAAATGAAAAAACTTATTTTTAGTACAGTTATTGTACTTTTATTTACAACAAAACTAAACGCTCAGGTGTTTGTTCCAACACAAATATTTGAAACTAAACCCAGATTCGCAGTAGATTCTAATTTGAATAATTTTATTACCTATTGGTTAAGAAAACCATACAAATTGGGAGGAAGTACCGAGAAAGGTATTGATTGCTCTCAATTTAACAAAAGACTGGCTTCGGATGTTTATAAGATAAACATTGAAAATACCTGTATTTTACAATGGGAGACAACGGAAAGAGTAAAGAAGGATAGTTTACAGGTCGGTGATATTGTTTTTTTCAAAAGTAAGGCATCTCCATCCAAATGGCATTGCGGAACTTACATAGGTGAAACAATGTTTGTCCATGCTTCAAATAAATATGAAGGTGTTAAAATTAGTAGTCTGAATGAACCAAATTATAAGAAAGCATACAGAGGAGCTGGTAAACCAAAAAATCTTTAACAAAACAATCAATAAACAAACCCCTAACATTTGATTAGGGGTTTTTTATTTATTACCTTTGTAAAAACTAATAGTATGAAATCTAATCTAAAAGAATTAATTGAGAACAACGAAATATCTGAAATGGAAGTCGTTGAATTTTTATCAACATTAAAAAAACTTTCAAAAAACAACGTACTTGACCCAAGAAATTATAAAATGGTATTAGACCATTTTGGAATGAAAAAGAAAAAAGGTTGGATTAAGTTTGGTGATGGCATCAAATATAAGTTAAACTAATGAAACATAGGGAGAGACATCAGAAGATGATGTTTGATATAATGAACAATTTTGAATACGAAAAAATTCAAAAAGCTATGACATGCCTCGAATGGATATGGTATCCAAACGGAATTCCAACTGTTGACGATGTAAGAATAGCGGCCCGAGAAAGACTCGAATCAGTAATCAAAAATTGTTTATTATATGCTTCACCTGAAGAAGAATATTTTGTTTCAAGCGGAGGGTTAAAAGCGACCGCAATTAAAGATGACTATGGACAAATTACTTTTCTTCAATTAGAATTTGTATTAACAAGTTGGGATTTGAATGACCCTTACGAAACATGAAGACAAAAAAACCAAGCGCAATTGTTTATGGACTAGAAATCAAAGGAGAAATAACTTTAGTTTCTGATGTTTATTTTGAAGAATCTTTGTTTGACGACGTTGTTGTCTATTCTTTACCTTATAACAATGATGTTGTCGGTGATTATACAAATTATCAACCTGATTTAATTATATCTTTTAATGAACTAATCGAAATTCCTCATCACCAATTGAGACAAATGCACATTCATTATGATGAGATGTTGGGCGATAATGTGTTGGCAAATGTTATAGTGTGTCAAACAGTTTTTAGACATACTAAAGTCAACAGACCGAGATTCTCAATTTTTACTCCAACATATCAAACAGGAGAAAGAATTAAAAGAACCTATCAAGGTTTGGTTAATCAAACGTGGACAAATTGGGAATGGGTTATTGTTGATGATTCACCTGATGATGAGACATGGAATATTATCCAAGATATATCTAAAAATGATTATAGGGTAAAAATACATAAAATATTACCAGTATCAGGTGGTAATGTCGGACTTGCTAAACATAGGGCGGCAATGTTATGTGATGGCGATTGGTTGGTTGAGTTAGACCACGATGATAAATTTGTAAATAAGTGTCTTGAGATATGTAATGACGCAATTTTAAAACATCCTGATGCAGGATTTTTATATAGCGATGTTTGTGAATTATATGATGATGGAGAAATGAAAACATATGACCACGATTGGTCAGGTAATTGGTACGGAAGACATGATAACTATTTTGATTTTGGATATGCTGGTCATACATGGGTTAACGCTGACGGTAAAGATTATTTAGCTCATTGGTACCCTGATATAAATCCTTTAACAATAAGATTCAATATTTCAATGCCAGACCACGTTAGAATGTGGGAAAGAAATCTTTACCACAAAATCGGTGGACATAACAAAAATACCCCCGTTGCTGATGATTTTGAAATGATTGTTAAGAGTTTTTTACATACAAGGTTTATTCACGTAAAACGAATGTTATACTTACAATATAACAATAGAAATAGTACAGTTGATAATAATGCACAAGATATAAACAGAAGAGCCAGATTGATAAGAGATTATTATGACAAGGCAATACATAAAAGAATCCAAGAATTAGGATTTGAAGATTGGTGTTGGGATGAAGAAAGAGAACATTCTCATAAATTTCAGAATCATCAACCCGTTAAAAAGTTCTTCAAAGAAGAACAAGTTATGAATTACATTTATGAATAAAAAAACAAAAATTTGTTTGAATGCTATGGTCGGCAATGAGTCTAAGACCATTACAAGAATGTTGGAGTCAGTTGCACCATATATAGATTATTATGTAATCCAATGTAATGGAACCGAAGATAACACAAAAGAAGTTATTGATAATTTCTTTGAAGAAAAAAAAATACCAGGATTTACTTATTTTACTGAATGGAACTTTCCTGGATTTAACAGAGACCATACCCTGCAAGAAGCACTTAAAACTTTACATGGATGTGATTGGATTTTAAGAATGGATGCTGATGAAAGACTTCATGTTGATGAAGATTTTGATTGGTCTATATTTGATAACACATCAATACAAAGTTTCAATATTGGTGCTGAAGCTGGTGATACCAAATATTTTAGAACATGGCTTTGGAATGCTAAATTACCTTGGTTTTTCCAACATGATAAAAGACACGAGACAATTCATTTACCTGAAATCGGAGAAGGGTTTCAAAGAGTTGGAATGCCATGGGGGTTTAGACACAAGGTATCACAAGATGGTGAAACTTGGCACGTACCAAGAAAATTTCTAAATGATGCGTTGGAATTAGAGAAAGATAAGGTTGTTGGAAATAAAGTTTTGGAAGACTATTATCATTTATGGTATATTGCCAAAAGTTATGCTGATTGTTATGGTAATCCAAGTGAACTACCCTTTGGTAAAAAACATTCCGATGAATATGCTAGACGTTCAATATGGTACTATGAAAGATTTTTAGAATTAACTCATGATTGGTCTAACTCTAAGACTGCTAAACATGAAGATGAAATGTGTTATTTTGCTCTTTGTACGATGGGACATGCACATAGTTTTATTGGAGACAATAAATCTGCTGAAGAACATTATTTATTGGCTGAACAATTCCAACCACAAAGAAATGAACATTTACTCTATTTGTGTGAACATTTAGAAAGAAAAGGAAAGTTAGAAGAAATGATTCCTCATTTTAAAAAAATGTTACAACCTGAAAGAGTTAATCCATTCCCAACACTTGCGTTCCTTATTGAAGATAGAGCTTATTACAATTCAAGCAACCATCTTGTTGATTGGAAAAACAAAATAGAAAAAAAGGTTGGAGAATTTTCAATTAATTTAGATTCAATTAAATTTGATTTCAAATGATTTTAATCGATAAAAAATATGATTACCTCATAATAGGAGCGGGACCTTATGGTTCCGTTTGTGCTTATGAACTTACTAAGAGAGGTAAATCTTGTTTAGTCATTGATAAAAGAAACACTCTTGGAGGAAATTGTTACACTGAAAATGTTAATGGTATTCATGTTCACAGATACGGGGCACATATATTCCACACTAATGAAAAATATATTTGGGATTACATAAATCAATTTGCTGAATTTAAACAATATAGTCATAATGTTATTGCGAATTACAACGGAGAAATGTTCACACTCCCATTCAACATGTGGACCTTTAACCAACTGTGGGGTGTTAAAACCGAAGAAGATGCAAAAGAAATCATCAAAAAACAAAGGTATAAAGGCGAAGTTAAAAATCTCGAAGAACAAGCAAGGTCAATTGTTGGTGATGATATTTACGAAAAACTTATCAATGGCTATACCACTAAACAATGGGGTAGACCCTGTAGTGAATTACCAGCATCAATTATTAAAAGATTACCTATAAGATTCACGTGGGATAGTAATTACTTTAATGACAAATATACTGGAATACCTATAGGTGGATATACTCAAATATTTGAAAAAATGTTAGAAGGTATTGATGTTTCTTTAGGTCAAGATTATTTCGATAACCGTGAATATTATGACAATCTTGCAGAGAAAATAATATATACAGGACCGATAGACAGATATTTTGATTATCAGTTTGGTAAGTTAGATTACAGAAGTTTGAGTTGGACCAATGTTACGATAGATGAAGGTAATTTCCAAGGTAATCCTGTGGTTAATTATACAGATTCCACAACTCTTTTTACCAGAATATTAGAACATAAATGGTTTGACTATCAAGGTCAAAAAGGTACAATCATAAGTTACGAGTTCCCTGAAGAATACGATGGTCATAACGAACCATATTACCCAATTAGAGACGATAAAAACACTCAGGTCTATAATAGGTATCACGAACTAACTAAGGGTCTTAAAAACGTTATATTTGGTGGCAGATTGGCAACATATGTGTATTACGACATGCATCAAATAATTGCTCAGGCATTAAAAATGATTACAGATATTTATAATCATGAGAGTCTGTCTTAAAAATACCAAAAAGTTATTTAATCCTGACGAAATAAAAGTGATTAAAGATTTTATTAAATTTATTCAAACCAAACTACAACTTACTGAGGATGTCACTTTTACATTTTTAGAAAAAAGAGTTGAGCCAATGACTACAGGAGTTAGACTTCCTAATCATGAAATATATGTTTTATCTGCACATCGTCTATTAATCGATGTTCTCAAAACAATTGCACATGAATGGGTACATGAATATCAACATCAAAAAATGGGATTAAGAGACGACCAACCAATAAAAGATATTGGTGGACCTGAAGAAAATATGGCTAACGTATTGGCTAGTATTTTTATTAAATCATTTGAAAAAGATTTTTTCAAATATGAAGAATTAATGTACGGAGAAAAATAATGAAACTTCACGAAGAAATATCAAGAATCAAAAGTATCTTATATGAAGATAAATTAGATAGAGATGTTAATGAACCTTTTGAGGATAGTAAATTTGCCGATGACGATGGCAATCTTTTTAGTGTAAAATCCATATATGATTTTGTTGAAAGTAACCCCGAAAAATATTTACATAAAAAATTTCCATTAAGTAAAATTAAACATAATTTGGAATGGTGGGACTTAAGTTATGACATTAGTAATCCTAACGATAAGAATAGAGTTTTGAAGGCAGATTTATCTTATCCCTTATTAGTGGTAAAAGAAAAAGATGGTAATTTATCAGTTTCAGATGGATTAAATAGGTTATACAAAGCAATTAATATAAAACACTTGACACACTTACCTGTATATTTGATTAATAAAAATGAGATTGAACATATGGTCTTGAACCAAATGTAATCTTATTTCCAAGAATCTTTATCATATCCAAATAATTCGAAATTGTTTGGGAAATTATAGTAAACTAAATCAGCAATCCTTTTGTTGTAATATTTTTTCCAATAATTAATGTTTTCAGTATTTTTTTGTTCATTCAACCTGATTGATGTTAATTTTTTTAATTCACCTGAAAGATTAAATTCATGTGTTTGAACAAATGGTATTTTGAGCCAATCCTCATATAAATTTTCCAACCTCAAGAAATAATCAGGTTTTCTATCTTGAAAGCATTGACAACAAAAAGGACTGTCAACGGGATTTTGCATCATATTTTCAATTCTTAATTCTATTTCAGATTGAACATCAGATATATTATTGAGTGAAGACGCACCTGACCTTGATATAACCATTGAGTAAGGATTCCTAGTTGTTATTATTAATTTATAATCCCAATGGTTTTCAAAAAGAGAACAAAAATGATTATGACGAACATTATCTACGTATGAAACAATTTTATAATCAACAACATCTGCAGACTTAAAACCAAGTTTTGATATTACATTAGTAAAATGAGTTGAACCCGTTCTTTCAGGGGTCCATGTAAAATATTTATATTGTTCAGAAATGTTAACAAACCAAGATTTCATTCATTAAAAATAAAACTATGAGTTCAAAAGAAAACAGAATAGACGGCATTTATATTCCTTTGAAGGTAGGTGATATAATATATACAGGTAGATTCAGAAATAAAAAAACCACAGTTAAAACTATTGGTAAAGATGAATATGGTATGCCCACAGTGAATGGTAAACGTGTAATGAACTTCAGAATATTACCTGAAGACAAGAAGTAATTATTCTATATTTATATTGTATGGGAATATCTTTGTTTGAGTCAATGTCTCCACATGTTAAAAGAAGATTGGATGATGGTGAATTGTTGGATGAATTAAACGTCGTATTAGATTATGATTTAGATTTGGGTGCATTTAGCGATGCCACAGATTGTGTGGAAGAGGTGTGTAATTGGTTGAATGAGAAAATTCTCGATTATATATGGGAACAAACAGGTCGTAAAGTAAGTCTTGCAGAAAAAGACGAATTATATTGGTACCTTTATAAAAAATTTGCTGGATACATTAACAGAAGATATAGAGAGACACATGGTTTGAACGAATCAATTGTTTATGATTATCAAGAGGGTAGAAATGAATCTCCTGAAAGATTACCATTTGATATAAACAAATTAGTTGACGCTGGCGCGGTATTTGTTACACCAGCAATTGAGGGTGACCCAAACTCAAAAGATTATAAAAAATTTCTTAACGAACCTAGTACTCATTTAATTACATTACACAACGTAAAACATTCAAGTCCCGACAGTTGGATTCACAAAGCCGTTACTCGTTCAGCACCAACAAAACATTGGAAAGGTAAAGATTTTTCAAAAAATCTTTATGATGGAAAATATAATCAAATACTTTGGAGTTTGGACAAACTTGGTATTCCATACGAATCAATGTTAATTGATGATATCAAAGAATCTAAAAAAAAATACATCGTAACAGAATCACAATATAATCTTATTTTAGAATCACAAAAATATAGACAATTATTCCAAGAAGTTATTGATAGAGAGATAAAACACATTCGAAAAGAATGTGAAGATGGTATGATTGATTATCCTGATTACAGTAATGATGAACATTGTAACCAACTCGAAGAATTAGAAAAAATTGAGGTTAACGATGCGGATTGGGTTACAATTATGCATAGCAATAAGACCATAGAACAAAAGTACATGCATATAAAACTTATGGTTTACTATTCTTCAATAAGGAGGGGTGATTTTGATGCTGATGATATAGCTTATGAATTAGAGAAAAGACTACGAATATCAACGGGGATGCCACTAATAATTAATTACGAATCAACAAATACTAATACAGATTTTAATTGGTAAATTATGAAAAAGTTATTTTTAATATCAATCATTTCAATTTTAATGGTTTCATGTGTAACCACAAAACATCATCGTCATTGGCACAAACATCATCCACATTATAGACATTAACACTATACAAAATATTCTAGGTTTTTATTATTAAAATCTATTTTGGTTTTACACCAAGAGAATACAAGCTCTTCTACTTTCCCTCTAAATTTAATATCGAACCATGATTCCAATTCTTTAGCTAAAGGACCAAAAACCTTAAAACCTTTTTGGTGTTCGGAATAAAGATAAACAGTTATTATATCATCATAACCTGATGATATATTATATTCAATACACTTTATACCTTCAGTAATATATCTAGTTTTAATACGGAGTTTATCAGTGTATTTAGTTTCCAAAAAAGAATTGATTAATCTTTCCATCTAATTCAAATATAGGATATTTATTATTGTGAGACAACTTATCAAAAAAATACTCAGGGAACACATTGAGAACAATTTACCTTCGAAAGAACAAGAAGAAAAAGAAGGCGTTGGGGCTTACGCAGCACCAGCATTCGAAATGGAGCCCGACCACGAACACTTCAAACATGAGAATAATGAATCAGAAATAACTGAGAGATGTTGGAAAGGATATACTCAAAAGGGGATGAAGACAATGTTCGGAAAGAGATACCCAAATTGTGTTAAGGTAAAAAAGAAGTAGTTACATAATATCTTTTGTTGTAATGTTAAATCTATCCTTAACATATCTTTTCATAGATTCATTAAATGCACTACGCTTAATACTAAAAAGTGTATGTCCACCATTAAAAGTTGGTCCATTACAATACCACATCATTTCTTCTCTATCTTCAGGATGTCCCAACAATAATTCAGGAATACCTTTAGAATCTTTTTTAATCAAACCTACCCAATCTTCACCACTCAAATTAACTTTACCAAAGTATGCATCATTAAAATGCATATCCCAATATGGTTTCATCAACTTATCAAGTTGTCTTTGGTTCATAATATAGTCCATATTAATAAATACTTTTTAGGGTAAAACATTTTATTGATTAAAAACTATTTTTATTTATTTTTGGGGAATGAAAGATTTAATTTTTATTTCTGCTTATTGTCCAACAGAAGAACAAGAAATAATTTTAGAAAAATGTATTAATTCTGTTTTAGAATGTGGTAAACATATTGCGTTAGTTTCTCATTCGCATGTTCCAATTCATATTCAAAAAAAATGTCATTATTATGTTTATGATTATAAAAATGAAATTTCAGAGGATTATGATTTGTTAGGCTACATGTATTTCGAATTTGGAAATTCAAAAATAAAATCAAGATTTTTTAATAAATATTTTTATGGATTTGCGATTTATAGAATGTTATCGATTGCTTGCCAAATAGCAATAAATTTTGGATATCAAAATATTCATCATATCGAGTATGATTGTTTGCTGTTAGATAAAAATTTAGTTGACGAAAATAGTAATTTTTTAGAAAGGTATGATTCTGTAATTTATACTAATAATGGGCAAGAAGACGGGTTTCTTTTTGGTTCTTTCAAGTCTATGAAAGTAAGTTCTTTACCTGAAAAAATAAAAAATTATGACAAGGAATATATTGAAAGAGAAATGAAAAAAATGAAAGAAACCCAATTAGAGCATTTCACAAAAAACCTTCTATTAAACTCGGGAAAAATATTATTCAAAGATGAACCTTTGGAAGATAAATTTCAAAGGGGAGATAAAGTTTTTCATAGGGGGGTCCATTTCACTTTGTACTATAATCCATCAGACAAAACATTGAACATTTTTTATAAATCCGTGAAAGACACCTCTGAAGAAATTGTTGTAATTGTAAATAAATCTACAATTGTTAACATAACAACAAAACCTTACCACTGGCACATAAGACCTTTGGGAATTTTTGATGATATCAATCACGTAAGAGTTGATAACTCACAAAAAGTTATTTATGAAAAAGCATTCGATAATCAATTTAGGGAAGTGTTCAAAATCAAATCATATATTACAAGTGCATAAAATAATCAATTTCACACCAACAGGTACTCAAACAACAAGGGATAATTCTCTTGCTCCACTATTACCGAACGAAATAATAGAGGAAATTCATAACGCACATGAAGTGGGTATATCGATTGTGCATTTACATGCTCGGGATGAAAATACATTAAAGAACACTTACAAGAAAGAAGTGTATCAAAAGATTATAGAAGGTGTAAAAAAACATTGTCCTGAATTATTGATTTGCGTCTCACTAACTGGAAGAAACTTTCCTGAATTAGAACAAAGAGCAGAAGTATTACAATTATATCCTGACATGGGTTCATTAACGATGTCATCATTAAACTTCCCATCAGGAGCATCTCTAAATCAACCTGAGATGATACTATCTTTGATAGAAGAGATGAACAAACACGGGGTTCAGCCTGAGATAGAATGTTTTGATACAGGGATGTTAAACTATACCAATTACCTTATTTCAAAGAACAGATTAAATCCACCATATCACATTAACGTTATATTGGGAAACATATATAACGGTCAGTGTGACTTCGGAACATTATCAACAATAAAATCTAATCTACCAACAAATTCATACGTTTGTTTAGGTGGGATAGGTTCACAACAACTAAAAAGCACAACTTATGGTCTGTTAGATTTCGATGGAATAAGAATCGGATTAGAAGATAACTTATATTTCAAAGATAAGGAAAAGACAACCAACATAGAGTTATTAAAACGAGCACATAGAATAATGAATGAATTAGATATGACTCATTACACATCATACGAATTAAGAAAAAAAGGATATGGGAACAAAATTATTAGTTATAGGTAAAGGAGATAATATTGTCACGATGATATTAGATAACTTATATTCAATTCATCAAATGCCAAAGATAACAATCTATAACAATTTAGATTTACCAATACTGAATACGTTTAATCACGACAGATTTAACATAGAAGTTTTGAATGAAGTTAACTTAGATGACTACACAGCATTTGTTCTCGGGGTATATCAACCTCAACATAAAATAAAAATAATACAAGAATTAAATCCTGACTTCAACAAGTTTATTAGTGTAATTCATAGTGGTTTAGATATTTCCCATACAAGCAAAATAGGATGTGGGGTATTAATCAATTCCAAAGTATCAATTGCAGCACAAACAAAGATAGGTAATTTTGTATCCATTAATAGACATGTTTCCATAGGTCATCATACAATCATAAGTGATTATTGTTCAATCAATCCTGGTACCAACATCGCAGGAAACGTGACCATAGGTAAAGGTACAACAATAGGGATGGGGACAAACATATTACATGAAGTAAAGATAGGAAAGAACACAATCATAGGTGCGGGTTCAGTCGTAACAAAAGACATTCCCGATAACGTAATTGCGTACGGTTCACCTTGTAAAATAATAAGAGAAAATTTATAAATGAATTAACTCCCATTTGTAATCTGTAGTAAGAACAACTGCTGTAAAGTTTTCAACCCAATCACCTGAGTTATAATAGTTAACTCCGTTAATTTCTTTCATCACAGGAATATGTATGTGCCCACATATCACACCATTACATCCTTTTCTTTTACCATACTGAACGGCATTATCTTCAAAGTTATTAATGAAGCTCAATGCTTTCTTAAAGTTTTCTTTAATCCTTTTTGATATGGAATAATAAGGAAGTTTTCTCCATTCTCTGTAACGGTTATAGATTGTATTCAATCTTAGAGCCAGGTCGTAGCCCACAGAGCCAATCTGAGTAAGTAGTTTGAACTTGGATGTGACATCAATTTGGTCACCGTGAAAAACAAGATATCTTCTATTGTGATAGACATCATTTTCAACCCATTCTTTAGTATCAATAATATATTCATCTGTAAATTGTATGTTACCAATTTCCATTCCGAAGAACTCACGGATATCATCATCATGGTTCCCGCGAATATAAACCACGGGAACATGACGAGAAATATCTAATATCTTGGTAATAACTTTTGTATGTTTATTTTTCCATTTGCTTCCTCTGCGAAGAGCATCAAAGTCGATAACGTCTCCATTTAATATTAAGATGTCGGTCCTCATAGAATCCAAGAAGTCCAATATCTTTTGTGGTTTGCAGTCCTTCATACCCAAATGAAGGTCAGACATTACAACGGCTTTATAATTCATTTTCTTTTTCTTTTAATAAGGGCATAAACTCCAATCACAATTAGAGCTGATAACATTCCTTTAATTATTAACATATAAAAGAATCCAATCCAATCTTCCATATTAGTTCCAATATTTGTGGTCGTTCTTAAAGAACTCAGGATTATCTCTATTGATATAAGAGAGGAAAGACATCTTCAACATATAGAACAAACCTTTCTTTTTGAAACGTCTATCTGTTGTGTATATCTTATGTGGGGATACATGAAATCTGAATGGATTAACCTTCAAGCTGATATGAAAGTCCTCGGCAAACTTATCTTCATTATTAAATCCTCCAAGACGATTAAATTCGAATATGTCAAAGAGCATGAAACCTCCGACAGCACATGGGGCTTTATATACGGTTAAGTCTCTAAAGAATTCGAAGATAGGGAATACAAATGAATAGATACCTCTGACTCTGAACTTAGTTGTTACCAAATAAAGATTATTGTTCTTAATAAGATTAAGAGTATCTTTTATGGTATTAATATTCACCAAGAAGATATCAGCATCCAAGAATAAAACATAAGGAGTATCACATAACTTGGCACCGTTATTTCTGGCAACGCTCGGAAGTCCACCATCAGTAAAAACAATATCTAAGTTTTTGTAATTACCCGTTTTAATAACTTCCACAGTATTATCGTCAGAACAATCACAAATTATAACTTTAGTGCCGTTTATATCGGTTTGTTTATTCAGATGACAAAGAGTGATATCGATAAGTTCACTCTCATTTTTTGTGGGGATTACAATAGTAAGAAAATCTTTAACCATATAGATAAATAGGATATACTTTGTCGGGGAATATTAAGTTATTATTAACTGACAGTAGAATTACATTCAGTTACCAATGGTACAAGAACATCTTCACAAGTTAAGTTTTTACCCATAACATATACGGGGAGACTTTCAAACCAATTATAATAAACATTTTCAGCAACATTTTCGTCACAACAAAATAGGTGAATCAATTGATTCACAACTGGTTTTTTGTTAATGTGAAATTTAGTATTAAACTTCAAACAAAAGCTAGTAGATTCATCCATATTATAAATAAGGGAACCAAACTTAGATTTATAAACATAAGCTTTAGGATAAATTGTTTTCAGATATAAATGCATAAGTTTTTCCACAATACAAAGGTATGAAAAAAGGGTGTGAGAATCAAAAAAATTAGCAGCGTTCTCTACCGTCAAAATAAAACTCGGTACACTCAACATAGTATAAATCCTTTAATGTATTATACATAGCATCATATTCTGCGTGGTCAAAACTTTCATCATCATAAAAATATGGATGAAGACCATCCATTAATACAGAGAAGAATTTCTTTTCAAACTTATAATAATCATCGATTCGACAAATATCATACTCCATAAGTTCAAAGGTTTCTTTCAATCCGTCTTTAACCAAATCAATTCTTCTCTTAATCCAAAAAAGAGATTTCTGACTAATGATTTTGTCGTATTGTTCTTCTGTGATGATTATCTTCATATGAATAAATACTTTTAGATTATCCAATTAATTCACTCAGTTCGGGACAAGAACAATCCACTACACTACGTTCCGTGGATGTCCCTCACTTCTTTCATTAATCGTATAATCCCATTCCTTCCAATGTATTATATTTCTTTCCATCGATACGAAACAAAACATTATAACCTTCATGAGGTAACAATCCAACCATAGGAACAATTCTCTGAGTTTTTTCAATGATTTCAGTACCTATATTAATATCTAAGTCACTATAGCAACCTTTTTTGACTATATATATGATTTCATAATATCGACTTTCACCTATATCACCAAACTTTGTATACTCCACGCGGTCAATAGCATCATAGTCAGGTACAACCATCTTATTAAGCACAATCTTAATCTTTTCACCAAAGTTTAATTCTTCATCCATATTACATTTCAATAGTCTTATAACTTTTATCACGGCACCATTCAAGAATATATGATTCAACATCTAAAGCATTAACACAGAAATAGTTCTGTATATTTTTTCTAATATCAGGAGTTATATGAGTCCTTACATCTTTGCCACTATAGAAATAAGTAAATTCCATAATGCTCTGATAACTTTCAGTGACAAACTTTTCAGTGCGTCTGTTATCAAGGTCAAAGACCTGATGATATATTACAATATCTTTATACTTCATATTAAGGAACTCCCATATCAATCTTCTCATAATCACAAAGGTATAACATAATATCGGATATGCAATCGTATATTTGCGGATAAATATGGATATCCATATGTCTCCGACATCCATGTCGGGAACATCCCCCACCAAATATATTCCCCACATATATGAAGAGACTTTAATATGTGATATAGTGTGTCAAGCTATAACTTTACAAAACATCCCTACGGGTCAAGCTATAAGTTTACTTATGACACATTACATATGTGGATGAGATGATATATAAGCATCGTGGATTCCCACGATAAAATGAAATATCATACATTTACACGATATATTATCACAGACTACAGGTCTCCACCACGAGTGGGGGACTGAGTTGTCACCTCGTTGGAGGTAATAAAACATATCGGTTCCCTCCTTGAAGGGGGGTTAAACCATGACTGAATAGTCATGAAACACTCACTACGTTCGTTTCCCCGCGTCTCACACTTATTACTCCTTTTTTTGCTAGGTTTTATATATAGTAAAAAACTGGTCCTGTAGACCCCTACAGAGGGGAAAAAGTGGTGTTTTTATATACGTGGGGACTATTTCGGTGGTAAAATGTGGGAAACAATAGTGGTAGAAAGTGGGGGAAAAGTGTGTCGAGGGATTATCCCCATCGTAACGGTCCCCTGACATTCTGACAAATCCAAATATTTTACCCCCAAAGTTATCCACATCCCCAACTTTTTTTCCACCCTGTCATATCGTCAGGACCATTCCCCACCTGTGGATAACTTTATTTTTATGTGTTCCGTAAGTATACTTATACACATGGACAAATTATCTTATGAGTTAACACAGTTAGACCCTGACAGAATCAGGGTCGTGGTCACGATGATGGGTGGGGAAGTGGAGTTAGGGACCTTATATTTCGAGAAGGCTAAGAGGTCCTTCTCAAGGAAACCCATAGGATTAGATGGATGGGCCTGTGTGGATGCAAAGGTGGAAGGACTATATGTCCATGGTGGGGAAGAGATTACTCCCAAGGATATTGTGGCTAAGTGTCAGGAGTTAATTAAAGCTTCGATTTAATGCTCCTCCAACAATTCTTATAGTATGTGTCCTCATTCAATCTTGCTTCGACTTCAAGAGGATTCTTATCATACCCCACCATCTTATTCATAAGAGCATATTCCTTCAGGTCCTGACATACGTGGGTATATTCATGGATGGTAGTTTTAATAAGGTCCCTAACTGTCGGACAGTTATGTATGTTAATACTCAACCAATGGTTCTTATCACAGTATTGTCCGAACACCTGATGGGTGGGGGAATGATATATCATGACAAGAAGTTCCCTACGTCTTTTAATGTGTGGAGCAGTAAAGAACTTCTCACACCACTTAATGGTCAAGTTCACCACCCTGTATGATAGGTCCATATTATATATCTTATCTGTCAGTCTCATAGGGTACAAAGATACGAAATAATCCCGAAAAAAAGATTTGGTAGTTACAGAAAAAAGACGTACCTTTGTATTACGCCCTCGTCTGTTTGGGGTGGGGACCAAATAGCCTACCTCTGATTTCTTCAGCTGACACATTGCCCCCGCCCGTTCTACACTCCCGCTTCGAACAATACAAAGGTATGTAGTATTTATGATATAACCAAAAGAAGTTATCCCCACATTCTAAACCAAATGTGGTTTTACCATTATGGCAGTATCGGACCCAATGACCCCACAGGAATTATATGACAACTATGAGTATAAGGTTACAGCTAAAGCGCTGAAACGTGAATACCCATGGATACTTGATGTCGGGGTGGAAGAGGATAGAATAAATGAATATAACCTTATCTTCATTGACGTTTACTTCGACCCCTACTTGATAGAGGATGAATATGGTTGGGGTCTTGCAAGTTGGCTTGTAAGTTCTATCGAACATGGTAGAGAATATAACTCCCCATATCTGTCCACAGGATTCAAATGTACATACGAAGACGCCAAAGAAGTAACAAACGAGATAGAAGATACAATCAAAGGTATTCATAAGTCCGCAGCAATGCCTTACGACCTTAAGCTACCTGGCACAAGAAGACTATCTATCGGTAGATGGATTGTCCCCGCTGGCTACAAGGACACTCACACCATACCTGAATAACCTACAAAGATACAACATAGCTTTCACACAACCAAATAAACTTATCCCCATCCCATATGGGGATAACTTTTTATGAGACAACATGTCAGGAGGGGGTGTTTGTTATCCACACCGACAACGGGAGGGGTGGGGACTAAATGTGGATAACTACCTCCCCCATATACCCCCCTTGGCATGGGGTAGGCACCCCCCCTCCCCCCGTATCCCCCCTTACTATACTGTCAGAATGTCATTTGGGGGGGATAATACCTTGAGTTACGCAAAAAAAATTTTTGGGAAAAAAATGACCTTTTCGATATATTTATTATAAAATATTTTTTATGAGTAAAATAATAAGATTAACAGAAAACGATTTGGTTCGTTTGGTGAATAGAGTAATTAAAGAGCAAGAAGATTTCGATTATTGGAATAAATTAATCGTACCTCAATTAACTAAAGAGGGATTCAAATTGGTTGATGAGTCCAAAGCAACAACATGGAAAAAATGTCCATATGCTTGTTGTAAGTATATGTATTTCAACAACCACAGTACAGGTATTAACGTATTTTTAAATTGTGGAGATGACCCATCAAGAAATCCATGGACTCTAGAAGTTTTTTATCAAGGTAATAAAGGTGTGAAATCTTTTAATGTTTCACCTAATTCACAAAAAGCATCTCAAAACGCAATTGCATATGCACTTCAATTAAAAAATAAATTATACCCAAACAAAGCAACTGGAGGAGCTCCTAACCAAACACAATATGGTGGGGGTGCAACAGGTGCAACTAGTCAATTCTAATTTTGTTCTATATTATAACACTAACCCTCTTCAATTACGAAGGGGGTTTTTTAATTAAAAAATTTCTGGAAAAATTTTGTATTTATTGATATGAATGAAATGATGATTAAACTATTAAAGAAAGAATTTGGAAAACATTTTTGGAACCAAATTAAAATGATTAATTCTTATAAGGAATTACCAAAGGAGTTTAGAAATCCACAGGTATTTGGTCCAGGGTTTTGGGACCACTATTCAAAGTTGGGACAATTCTTTTATGTTTCCGTACCTCCAAAGAAATATTTGATATTATTACCGAGTGGTGTTAAGAATCCACTTGGAGAAGATGAACCATTAAGAGTATCTGATGAAATTGGTCGTGTAATAAATCCATTTGAAGTTGAAGGTCAATTAAGAATTGCTTATATGGGACTTAAGTTGGAAGACTTATTAAATTATTATAAAAACCATAGAGTTAGTAAGTTCAAGAAGATTGATGAATCTGATATCAACAGATTGGTTAAAAAGATTATTAAAGGATTTTAGTTATATTTATATTAAACAAATTTTATGAAGCACATATTGAATAACTTAACGGAAGAAGAAAAAAATGCAATCCGTGAACAACACTCAGGAGGAATGAAAGTAATGACTGAGAATTTTTCTAAATTAATTAACTCTAAACTTGGGGATTCTAAACCATTGGTTAATGAACAAAGTTCGTTAGGCGCTGTTGGAAATGGCCTTGAAATAAATGGTCAATTAGGAAATGTCATTCTTCAAACATTACCAACAACTTCATTGTTTAACATGATTAAATCGGCGGCAAGCGGAGATGCTAAATCTTTTAATCAAGTTCTTGACCAAGAGAAATCAAGATTGGGTCAACATTATCAAACATTGAAAAATGCTGTAACAGGGGGAGATATTTCAAAAACCCTTTCTAACATTGCAACAAGTCTTACGGGAATTGCAGCACCATTCATCAAACAAATGCAATCAGGAATGGGAAACAAACCTCAATCATCAGGTGGTTCATGGGGTGATGTGGCAAAAGGAGCATTACTTGGAGTTGCTGGACTTAATGAACAACAATTACCTTATCAACCAAGTTTAAAATCAGTTATTGATGAACCAATCGCAAATGCATTACCATCAATCAAGAACAAAATGAATTCTGCAATTGCTAAACCAATTGCAAATGCAATGCCAGCAATTAAAGCGTGTATTGCAAAAGGTGGTTACCCTAAAATTTCTGAATTTATGAAAAGAGAAGAAACTAAACAATTGGATAATATTGTTGTGGATTTACTTGTAACCTTTGGAATTAAAAAAGACCCTGCAGCTGCAGAAGAATTACGTAGATTGGTTGAGTGTTTGAATCAATCGGGTATGAAAATGTAACCCCACATATTAAATGATATTAAGAACCCCACTCCTCAGGTGGGGTTTTTTATTAACAATAAATTTACATTATGGGTCATGTCCAAAAACTATTTATTAGTGTTAAAACATAAATAAAACAAAACCCATTTTAACATGTTAAATTTAGATGATGAACAAGTATTACCAGCTGATGAGGAATTGGCTGAAGAAACAGTTGACACAACTGACGAAGAAACAACTGAGGAAGAAACAGAAGAAACAACTTCTGATGATGAAACTGAAGAGGATGAAGTGGAGAACTCATCAGCTTTAGAAATCTCTATGTTAAAAGAAAAAATCTATGATTTAGAAGAGAGAGTTTCTGATTTAGAGGATGATGTTTATTCAGATGATGAGGACGAAGATGAAGAGGAGTCAGAAGAAGATTCTGAATAGTCTTAAAATTTGTGCATGAAAATTTTAACCCCATCTTTTAGGTGGGGTTTTTTTTATGTCTTCAATATTGGGACCAATTTGTATCCAAGGGTATCTAACAATGATACAATTGTGGAGTATGAAGGATTACCTGTTTCATTCTCAATCATGGTGAGGGTTCTATTAGTTATACCTACCATTTCTGATAAGTCAATTTGATTTATGTTTAATTGTTTTCTTCTTTTTTTTATGAATAAAGAAATGTTAGAAAACTCTTGTAAATTATTTTTAGCGGTCTCTAATTCTTTATTAAGTTTTTCTTGTTCGATTAAAATGTCTTGTTTCAATTTATGAATTGCTTTACCATCATACTTTATGTGGTTCATTAATTTACATCCTTTATCATCATAAAATTGTATCCAAAATTGTTCTTTAATTGTGAGATTATTTTCATCACATTCTTCAAGGACATCAATTAGTGGGGACAGTCCTTCTTCTCTCAATTCACTCACCCAAAGATTAACTGAATTATTATGTGAAAAGGTTAAGTGAGCCTTTGCTCTTTCATATCCTGAACTACTTTTACCGATATATTTGTAGTCATCTGTTTTTGGACATCTCAATCCATATATTAAAAAATTACTCATACTAATAAATATACTTAATATTAGAAACATATTTCCAATTGTAAATTATTATTATATGTTTACAACCTAAAAAATAACAAGTCATTATTTAATTTTAATAATTTAGAAATATATTTCCAATTTAAGTGCATCACCTCTTGAGTTAAGAACAATAGGTAACTTATTTAAGAACATGACCCCCCACTTTTATTATACTCACCCAACGAGAAAAAAAATTTTTGGAAAATTTTGTGGAATATACTATGTTTGTAAAAATTATATTATGGAAATTGTTAAATGGATTGTAATTGGATTATACTATGTGTTGGTATTTTCAACTATAAGTGGATTTATTAACCTATTCAAAAAAAGATAATATGGACTACTCAATGATTATCTTTTTCGGGATGGTGGTTGTTATATTTGTATGGACCATTGTGGATGAAAAAATGGATAAAAGAAAATAGTATATGGACTTCAATAAATTTTTCACATTTCAAAGATGTTATCTTGATGTATTATCCAATAGGTCAGATAAGTTGGGGACCGTGACACTTGTTGCAACGAAGAAGAATATCTTTTATAAGGAGGGGGAGAGAGTGAATATTGGATTATACGATAATTATAAACATGGTAGAATGTGTGAGTATGCATCTGTTCACGACTTTTTGGATTACTTTGCAGTAGGTCCCGAATTTTTGGATTTTATATTTGATATGTGGGAGAAGAATAAACCAACTGAATGCGTATATGAAAGAGAATAGTTATAACGAACGTTTATATTTTGTTAACCCGAATGGTTCTTTATGGTTTGAGTTGACGGATGCTGTAAAAAAATTGCAGATGTATAATCTCAGACTTAAATTGGGTGGGGACCGAGCAATACATGAATTAATTAAAAATGAAACAAGAAGAAGTAAAACAGTGGAACAAGTATCTTGATGCCAAAAATCAAATAAGGAGACGCAAGTTTGTTCTTTCAGCAGGAATGTATGGTATTCCTTCCATGAAAAATCGTGGTAACTACTTGGATTTATATGATGTTGAATTAAGATATAAGTTTGGTGGAAATAAAGCTATTCACAAATACGTTAAATATGATTATAGATAAGTACCCCCACATTAAAGAGTTATTTCGTTTGGGTAATTCTGAAACTGCTGAAGGTCGTTTGTATACAGAACAAAATCAATATGTGATAAATAAAGAATATGATAGACTTATTGATGAAAATAGGTTTAGAAAACAATTGGGTGGAAGTGAATTTATTCATAAAATAATTAATAGTGACAATAGCAACAATATCAAATAAAGATAGATTCCCCCACTATAAAGAATTGATGAGACTTGGTGGAACTACTGATGAAGCTAGATGGTATAATCAGGTGTATAGTGACCTGTTGAATAAAGAATATGAATTCCTCGTGGAAACCGTAACAATTAGACAAACATTTGGTGGTAATAAAATAATTCATAATGACAATAGCAAACAAAGATAGGTTCCCGCACCATTATAATTTAATGAAGTTGGGTGAAACTATAGAAGCGGAAAAGTATTATAATGACAACTATTCGGAATTTATCATAGAATCTGATTTCATTATGGAAAATACTTTGGAAAGATTTAGAATCGGTGGTAATAAAAAAATACATAATGAATATAGTAACAGAAGATAGATTTCCACACGTTGAGAAGTTGAAAAGTTTAGGTGGTGTTGCTACAGAGGAAGGTGATTTGTATGCAAAAAAATATTGGCAAGAAATCGAGGATGAATATGATAAAATAATGAAACTTTTTCAGCTTAGATATAAATTTGGAGGAAATGAAAAAATTCATGGAAAAGTTGATACTACAGTTCATAACGGATAGGTTCGGTGATTATAAAACTGCACTTCAGAATAACCACCTTATTCTATATCATGATAATTTTTATGTTGTCGGCGCATTAATTTATGCCCGCAAACAATTTAACTATATGCAACATATTCAGGTTGCAATTATGGATATGTTTTCTCTTAGTGTGGAAGAAGTTGATTGGTATATGAAGAGATGGGTTGCTCACACACTTAATGAAGATGTTCTTGAAACTGATGGTGTATATGGGCATCAGTAAGAATTAATTCTGCTTTTAACCAGATATTCGCCGACGAAAACGACTTCGTCGATATTTTCCCCCGTTTTTGACCGACGGTCCCCGACCACCTTCGGTGGTTCGGATTGGTTCATATAATCACCCCCTCATTATGACCATCTCAGATTAACCCGACCCCGAAAAAAATTCAGTATAAATACTGATGGATATATCATATCTTTGTATTAGTTTTGTAATATAAAATAAATAATATGAAACCTAAAACATTTGAAGAACTATTTGCAGGTACAGGAATAGAACCAACTAAAGACGAAAACGGTGGTGTACATTACAATTTTAATGCTACATTAAAAACAAATAATATGAACAATCAATTTATCCCATATGAACAAGCATTAGAACTTAAAGAATTAGGTTTTGATGAGCAATGCTTTGGGTATTATGTAGGTAATGAACTAATCACATCAATAAATGATATTTTTAATACAACTGAGATATTAATTATATCAGCACCACTCTACCAACAAGCATTTAAGTTTTTGAGAGAGATGATTATAACTCGCATTAGTGATGAATCAAGTTATTTGGAAGGACAATTTACGTTATTGCCATTGATATATTTTAATGGATATGAAATTCATGTGACACCTGAATCAACATCCTTTACATCTAATATCAATCATAATCTCATACCAATCTACGAATTTCCATCCAAGAGAAAAATCTATAAAGAAACCACTTTGAATTATGATGATGCACAACTTGCGTGTCTTAAAAGAATGATTCAAATTGTTAAAAACAAATAACCTATGAATTTACATCAAGAGTCGCTTGTTTGGATATACTTTTGGAGTGGAGTTACATTAATGTTTTTACTATTTTTTATGGTGTCTGAAATTAAAATAAGAAAATCAAAAAACAAATAATATGAAAGCATATCATTTAACAATTTTAAGAGAGGGAAAGCACGAAACTATTTTTGGTGAAATGACATCAATAGAAAATTTTATACTCATAGAGAAAGAGTTAGGAAGAGACACTCACGTGTTATATTCAAGAGAATTAACAGATTATGATTGGAAATTATTCAAAAGGACAAAAGAAAATAAAGGTATGTATTAGATAAAACAAATAATATGAAAACAATAGATTTAATTAAATCAATTTTAAGACTTGTTTCAAAACAAGAACATAGTGTAGATTATGCAACAAAACATCTAAAAGAAATTTTACAAGTTGAAAGATTTACATATTTTTTGCGTGGATTCGTTATTGGGGGAGTCGTTGCACTATTAATCATCAATTTTTTAATCAAATAATATGGGAGAAAGAATAATAACATTCAGTTGTAGTGAATCAATTCACATATACACATCACAAAGCTCGGTTAGACCTGCATGGCCTTACAAATCACACAAATCAATTGAAGACGCTAAAAAACATCTTACAGAACTTCGTGGAATTAAAGAACCAAAAATAATACATAACTAATATGAAACTAAAAGAATTTATTGAAAACTTCAGTCATAATAATGTCGTTAGACTATTACACAAAGAAAAAGGTGGACATAGATGTGTATTGGGTGATTGGAATGATGTGTCGATGGACCACGAAATATTAAAAGGTAAAGGTAAGAATCGTCACTACATTAACAATGAGGTATTGGGTCTTGCGGGGATATACTTTCAGTCATATAGTTGTAATTATCCTGAAGCAATTAACATTGTTATTGAAGAGTTGGAAGACCAACCAATGATTGATGAAGTAGTTGAAGAAAATATTCAATCCTATGATGCGGCTGAATAAAACAAATGGGTCTGACAATATATTTATTATAAAGAAATTTTATGAATAGAAGTATGAGTAAGATTAGACACATGCAAGAGGCTAATCTTAAATTGGAAAAAAGATTATTAAAAGAAGACGATGTTGCGGCAACTTCTGCTGCAAATGTTAATTCTGCGGTAAAGGGATTAACTCCACAAGAAAAACAAGAGGTAACAAAGTTCTTAAAAGGGTTAGTAATGAATAACGGACGCCGCGGGTTTCCTTGGTTGTTAAATTCAAAAAGTCAATATGCAACCTCAACTTATAGTCCATTGGTTTTAACCAAAAGTGATGTTAACACGGATAATATAATGTTTCCTAGTAGAATGGAATTTGAATATGGTAAACCATTAGTGTATTCTTTATATCCTAATAGTACTGCCAATATAAATCCTATTACAGTACAAAATTATACCCCAACTTTTGCCATGAGAAAACTTTATAAAGGTATTTTTGTTGAGATAGTTGGAAACGGATATCAACCAACAACAGAAACAATTCTTTTAAGTGGGAACGTTGATTCAATCCTTGCTAAACTATATGAACTTTCAGAGTTTGCAAAACGTAAAAATAATTAAATAAAACATAATTCTATATTAAGACCCACCCTTTATGGTGGGTTTTTTATTTATATCAAACAAATGGGTCGGTATATTTATTGTTAATGAAAATTATTGTCACAGAATCACAATTTAATAGAGTCTTATCTGAACAAGTTAAGGGAGTCAAACCTGCCGCAACTCTTACACCATCAGCACCATCAAATTTTCTTCAGCCAACAACAAATGTTAAATCAGGAACAATTGACCCAACAAACGGCAAAGGGGTACCATTTGATGTACATACACTTATGGGATTTCTCGCCATCGGTACGGCCTTTATTCCTGCTGTAGGTCCATTTATTTCTGCGGGTATTGGATTGGCTGATTCAGCAATTTATTACAATGAAGGAGATACAAAAGCTGCGGGTATAACCGCAGCCTTTTCTTTGTTACCTTTCATTGGTGAGATTCCTGGTGTAAAACAATTAGGTTCAAAGGCAATGGCAGCATTGGGAAGCAAAATTGCTAAAGGTGTGAAAATTTTCTCTCCTGCGGAAGCAACTGCTTTGAATGCTATTAAAGAAAATGAGGTCTTAGTCAAACAAGGTTTAGAAAGTGCGTCAACAAAACTTACTCCCATTGTTAATAGTGTCGAATCATTAAAACCAAATTTTATTTCAAAATTTGGACAACAAAAATATAATGAATTACTCCAACAATTTCTTTCAAATAAAATAACCAAAGAAGGATTTTTAAATAATTTGAAGTCCGCGTCAGGCAATACATATAAGTTGGCCAGAATGGCAGTTCAAGGAGGAATTAAATTTGCAGAATCAGAATTAAATCAAATTTCACAATTGGTCCCAATAATTAAACAAGGGGAACAACGTTTTTTAAAATTGGATTTGATTGTTAATGGTACTACAAAAGAAGTTGATGTGATTGTTAAAAGTTTTCCTGGCGAAACTTTTGCTGGTGAAGCTGTTGGTAGAAATAAAATTTATATGAACTTGGACGCATTGGCAGGTAAGAGTGAAGAAGAAATAAGACAAGTTTTAAATCATGAAGCAACTCACATCAAGGACCCATCTTTGGTTAGTCCAAAATTGAATAATTCTTATGAAGCCATTCAAAACGCTAAACAAACTGAATTATCTAACTATAAATCAGCATATGCTAAAGCGTCTGAAACAGGTCAAGGTATTGATAACGCAATAAATGCTGGTGAAAAGTATAAAGATTTATATCAACAATATCTTTATCATCCACAAGAAATAGTTGCAAATAATCAGATGATTTTAAATAATATGACAAGCGAAATTAATGGTTTAGTTCAAAAAGTCGGAGCTAAAGGTGCTAAACAAGAATTGGATAATTTAATTGGATATGCCTCAGGTAAAAATTCATTATCAAAAGAAAGTCTTGAATTATTGGGAAACAAAGGTTCCCAACATCTAAATGGACTTTATCAGTATAATAAAAAATATTATCAAGAATTTTTAAAGAAAATTGCAAAACAATCAGAGTATTTGAAATCACAACTTAATTTGTTAGAACAATAGTAAATATTGACCCACCTTTATGGTGGGTTTTTTATTTCCGTATGTATTTATAATAAAACATTTATTATGCCAAAGATAGTTAGACTTACAGAATCCGATTTGATGAAATTGGTTAAACGTGTTCTTAAAGAATCTGAAAATGAAATGGACGAAGCATCAAGTCCTGCACAACAAGCAGCAATTGCCATCAACATGAAGAAAAAAGGTATAAAGCCTAAAAATGAAACTTTATATGAAGATGAGTATGGTTCAGTTGAAGAAACAGAATTTGAAGAAGGTTCCATAAATGAGGCTGAATATCAAGGACGTAAAGTTCAACTTGGAAAGATTATGCAAGGTGATGTGAAGAAGTCCAAGGTATATGTTAAAAATGATAAGGGTAAGGTTGTTAAGGTTAACTTTGGGTTTGGTGGAAAATCTGCTCACGGTAAAAGAATGACAATTAAAAAGAATAATCCCGAACGTAGAAGAAACTTTAGAGCGAGAATGAATTGTGATAATCCTGGACCAAGATGGAAGCCACGTTATTGGGCATGTAGAACTTGGTAAAGTAGTCTCATTATGAAATATATTATCACAGAACAACAAAAAAGAACAATTATGAATAAAAGTGATTGGAAAGAAAGTGGTAATAAACTTATTAAAACATTCTATTTCAAAGACTATAAAGAGGTTATGCCATTTGTTAATTCGGTAATGAAAATTGCAGATAAACAAAATCACCATCCTGATATGACCGTTCATTATGATAATGTAAAATTATCCATTACTGACCATGAAGAAGGAGGTGTATCCGAAAAATGTCACAAGTTTACAAAAGCAGTAGATAAAATATAATCCCACCCTTAAGGTGGGTTTTTTATATCAAAATATTTTTGTATCTTTGTGTTATGCAAAAAATTGTCAATGAGCTTATAACTTCTTCAATTAAAGGAGTAGATGTTTATCGGTGGAAAAATGCCACATGGTTAATCTTTACAAATCAAACAAGATGGGTTGTTGAGTTGACCGATGAGGGGACCTTATGGTATAACTATAAGTTCTTCAACGATATATTCAAATATGTTTCAATAACTGTTGGAACCGAAATGGATGGGTATATTATACAGTGGGCTAATGATTTCTTCTATAAGGACTGCGCTCATCGTACGATTGCATATCCTCGTGATAAAGGTAGAAACGAAACCCCGAATGTTCTCGAAAATGGAATAAAGAATGTTAGTAGTACACGAGCATTGGGTAAGGATTATATTGATAAGGTTGTTGATGAGGGAATAAAAAAGATTGGACAACACGGTAAAAATCATGGTGATGAATTCGAATGGCATACTCGAGCTGTGATTGGTAACGGTGTTAAGGGAGTTGAAGGATTGAATAGTAATGCTGAATTTAATGTTCGTAATGTGATGAATTATGGTCTTAAAGAAGTATATGATTCAAGTTCAACTCATAGGCAGATGAGAGCACAGAATTTAATACCAAGAATCGTTAAGGATGTTAAACCTCACCGTGTGGTTGTTCCTGCTCAGGGAATGGATAGATTTTATTATGACCCAGGCTGTAGTGCAAACACTACGGACATATGGATGGTTATTGAAGAAGGTATAAAGAATATCTATCCTGACCAAAATTCGGGAGAGTATGATTGGTCTGATGAGTTTGAAGCTGGCAAGGTTATTGAAGGTGGAGTAAAATTATAGTGTATGAAAGATTTAATATTTGAGGTTGATGATTATTTTGGTGAATCCTACATGAAAAAATATGAAGTTGATATGGGTAACCTTAAGGACCGAATTATGGGAATACGTACTAAAGTGTGGGGTCCATGGAAAGATTTAACAACTGAAGCATTTGATTATTATATTATGTTTATACCCGATTTAATGATTAAACGGCACAATGCTATTCATAAAATAAATGAAAACAATGTACGATAAATTTTTCGATTATTGGACGGTTAAGATTGATTGTCCACCTGTTGTTTTTATAGGTAAGAATTATATTGGGTCTATACTTTTTTATCCATCAAAAAGAAATTTATTTATCGAAAATAATAGTTATGTTCGCATATATGATAATGGTGAACTTTCTTGTGATGTAGATATTGCTAAGTTAATGGCATATACTGATGCTCATAATGAGTTTATGGATTTTTGCCTTAACATATGGAAAAATAAAACAAATAAAAAACTATATCCTAATTGTATTGTGATAGCAAATGGAGATTATAATCGGTATAATACATTAATACCTTATAGAGATGGAAGAATAACAAATTATCTTGTAGAATAATGGATGCAGTAAAAATATTAGAAGAAAGGATTAAACATGAAATTGATATGGAATTACTCAGAGAAATCCAAGAAAAAGTACGTGTTGACCTTACGAAAGAAATAGAATTGGCTGAAAAAAAATTTAATGATAAAATGGACCGTTGTATTGAGGGTATAACTAATAAAAGTGCTCATGGAACAAATAATTTATAATTTTTTGGAGGAGGTAGTTGGCCCTGGTGTTAAATTAAAATGTCAACACGATTACTATGCCGTTTATTCAAACAATAACACTCATATTTTTTCGTTCAGAACAAAAGATGATTGGGAATTCATAAAACTATATAGATACCCACCACTTTGTCGTACCATTAGTGGTTTGTTTTCAGTTAGTGAAGATGATGCGGCAAAATTTATTAAAACTTGGTTTGGGGACAAATATAAAATGAAAAAGGTAAGAGACTTAAGAAAGTTTGTTCATTATATATAGTTTTTTTCATTTTTATTTTTGTGGATATTTATTTGTATGTCAATAATTATTATTAAATCGGGAACAACTGCAATTGCGGGAGCAACAGTTAAAGGAAGTTTTAGTTACTTCTCAGGTTCAACTAAAGACTTAGGACCAACCAGTAGTACTGGATTCTACAGTGGTATCGATTCACCAATTGGTGGGTTTACCGTTTATCAAATTGGTGGTTCAACTGGATGGACTGCAAGAGTTGCAACAGATACCACAGGTTTAAATTCTATATTACTTGGCGCAGGAGGAACAGGAGTCACTGTTGACCAAAATATTACATGGGCTAATAACTCGAATAATGTTTTTATAACTACGGGAACAACACAATTTAGTAATTTATTTACTCCTGCAGGTGCTACAGGAGTCAACGGACCAACTTTAACTCAATGTCAGACCGCATACGCGGGACAATCTTTCTTATCGGGTAATTTTTCGGTTTCATCTGGTAAACAAATTTTGACAATTACGAAAGCAGGGTCGTATACTGTAAGAGCAATCGGAGGTGGTGGCGCGGATTCGTATCCTCCAGGAGTAACAGGTGGTTTGGCCGCCTCAATGCAAGGTACTTTTACATTTAATGTTGGAGATACTATTACCATGGTCGTTGGACAAAAAGGAATATCGGCCAACAATGCATGTATTGCTCAAAATGGAGGAGGTGGTGGTGGCTCATTTGTCTTACAAAACGGAACATTAATTTTAGCCGCTGGCGGTGGAGGAGGGGCTTCAAAGAATGGTGATACTAACATTGGAAACGGGTATAATGCCTCTACAGGTACCACAGGTGTGTCAGGACAATATGCTGGCGGTTCAGGTGGTGGAGGTGGAACCACTACAGCATCAATACTTGCAGGAAATGGTGGTGGAGGATACACGGGAAATGGTGCAAGTTCAGGATTTGGTGGTGGTGGTCTTTCATATACAAATAATGCTACGGGCGGTCTTGGTTACAGTGTTTGTGGTGGAGATGGTGGATTCGGTGGTGGTGCAGGTCAAGCTTATGATGGTGGTGGAGGAGGTGGAGGATATAGTGGAGGTGGTGCAGGTGGTAATGGCGCTGGCGCAGGAGGAGGTGGTTCTTATAATACAGGAACAAATCAGGTAAATTTGATAGTATCGTCAAATTCAGACGGTAGTATTTTAATACAACTATAAAAAAATTATTTTATTGATAAAATTTTTTGAAAAAAAAGATGTAATTTATGATTGCTTAAAATTATGAAAATCATTATAACAGAATCTCAGTACGAAAAAATGAAGAAGATGGTCTTTAATTATCTTGATTCTTATGATTGGGAGGTTTCCGATGAAGGATACGAATATGAAGATATGACAAGATTATATGTTCGAGGAAAAAATGAACATCCATCTGATGCCATGTTTGAAGCCTATAATTTTGATGACGATGAGGAAGATGAAACTGAAGAAGGTAGAATGCTTTTAGTAAGGCCAATAATGTGGGATACGGTCTCAAGACTTTTTGGTTTTAATTTTAATCACATTGGTACATTATTTTTAGAATGGTATAATAACTTTACAGGTGAAAATTGTACAACAGTAGACAGAATGTAACTATGAAATATATTATTAAAGAAAGTAAGATAGATATGTTAATGGCGGATTATATAAATTCGTGGATTGACGCTAAGGAAATTATTGAATTCGATAGATTTATTGTCCTTGAAAATCGTAACGGAGAAGCGAACAATGAAGTTGAAATGGAATATGACGGTGAGGATGGTAGATTGTGGTTTCTAAAAGAGTTTAGAAAAACTTTAATGGATTTATTTGGTAAAAGCTATATTGAGACAAGTGTATTTGTTGGAAAGTTTTTTGAATATAAATTTGGTGTTGAAGTGAAAAAAGTAGATTGATGAAAATAAAATCTGATTTATCAAAATATAAAAAACTTGAACCATACATAATAGATGTGATTAAAGGTCAGAATATATCAAAAGTTTCAAGACTAATATTAGGTGAAGCTCATGGAGAATTAACTATTGTTATATTAACCGAAAATTATTTGAGGTCAGAATATGAAACTAAAATACGTGAGAAGATTAAAAGTGACATAATGAACTATATGGGAATTGATATTTTTATTGTATTTATCGATAAAGACCCAGCAGTATAATAAAATGAAGTATCTAATAACAGAAAATAGATTGGTGGATTTCGTTGACAAATATCTTAAAGATACTGTCGGAGAACTTAAAAAAGTTGATTTAGACCACATCAATGCTACAGAAGGAGATTTTGAGATTGTTGATAAAGATATGAAAACAATGTTTCGTTATATGGATTATCATTTGGGTGTTGAGGAACATTTGTTTCATCATATGATGAACTTATTTGGTTTAGATAAAAGAGAAACGGAAAAACTATTGGAAAAGTGGTTTGATAAACATTACCCCGATGATATGGTAATTTCTGCATTTCAAATAATTGAATAATATGGACCAAGACAAAGTAGAATCAACGTTAGAAAAGTTATTACCAAACATATTACCTGACCCAATAAAACATGTTGCCTTTGACGTACGTCACACGGCACCAGGTGAATTTACATTACATGCCGTGTTTTATGTCCCTGAAGAGTGGTGGAGTAGTATGGATGACATTAATAGAGCCGCCTTTAGTCATCAAGTTAAAATGAAATTGAGGTCCAAAATTAAAGATTATACAGGGATAAATGTTGTATTCGATAAAACCAATACTCGTGTGTTGGGTGACAGTAATTGGAATAATTAAATGAAATACATTATAACAGAGCAACAAAATAATAAATTGATAGATACAATCTTGAAATATTTTGATGGTCATCTTGTACCAGGAGGAGGATGGGAAGATAAAAAAAGTTATCATGATGAAATGGATACAAGCTATGAGATGTTTTTTTTCTTTGACCCAGATTTTGAAGGTAATGGTGATGAACCACATATGTTTTATACATTATGTGACAACCCAAATGAGGACCCCCTACCTGAACATAAATGTCCTATGATTACAATTGATAGTAAAAAATATGATGCCCTTGATGGATACTTTGGTCCAAGATGGCAAGAATTATTCAAAAGATGGTTTACAAAACATACGGGATTACCTGTGAAACACGTAGAACGTCAAAGTTGGTAATATTTATCAATTAAAATAATATGGGAACAAGAGCTAAAAAACCAAGGGCAATGAGAAGCCAAAAATCAGGTGTTAAAACTGCCGAATTGATTAAAAAGAATCACGAAGTATTAAAGAAATTAAAATCCTAACCACAAATCCCTCACTACGAGGGATTTTTAATTTAAAAGGTATTTATATAAGATGAAAAAAACATTAACCCTTACGGAATCTGAACTTATCAAAGTTATCAATCGGATTGTTGAATCTTTCAATGATGAAATTTATGATGATGAAGATTTTGTTGAGGTATTCTTACATTATTTTAGACCATGGGTTAAAAAGAATCATGGTGATGAAATAGGAGAATACCCATTATCTTATTTAGTAAAAAAATATATTTCAGATTTTTGTAATGATAATGGAATGAGAGCTGAAGACGTTATGGTTACATGGAGAAATAGTCTAACAAATGCATCGAATATAGGAAGAAAACTGGTGGAATTAGGAAAACACAAATTACCATCACTTCGTTCACAAGAAAAATTTACAGAGAGATATAAAAAACCATTAGAGTTTTTTATTGAACAATTGGATTTACCTGAATTTATGAAAATTGTTATCACCGAAGATTCACCATTCAAAGTTTATGCTAAACTAGAAGTTGATTGGGAAAGATTTATCAAATCCGAAGATAATAGAAAATACAAGATGAATGAAATTTCCAAAGACTTAACTGACAAAATAAAAGGTTTTTTAGGGGTTGAACTTGGAAACCCAACTCATGGACAACTTATTTTTAGTTTTCATAGTGTAGAATATATTGGACTTGATGAATGGGTCAAAAATGATTTGAATAAAGTAATTAAGAAAAAAATAAAAGAGCTTCCTGATGCTAAAAGAGTAATACATGCAATTAAATTTACTCCTGGAACTCAAAATTTAGGTGGATTTATAGAATTTTCATATAAAGATGATTCTTATAGTGCTAGAAGACCATTAAAAGAAAATATTAAAGAGTTATTAAAAGGAATGGGTTATAATCTTAATTATTTAAGAGTAGAATCATAAAATCAACCCCACTCTCAAGGTGGGGTTTTTTATTTCCAAAACTTTTACTACTTTTGCGTAGTATGAATTTATTAAATTTTTTAAGTAGATTGACTGGTAGACCACCATTATTACCTAACGGGTATCCTGATATGGCTAGAAATCATGGGTATATTGATAATGATGGTGAAAGAATTGAGGATATTACCCGAAGAATTAATGGAGGGGGTTTTTATATTCCCGAACCACCTCCACCACCAATACCTCAAACACCTAAGGAGCTGCCAGCGCCACCAATGGTTGCTGAGATTGTATACAAGATTAAAAAAGAAAAAACAAGAAATGTACCAACAGGTACGTCATCATTATCTGAATACCATTATGATAGATGGTGTGGTACAACTATAACTGATGTCACATCAACCCTTACTGCACCAAAAGACCCTTTGGTTTTGGACCACCTACCACTCAAACATTTTTTAATGAAAAAGTATGTTTGGATATTGGATATCACTGAAGTAAGAATTAAACCTCACTTGGGTAGCGGTGGTACTAGTGGTAGTAATTTGTACGGTTCGTCGATTATATATGGACCTTTGGAGATTCACATAACGGTTTCACCAACACATCATTCTGAATTAATGAGTCCTAACATTGAAAGAAAAGTTAGAGAAAAACTTTATGAGGATATGATGCCCTTAATTACTTGTATGTTCGAAAATAACCATAGGGATACACCATTAATTATTTTTTCACCTTCTTATTCCGAAACAATATTAGAATATGTCAAGTAGTAGAAATTGGTCACACAATTCATTTGAAAGGGCTATGGAACATTTTGTTCCGATGCTCAAAGCAAGTTGGATGACGCACCTAAAAATTGAACCTATAAATTATAGTGAATGGTCAGATACCCTTTATATTGTGGTAGAATTTGATATAACGCCTGAAGCAGAAAATGATATACTTTCAGCTAATTTACATACTAGAGAACGTTTTACTGAACGAATCAGTATGTACATACGAAATTACTTTGAAAATTTTCTAAACACAAAAGTTGGAATTAAAGAATTTAGAAGACCAGCCGTCTTTGTTAAATAAAGGTATTTATCTTTAATGAAATATATCTTAACTGAAGACCAATACGAAAGATTGTTAAATGCGTCTCGTAAAAGACATGCCAAAGACCCTGAACGTAATGTTAAAGGTGGAATCTTTAATTTTAATGGACGTCTTGTTAAGTATAGTGTTGTGAATCGTAAGGAAGAGTTTATTTATGTTAATTACGAATACGATGAACAAAGAAAAATGGCTTATGTGATGAGAGATGAAGATTTTATTCAATTAAATAAAGAAGAACAAGAAAAACGAATAGAATACAGCATTAAGAGACAAATTGAAAAAACAAAACACAAGTTTCTCGATGAATCCGACGCACCTCTTTGGTTCAGAAGAAGAGCAAACAAAGAAAATATGAGGAAATTTATTACAGACGGTGAGATTAATTATCCCACATTATGTGATGATTTTGGTGATGAGTTTGATTATGCCGATAATGTTATAGAGTATGCGGTTAGTAATTTTTTAACTATTGATGAGGATTTGTTTGAGAGTGAAGATTATGATGATATTCATGATAGTTTAGTTGAAATGTGTAAAGATTGGTTTGGTGAATATCTTTTTGATATTTATAGAATCACATGTTCGGAGGAAAACGGATTTTAATATGAAAATAATATTACAAGAACAACAATTAGAGAATTTAGCCTTTCAATTTGCATTAGACAAGTTGAATAATCTTGATTTTCGTTTTAAGAAGTATAAAGAATTTTCTTTTTTTCCAAAGGGAACTCATGATGCCGATAATGGTATTGAGGCTGATTGGGTAAAGGGTGAGGGTTATCATATTTTAATTGGTCATTCGTTATTCAGAAGTATCAGAGATTTATTTGGTCTTGATAATGAACAAACTAAAGATGCATTCAGGAAAGCCTTCGTTGCTAAAGGACTGAAGAAAATTGCGGAAATTGATTCTTTAGATTTTTCAGGATATAGTTTCGATGGTGATGAAGAAGATAATGAACTACAAGAACATATTATCAAAGAGCAATATAATAGAGAAAACGTTTATCCCAAAAACGACGTATTAAAATTATTAAAAGGGGCCCCTAAGGAATTGAGAGCCATGATTAAGACCCTACCAAACATCCCTTGTGAAAATGATAAGGGTCACAAAACCACTTGTACAAGAATTCCAGAAACTATGTGGGTTTATTTGACTGGTAGATATTAGTTTATTATATTTCTAAAAAAGTATAATATGACTAAAGTTAAAATTTCTACAGAAAAGGGTGATATGATTGCCGAACTATATGACAATGAAACACCGAAAACAGTTCAAAATTTCATCAAACTAATTAACGAAAAATTCTATGATGGATTAAGTTTTCATAGAGTTATTCCAAATTTTGTAATCCAAGGAGGATGTCCTAACGGTGACGGTAGAGGTGGACCAGGTTATACTATTCCATGCGAAGTATATGGTGAAAGACAATTTCACGACAAAGGAGTATTATCTATGGCTCACGCAGGTAGAGACACAGGAGGTTCTCAGTTTTTTGTTTGTATCAATAGACAAAACACTCAACATTTGGATGGTAATCATACTTGTTTTGGAATTGTTACAGAAGGACTCGATGTAATCAATAAGATTGTCCCTGGCGATAAAATGACATCAGTTAGTATCATTGATGATGACCATGACCATAGTGATTTTTTTGCACATGAATTAGGTGGCTCAGAATAATTTATAAAACCCCTCACAAAATGAGGGGTTTTGTTGTATTTATTGGTATGGGTAAAAAATTCAAAGTAATATTAACTGAACAAGAATTAGCCAACTTATTTGCCAGTCAAATGTTAGGTGGACTTGGTCAAAATAAAAATCCTAACGATTTTACAAGTTATTTGTCATCATTCTTAAAAGGACTTGATAAAAAACAAGATAACTCTACGCCATCAACATCAAGTGCTGCTGGATTGTCTACCTCAGGGACATTTACACCATTAGATTTGAATACAAGCCAAGGATATGATGCATATAAAACAATTGCAGACAATTTCATTTCTAAAAGGTCATCAAACTTATTAGGGATTACAGGTGATATGTTAGCAAGTGCAGCAAAAAATACTTACAATAAATTTAACAAATATGTTCCTGTTGAATTAGCTTTGGCTCAACTTGCAACTGAAGGTGGATTTGCAAGTAATCCAAATGCAAGACCAATTAGAACCAAAAATCCATTTAATGTTGGGAACGTGGATACAGGAAAGAATGTATATCATTCCTCAGTTGAGGACGGTATTCAAACTTATTTTGATTTAATTGCCAAAAATTATTTGGTTGGTAAAACAGCATCTGATTTATTGAATAACTTTACAAATTCAAACAATCAAAGATATGCTGGTAGCGGTTACGAAAATGTAGTTAAACAAATAGCTAATCAAGCAAAATCAATTGCAGAACCTGTATATGCTTCGTTAGGAGTATCCAAAGGTTCAAATATGGTATAATATGGAAATACCTCAAGTTGAAAAGATAATTTCAAGATATCTTGAGCAATCACACATACATTATGGTTTTAAGGTCAAAATAATCAAAAATGAGACCATTTCCACATACGACGGACTCTATCCCTCATTTGAAATAATATACGAAGGAAAACAACCTAAAATCACCTTTTCAAGTGCTGTACTTGCGCAAGAAATCGAAAAATATACAGGATTAAAGCACAACAAACATTATTGGTTGGGTATCAGTTGGGAAGAATAAAACGATGTATTTATAATAATGAGAATTATCATAACAGAAAGTCAGTACAATAGACTTAATAAAAGTAGCCAAGGTATTACAAATGCCATCATCAAATATATGAATGAATATATCAGTGAGGGTAAAAGAAAAGTAACCGCCAAAACTCGTCATAGAGTAAGTTCAAGTGAAACTTGGTGTGTTGATGGTAAAGAAACTCTTAAATCGATTTATTATTATGGGGATAATGGATTTGAAAAAGGGTATTTAGCAATATCTCATAAAATTATTGATAAACTTTCCAAGTTATTAAGTATTAGACGTTCCTATGTTTTACATGTGATTGAAGAATGGTATGATGAAACAATGATACCAAAATTTGAAGCAATTACTGGTGAATCAGGATTAGGTTTGGATGAAATAGATGTATTGGCAAGAGAAGAAGATTGTCTTGATAAACCTGTTAAACCTGAAGGAATTACAGATGAAGAAATGATTGAATATATTGTTAAACATACACTTTATACAAAAGAAGAGGTTATAAATAGAATTAAATCAAGCGGAGCAGACCTTGACGAGCTTTACTTAGATGTTGTAGATAGTCAAAACAGAAAAAAAAGAGGGGGGATTTAATATGAAAATTATAATAACAGAACAACAAGCCAACGAATTGATGTCTTCTATGTTAGAAGATATGTTTAATGGTTATGAGATTAAACATGAGGGAGACCATAGAAACATTTATGTTAATGGTAAACTTATGGCTCAATTAGGACCTACAAGTGGTATTGTTTCTTTGGATGCGTTCAATGAATTAAAGGACAATTTGTTTTTTAGTTCCGACAAGGATTTAAGAGAAGATGTTACAAAATGGATTTTTGATAAATTTGGTGGAAAGAGTGGAGTTGCTAAGTACGGAATTAAATTCAAAAAATTACATGGTGAAGAAAGAGATTTACCTGCAAAAGTTAGAAAACCCCACCACGCAACACGTCAAGATAAATTAGAACCTGATTTTGATTTACAAGGGTTTAAGAAAAGAACTGCCGATATTGAAACAAAATTACAAAATAAGGATGATTTGATTCGTATAGCAAGAGAAAAAATGAATCCTGATAGTTTTGCCAATTGGAGAAAAAGAGAAGAAAAGAAAGACCTTGAAAGAGCCGAAAGAGAAAAACAGTGGATGAAAGTTAATAAAGCATTAGAAAAGATTAAAAGTCAAAATAAATAATGAGATACGTAATCACAGAGTCCAAATTAGAAAGTGTAATCATGACATATCTCGATGATATATTTGATGTTGATGATATTAATTGGACCAATCCCTATGACATAATAGATGATGAAACAGGTGAAGAAGGTGATGACGAAAGTAGAATTTTATTTTATATTGGAGATTATAATGGAGATGAAGATGGATGTTTTATGTGGTATGGTTGTGAATATTTTGATGATGGAAGTAAAGCTAAAGAACTTTGTCCAATAGTACAACTTGAGCATCCATACGACATTAAATTAGATGGATATTTTGGTGATAAATGGCACGAACCATTCAAGAAATGGTTTACTGATAATTTCAAATTACCTGTGAAAACCATAGAATAACATGATTAAAGATTTTCAAGTAAAAGGATTAGAGAAATTAGCCAACTCAGGTACAATCAAAAATATTTATCCTATGGTTGACCATATCGATATTCGTTATAATTCAGATTTATATAACCCAAGAGGGTGGGGAGGATTGGAAGTTGATATATTTGTAAATGACCCGACCATAACCAAAGAAAACATGTATGATAAGGATTTTGACCCACACTATTTGGTTGAATATCATATCAAACAGTACTTCCCGTATTTTGACATTAATAAGCCGATTATGAATTTTATTGTGTGGGGACCCGATGGTAATATAATTACAACTTGGAAACACTAAGGAAATTTACTATATTTCTAAAATGGTGGACTCTGCAAACGAAAGATTAAAAAAAATTATATTCCAAAGATTGTCAGATGAATTAGGTGGAAAGATATTCTATCCTGTTGGTCGTTCTATTTGGTTACTTGATTTGGATACTAAAGAATGGTATTTTGAAATAATTTGTACTGGAGATATTTGGTATAATCAAAAATATTTTAATCAATTTTTTAACGTATTCACATTAAAATATTATGAGTATCAAATTTATTTGAAATCTTGGATTGGAAAACATCCTTATCTTATGATAAAAAATATTCAGCGTAGAAATACAAACTATGAATATTATATCGAAGGAATTATAAATGACACAAAACATTATTGGTCACTGAAGGACCGACATGGTTTTAGTTATTTAATAGTTAAACACTATTTAGATTGTTTGAATAAATGTGGAAGTAAAAGTTTAACTATCGACGGATTTTGGATGAGTGATAGAGTGTAGTTTGGATATCTTTCTAATCATTTTGTTTCCCACATCCCTAAAATTCTTTTCTTCATATCTAAAAAAGTCTTCAGGGTTTTTTTCAAATCTCAAAGTTTTTTTGATAAAGTTATCGAGTGTTTTCTTTTTTTGACCTCTGAACCCTAAAATTTCCTCGATAAATTCTGAGGTTAATATTTCTCTAAAAGCATCTATTTTCCAATTGACCAAATTGATGTAAACTAATTCTATAATCTTACTAACTTTTTCTTCTTCACTCAATCCTTCACCACCACCTACGTGGTAAAAGAATTTATCCACTGATTTCATTTCTTTTCTTAAACAATCTTTGAAACCTTCTAATGTGAATTGTGAGATTCTTTTTAGATTTTGATATGTTGTACTATTAGTTAAAAACTTCAAAAAGTCTTTTTGACTGATTTTATTTTCTCTGATTGCAGATGCAATTTCTGTTGGTCTAACTAAATTTTCACTAGCCATTACATAATACAAGTCATGAAAAAATAGGTCAACACAATTGATGTTAAATTTCTTACCTGCTATTGCATTATAACCCGCTCTATATTCTACTGATTCGTACTCCCCTTTGGTGTGGTCATATGCGTGTTTCAATTCGTGAGAAACACTAGATACAAATTCACTTTTGATTGAAACTAAAAAATTTTTGAAATTTTCAAGAACAAAAGTCTCAGGACCAACAAATACCGAATTTATAATCAAATCTTCAACTTCTGTCTTTTTGAGTTTTGATGGGTTGTCTTCAGTTGGTCTTTCCGTCTCACTTTGAACATTCATACTAACTAATTCAAATTCATTGTAATCTTCATCAACATGAATTGTAAATTCCATTAAAATTCTTGGTAATAAGAAATCCGAAATTCTCAAACCCTTTTCAATCATAAAATATAATTTGACTTCGTCATCATCACGTTTTATATGAGGAGGTTGGTCAAGTTGTTTCAAGACTTCATTGTATACATCAACAGATGTTTCATAAATGTTTTCAGGTATACCTAATGCTTCTTTTATAAGTTTTGATATTTTTTCTCTTAAATTCATCTATTATAAATACTAATTGATTAGATTAGATAATATAATAAAGTTTTTTTATTTTATCATATCCAACTTTACCTTCTTTGTATAATTGAAAAACAATTTGTTCCGCTTTTGCATGACAACTATTGTGTTCTGATATTGAACATACATCTAAATTTTTGATATCATTATTTAATTTATCTCCATCTATATGATGAACAACTTCATCTTCTAACAATTTTCTACCGATGTTATTTTCCATAACAAATATGTGTTGTCTAACCCAATTTTGTTCTGGCCTGTATTGGTGAGTTTTTTTGACATAAATTTCATAATATCCACCTTTTGGTTTTATTATTTTACCAATTTCCCCTTCATATTTTTTATTTCTGATTTTACCAGCCATTTTACCACCTAAACTTTTTGCATCACATTCGTTACAAAAATGTTTGTAATTATTATTTCTTCTATTTGTTGCTAATTCGTGAATATCTCTGTCAAAAAAATTTTCACAATTGTCACATTTTAATTCAGCGACTTGTTTTTTTCTTTTATATTCAAATGACTTACCTGTTGAGTTTTTTTTGATAAAAGTACTTTCAACTAATTTAATTTTATTTAACCACATATAAAATGTTTATTATAAATATCTTATAAAATAGTAAAATCCTAATCTTAAAAAAGTAAAATCGTAATCTTATATTGCAAAAGAGGAACCACAACCACATTCACGGCTTGCATTTGGATTTATCCATTGAAATCCTTTTCCATTAAGTCCATCAGAATAATCTAATTCAGTTCCGTAAAGATATAAAACTGATTTTCGGTCAATCACAACATTCAAACCCCCATCGACAGAAATAATTTCATCTGTTGGTTCAACTTCATCACCAAATTCCATAACGTAAGATAGACCGCTACATCCACCACCTTTAACACCTACCCTTAAATGATGAGAGTCTGGTGTTAAGTCAGACTCAATCATTAATTCTATTATGTGGTTTAGTGCTTTTTGTGAAACTGTAATCATCTTAAAAATTTACACCTAATCCTAAAGAAAGATATTTTTTACTTAGGTCGTAATCAAACTTAGCAGATACTTTTTTGTAGTTACGAATTAATCCAAGTTTAACTGTTGTAAAATTTCCTGAATATTTTGGAAATGTAATGTATCCAATTGCGTCTTTACCTCTATATCTAACAACTTCATTGCCGAATCCAATACTTGCACTTAATCTCCATTTGTGGTCTAAAGTTTTACCAGCACCTATGTAAAATATATTTCTTTGAACATAGTCAGAGACCATTGGGAAATCAACTTGAGTTATTTTTCCATAAGGGAAAAAATCGGATTTGTCTTGTTCGTATGTTGTAACGTAATCTAAAATAAGAAATCCGTCATTTCCAATTGTTGACCAAGCACCTAACATGTCATTTGACTTTTGAATACCAACAGTAAATCTTGTCGGTGTTGTTCTGATAGTATCTGATTTACCATTTTCATAAATGTAAACCTGACCTCTATTTCTAAATCCATATGGGTCATACCAATAGTAATATGATGGATAATACCAACCATATGTTCCATAGTAATAGTAAGGATTACCGTAACGATACGGTATATTATTTTGTCGAATAATTGGTCTATTATTTTCTCGAGGTGATTGAGGTTGAGGTGTTGCTCTCCAAGAACTTACATTATCATTTCTTGAAGGTGTCGGTGTAGAAGGAACAGACCTTTGTTGTGTTGAGTGTTGTTGAGGTGGATTACTTCTCCAATTGGAAACTTGTCCAAATGACAAGATTGGAATTATTCCTAAAATCAAAAATAAGTTTTTCATACGTATTGTTTTATATTTATAAATATATCATATCAAATGGCTAAATATATTTTAACAGAATTACAACTAAAAAAATTACAAGAACAAGGCTTAAATGCTGTTGCTATGGATTTGGATATTTATTCACAACCAATGCAAATAGACACTAGCAATGGTAACGAAGATGTTGAAGAAACTGTTGAAGAAATAATGGATAAACTGCAAGAACTTCTTGCAATGTTCAAAACAGGGAAAAAATTACATCCAGAATTACAAGGAAGACTAGATAAAAATTTGGATGATATTAACAAAAATTTTGAGAATATAAAATACGAAGAGTAATTTACAATTTTGAATTACTAATTAAATTAAAAGAAAAAATCATGCAAAGACTTACAAACGAACAAAAAGCTCAAGCCTATAATAAATTACTTTTCCAATTCCAAAGAATTCAAGAACAAATTAGAGTAATTCAAGCTGAAAACTTTGAAGTATCTCCAAAAGACCAAATAAGAATTGACCAATTAAAAAGAGAAGCTAAAAGATTGGAAATGGAAACTCAAAAACTGTATCTATAAAATTTGTAGATATTTATTAATTAAACAAAAATATGGCAAAAATAAATTTAAGAAATAACACAGACTTTTTTGTTAAAGTTGATGGTATTTCAGGTATTGTAAATACACCTGAACTTGCCGACCAAACAATGATAGCACCTAACAGTACAATTGAAGATAAAACAATTGAATGGACAGGTACTGATAACAAGCAAATCCATTTTTATACTAATGAAAGAGGTGATGGTGGTAGTATTTGTGATTCATCATTAATGTTCAATGTAAACGATGGCGTTTATGTTAATAGAGGGGTACAAACTTCAGGAAACACCATTAAGTTAGATGCTGACATTTTTGAAACTGCGTTAAGAGTGACTTTAGAAACTGACGGACCAGATGAAAAATTATTAGATTGGGGTTTATTAAACGACTCAACAGTAATTAATATTTCTTTTAATAAATAAAAAATTTAACCCCCTTCTAATAGGGGGTTTTTTATATCATGGATGTGAAAAAAATAATAACAACGTTTCTCACAAAACATAAAATCAGTAAACTTGACATTGCTCTACTGATAAGTACAATTACATTAATATGTCTTCTGTTTGGTGTAAAATTTTAATAAAAATTAAAGGTTTTTTTATAAAAAAACCTTCTAAAAAATTAACATGGAGTTCCAAGGATTACTCCCTTGGTAAATCTTGGGCTAAAACACAGCCCCACCCGTTCTTAAAAAATAAAACATTGTGGGACTTTGTTTATGACAGATATGAATCTGTGAATACGATAGACAATATCAACAAATATTTATTTAACGAATTTTAATCCTGTTAATTTTGTAATATCTGCAACAGTTACTTTATGAGAGTTTAACCCTGATGGTTTATCAGTTGTGTTCTTAAACTCATAGGCCATCCATTCTTTAGTTTTTAATACGTAAATAACTTTCCAACATTCAGTTGGAACCGAGACTTTTCCAATTTTCTTTGCTTCACCAATACTTCCACACCAAACGTGAACTGAATCATTATCGTTAGCAATTTGTCTTTCTAAAACTTCTAATGTTTTCCAATCACCAGCATTTAGTGAATGATATTGTGGTGTCATGTTTGAGAAGTAAAAACATTCGTCTTGAACTGTAGCAGTCTGACATTGGTTTTCCGCCGCTGGCATATTATGACCTCTATCAGTACCACTACCTACGTAGTCTGCCGCTAAATCAGTTTCTTTCAACAATAAAGGGTCAGGTTTGAAGTTGTCTTTTCTTGCAAGTTGATTTGCACAACCCGCTTTTGCTTTAGTAATCCACCACTCAACCATAACTGGGTAGTGTTTTGATTTACTAAAATGTGATGTGTAATTTGTGTGTTTCAAAACAACAACATCTTGTGCTTTTGCACCAACGAAAGACAAGATAAAAAGACTGAAACCTACTAATACAGGTAACCAAAATTTTTTGAATGATTTTTTCATATATTTTTTACTATAAATAGATTATATTTCCAAAGTATGAACATATCTTACAAACATAATGTTATATGGTGGGCACCTGAAAGGTGTGGTACAAAAATTACAAGAGAAATTTTATCCGATTATGACTTTTTTGTTTATAATTCGAAAACAAATGATGAAATATCTTTGAAAGAGAGGTATACTAGTCATTTTAATCAAATACCTGAAGAATTCTCGAATTATAAACTAATTTGTAGTGTTAGGAACCCTTATGATAGAATTTTTGCTGTTTTTTTGTTAACTCAATACGGAGATGTGGTAATCGAAAAGTCAATTTATCAAAAAATAAAAGAAAGGTTTAACGAATGGGTATTGGAATCATTTATCAAAAGAAAAACTTTAGTGGAATTATCAAAATTTAATCAAACTGATAATATTAACTACAATTTTTTTTCAAAATGGACTTTTGATAGTAGAATTCCTGAGTATTTTATTAGAATGGAAAATTTAAAGGAAGATTTAGAAAATTTAAGTTTTATTAAATCGGATTCTTCAATCGATAGTGAAAAAATTCGTCAAAAAATTGAAAATAATCGATTTATCACCACAAGACCTTTGAAATTTGACCAAATTTATGAATTTGACTCGGCAAAAAGGATTTATTGTTATTATAAAAAAGTTTTTAACGTAATTCCTTACGACCCATTTTCATTTACCAAAGAGTATTTATCAGAAACCAAGAAAAATTCTTTTTTACACGATATTTTGTAAAAAAAACAATTTAATACTTCAATATATTTATTGTTATGGGAAAAAGATTTGAAATAACAGAATCAGAAAAGCAACAAATACAAAAACTGTATTTGGTTGAGCAGTCAGAACAAAAAGATGACAGAAAATTCTGTCATGGTGGAAATGTTAAGACATTAGAAGAAATTATGGGTGATGGTGATGCAGATGACTATATCGATGGAGTTAAATTAAGAAAACAAGGTGTTCACGGACTAGTTGACAAACTTGAATTGTTAAAAACTTTAAGATTACACCCAAAGGTTTCAGATGGTGGAGAACATTTGGCGTATGACGTTATGAATCACCTAAAAGGATTCAAACCGTACAACTATTTTGACGAAACTAAAAAAGAGTGTGGAACCGCAATGGATAAAATCATCGAGTTATACAAAGAAAACGAACACGGTGAAGAATTAGTTAAAGACATCGAAAAGGTTTATGGAATGGAACATGTTGCACCAAGAGCAAAAGAGTTTTTGAAACATGCAATGGAAATGATTAAAGGAAAATAATTTGAACTTTCAAAATTTATAACTTATACTTAAAGGACCCTTAATGGGTCTTTTTTTATGTCTCAAACGAACATAAACATATCAAATTTCAAAGATGTTATTCATTTGGGGTAAAGAGTCGTTAAGATAATGAGAGACAAAATATGGACAAAATAGACAGAATAAAACGACTTGTAGAATCCTCCTTGGACACCTCCTACGGAGATGACATATCTATTGTAGATATGGATATTATTCCAACTCAAAAATACGATGAGGAAGTCAAAGAGTGGGTCCCTAATTCTCACGCCATCTTTTTAGTCCTTAAAAAAAAGAACCCACCACCAAAACAACAATACTATCATTTTAATAGTGATGGTGATGTTTTGGAAAGTCATCGAGTTACACGACTACTCGAAGGTTTGTTAGGTTTTGAGGTAGGTGTAGTTTTCCAATAAAATTCCCTAGAACTAGTATTACTAGTTTTTTAATTTTTTTTTAGTATTTTATTAATTCTTATTATTATTCTGAAAGAATAATAATTATTTCCATCCTGACCAAAAGACACTTTTTCTTTGAATGTGTAATATTTATTCTAAAATAGAATAATGGAACAACAAAATGTTTGGACAGTTTTAATTACTATAGTTGGAGTTTTAGGTTCTGCGAGTGCTTGGAGATTTTATGAGAAAAAATCATTAAGAAAAGAAAGAGATGAAGAATTCATTCGTCACGATTGTAAAGACAGAATATCGAAGTTGGAGGCACTATTAGAAAATTCATCAAAAGAAAAAGATGAAATGAGACAGACTATATTGAAATTGACTGAACAAGTTGCTGCATTAGCAGTCAAAGTTGAATATCTACAAAAAGAAAATTCTGACCTATATAAATCACTTAATAAATCTTCGTTATAGTGAAAATAATAAAATTAAAAGAATCGGACTTAACTAAAATAGTTAAAAAGGTTTTGAGGGAACAAAAATATATCCAAAGTCCCTATGTTAACCTCAACCCGAAAAACTTGAAATTTGGTGATAGAGGAGATGATGTTAAAGCGTTACAACAAAAATTAATAGATTCAGGATACCTTAAAACCGATTCTATGGTGCCAACAGGATATTTTGGTAACCTTACCGATGCCGCACTAAAAAGATTCATAGGTGGACTACCACCATTGAACAATTTACCATTTACACCAAAACCAACAACAGGTAAAACACAAAAAAAACAATCGATTGGAAAGACAGACGTTTCTCTCAATCCAAAGTTCGCAGGACTAAACAAATCGTTATTTCCAAAAGATGATGCTAATTTACACAGTGATTATTTGGGTAAAGGTGGAAGATTTGAAAGAGAAACACATGGTGGAATGACTCAAGAACAATATTTGGGATTTATGAAACAACTTAAAAAAGTTCCGCCAGCAAAAAAATCTAGTTTACCATTACACATTAGAGCTTTAATGGATTATTTGGGTGGTAGAACTGAGCCATTTACAGCTGCCGATTTAACAAGAAAAGAACAAGAATTTCTTAAAAGCGTTGCAATAGCAAATGCTAAAAAAGGATTAACTTATCCTCTTTGGAAGTCAATAGGTGCTGGAAATTTACCAACAGCAATGACAGCCACTGGTTCTGAAAAAGAAAGCCAAAATTTGAAATCATCGGGTCAAGGAAGTCTATTCGACCCTGGTTTAGCGGGTGAGTTTATGTATACGTTAGGGGAAGTTGACCCACCAGCAATCAAAGTGTCCCCAGACAAAACATCTGTAACTGTAAGAGACAACTATGATTTTAACAGTGTTGGATTACCAAAAGAAAAAATTATGCAAAATTTCACAGATGCATTATCGGGTTATTTTACTGGTAAAGGAACTTTATATAGTGTTGTGAGAAATGCAGTTGCCTTCAAAGAAGGAGATGGATACCCTGGTTATCCTGTCAATATCACTGTTTAACAATTATATCTCCAAATACCTCAGACAGACTTGGGTCTACATAATAGACATCTCCTGTCGTGTTATTTTTTACAACAGATACGTCGTGGTCTTTCCAAGAGTTTGAATTAAATACGTGAATATTAACACCAAACAATAATATTTTAACTCTAGCATGTGAAATTGTGATATTTCCAATCCCTTTTTCTTTCAACTTCTCGATTAATTTAGAATTATAATATTTGGTATAACCAATACAATTTGCTTTCTTACTACTTTTGATGTCTGAAATTTTACTATGTAAACTAAACGATAAATCATCTGTAGTGTTATCTAAAACTTCATATAAAATTGGTTTAATATTTTCCACTTTTTTACCCGATATTGTGAAATTTTCTAATGTGAACAAAACTTTATAACGGATATAAAATGGTTTTGTAAAAGATAAAAATAGTAACGGTATTAAAATGTATAATATTCTTTTCATAATACAAAGATATTATTTTTGTGTGAATTCACCAAAAATTATACATCAAATCTAATATAAGTTTTTACGGAACATTCGGGATAAAAATAGGTCATTGCGTCGTTAATTAGTATATCAGCAAGAGTCCTATCCATTACTTCTTCGTTGATTAATTCACCTAAGATAATAACGGCCTTCATCAAAATTGATTTTTGAGTTACTGAAAAATTTATGTTATGAATTTTGATATGAGCTCCTTTACCATACAAAGTTTGTACAGCGTTACCCTGATAATCGTTGATATAATTTTCAATCAGGCGAAAGATTCTCCTTTTCTTATCTAACATGATAAAAATATAGCAAATTAATTTGTGTTTTGAAGATTATCTTCCTTGACCTTTGTAAGCTTTTGGTCTTGGAGAATGTTTGTTGTAAGTCTTTTTAGCTGCTCCTGTTTTTCTTTTACCGAAAGTTACCTTTCTTGATTCTCCTGACGATTTTGCTTTTGCCATGTATTAGATTTTTTAATAAATACTATCTTTCAAAAAAAATTTGGTGATGTAAAAAATACTTTCTATATTTGTATTCTGATTCTAAAATACTCAAAAGCCACGGGGTGGGAGACTGGAAAAATTCCCACCCTGTACTTAAAAAAAAGTTTGGTGGATTCAGAAATAGTTCTTATCTTTGTGAAACAAATAGAGAAACAATATGACAAAAGAAAAACTTTTCAGAAGTCCAACAGGAGAATATCTTTATTTATTCAATTGGATTGGTGGTGGTTTTAACGATGTATGGGCTTCGAGTAAGAAAGAAGCATATAAACGTATCATGAAAGAAAGGATTGAATCTGAAAAGAAATATCCTGAACATGTAAAATTAAGACCTGATTATAAGTCTTTACGTAAATGTACTTATTCTCAATATCAAGAACAAAATAAGTTGGGATGGATGTTGTTTAATTAAAAAGTTTTTTATATCTTTGTAATGAGTTTGGAACTTATAGGTGATGAAAGATACTCGGTATCCAAACTCAGAAAAAAAGATTTGACGGTTTGTAAAAAAGTTCTTATCTTTGTATAGAAATCGGGAGGACAATAAAAATGTACCTGAAGTGAGAGTAACAAGTTTACTACACCAAATGGTTTGAAATCTCGATAATAGTTCTTAGAAATATTATGGTTGAGGTAGCTCAGTTGTTAAGGTGACTTAACATAGGTAGAGCAGCTGTGTGAAAGCGGTGTGCCAGTGGTTCGATTCCACTCCCAACCACGAAAGTCCTTCGGAATAAAGACGTTTTATTTCGGAATTTTCGCCAAAAGAATTTGACAAGTTGAAAGACTTATCTTATCTTTGAAAAGAAATGGACAGCGGAATGTTTTTTCAGTGGTGGTTCCCCATACTCGCCCTAACACTTTTCTTCTCCGCGCTACAAATTAGAAAAAAGTTGAATGAAACACGGGAGGTCTTAATGGATAGTTTCCTTTGTCTGACCTTAATTAGACAAAAACACTAGGTCATTTTGGATGTTTTGGATTAGAACTAAAACAGAAGTTTGTCCGACTTCATGGGTGTTGATGATTTACCCAGCCATCTCAAAAATCTCACAACTTTGTCCTGACGGGGACACTCGGGGAGACACGACGGTGTCTCCTTTTTTTTTGTGCTATCTAACTATTTATAAGAAAAAAGAAAAATGTCTCAACCAATAGTATCAGCACCTTTAGCGTATAATACAGGTTCACCGATTACGGGAACAGCTCAAATAGGAAATTTAGCGGTAGGAAGAAGCTACCAAGAATATAGTCTAAACCCAGGGGGAGTTCCTTTTTGGATGAGCCCTGACCAAAATAACGGATATATAATTGGAGTTCCTGTATCAGGGAATACTCAACCAACCGATTTATCTGGAGTAACCGCATCAGTTGGATTTTTCCAAACAAATACTACTGATGATAATGAATTTATTGGATTGGCTCAAGAAGTGTCAATATTGTATAATAACCCTCAAACATTTTCGGCAGCAACCGATGCTAGCAGTTGGTTAACCCTAAATGGTTTTTGGAATACGTATGGTTACTGGCGTTTTGCCGACATTTACAATGATGCAGGATTTAACGGTCAAATAACATTCCCAAATCATGCTGCTGGTCAAGGAGACCCAAATCCAAATGATGTTGGGCAGTTTACTAATAGCGGAGTGACTATGACTCAACTTTATATTAATAATAACAATTTAGCAGGTTCAAATAACGCAAGCAATTTTAGTCAATTACTTGGAAATTATGGAAATTTAACGTTAACACAAGGAAGTAATAGTGTGACATATTCATTTACAAATGATGCATTTGATTCTAATGGTGGAGAAGTTACTTCGGATTATGTATATGGAAATGCTGTTCCAGGTTCTTTATGTGTAACATCTTTTGCATCAGGTGATTTCAATGTTTCGGATGTGACAAACATTTACCAAGAAATATATCCTTCAGGTTATTCATTTACAATAAATTCGTCAATGTTGAATTATCTCAACAGTGCGGGTCAAGCACAATATGGTTCACCTAATGGTACTACAGGATTTACCGTGACAAATCAAATTAACAACTTGTATCACGGTGTTTATGGACAATTGAATGACACAACAGAAATAAATAATGCATTTAATGCTGTTGGTGCACCTGAAAATTACAATGGTTATATTGCTTTGGTACAGTGGGGTGCGGGTAGTACCTATCCAAGTGGATTGGCGAAAATTGCTTTTAACGGAAGTCAATTCTTTGTAACATCGGTTGATGGGATTGATAGTTCTTTCACACAACAAAATAACAATAACGGATTAAACTTACCTGGAACATTCAATTTTCCAGCTAAATTTACATTTATCACACCATTAATTAATAAAGTAGATTGGTGTTAATTTAAGATAACATGGTAATCTACAGACCTGCACATACTCGAGGAAATCCGAGAGCAGATTGGATTAATTCATATAGAACATTTAGTTTTCCTGGTTATTTTGACCCAAACTATATGAACTTTGGTCATCTTCAAACAATTAATGATGATAGAGTTCAACCAGGAGGTCATGTTCCAATTCATGAACATAAGAATATGGAAATATTCGGTTATGTTGTTGAAGGAGTTTGTAGACACACAGATAGTCACGGAAACATTTTAGATATTCCAGCTGGAGCAGTTCAAAGAATGAGTACAGGTACAAGTATAAAACATACCGAAGGAAATGCATCTGACAAACCAAATCGTTATTTACAGTTATGGATTGAACCAAACGTTTTTGATACAGAACCAATTCACGAATGGTATCAATTTACAAGAGAAGACAAACTTAATAAGTTTTGTGATGTTACAGAAAAATTACCAATCAAACAAGATGCCAAATTATTATCAGGAATATTCACAGAAGATTTCACATTTGAGATTAATAATTCTCGCAAATATTATTTATATGTTATTTCTGGTGAAACAACAATAAATGATTTATCCCTTATTGAAGGTGATGGACTTAGTTTTATTGAAGAATCAGAAATAAAAATTAATCCAAACATAGAATCAGAAATTATTCTATTTGATTTAATTTAGATATTTATTATCAAATCTATTACTATGACAGACGAGGAATTATTGGCGATACAAGACGCAGAAGTTGCAGCTAATTTACAATTATTAGCAATTCAAGACGCACAAGTTGCGGCTGACTTACAGTTGTTAGCGATTCAAGACGCACAAGTTGCGGCTGACGCAGCACTTGCAGCAGAACAAGCGGCATTGTAATCCACCAAAGAAAAAAAATTAAGCCCTCCATTATCGGAGGGTTTTTTTATTTGTAAAGTATTTATTGTTATTAAAATAAAATTCAATCTATTGTCATGTCAGTAACAGGAACTACAAGACCCTTCGCATATAATCCAAGTTTATCACCAATTTCAGGAACAACAGAATATGGTGATGTTGCTGTTGGTGATATTAATACAGATTATAGTTCTGATTATGCTGGATTGAAATGGTGGGGTGGACCGTTAGAAACTGATTATTTAGGTTATGTAGTTGGAAATGCAAGACCTTCAGGTCAACCAGTTCCTCCAGGGGTTGTAGGAACAGGTTCTGTTGGGTTTTGGAGGTCAAAATATCACACCGACCAATCTTTTTTAGATTTAGCAAATTATATTGGAGCTAAGAACGGGCAACCTCCATTTGCAACAACTGCAGATGCGGAAAATTGGTTGCAAAGTAATGGTTATTACACAAGTTTTAATTTACCAACACCAACTCCAACAGTTACTCAAACTGCAACACCACAAGTCACATCTACGCCAACTGTGACACCGACTACAACACAAACGCCAACGTTAACTCAAACACCTACAATTACTCAGACACCAACACCGACTACAACACAAACGCCAACGTTAACTCAAACACCTACAATTACTCAGACACCTACAATTACTCAAACTGTGACACCGAGCCCGAGTGTAACTGCTAGCCAAACTTCAACACCAACAAATACTCCAACTGTGACACCAACGAATCTTGTACCAATTAAGGTCTTAGTCTTAGGTGATGGTGGAGCTCCTGCTATTGGAGGTTATTTATCAACTTATTTAAGTACGACAGGACATCCTATCACTTATTCAGCGGTAACAATTGGTACAACATATACAGGTAGTGGTAATATCACCAAAGCCAACTATGATGTTGTATTATTATGGACTAATGGTGGTCAGACAGGAACTGCAACTTTGGCAACCGCACTTACAAGTTATGTTAATGGAGGTGGTAATTTAGTTTCAGGAGTATTCTTATGGAATTTGTATCCATCAGGATATAACTTCACAGGTACAACTGCATTTAACGTTACTAATTCTCAATCTAATGATGGTGGTAATTTCACCGTGAATACTCCATCCACAATAACAAATGGTATTGGAACTACAGTTGGATTTACTTTAACAAACGCTTCTCCAACGTTAGTTGCTGGGTCAACACTCTATGCATCGTACAGCTCCAACTCAGCCCCTTTAGTAGCGGCAAGACAAGTTGGTAGTTCAACACTTGTAAGTATAAATGCATTTCCTGGTGGGATAAGTGATGCGACTTCACCATTAACAAAATTAGTAGGTAATTCAATTGTATTTGCTGCAGGAACTCCAAGTCCTACTCCAACGCCAAGTATTACTGCAAGCCAAACACCAACTGTAACACCTACTGCAAATATTGTAACTTCAGGATTGGTTATTCAACTTGACGCATACAATAGTTCAAGTTACCCTGGTACAGGAACAACAGTATACGATATAACAAGTGGATATAATCATACATTAATAGGTGCTACTTACACCGTTCTAAATGGTATAAAATGTTTTGATTGTACAACAGGAACTAATAGAGTTAATTACAACGCAACAGGACCTACATTACCGAATTCAGGATACACATATATTACTTGGGCAAGATTGATGCCAAGCACCGCTGGATTTAGAACATTACTTTACACGAGCGGCCCTCCTAAAATCACACCAATTACTATCCCTAATGGAACAAGTACATTAGGATATTGGGCGACAGGATTTGTAAGTTCAACATATGATATTTCATCTTCCGCAAGTGTTTGGGTTCAGTTAGCAGTAGTTGGAACAAATACATCTCAAACATTCTACCTAAATGGTACACAAGTGGGAAGTACAATCAATGAAGGTGCAGGTGGAACTAGACATTGGGGATGGGGTAATAATGATGTTGTTGCTCAACCTTGGGGACATGTTGCCAACATGTTTTTCTACAATAGACAATTAAGCCTTGCTGAAATAACACAACAATACAATTACTTGGCACCAAGATTTGTGGAAATAACACCTACTCCAACAACTACAAATACTCCATCAGTAACTCCAACCAAAACAGTAACTCCTACAGTAACAACTACAAACACTCCAACACCGTCTGTTACACCACCACCATACTTCTTGTTATTTGAAGATAGTTCAATAGCCACAGCGGAAAATAACGATAATATTGAAATAGATGTAATATAAAATAGAATAAAATGGCAAATACAAAAATAAGTGCATTACCACTATACACAGGAAACACCACAGGTGCTTATCTTGTAATGGATAATAGTGGACTGACCCAAACTTATAAAGTTACTAAAGAGACCTTATTAGGTGCAGCGGTTACAACTGTAACAGGAAGTTGGACTTTGACCACAGGTGCAAATACAGTTAGTTTTACAGTCACTGGAGGTCAATCATATGTTATGTGGGTGAATGGAAACATTCCAAACGGTATTGTTAATTGGAATGCAACAGTAACACTATCAAACTTAAACGTACCTGTAATAGGTGTACAATATGGTTGGTATTATGCTGCGGGAAACGCTTTGGTATTAACATCAATACCAAGTCAAATAATTGGAACTGCGGGAACTATTAGTAATTCGTCACCAGCAGTTTCGAATACAAATACCTTTACATTCGGAATAACAAATAACAGTGGTGCATCTCAGGAAGTTTATTACGGATATACTAAAATAAGTTAAAATGGCAAATACAAAAATAAGTGCATTAGCAACATTTACAGGAGACACCACAGGTGTTTATGTCGTTATTGATAATGCAGGGTTAACACAAACTTACAAAGTTTCAATAGACTCATTACTTGGGTCATTATCAGGAATAACTACTACTAACGATATTAGGGGTAGATACTTAATTTCCACAAATGCAACAGGAGATGAGGGTGGAGAAATAAATCTTGCAAAACCACCCAATAGTACATTAAGTGGTGGAACAACAATTGATGCATATCAAAATAGGTTAAGATTTTTTGAACAAGGTGGGAATGCAAGAGGTGTTTATATTGATTTGAGTAAAGCACCTACAGGAGTTGGTGCGGAGCTTTTAACAAAGGCTAGTGGTTTAGTAAATGCTGGTGTAGATGTAACGTTAGGAAATCTCAAAGCCAGAATACCAACATCAGGTAATCGTAGTTTACAAGTATCAACTGTAACGGGTTCATATAGTGTTTATGGAAGTGGCGTTTATACTGCTGGAGGAGTTGGTACGGGATTTATTGATGGGGCAACACCAGTGTCAGTCACAACAACACCAACTTACCTCGCACCAAGTAATAATTTTAGTCGTGCTGGTTACACTGACCAATGGTTAATCATGGACACAGGCAGTGGTATTTCATGGAGAATATCAGTGATAATCGGTGTGAGTTACAATAACAACATGATTACAATAGAAAGATTAGTATAAAATTAAAAAGGAGACCTAAAAAATCTCCTTTTTTTATATATTTATTGTTTAATAAGTAAAATACCATGGCTATAGTACCAATTCAAAAAATATTCGCATATAATACAGGAGCACCTATTTCAGGAACATCTCAAGTCGGAGATATTGCAATTAGTGATATTGCAACACAATACAGTGATAACTACGGAGGTGTTCAGTGGTGGGGTGGACCAGATGAAACTAATGGTTACGTCATAGCTCATACTGACCCAACAGGTGGTCATAATGGTGAACCATCAACACCAGCTTATTTAGGATTTTGGAGAAGTTCAGCACTTACAGACCAATCTTTTTTAGATTTATGTAACTCAATTCCTCCAAGAATTGGATTTCCTCCATTTACAAATACATCAGATGCTTCGGCATGGTTAGCTGCGAATGGATATTGGACATCTTTTAATTCAATAACACCAACGCCAACAGCTACATTATCGGTTACGTCAACACCAACGGCTAGTCCTGTTGTACCAACACCGACACCAAGTGTTACACAAACTAATACACCAACTCCAAGTGTTACACATACTCAAACGCCAACAGGAACACCAATTTCTGCAACACCTACACCAACTCCTACATCAGGTGCAACTGGTGACTTTACAGTGACAGTTTCACAACAAGGACCTAACGTTGTATGGAATGGTTCGGGTAAATTTAATTTAGGAGCATTGTCGTTCGTTGCAAACCTTAATATAGGGGCTGGATTCCAAGCAAACCAAGCAATTTGGGCTATTGGACCAAATGTAACTATAGACCAATATCAAGGAACAATTACTTATCCTACAAGCTTTGGTACGGGAGGAACTCCAGTAACGTCAACTTCTGGTTCTACATTCGGAATTCTTCCAGGTGGTAGTGGAAGAACATTATATGTTCCTTCAGGATATACTTCGAACACAACTATTAGTGGAAGTGCAACCTACGCAAATAACACAATTTCAGGTTTGGGATTAAGTGGTGGAACATACACTTGGAGTTGGGGTTCAGGAGGAAATGCAAGTACGTTAGTCATGACTATTATACCTTAACGGATATTTATAGTTAGTAAATTACCTAATTATGAACAAATTTCTAAGCGCTATCAAGAGTTTATTCTCGGATGAACACGGCACAATTTCTATGAAACGTCTGTGTGGACTATTATGTACAGTTGCACTTTGTGTAACAATGTATCAAAATAGTTTCACTAAAATGGAGGTAGCTCCATCAAAAGAATTAGTAGATGCTGTTGCAATGTTGGCATTTGGTTGTTTGGGTTTATCTTCTATCGACAAAATCTTTGGAAAAAATCCTAAATCAGCACCAACTGAAACAGCAGAACCTGCCGAAACAGAGTCCGAAGGATAAAAGGAACTAGTCCCCACTCACAAGGTGGGGATTTTTGATTATGGTGGATATTTATAATAAAAATAATAAGATGTCAAAGAAAATAGTAAGATTAACTGAATCTGACTTAGTAAGATTGGTTAAAAGAGTAGTTAAAGAACAATCAATTGATGAGCAATGGGACAATCCTCATGAACTTGAAAAATTAAAGGGAACTGACGGAAAAATTGATTTGGATAAATTCGATGCCTACATGGAAAAATTTCCACCAAAAGCTCCAACAAGAGAACCTAAAAATGGTCCATTTGCATCAGCAGGTGAAGATTGGTATGACTCAAGTGATATAAGAGTAAAAGAACCAACAAACTATTCTGAAGAAAAAACTTTTGGTCCTAATGATTATGATAGTTTCATGAAATTTATCAATAATTGCGATACAAAATGGTGTATGCAAACAAAGAAAATGTACGATGTCTATGCTAAAAAGCCAAAAGGCATCAGAGTTAGGAAATAATTCAATTTATATTTAACATTAGATTTATGACAACCAAAAAAAAAATAATAAGATTAACTGAGTCTGATTTAGTAAGATTAGTTAAAAAAGTAGTTAAAGAACAATATAATGATAATGATTTTGAATTTAATACCACAGCCAGAAATCAATTTGGTGACTTGGAACATGAACATTCTGATACACATATTGGGTTAAAACGTAAAAGTTCTAGACAAATTAAAAGGGTACTTTCTAATCTAACTGAAAATATTAAGTATCTTTCATTCCTTGATTGTGAATATGCTGACTTTAGTGATATTAATTTATGTGAATATCCTAAATTAATGTTTGTAAATGTTACGGGGACTCCAAATAATTTAGAGGAAACTCAAGATGGTTGTTATGAACATATAGGTCAAGGATTGTATGACTTTGATTATGACTAAAAAATAATATAATTTAAGTCCCCACTCACAAGGTGGGGATTTTTATTTATGGTGGGTATTTATAAAGGTATGAGAGATTTGATTTTAAAACACCTAAGAGGCCCTTTAATTGAAAGCTTGGACATTTCAGATGAGGAACTAAATAAATCATTGGAAGGATATGAAGGGACTAATAATTTTATTAATGATTTAAAAGGAAAAATTGTTTTCAACAAACAGCTCACACAGAAACAAAAGGATGCAGGAAAAGATTTTTTTAAAAATGAAAAGTTGAAAAAAACTTTATTACATAATTTGGATTCAAGAACTCCTTTGGGTAAAACAATTATTAAAAAAGGGATTGAAACTTATATTAGTTTGATTAAATCAGGAAAAAAACATTTATTTAAAAGTAGAGAAGATTTAAACACAAAAATTGGTACTCCAAGTCCTGAATGGGTTAAAAGAAATGTAAAAGATTTAGAAAAACTAAAAAATAATTTATCATCAGATTCTTTAACAAAAAAAATTACTTTTCCAAATGGTGTGGAAACTACAATTGATTCAGAAATTGAAGACATTCTAAATCGTTTAAATAACGACCCAGAAAGTTATCCAGGATTTATTGAAAAAAATGGTGAATGGAGTGTTATGAATAAATTGGATACTCATTACTCCAATTGGTTTAGACTCATTGGTGAAGCAGACTATCATAATAAATTAAAAGGTGTTACCTCAGAAGAAAAGGTTAATTCATTTTTTAAACAAGTTCCTATTGGTGATTTATTAGATTCTAAAAAAGTTGAAAATCTAAAAATAATTGAAAAAGAATTTAATGTTAAAATTCCAACGTTAAGTCAGGCTGATTATGAAATTTTGAGAGAATATAATAAGGATTTCTTGAATATTAAAAATAGATTACTCAAAAGTAGTGAAAAAGGAGATAGAGTTGAAGCCAACATAAAAGGTTTGTTGAAACTTTTTTCAGGAGGTGCAATTACTGATAATGATATTGTAGACTTTTCATCACCTGGTAATAGAGTTGACCAAGTATTTAGTATTGATATGTTGGTTAATATGTATCAACCTTGGTTTAATCAAGAAAAATATTGGGTTCCAATACAAGTTAAATCTAACACAGATAGTGCCAAAAATAGTATGCTCTTAGGTTACGGTATCGGTGGTATTTCCGTTGCCCCAACAAAAAATGAAGAAATTGAAGGAGGTTATGGTTTCTTTACAGTTAAAAACGGTACTGAAAAATCATTCCAAAAATTATTACAATACAATTCTTGTAGAAGAAAAAAAAATTCTGAGTTTTGTAAAGGATTACTTCAATAATTTTTATATATTTACATCATGTCAGTAATAGTAAATCAAACACAAGTCGTAAAACCGACCAAATGGGAGGTTGTTTATGAAGATGATGAGTGTATATCAATTTGGAAATATAACTCAAAAATAACGACAAAAGGACCCGTAGAAGTGGAATATAAATGGAAGAAACATTTCAATCCGTGGAATAAGGGTAAAAAGAAAAGTTTGGGTGAGTTAGCTAAGGATGCAAGAAAGGAATCTAAGAAGAAAGTTTCTGATTGATTAAGTTTCTTAACTTCATTAAAGTTGTTCTATCTAAGGAATTAATTAAATCTGAGGTGTTTTCAAGAACAAGTTTACTAAGTAAAGTTTCTTGAACAGGTTTATCTTCAACCTCATATACACTATTAAATTCCCAATTACTTTCTTCATAATTATCATACTCGCTTTCTCTTCTATCTTGACCATCCCACGTGTTCCAATCACCATCAGTCATTTGTTGGTGTGCAGATTCTTTAACCCAATTCTTGTCATAAGAATCAAATTCTTGTTGTTTATAATCTGTATAATTACAAGTACCCCACACATCATAAAGCAAATTATAAGTTTTTGCAAAAGGAATCACTAATTGTTCTATTAGTTCTTTATTTCTCATTTGTTCCTTATTGTTAGCAAACAAATCTGCAATTAAATCATCATTAATTTCTAAGAATTTTGCAAAGAATTCAACATCTTCACTAACAACCTCAATACTAAAATATTTTGAAACTGTTTCAAGTATTACGGTCGCCTTATCAAAATCATCATCGTAAGGATTTCCAATAGGGAAATCTTCATCAACTAATTTCTCAGCAATAAATACTAACTGTTTTTTCGGTAGTCTTGAAAATTGACTTTGAGCTGTTGGCATGTCAATAAATATTAAAAAAGGTGAGATTTCTCTCACCTTCTAATAATTAAGTCTTTCTTTATGACTGTTTAAGATTGCCAATATATTTTCTCTTCCTACAGGATTTGCTGAGTGACAGTTAAATTCAGGTAAAGGTAAACCATTTTCCACACAATAACCACACATCCATTTTGCAGCATCATATCCAGTTTTTTCGTAATACTTGAAATTTTCAGTCCAAGTTGATGGGTCATAATGGATTTCAGCTAAATCATGGTCGAAAGACACTTCATTTGGTAATCCATTTTTTTTAATCCAATCTACGAATTCTTCGTAAGTTCTAACGATGTCCCACCCTTCGGTTTTTGGGATTCTGATATCGTCAAGATACAGTTTCTTCATTTTTTTGTTTTTTAAGATAATCCACAAGCTCTTGGAGCTTATCGGCGTCTTGGGGGTTGAACATAAATTCGTCCCATGCCCCATATTGTGACTTGTATCCAAAGATATATTTTACTCCGTGTATCAATCGTTTCCAAAAGGATTTATATGTTGTTAAGTGTACGTGTGCATAACACATATTATATTTTTGACCATTAGTATATTCTTCTTCATTATAGAACAACAACATTTGATGTTCGTCTGAATGACATTCACAAATAAGAACGTCTTTATCCCAAGTCTTTTTCATAATTTTTGATTTAATCGTAATATTCAACAATTTTCTTGTCGTTTACATCGAACTCCAATTTGATTGGTTTGTTTTCGTGTTCGTATCTTTCATTTAATACAGATGCGTTTAAAAATTCAACATCATTGAAATTTTTTTGTCCGTACGCACAATGGATATGACCACAAACATGAATTTTTGGTTGAACTTCCATAATTCTGTGAAATAAATCTTCACAACCAACTCTTTGTCCACTTAGAGTCCAATCTAACATTCCGTGTGCTGGACCGTGAGTAATTAAGATGTCAGTGTTACCAGGAATTTTAGCCCACTTCTCAGCAAGTTTTTCTCCTCTTGGTAAATTGAATGCCCAGTCATAAAATTCAGGTTGCCAAGGACTACCATAAAACTTTACACCGTCAATTACAACTTCACTATCAAAAAGATAAATGATACCTCTTTCTTTGAACTCTTCTGCAATGTCAGTGTGCATCTCAAAACCGAAATCATGGTTTCCCGCAATAAAGATTTTGTGTTTGAAATCGGTCATACCAAACCAATTCAAGAAGTTAGTGATTTCATGACTTTTACCCATACTGGTACAATCACCAGCGTGTACAAGAACGTCACCACTACCCAATATATTGCCCATCCCCTTACTTGTTAGGTGGTTGTGTTTGTTGTGCGTGTCACTGATAAAAGTAATTTTCATAAAATAGTTTTTTAACTTAACCAATCTGTGTCTTCGTCATCCCAATTCAAAAAATCATCACCTTTATAATCAGGATGATTTTTTTTCATATAATCAATTCCTCGAACCCAAAAGTACGATATTATTCCGACAACTGTTGCCATTAATAGATAAACTTTCCACATATAATAATTTTTTTTAATCCCACCATGATTTCATTCCCGAACCATCAAACCATTCGTTCCAAAGTTCTCGTTCTCCTTTTTCTTCTTCAGTCTGAGCATCGTATAATTTACGATATTCATTTACATCTTGTCCGTGAATTATTGACCATAATTCTTTCCACTCATTATCTTGAATTTCTCTAGCTCTGTTGAATACTTTTCTATTGTGTATACTCTCTTCTTCAGTGTCTTCCCTATCAGTCCATAACCAGTCAGAATTTTTTATTTTTCCTAATTCTGATTCTGCCTGACTAATATATTCATCACTACGGATATTCTTAATTAGTTGAATTGCTCGTTTCATTTTTTCAACTTTTTTCATTCTCGAATCATCAACCTCATGACCGTAATTTTCAATTGTATCTACGGTCTTTTCTAAAGAACGACGAAATAAATCAAGATTGAACGAATAATCCCAAGAACGAAATGCATATAATTCTTTTCTAAAGAACCAAATATTCTCTAAAAAATATGGTAAATCTCTACGAAAAAATTCATAGGTTTTATACCACCAAGTTTGGTGTCTTGATAAAGTTTTTAGACTTTTCCAAAAACTATCCGCAAATTTTACTTCCATAATGTTATTCTGTTGGTCTTTTGAAAATATAATATGTGATTCCAAGACCTATAATAATCAATAGAATACCTATAATTTTACTCAACATATTGCAAATATAATAAAAAAATAAGACCCGACAAAATAAATTTCGCGGGTCTTTTGGAAAGGGATATATGAGAACACTCTTTCGAGCGATGTACCATATAAATATAGTTAAAAATAAAAAAATATACAAATCCTGATATTAGGAACACTAATTATTTAATTAATTTGAGTGATTTATTTTTGAATAATGCCCAAAAATTTCCTTTTAATCGTTTAATAACATTTGATTCTGTTCCTGAAAAACTACCTGTATTATATTTCGTTTCCCACAAATTAAAACAATTCATAACACATTCCATTTGAGTTTTAGTTTCTGCAGATTCCAACACACGAATTACCCACTCAAAATCTTTTACTACGTCTTTAATTTTCATTTGTATTAACATAAAAATATTTTTTTCGAAGATACTGAATTTATATGGATTTAAGCCAATAAATTGTAAAATTCTTTGAAATGTTTAATCCTGTCAGGTAATCCAATTGTTCCTCCATTAACTCTTTTAGTAATTTGTGTTACAACCGCTTCACTTGAACCTCCATCAGCTATTTTATGTAATCCATTTTTATTGAAAAACCACGCAGCTGACGCTAACGGATATTTTGTTGCCACCAAATCAGGATTTGACACACAATCTTCTCCTATTGATTTAGAAAAAGCTGAATAGTTATCTTTTCCTGTTAATTGGATAAATCCACGTCCGTGATATTTCCATCCTTCTCCTGTTGGTTCGGAGCCATTACCCATACGACCACCATAAATTAAATTTGCAATTTTTTCAGGTTTTCTTTCATATAAAGCAGCTTTACCAGCATCTTTGAAATACTTCCCAAATAAACCTAATAAACCTTTAGCACCATAGTTAAGATTTTCTTGAACTAACTTGAATCCACCTGATTCATGACCACATTGTGCTAAAAAGTGTGCTAATCTCAACGGAGTATTAAGTTCAAATTTTGATGCGGTGTCAGGGATTTGTGCGATTACAGAGTCAGGAATATGACCCTTTAGATTTTCTAATTTTAATCCACCAATACTTTTAATTGGTGCTGGTTCTGTGATTACAATAGGGGCACTTACTGGTGCACTTACTTGTTCTGTTACTTGGTCATTAATACCCATAATTACAGCCCAAGTTTTGGGACCAACAATTCCATCTGCGGTTAAACCATGTTCGGATTGCCAAGCTTTTACTGCTGCTTCAGTTTTGGGACCAAATTTACCTACTGGGTCAACACCCAATTTGATTTGGAGTTGTTTTACGTCTTCTCCTTGAGACCCATTTTTTAATAACATAGTAATTTATTTTACAATAAATAGTTCTGTTTTGTTGTGATATTCCAAGTGAGTAGTATTTATATATACCAAGATACTAATAGAATGAACAAGCTCATCCTAGTCGTTTTATTGCTCATATTATGTGTAATACCGACGAACTTTATTACAACTAAAGACATTTACGTGGAGTCTGTTTCCAACAAGATTCAAATAGGTAATCTTGCAGGAAATAGAAACCTTGAGTTTGGTATTCGTAACATTTTAGAAGAATTTTTACAAGAAAAAGATTATGACTTAAATCCTGAATCTAAAACAAAGGTTTCAGTTGAGATTGTATATTTGGATGTTCTTAAAACAAAGTCCAACATTTCCGTTTTCCACAAAAACGAAGAGTCTGTCGTTATTAGACTCAAGGGAATTCTAAAAATTGATAATAAAAAAATAAAAGAAGTCATTGTCGAAGAAGAATCTTCAGAAATTTCTATGTCGACTCTTGCCGTAGACAATGGTGGTCAATTTAACCAACAATCGTTAAGTAATGCAATCAAAAAGGCATGTGAAAAATTGGTGGATAAATTATTTGATACAAAATAAAAAAAAATAAAAAAACAAAAAAATGTCAGAAGAAACAGAAGTAAAAGACCATAATGACGGAACATGGTCAGGTCTAAAAAAAACAATTATCGGAACTCTAACTACTGCGGTTGCAGGCGGTGGTGTATGGTTAGCAACATTATTAGGTGGTGGCCATAAAGAAGAGGAAAAACCTGTACAACAAGCTCAACCGAGTATTGTTATCAACAACTCTCAACAGCAGCAAGCTGCTGGTGGAAGTAAAACTGTTGTTATAAAAGAAAAAGAAGCTGTAAAACCAGCACAACCATCACCTACTCCCAAAAAGAAAGATGGTGATGAGTTTAAGGAAAAACCAGCTCAATGGTAAAAACAAAAGATTAAACTATGGAAAACCAACCAAGCACGGGATTCAAAGATTTACTCTTTTCGGTTATGAAAAGAAGATGGTTTATTACGGCCATTGTATTATTTACATTCTTCGGGACTATTCTTGCAATATTTGCCGCAATTTTAGCTAAATCACCAATGGCTGGAGAATGGAAAGAATTGTTATTGTTACTATTAGGAGCTTTCATCGGAAGTTACGGTAAAATTATTGATTACTGGTTTAGTGACCAAGACAAGGATAAAATGTTGGTTCAAAAAATGGACGAAGAGGACGGAGTTTCATTATCTAGTACCTTAGGTGGAGAACCTGTTAATGCTCCTGCACCTACAGTACAACCACAAGTATCGTTACCAATTGTTACTACTACAGAAACTGTTACACAAAAAGTTGGTGTAGAAATTGATGAAGATGGTGATGGTATTGCTGATGGTATTGATAATGATGGAGACGGAATTATCGACGAATATTTTGACCATAGAAATTGTCACCACGTTTGGGGCGATTCAGACCACGACGGACATGAAGAATGTTTAGTATGTGGACTATTAAGAGAAAATGTAGGATAAAAAAACTAAAACTATGAAAACAATAAATTTAGACAAACTAAGCGACCAAATAATGTTAAGCTTCGTAAAACTATGCTGTTTATGGGTAGTATCGGCATTATGTTTTGAATTGTTTTGTGTGTATTTGCAAGCAACTGGACAAGAGCAAAGAGGACAAGACATCATAAATAAAATAGAATGGAAATTTGACGGAACGTTCAAAGATAGTCCTGATAACATTTGGTATGAAACACCTAAAAAATAATTTTATGACAAAGACTCAAGAAATTGTAAAATTTGTGTTGACATGCGGAATTGTGTCATTTGGATTAATGATTCTTTTCTTTGGGTTCAGCATGATTTTAACACCATTCTTAAAATAAGAAAAAAAATGAAAAAAATAACAAAATTTTTAGGAGTATTAGTATTCTCCTTTGTTTGTTTACAATCTAATGCTCAGTTAATTGTGGACCAATCCATAGTACAAACAGGACCATATAAGGTTGGTGATACACTTACAGTAAAATATACCGTTTCAAAAGGAACGACATTACCTCGTTATTTTTGGTTGAGATACCAATACAATAATAAGGCGTTGTCATTTATTAATAACAGTACAACATTTACTCAAGGTAATTCTGTTCAAACTTATTTTACAAGTTGGAACAATTATATTTTTAACGCAAACGCAAATTATGACGTTAAAAATCTTTATAAGCAGTATGGTGCAACACCTTGGAGTTATCAATCAAATGCTGATTGGAATGTTGCACAGTTAACAGTTCAAAGAACTGATGCTGCGGTAGATGGTGTAATTGCAACACAAAAGTATGTTGTATTATCTAAATCAGATTATACAAATATTCATAAATTAGATATGGCATATGGCGTTGATAATTCAGGTGTTAATATTACAGATGTTACAACAACTCAAAGTACTTTATCTTTGGGTACGGTAACAGGTGGTATTGCCGCTTACAGTGTTAGAATTACATATCCATCAACAGATACAAGTATTGTAAATTTGAAAGCACAATTACAACCACTTAATATTGATGGCACAACAAATTGGAGTGTAGCACCGATTGCAACCGCAAATTTTAATGCACAAGGTATTGCAACATTCACAACTCCAAAAATAGGAGATAAATTTGGTGTTTACATTTTTCCAACAACAGGTAAAAGTTATTTGAATAATATTATTACTGTGTCTGATGCTTACAAAGCGTTTTTACAAGTTTCTTCAGTGGGATTGAATGGTACAACAAACTATTTTCAGTATCCAACATTAGAAAAGGCAATAGGTCACGTAACAATTGCTGATACCGTTTTTGACAATAACGATGCATATTATTTGTTTGCAAACGTTATGGGAATTGATGTTACTTCTAAAACAAGAGTACCATCATCAACTACAAGTCAAATAGGTTTCCTTTCAGGTAAATTAACTTCTTGGTATACAGGTATTTTAACAGACCATACAATTACAATAACATCTGCATCTCAAACTGATGATTTTGCATATGCATATTCAGGTGATTTGGATTATTCAAATTCAACAAATCCTGCGTTAGTTGCAAATTCAGTTACTGGTTTATCGGTTGGTAGTACAGACAGAATTGCAACTTTTGGAAACACACAACCACCATCATCTCAGAACGCAACTTTAAGTTTGGCCTCAACAATTAATGGTCAAGGAAAAGTTATATTAACAGGTACATTAACAAAAGATAATTTAGCGGGACTACAAGTTATATTACAATACGATAACACTTTATTAACGTTAGATAACGTAACGTTTGACGCAGGACCAAGTATTACTAATTTCTCAACGAATAACGAGAACCGAATCACATTTGGTTCATTAGACCAAACAAAAACAGCAAGAATTAAAACAGGTACACCGTACACATTAATTTTCACACCTAAAACAAAATTAACTAACACAACTGGTTTATTTTATACTGTCTTATCTGACGCGATTGACGGTAATGGTAATAAAGTTAATTTGACTGTAGAATAATGAAAAAACTATTAACGTTTTTATTTTTAATAATATTTTCAATAACCTACTCCCAGTCGGGAGTGGGTTATTTGAATTATACCATCTATAATACTAACGCAAGTAGTTTTAGAAATACATATCCAAATAATGATGCTGATTTTGTAAATCTATTTAACACATCAACGGGTACTATCATTTATAAATCTGGAACAACAACAGCATCAAATGCATTGTATTATAGTCAAACATTTTTCACAGGTGTTCCAAATGGTGCGAATTATTTTGGAATCCAAACAACTGGATGGTTTGTTCCAAAAGAAACAGGTACATATACATTTGCAATAGATGGTGATGATGCTGTTGATTTTTTATTAGATGGTGTTGTTATAACATCATTTTATGGAGTACATGGATTTGGTGGTTATCGTTATGGAACTATTAATTTAGTTGCTGGTCGTGCTTACGCTTTGAAGGCAAGATTTCAACAAGTAGGAGGAGGTTGGGGACTATATGTAATTTGGAAAAGACCTTCACAATCCACATACAGCCTTCAATCAGACGAGTGTTATTCAATATCACCATCTACACCAACTAAAAAAGCGGTAGCAAATTTTAATTTTAATACTAGTATAACACCAACAACATTTTCAATTAGTTCGCCATTAAGTACTGCAGGTTTGATTGATATAACAACAAGTTTAGATAGTACAAAAATATCTAACGGTTATAACGGTAAAATTACTTCAGGACAAGTAGAGTGGAGTTATGTTAATTTTTTCAATGGGGTTACAACACTCTATATTGATATGAGACAATTCGGGAATACAACACCATCCTCAGTTAATAGTGTCTCAATATTGGATGTATATAGTGGTCCTGTGACGTTTAGAACAAGTGACGGTACATGGGCTCAATATACTGTTCCATCAACATTAGCAAAAGTTTTGGATGGTACTTCTTTATACAATTCTAGTATAAGAAATGCAGGATATAATAATTATGCATTCTCTTGTAATGTATCATTCAGTTCTAATATGGTGTACAAAACACAATCAATTACACTTACAACAACAAACAACTTAACAACTCTTTATAATAGTATTGTAACAGTTTCTGATGTGTATATGGCGTTTCAAGAATATTCAAATCAAGGATTATTTGGAAATCAAAACGGTTCATCATTTACATACGGAATTCAATATCAAAATGCAGATATAAATAATGATGGTATTTTTAATGAGGCAGATTGTTTCGCTTTATTACAAAATTTGACAGGTACGAAGACTTTAGTGGACACATTCAATCTAAATAAGACGGTGAGATTAATCCCTCAAACAAGATATGATAGTATTGGGAAATCCAATTGGAATACATTTATTAATCCATTGAGTTCAACATATTCATTCGACATAAACACAGGTAAATCGACTGATTCATTAAATTTATCGGTGGCTTGGAAGGGAGATGTAAATCTATCACATTCAACAACACCAAAATCTAATAATCTAACAACAATGTCGGTTAAAACGATGGGTGTTAGTAATGAAATACAATCGACAATTGTATCAGAATTAATTGGTGATTCTGTTGTTGTAACAATAACATTGAATCCATCATTACAACAGGTCGTTGGTACACAATTTATGATAAACTATGATAATAGTTTGTTGAAATTTTCAACGGTTAAGTTCACAACAAATGGTAATCCATCAAATTTTGGAACTGATAAAGGAACGTATATAAATGTCGGTTCTTTGATTACTGATGGTACCACAACTTTGGATAATAAAACATCATATAAAATAAGTTTCAAAACACTAACAAAACTAAATAATGTATTTGGTTTGATATCGGTAAATGCTACTGACGCTGTTAATCAAAATGGAACACAACTTAAAATTAAATTAATATGATGAATCGTATCAAAATTATAATATTGTGTTGTGCTATTTTTATGATTTCTTGTAAAAAAGTATTAAATGCACCTGTAGAATTTAAGCCTAACAAATCAAGTTTTTTTGATAACTCGATGAATACTGTATCAAATGGTGATACAATTAATTTTACCCTTCAGATGAGTGGATTATATACATTAACCATGGTTGATACAATTCAAAATCAAGTTGTGAGCAGGGAAAAATTCACTGGTAAAGTAGGTGTAAACACCTTAAACATATATACAAAAACATTGACTCAAACTTATTTGGATGTGGTGTTAATGGATAACAATAATAATCAAATAAATAAAACTAAAATAACAATCAAATAAAATGAAAAAACTATCTTTTTTAATTGGTTTATTTGTACTCGTAGGTTGTACTAAGAATGTACCTATTGCGTCAAACCCAGCTCAAATTGACCCCAACTTAGCAATTACAAGTTCGGTGGGTATTAAATTACAAACGTCATTTGTAACGACTGAAGTTTCAATGAATGTAAAAACTCAAGCGGCACAAACTGTAACCGTTAAAATTACGGACATTACAAACAGAGTTGTTTCAAAATCTACATCAGACCTACAATCTGGTGACAATATACTAAAACTTTATACGTCAGCTTTACCAAGTTCGGCTTATAGAATTGCGGTGTATGATAATAATGGTAGTCTATTGGCGATTACTGACTTCAACAAAATTTAATCTATGATAAAAAAATTAAGTTTGTTGTCACTATTATTTTTAGGGACAACAACAATTGTATCGGCACAAACAATTGGTAAAACTAAAACAGAAGATTACAAAGCGTCGTTTGAAACTAAAAGTGATATATCACAATTCTTGGATTATAATGGACCAAAGAAAAATATCCAACTTTTGAAATGTGGAATCAATGATGAGATGTATGAAATGTATCCTGAATTGAAAGAAAAAAGAGTAGGTTTAGGTGTTACAAATATTGTACTTGAATATCTTGATAACTTGAATCGTTTTGAATTTACTGAAGACAAAACAGAAATTAAGAACAGAATGGTAAAACAATTCCAAGCATCACAAGCTGGAATATCTGAAAACAAATTAGATGGTAGAGGTAAGATTAAATTAGCTCACTACTTTGTTGAAATAGAATGTTATGACTATTCTGTTTCAGAAGATGAAACTGTGAACCTAAAAGATGGTGTTAAAAATTTAATGGTAACTCGTATTGGTTTACAAGTTAGATTCACAGATGCTGAAAATGGTACAATCATTGCAGCATCTGGATTAGGTGAGGCAAAAACAACAAGAGAATTAACTTTCTTGTCTGATGCAACTGTAGACCCTGTTAAATTTAATCAATCCACAATCAGTATTGCAACTAAAAAATCTTTGGATATTGCATGTGCAAATATCTTAGGTAAAATGGTGAAAAAAGGAATATTCGCTAAATAATGAAGAAATGGTTTCCCCTCCTGTTAATAATAATGTTATTTTCCATTAAAAAAGTGGAGGGGCAAACTATTACTCAAACTTATATTGACCCTTGTGATAATAAGGTTTATGTCGTAACTATTCCATTTGGTATGAATAGTACGGTGGCTGTAATACGAGGTAAATCAAGAGTTGTTACTTTAGCCGACATCAATAACGGAACGTTTCAAACTTGGGTTAATAGTGTTTTAACAACTCCTTGTGTTGTAAATACTGTTGTAACTGCCGTGGTAACTCAAGCAGCGTCAAACGCCGCTTCTAATGCTGCGAGTTCAGCCGCAGCCGCAGCTGCAAGTTCAGCGTCAAGTGCCGCAAGTTCGTCTGCTTCAAGTGCGGCAAGTAGTTCAGCGTCAAGTGCTGCAAGTTCATCAGCAAGTTCAACACCACCTCCTCCACCATCAGGAAATAATTCTTCTACAAGTTCTAGTAGTAGTTCTTCGTCATCATCATCGTCATCATCATCGTCATCTTCGTCATCGTCATCCGAAAGTAAAACCGAAACAAAAACTGAGAGTAAATCTGAAAATAGTTCATCTGAAAACAAATCAGAATCTAAATCAGAATCTAAATCAGAATCTAAATCTGAAAGTAAATCTGAAGAAAAAAAGGAAGAATCTAAAACCGAGGAAAAGAAAGAAGAAAAAAAATCTGAAGAAAAAAAGGAAGAGAAAAAAGAAGAAAAAAAGGAAGAGAAAAAAGAAGAAAAAAAGGATGACAAAAAGAAAGAAGAGAAGAAAAAACAAGTAAATCCAAATCCAATGTTGTTGGCATCTGATTTAACAACAGGTCAAGGTGCAGATGGAAAATATTCCGCTGCAATTACTATGGGTATTAGTAAGTCATCAGCAATTGGTAATGAAAGTTGGAGTTTAACTTCAATGATTTATAGTAACCTACAACAATTCGTTGTTGGTGGTGGATATACAAAAATGGATTTCGAAGGTGGTAAATTAAATGCGATACATTCTTATTCAACAGCATTTGCATACCTAAGTGGTAACTATATGAATTTAATGGGATATACATATATCAAACCGCACCCAAAATACGGAACATTTGGTTACAACCTTAGTGTGATTAATTTGTTCTTAGTAAATTCTTCTAAAAACTTTGACTACAATATGAGTACATCCGCAGTTGCGTTTTGGACTAAGCCTTATCAATACAGTAATAAACTAACAATATCTCCACAAGTATTTCTTATGAATTCTCCGATAGCATGGAACCCAAAAACAGGACAGACTTTAGTAAATAGAAATTTTTCATTCCTACTTGGTAGTTCATTTGACTATAAAATAAGTAAAAGATTTGGATTTAGTTTCAACTATAAACTTTCGAGTTCAACTCAGAAAGGTTCACCAATCTTGCATAACTTCCTGATTGGTTCAAGAGTAATATTATAATATGAAAAAGATTTTAGACGTAAGACATTTTATTATTTTAATCCTATTAGGATTATGTGTATTCCTATACATAAAAAAACCAAAGAAGGAAATTGTCTTTCAAGAAGTACCGTCTAAACCTGAATTACTACACGATACAATTCCAATGGAGGTACCAGTTTATTTACCTGGTGAAACAATCATAAAAGATACAACAATCTACGTAACGACAATACAAAGTGTTGATACCGCAGCAATCCTTAAAGATTACATGGTTTTCACTACAACAAAAGACACACTAAAATTATCCAATAATCAAGGTTTTGTTTATTTGAATGAAACGGTAAATCAAAACAAAATTGTAGATAGAAAGTTCTCAGCAACTATCAAACCAAAGATTGTAAGAGAAACACCGCCACCCCCACCTCCAATTAGAAACCAAGTTTTCTTCGGTATCAACGGAGCTGTAAGCAAAGAGGATTGGGTTAACTCAGTCGGCTTGGGATTGATACTCAAAACTAAACAAGACCACCTATATCAAATTAATCTTGGTGCGACGAATAGGACTATAGATGGTACTTCTGGCGAATTCAGACCTTATATTGGAGGGGGGGTTTATTGGAAGATTAAACTTAAAAAAGATTAGAGTATTTATTATAAAATAGTCTTATGGGTTTACGTGATTTAATTAAAGAATCTTTACAGAAACATATTGATAGGTCCCTTATTTTGAAGGAAAATGTGAACGTTTCTGACGTATTAAAATACCACATTGATAATGGATTATCTTTAAAAAATAATGCATTCAGAGTCTACTCTGAGGGATATTTTGATTTGGTTAATGAAGTGAGAGAATTATTTAATGAAGGTAAAATTGACCTAAATGAAGAAGATAGATTAATGATTGAATCCGATTTAGGTATTAAAATTAAGGTGGGTAAAGAATATGTTTATTTGGATGCACCTTACATCTATGAAACTAAAGAAGATGTTTTAACTGAATCCAAAAGTCCAAGACGTTCTAATAAATTTGCGGTTTATACTAAGAGCAAAACAGGTGGGGTTAAAAAAGTTACTTTTGGAAACTCTAACACAATGATTAATGAAAGCCGAAATTGCTCTCAAAAAACGGATAGGACAACTGCAGGATATTGGTCATGTCATGTTGCTAGATATTCTAAACAGATGGGATTGTCATCTTCAAATTCTTGGTAATGGAATTAGAAAAAATAAAAAAATATCTACAAGTATATCTCGATGATGTTATAACACCAAAAATTAATCAAGAATTGGTTGGTGATGAAGATGAACCAATTACAGTAAAAGTTTATGATATCAAACGTAAAGAATTTTCCCCAAGTGAAATGGTTGTTTTTTTAGATATGGACCCCGATTGGTCACACGGAAGTATTATACCACATATTAATACTGACATAGGTAGATTTTTGAATATGATTGGTCTTAAAAAATTATATACAATCGCTTGGAATAAAAGAACACAACCAATTTATGAACCTGAATAGAATTAAAGAATATTTAAGTAATTATTTGAACTCAGTCTTGTTACCAAAAGTTAGTTCAGATATGCCTATTCGTATGGAAGTAATGGATGTTTTGAAAGGAAGTTACCAACCTCCAATATATCATGTTTTTATTAATATTGAGCCACATGATACTTTGAAGAGTACATTAAAACAAACTGAGTCAGATATTGCTGACTTCTTCAAAATTTTTTCTATCAATAATAAAATAAAAGTTCATTGGAACAAAAGACCTTCATTCAAAGATAAAGAAAAACTCGACCTAATATAAATTATTTAAGTCAAATTTTTTCACAAACGTAGGAAATGCTTCCTGATATGATTTTTGAGACTCATCTGTAATCTTGTTTGTAAACTGCCAGTTCCAATAAAATGAATCATTAGGTTTGAAACCATAAAAAGTATGTACTCTTTTCTGAGTATCTACAACATCCATACCCTTCCAGTTTTGACCTGTACAAATAAATCCACTTTGGATATTTTCAATAATGTTGGATTCACCCAAAGTTTCGTGTCTATTTTCAATCCAAGTCAATCTTTCAATTAATTTTTGATAGAACATACTGGCTTGACCCCACCTTACAGAAGTAAAAAAGATAACCGCATTTGATTCAAATAACTCTTTGGATATTTTCCAAAGTTCATCATCCTTGTCGTTCAAACTTGCCCAACATCTATGATATCCTGTTGGATTTTTATCTTTGTCTTTTAATTTGGCTTTCATTAATCCACAAGAGTTCCCATCTTTTCTTGATACGTTTCCTTCACAAGGAGTAATGTGTAATTCAGGAACATCAATTAAAACCGATTTTTCATTTAGATATTCATTGATGACCATAGCAAGAATTGTAGATTTTGGTATATCCATATCATTCGGGTCCCAATTATATCTGTTAGAGCATGTTAATAGTAATACCTTATCCAACTTTTGCAGTTCAGATATTGTCTTCTCAAGTTTTTTCAAGTTACCTGTAGAGTTATTCTTTTCAGTAACGTTGTATCTTTCAAATATTTCCTGTAGTCTATTATCCATTCAATATAAATACTTTGTTATTTGTAATAAAAAACCCACCGTGAGGGTGGGTCTATATTTTAAGCTCTCATAGTTGGAACATTATCATATACTACATCAGGTCTTAATTCTCTAACTTGTGTTTCAACTTGAACTTGTTCCATATGCGTAGATATTTCACGTAACAGTTCTGCAAAGGATGCTGGTTCAGGTTCAGCTGGTTGTTGGATTGCTTGTTCATCAATTGGGACTGTTTCATCTGGTTCATATAATCTATCAATTCTCATTTTATCATATGAGTGTAAACATTCTTCATGAACTTGTTCTTGAATTTCATCAGAACATAAATTTTTATTTGTTTGTTCTGATTTGAAAATTTTTCTAACAATTGGGAATAAGTAATCGTCAGCATCAACGTCAAGATAATCAATTCTTGAATCTTCAGCATTCCAAAAACTAAAATCATTGTCTCCATCTATTCCTTTATAACCAGCAAATTTGTATCCTGTTTGTTTGTTAATGAAATAAACCAAAATGCCTCTCCTCCAATATTTTTCAAAATATTGTTTTTCTCTTTGGTAAGTTGTGCACCATCTTGTTGATGAACCGTATTTTGCGGATGCTGAGAAAGTTAATGGTCTTACAGCAACCCATTTTTCATCTTCAAATTCTTTCACAACTTGACCCTCAAGGTCTTTGGTTAATTCTTTCATTGATGCTAATGTTACGGCACCTCTTACGTCATCGATATCCTTATATGCTGATACATCTTTATTTTCAATTTGACCTTTATCCATATAATCCATAAATTCTTTTAAGGTATTATAGGTGTCAGTACTAAAATGTTCTGCAACGTAATTTGCCATATAATACATCTGACCATCAATCAAACCATCAGTTGAAATTCCTTTATTCATCATCATAGCTTGTATTTCCAACATACCTGATGAATAATCTTCTTTATTAGACCAGAATTTTTTTGGATTAAATTTTTGACCAAATATTTTACACATCAATGGAAGATACTTGTAAGTTTTCGAAGTATCTAATCTTGTCATCATATCAAAAACTGAGACATTTAATTCGGGATATTGTTTCTTCAATTCATCTAAACGGGACATAATATTCTTTTTACAAAATATAAGTAAAATAAAAGTTTGTGTCAAAAAAAAACACTCAGTATTTGTACTGAATGTTTATGATTTTTGCAGAGAGTTAGGGATTCGAACCCCAGAAGCTGTTACACTTGCCGCTTTTCAAGAGCGGTGCCATCAACCACTCGGCCAACTCTCTATATTTTTTTATTAACAATATAACCAAAATTTACTAAAACATCTTTACAAAGTTCAATAAATTCATCAACGGTTAAATCGTTTTTTGCTCTATTTGCTTCGGGACGAGCAATCCCTAAATTATCAAAAGAACTTTTACCACCTAACAATCTTGGAGTTATATGGTCAAACTCATATGTATTAAAATTATTAATATCAATTGGTCTGCCCGTCAAATAACATTTATCTACTGACGATAAATATTCTTTTAATTTTTTCCTATCAAAATCACCTCTTCGATTATAAGTTATTTTCTTACCCTCATATTCTTGTAAGAACTTTTCCGTCTTATGCAACCAAGGATTTAATTTTCTCTGTTTTTTAACCCTATTGTAAGCCCTTTCTTTTTGATTATCACCTAAATGATACGATATTGTTGATTTACTACATCCCAGAGATTTTTGAATCTGTTGATAAGAATATCCTTTTTCTTTAAGTTTTAGTATTTCTTCTTTTAACGACATATTATATAAATAGGCGTTCGTATCAAAAAAGATTAGAACCTTTTATATTATATGACAAATATACAAATAATAATTATACAAGACAAGTGGTATTTATAATTAATGAACGAACTTGATGAAATAAGACAGGGAATTGTTTCCGCCAACAAATATTTGAAAGACCATGTGTTTGAATTAAATTATCTTGACATTGATGGTGATGGTAAGTTTGCAACACCAACAAATATTAAAATAAAGTTAACTGGTGTGAAACATTATCTTGACATGGGAACATCCAAACCATTTGTTCAGTTTACCGCATATATTTTACCAACTAACAAAGAATCGGATAAGTTTAATTCAATATTAAGAGCCCATTTTGGTCGTGAAACTGAAATAAAAACATATGACGACATGGGATATTATAACTTGGCTTGGGTTTTAAAACAAAAAGTATCAAATTTATTAAAATATTTTTCACTACCTGACGGAATACTTACTAAAGTAGTAAATGAAGTAGAACCTATGAAATTAAATGAAGGATTACTAGTTGAAGGAAAATATGATGGAATTACTCGTCAAATAGTTAAAGACATCATATCATTATTCAAATATCAAAGACAGGGTGAATTTGGTTTACCAGAAGATTTACGTCCTGATGAAATGGAATATAGTTTCAAAGGACTTACAGATTTTTCTATTTTCTTAGATTTACAGGGAGACAAAAATATTGAAGGTATTGATGTTGATGCCGATTATTATCGTGACGATGACTTATTATATATTACAATCATTTCAAATCCTGATGCAAAGTATTCAATATTGCAAGAATTAACAGGAGAGTTAAATGAGGTTATACGTCATGAATTAGAACACATGAAACAAAATGAACAAGGTTATGAGTTTCCAAAAAAAGAACCAAAAAACCCTGTTAAATACTACACACAACCACATGAATTGGATGCTCAAAGAGCTGGATTCAAAAGAAGAGCCAAAGGTGAAAAAGTTGATTTTGAAACCTTAGTTAGAAATTGGTTTGCAAACAACAAACACAAACATAAGATGAACCCTAAAGATGCCGAAAAGGTTATACAACAAATTATTCAAAAATAATGGATGTTAGAGCAGGATTAAAAATTGTTAAAAAAGTATTGATGAACCATTCATTTGAAAAGGATGGTTTTGAATATCATTTTATCTCTATCGAATCAGATAAAGAAGGGTGGTCTTATAATATTATTGTGAATGTTGTTTTACCTAAAAAAGGTCAATCGTACTCAACTGCTGTGTTCAGCGGACATATTTTTGAAATACTAAATAATATTTGGAAATACATAGGCACTTCTTTTTCATATTCAGAAAAAATATTAGTTGATGGTAAAGAACCTGTTGCGCAAGTTTTTGTTAGCAAAGAAAAACAAAAAAAAGTTATCTCTACAATTAGAAAAAAATATGATAGTATAGAATTAAAAACCAATCTTGGTCAATTAAAGTTTAATATTTTTTGGAGACCTTCGGAAAAGTTTTACGTACAAGAAGATATCTACATTGATTTTCAATTCATTGTTGATATATCAAATTTTTCATTGGACGGAGAATATGTAAAACCTAATATGAAATTAGCGGGAGATACCTCAGGAACCATATTCAATTTTATGGTCGATAATGATTATTTTAATGATTCAATTAATAACGTAATCTATGAAGTTATGGGTGATGAAATGGATATTACAAGTATTGATGATTTATACTATAAAGTAATATATTATATAGGTAAGTTTGATGGTATGGAAGTGAATCACAGTTATGGTGGCGAGTATGACTTAGAACCTGAAATGTTTAATCTCGAAGCCTTTTAACAATTTTTTTGAGAACATTTTCCAAAATTTCTTTACTAACAATTACTACACCAGATGCAACTAATCGAGTTGCAATCATTTGTGCAGCTTCTTTTATACTTGACGTATTATGTGCCATTGAATATATGTCAGTTATTATTGGAATTAAAAAACTATATGCTACGGTATCTAAAATAGAACTTGATGTGACTCTTACGGAGTCTAAAAATTTTTCAAACGATATTTTTAAATTTTGTGCTTTATCAAATGCAGTTCGAAAGGTTTCTTGTAAACCTTCCTCTTTAATTTTTTTCAAAATTGAAACAAAGCCTCTTTTGTTTTCAAAGAATATTGCAAATGCAACTCCAGCCAAAACAAGAGCTCTTTGTTGGTCATTCAAATCAAATTTTCCACTTCTGAGATAAACATCCAATGGCATCATCATACCACCAACTGATGTACCCCACGTCAATAACATTTTTACATTAATTCCGTAGTTCTTAATTACCTTATTTACTATATCAACAGTAAATGAACGTAACTGTTTCATGTAGTCACTTAGTTTTGACTCATCCTGTTCCATTAAGATTACTCTAAGCTGTGATTCGCTAATTAGAAATTCCATATTGATTATAAATATACTCAATATATTTATTAGTATGAAAGGTCCATTAAATCCAAAAGTTAACGTAGGTGATAGAATAATCTGCTTCCATATGGAAGGTGAAACAGGAGTTCCTCCAGGTACTCATGGAACTGTTACAAGAATAGGTAGAGACCCATTCGAATCCGCTGATGACGTTCTAATTAACGTTAAATGGGATAACGGGAGCGGACTTGCACTTATATCTTCAACAGATGCTTGGAAACTTGCACCAAAAGAAAATATTAAAGAACAAACTGGTTCAAAAGAGTATGATTATTTCCAAAAAAATCCTGATGTATTTGAGAATTTTGATTACAAATTTTTCAAAAAATATTTATTAAAACTTAGAGAGTCTAGCGTTATAAATATGTTTCAGGCTGCACCGTTTTTATATTCGGGAAAAGAATGGATAGATAGATATTATGGTGAAGATGAAGAAGATAATGAAGCATTTCAAGAAGTTTTAGAAATGGCAGACGAATCTAAATTCAAAATGATTCAAGGACTTATGAAGTACATGGAATCAAAAGACCTTGATTTTGAAGATATGAGTAGAGTTAATAGTTTGATGGATAAATTTGCAATGAAAATAAATCAATTTTATATTGTGTTTGCTTAAGCCCTTTTAATTTTTTCAATTGTACCATCTTTCCAATGTTTTACAATCCAACCATCATCGTCAAGATAAACCATTGGTCTACCTTTACCCCACGTCTCTTCTTCAACTCTTTTTCTAAAAGATTCTTTGAATTGTTCAGACCTAAGAAAATCGGACAATTTTTTTTCTTCTATATCCATTTTAGTTACTTAAAGGTGCCTTTATTGGAGGGTGTGATTGATAATTTTTAATTACAAAGTCTTCTATTTCATAGTGAGCAATATCATCTACTTCGGTATTCAATATTTCTAATGTAGGTAACTCAAATGACGTTCTTTCAACTTGTTCTTTTGCTTGTTCAATATGATTTGAATATAAATGTACATCACCTAAATTACAAATCAATTCATCGGGAATCATATCAACTTCCTTTGCAAGGATTTCTAATAACAAACCATATGATGCCAAATTGAATGGTAATCCTAAGAACGTATCTACTGAACGCTGATTCCACATTAAAGATATTGCTCGCACAGGAATATTTTGTTTATCCATTTGTATTGTGATTTCACCAATACCATTCCAAGGTCCGTTTGTTGTATCTAATAATTCAGTTCGTTCTTCCCAACTTAACTCTCTTGTATAAATTTGAAACCCATAATGGCAAGGTGGTAAAATCGTTTGACCTAATTCAGCCACATTCCAAGCACTAACCATTAAACGTCTGCTATCTGGATTTGTTTTTAATTGTTGTACTAAATTTGAAATTTGGTCAATTGATGTGGATATTTCAGGATAATGTGTGTGACCATCATACCATTCATTCTCTTGATATTTCCATTTTCTCCATTGCTTACCATAGATTGGCCCTAAATCACCCCATCGTTCAGCAAACTCATTATCGGTTTTAACTTTGTTGATAAACTCTTCTTGTGCTAATAATGTTCCGTGAAATCCATGTCCAACCAATAATTCAGTTTTGGTTTTGTAATTCTTATAAGCATCACCATCCCATATGTGACAACCATTATCAACAAGGTATTTGATATTGGTATTCCCACGAAGGAACCATAATAATTCAGTCACAATACTTTTCCAAGCCATTTTCTTAGTTGTAAGTAATGGAAATCCTTCACTCATTTTGTGACGAATTTGTCTACCAAATACCGATATAGTACCAGTACCTGTTCTATCTTTTTTCTCAACACCACAATGTAAAATGTCTTCGATTAGTGCTTGATATCTTGCGTCTAAATTATTCATATTAATATCCTTTTTGTATTGTTAAACCATAGGTATAATGTAGCCATGCGAAATGTAAACCAATTGCGGGTGATGTAACACCTGTTTCTAAAAAATACTCTTTATCGTACCAAATACTAATACATGGAATAATCCAAATCTTACCGTGAATACGATAAAAACCATTTTGTGCTATAAACCATTTTTTCATATTAATCCTCCTTGTTTTTTCCAGTCTTCTTCCATTTGATTTCTTCCTGAATTGTAATTACCATAATCACCCCAATTTTCCAAAAGCTCCAAAAAAGCTTTTCTAAGTTTGACATATCGTTCCTCGTCTTCATGTTTTCCTAACATATATGCTTGATGCATACAACTGTCAATGGCATGTTTCGATAAGAAAGATGAATGCGGTATTGTGTTGTAAAATATTTCATCAAATTTATCTTTCATCATTCAATCTCCTTTTGCCAAAACGGCTTTGAATACTTTGGTTTAATTAGTTTCCAAATATATTCAGAAGAATCCTTATTATCAAACATTCTGAATAAAATAGGTCTTAAAAATTCTTCATGAGTCATCACCCATTCAGCAATTTCTTTTTTTGGTGGTAATTCACCATAATGTGGCGGTCCAGTTAAGTTTTCTATAAAACTATCGTATAACTTACCAGCATTTTCTTGAATACTCATTTTTGCATATCTAAGGTCTTTGATTGTGGTTTTGACCCATTTATCAAATTCGTCAGGAACTCTGTCCAATAATTCATCAATATTTCTTCCGTCTTTTAGATATTCCCATATGTCCACATTTGAAAATCCTGTCAAGATTCTATGAAGACGAACATATTCTTCCCCTTTTATCTTCATTCTAAAACCATTTCTAAAACGAACAACATAACCTTCACGGTCTTTAGATATTAATGATTTGAGGGTCTTATAATCCTCGACAGCGTCATATTTTTTAACGACTGGCATTCGAGTCTCATCGCTGATGTACAACAAAGAAGTGTAATCCAATTCTTTTCCTGAGCTATTGTTTATCATCGATAAAACAACCAAAGATTCTTCTCCTACATAATCACAAACAATTCTGTTTTCAGGATATATGATTTCAACCAAAGTAGTATATCCTTTTGGTATTGGTTGGAAATTATATTTTTTTAGGATTTCTTTTGCTCTAACGGCTTGGCTAGAAGTAAATGACCCTTTAGTTGATAATATCCATTCTCCTTGGTACCAAAATAATATTCCTAAAGAACCGTCTAATTTTTCAAATACTTCAAATGTATCATTTGGGATTTCTTCTGGTTGATGTTCTTCCATATTGAAGAATTTGTTAAAACCTTTGGCAATAACGTTCCCTTCTTGGTCTAATATGAGACCACGACACATTTTAGTGATTTCATCCCACTTATTTTCATACTGACAAGTACGAGAATAATTGTAGATAGAAATAGGAAGAGTTGGATGGTCATTTTTGACCACCAACCCCTCACTAATGTATTTGTTTAATATGTCTAATTCTACTATCACTTTTTAATTAACATGTTTGTGTTTGCAATTGGAAAACGAGCAACAGGAACTCTTTTATCTTCTACTGAAGTTCCGTCTATTTGCATCACTTGATAAAAATCGGTTTCAAATTTTACTGTTGGTACGTCATTGAAGGTATAAAGAATTTCGGAATCCTCGGCCTTATCTACGTAAAGTTTTGCGGTTTTAGTTGTTGTGTTGAATACTAATGTTTGCATGTGTTTGTTTTTATAATTGTTCAAATTTTATTGTGTCGTCTTTTCCAAAATTGTCAAAGTCTCTCCACAGAGTAAATTTTCTACCTACTCTCGGTAAACTGTGGTGTTCTCTATGTCCGCACCACTTACATTCTCTAACCACAACTCGGACGTATTCTCTACCCAAAGGATGGTTTTCTACTTTATGTTTCTCTTTACGGTACTCCCAATTATGAGCACCAATGTAACAAAATGGGTTTATCATACTATAATTGAATTTCAAATCTTTCTTTCATAATTTGGATTTTAGCGTCAGGTACTCCATGAACACTTTTATTTCCGTGTCTATTTTCAATAATCAAAGATACAACTTTGTATCCATATTTTTCAGCTAATTTGAAATAATCTTCCATTTCCCATTCTTGAGTAAAAGTATTTGAAACTGCTATCTCGGGATAATATTGTCCATTGTTTTGGTGGTCAATCATTCTGGTTTCCACTTCTTTTTTACACCATTCGTGAGCTTCTTTTAACTTTGACCCATCAAAGTTATAGTTCCCTTCTTTATCATAAAAAAACTTATCGGCTTCACAAACAGCATATTCATTCCAAATCGCTGTGGCGAATGATGTCTTACCTGAACCAGGTAGTCCTCTAACTAAAAATAATACTCCACTCATAAATTGTTATCTATATTCCAAATGTTGAAAAAATCAAATTCGTTTTCTGTTCCCCACCCATGTAATCTCATACTAATTTCATTTCGGGTCTCCAAAGATAGTAATTTTGCAATTAACTCTCTACTTACAGGATGAATCATTTGAATCATCATCACAAAATTACAACTTTCGTTTGTTAAATCCTTTATTCTATTAATCTTTTCTTCCACATACTCGACCTCATCAAAAGACCTCCAAAAGCGAATACAAATTGTTCGTAGTTCCTCGAAGCATTCATCTTTTGGAGGTTTATAAAATAATTCTACCGTTGTCATCACTTATCAGAATTTAATAATCTTTCTACGTGGTGGTCATTTGGCATTTCGGAAAGTTTCTCTCTGTGTCTTAACAAAGGTACTACTTCACGATATACGTTATAAGGTCTAAATTCAGGGTGACCATCCATACCCACATCCATTCTCTGACCCTTACCGAACCTCATGTGTGTTGGAAGGTGGCAGTGACCGTGCAAGTGCATTACACCCTTATTAAGACCATCCCAAGAACTTATGGGATAGTGCATCAAACGAAATTTAAATTGACCTAATTCAAGTGTATTGTAGTGAGATACGGATTTGAATAACCCTTGAGACCCATCTCTGTTATTTTCTATGTGGTGGTCGTGATTACCTAAAACCAAGTGTATGTTTTTACATATAAGTCTATCCCAAAATTCGCGTATTTGGTCAAATCCACCAAACGACCAGTCACCAAGGTGAATTAATATATCATCTTGTCCGACACTTTGATTGATGTTGTTAACTATTGTCGCATTCATCTTTTCTAACGTAGAAAAATCACGAGTCTGTGAGATAGGTATTTCACCTTCTTGAGTTCTCCATGCGGTAGTTCCCCTACATATATTTTTGTGGGAAAAGTGAGTGTCGGAAGTTATCCACACATTTGTTAGCATATTTTCGTCTATTCTTATCATAACATTACAAAGATAGGTAAATTTGAGAAATTGGCAAAAAAAAGACAAGGGACTCAAAATTAAAGGCGAAAGTAAATTACCAAGATACTATCAAAATGAATGTTGAGTCTCACTTGTCTATTACAAAGGTAAAATAGATTTTATTGTGAGTCAAATGTAAATTAAAACTTTTTTAGGTATTTATAGAAAAATAATATTATGAACGCATATTTTTCAGCTTCAAATGTGACACCAAATGAGAAAGAAAACATTTTAAGTCAACATAGAAGTCTATATAATGGTTATAGAACCATGCAATCAACAGTTAATAACGAACAACCTTTGTATGTTCAGGATTTTGCAAAAGACAAAGGTGGTATGGTTGTAAATAATAAGGGTGAGGTTAAAAAATATACTAACTTTGGAATCAATGAGTCTAAAGAAACTAAAGAAGTTTGTGACGAATGTGGTTCAATGATGATGGAGGGTGAATGTACTGAGTGTGGTTGGAAAGGAGAGGTTGGTGCTATGGAAGAACACGAAGAAGATGGTGACCCACAATATTCAAGAATTGACGACCCACACAGTCCAAAATCACACAGAAGAAGTGGTAAATTCAAAAGACATCAGTACGACGAATCTCATAATGTTTGTGAATGTGGTGGTGAAATGTATGAAGGAGAATGTTCTGAGTGTGGTTGGAAAAGTGATATGAATGAAGAAACAGGTCATTTAGACGACATCTATGATGAACAAGATTTAAACCCAAGTGCAGAATTTGATTACGTTAAAGGTGCATCTAATAAAACGAATGCATTTCACGTGAGAGAACAATCAGAGGATTATGTAAATTATTACGATAATGAAGATGACTTTGAAGATTCAGATAATGAAGATGATGGATTTGAAGATTTGAATACAGGGGAAATGGATGAACAGGGTGGAAATGCTCCTGACTTTGATATCAGCAACGTGGAAGACGCTTATAATTTTCAAAGTGATGGGCCTATTTCGGGTTACCCTGTTTATGAGGAAATGGATGAAGAATGTGATGAATGTTGGGATAAAATGGAATCAGCCTTTGCAGATGAAGTGGATGAACAAGACGTTTCAGGGGCTCAAGGAATTTATGGTGATATGGACCCAGCTTACGATTTCGATAGCGAAGGACCTGGTAAAGCGGGACCTTACCAACATAGTCAATATAATGAAGGTGCTGCTTATGTTATTGGTTCTGACGGAGAACCAAGAGGTATGAAACCAGGTGAAAAGTTTAGTGCTTTTTCACCAGAAGATTTTACTGATGACGATGATTTTGACGAAGACGAGTTAGAGGTTGATTTTGATGAATTTGACCCAAGAGACAAATCATGGGAAGAAATCACCGCTCACACAGGAGATGATGAGTTTTCACACCTTGATGAAGATATTAAAGAATCGGTAGTCAATCAGAAAAACAAAATCATGGAAATGATGAATAGAATGAAAGTAATTTAATAAAAAAACCCCTCTTATGAGGGGTTTATTATTTTTGAGATATTTTCATCCTTCAATTGTTCCCAAGTTTTTTCGATGTCATTGAAATCCTTGTAAATAATTCTAATTAAATCTTGGTCTAAGGGAAATACGGTATATATAATTTTTTTTATTTCATTCTTCTTATAATCATCCTGAAATTCTTTCAATCCCAAATCACCATATAATTTTCTATCAGGTAGATAAAGGACACTTTTATAAACTTCATCACCAATATTTTCAGCAATAATTTCGTTCACATTATCCGAAAACGTAACAATTGAGACAGAGTCATATAACTTTTTAATGTCATTTAAGTTGACATTTTTTTGCGACTCAACTAAAAATAGGTGTTTTTTCATATGGTCTCTCCCAATTTTATTGTACCCTAATATATTAAAATTTTCGGGTATTTCAAAATCTCTTCTTGATAATTGATAAGTAGTTGCAGGATTATAATCCATCAAAGGTAATAAATTTTCACGAAAAAAAGATTCATTTTCCTCAGGATTATGAAAATTTTCAAATTTCCATCCGTTTATAATTTTTTCCGAATTTGAATTTTTTTTGTACGACAAGTTTGAGATTAAATCTGAAATAGTCAAAATACTTGTAAAATTGAAAACATAAGAGCCTTGAGACAATTCATTATGAATATAATCTATATTCCAATAAAATGTTGTGTGATTTAATATGGTAGAATTATATTTTATCTCATCAATTACTGTAACTAAATTTTTATAGTTTGGAATTTCATTTTCCTTGGATAGAAAGATTAAATCATCAAAACTTAAATATAATTTTTTTACTGTTTCTTTTATTAATTCTTGTAAATCTAATTTGTTTATATAATTGTTAATTACAACTATTTTATCCTTATGTGAGGAAACAAATTCCCATTCAATATCCAAAATTTGTTTAGCGTATTCTGTGTTCGGTAACACAATAAAGTAATCGACAACATCAAAAAATTCTATAATTCTTAATTTTAAAAATTTGATATCTCCATCAAATAATATAGTATCAAAAACATTTATTTTTTTCCCCATTAATATTGAAATAATTTTTTTATTTGTTTATTATTAATATAACTAAATTAACAACAATGTCAAAACATTTCTTAGAACACGAAAGAAACAACGTAAATCACTTTAATTATTATTATTTTACTAATGCGTTTACAACACAAGAGTTAGAAGATATAAAAATATTGGGAAACTCTTATCCTAAAAAACTTGCTGAAGTAGGTGGCGGAAGTGACTCACAAGTAAGCGATTATCGTAAAAGTGAGATTTCTTGGATTACAGAAGAAGAAAAAACTAATTGGTTATATGATAAAATTGCCGATTATGCTAGACAAGCAAATAAAGAAATGTGGAATTTTGACATATGGGGTTACCATGATTCTTTACAGTTTACTAACTATTATGGGGATGGCGGTCATTATGATTGGCATGCTGATTTAGGTCCTGGAATCTCAAATAGAAAATTATCAGTAGTATTGCAATTATCAGACCCAAAAGATTATGTTGGTGGTGATTTGGAATTAAATATTGGAGGGTCAATTATATCAATCCCAAAAGAGTATGGATTAATTTGTTTCTTCCCTTCATTTGTTTTACATAGAGTTACTCCATTAACATCAGGAACAAGAACTTCTTTAGTTACGTGGCTATGTGGTGCAAATCTTAGATAATGGTTAGAGAAAAAATTAAAGTCGATGATTTTTATAGAATTTCCAAAGAGAATGAATATTTTCTTTGGAATTTTGTTGTTCGGAATATGTCATCAACACACATTAAACCTTTATTTGAACCAGAAGATTATCGAAATCCAAATCCATTGAAAAGTATTTTGGAATTTATCCCAATCCCTTACTTTGAAAGTGACATAGAAGATTCATTCGACTTTGTTATGAATCTTGGTAACATTTTTACAAAAAATGTTTACAAAAATAATGTGTTTTACCCTTTAATTATTGGATTTAATAGAAAAAGAGTTGTATCGAGTACTTTCTCTCGTTGTTATTGTATTGAAGGTATTTTGGAAATAATTGGAGATTTAAATCCCCAATTTATATTAGATGCCAATTCTTAACGTTCTGTGTTAAAGAAAAATACTTGGAATAATCTTCCATCGTACATATCCTTACCAAAATAGTCTAAAGATACGTGATAGTTATCTGCTCTGTACATGATTAGACGATTAAAAATATTACCAACTCTATCAACCATTTCCCATTTAGTATAATCTTGCATTTCATTTCCTGGAGGTGCTGATTCATTATAACCTGGTTCGTTTTCTCTTTTATAATCGTAATTCATCCATCCAGTTTTTTTATGTCTAAAAATGCCTGTTCCAGCACTTACGGGTGCATTCGGAGTTAAATAACAAACTGCCGCCCAATCAGTTGTTGAGTCCGCGTGTATCCAAGACCTGTCTGAGGCTGTTGTATATTGGAATGACCCTGTATAGTCTCCACCCCACCAAGTAACCTCACCAGCAAATGGATAAAGTATATCTCTCATTTTTTGTTTGATGGAATCATTCAAAAAAGATACTGTTCTTTGTCCAGGATAATTTCCTCTTACTTTAAATTCTTGTTGTAATGCAAATTCTCTAACTTCCATTGGGTTGGCGTAAAAGTCGTCAATCGTTAAAGAGTTAAATCTCATATGTTAAGTTTTATAATTTAAGTATAATAATAAATAAGAATAAAAAAATATGACTTTTGCTTCTTTTTGTAATATTTCTTTATAAATTGTTTTATTATGGAAATAAAAGAAATCGTATCGTATTTTTTAAATTCAGATACAAATATTTTGGAGGTATCATTCAGGACTATAGATGATAATGATGAGGTTTTAAGGACTGATAATATTGATTATACTATAGTTGAAACTTATGGGTTCGATTTAATAACAGAATCTTTTGATTTTTTCGATGAAGAATTCGAAGATGATTTAATTGAAGAAGAAAAGGTTGAATTGGATGAAGATGAGTTGATTACGTTTTTAAATGAATACTACACAATTAATTCTGACGTTTTACCTAAGGCTGAGTTTTATTAAGATATTAAAATATTTATATCATATGAATTTAGATATAGATTTTTTAATCAACTTTTTTGAGAAATACACTAAAAATGAAAGTGATAAAAGTGAAATAGGAGAGCAGGAAGCAGCTGCGGCTCCCGCAGCGGCTCCATCATCCCCATCATCATCTTCAGGTGGTAGTTCATCTTCATCAGTACCAAAATGGGCAGATAACTACGGAATAAAAAGAGGGAAAGCAAATATGCTTGGTAAGGCAGGTGAAAAATGGTCAACAGGTCTTAATCGAGGATTAGCAAATCAAATTTGGTAAAAACAATATATTTATAAAATAAAATAATATGGTACATCCTAAATACAGTCCCGAAGAAGCTTTACAAAAAGCAAAATTAATGATGGGATATGATACAAAAAAAACATTAACTGAAAACGTTGAATCTGCAGGAGTTAATTTATCAGAACAATCAAATATTTGGAAAGATATTGCTGGCGGAGCATCTGTAGGTGCTGGAGCTGGTGCCGTTTTTGGTGGTGGTGTAGGTGCAATACCTGGAGCAGTTTTAGGTGGAATTTATGGATTAGTTGTTGGAATGTCATCTAGCAGTATAAGAGAAGATAATTTCAAAGCACTAGTTAAAGCATGTTCAACAAACACAAATGAACTTGGTAAAAAAACTTTAGACGATGCCACATTTGATAAATTATCCGATGCAATATATACCGCGGTGGATGGACTGGGTACAGATGAAGATGCTATTAAAAGTGTTTTTTCACAAATACCCACAGTTCCAGATTTATGTGGATTAGTTGATAACTATAAAGAAACTTATGGTGATTTAGTTAGTGATTTAGATGGAGATTTGGATGGTGATTCGGAATGGAGAGATTACGTTTTTTTACCATTACGACCAGCAATCAGAGCAAGTAAAGCTGCTTCTGAAAAAACAAATGACGATAAGAAAAAAACTGACGGTGGTGGAACAGGTGGTGGAACATCATATAAACCATGCACGGGAACTTATCAGTATGGATGTAAGTCTGATGTTATAGCAAAAGTACAAGGTTGTTTAAAACTATCTACTGACGGAAAATTTGGACCTAAAACAAAGGCAGCATTAACTGAAAAAGGTTTTACAACATTTACGGACGCGGACGTAGATAAAATTTGTAATCAAAATAAAACAGGATACGAAGATTATTCATCATCAGAAACGGAAGATGCAACACCAAATGTAAATCAAACCAATACAAATACCACAAATGCAACTAATAATACAACTTCAACTACAAAAGAAGTACCAGAACAATAATATAAGATATGAAAACAAATTTTAACATCAGTGAATCTGAAAAAGAACAAATTTTAGAATTACATAATGTAATTAAAGAATCTCTCAATTCTAAATTATCCAAAAAAAGAATTGACGAGCAAGATGCTCCACAAACTCCCCAATTAAAAGGAGTAGACTTATTAAAAGCGGCAAGAGAAAAAGGATGTAGAATTGCTGTAGGGGGTAAATTACAAAGTGCACCAGGTAAACCAACAGTTTTAGTTAAAGTGGCTGATTATGATTCAAACAACAAATATTTTACAGTAGGAGATGTAATTTATGTGAAAGATGATATGACGTTTGACGTAGTTAGAAATCAAAATGGTGTTAAAACATTAGTAGCACAAAACAAACCTTGGAAATGTGATGCTTTATTTGAAAAAGGACCAGACCCTAATGCTGGCGACATTGAATTAGAGAAAAAATCAGGTAATTGGAAAGAAAGAAAAGATATTAATGTAACTAATGACGAATTAGCTCAGTTATATGAAAAACATCCAAAATATAATTTATATAGATTAAAAACTCAAGAAGGTAAAACAGATAATTATACACCAGAACAAGAAGCTTGGATTAACAACTGGGTAAAAGGTGTTGATGTTAAAACAGGACAACAAAATGAAGTTTTATATAAAATAAACTTAACCCCTCGTGAAGCAGCATCTGGATTATTCATATCAACAATTGCACCTGGAAGTGAAAAAGTTTTTCCTAAACCAGGTTTAACTGTTTATACAACACAAAGAAATTTGGCTAATGTAAAAACTGATATTTTGAATAATATCATTAAAGACCAAACTCCAAATATCGAAGTTTGTAGACAAAATGTATTAAGTTTCTATAACTTATACAACGGAAGAAACTCAATAACAGTATCGGATAGAGAATTTGATGAAGCTAAGAGATTAGTTCAAGCTTGTGCAGATAGATACTATAAAAAATGGGGATTCATAGGAAGTCTTAAAAAAGGAGAAGGTAGTGGAAGTCTTGACGGATATATTGACGTATTAAGAGGTGGTGCTGGTGGACCTTCACCATACGGAGATGATGCTAAATGGAAACTTAAGTAATAAAAAAATAATGAAAAAAGAAATAAGACAAGCTTTAGTTGAAGCTAAAGAAAAGAAAGAAAGACTTTTGATTGAACAAAGTTTAGTTAAAAGTAGAATCATGATGATTGTCGAATCCGAGGATAATATCAGAAATTTCAATTCTTTACCAAGAAGAAAACAAAGAAAAATTGCAGATGGAATCCTAAGAGAAATGTTAATCATGGATGACCAAAAAATATTGAATGAAGGTTTATGGGATATGTTGAGTTCTATTTTTGGTAATTCATTTTCAGGATTATCTCAAATGATTGGAGAACCTTTAGTAAATTCTATTTTAAGTGCTTTAGGTTTTGAGGACGGATATTTCAAAAATGTTTTGATTTCATTTTTTACAAGTAACTTAGGTGATTTAGCCAAAGTTTTAAGAGGTGATTGTAAAACGTTAACTAGATTAGTTGCAGAAGCATTAACTGAGGGTGTTGAAATGTCACTATTACAATCTCATGGAATGTCAGGTGCTGGATATAGTTTTCTTAGAAACACATTAAATGCAACAATAAGAAATGCTGATTTTGTTCAACATTTAGAAGGACAATTAGAAGAAACAATTTGTAACTTATTTAGTAAGTTCACAAGTAATGCAAGTGAAGTTGTATCAAAATTAAAACCAAGCGGGGCCAATGCACCAGCAGCGGTACCAGCTAGTTAATAAAAAGGGCAAAAAAAACAAAAGGGGGTGTTCTAAAGTCTAAAAAAAGAAGGGTTATTTACCCTTCTTTTTTGTTTTAACAATTTCATCAATGATTCCATAATCCAAAGCTTCTTCAGCACTTAACCATAAATCTCTTTGAGCATCATTCATAACTTGTTCTGCAGTTTTACTACAGAATTCACCTAAAAGTTCAAATAAGATTTTATTTGTTTTTTCCCACTCAATCATATTGATACGAGCGTCCTGAATGTTACCACCAGCACCACCTGAGGTTTGGTGTAACATTGTTTTGGAAAATCTAAGAGAACTACGTTTACCTTTAGTGCCAGCACCAAGTAAAACTGAGCCCATAGAGGCTGCCATACCTGTGTTAACGGTTCTGATGTCACAAGAAATGAAGTTCATTACGTCAACCATAGATAAACCTGATTTAACACTACCACCAGGAGAATCAATGTGCATGGTAATATCAGACTTATCTGAGGAGTCTAGGAACATTAATTGAGCTTGGACCACTGTTGACATTCTATCGTCTACAGGACCTGCAACCCACAATAAACGGTCACGCATTAATCTTGAAAAAATGTCCATCTGTGTAACCCTCATTTCTCTTTCTTCTAAAATGTAGGGAGTCATGGATGACTCAATCTGATTTGTAAAATTGTGTAAATCTAAAGAATTTTTACCTAAGTGTTTAACATAGTAATTTTGGAAATCTTGTCCTATTGTCATAATCTAATATTTTGACAAAGATAAGGACTTTTGATAAAACCAACAAAATATTATGGTTTCTTTTTAATTAAAATATTACCGATAACTAAAAAATCCAAGCCAGTTTCCATAAATGTATTTATGGCATCCTGAGGAGTTTCAACAATTGGTTCTTTCGGACCATTGAAGCTTGTATTCAATAGAACAGGAACTCCAGTCTTATTATAAAAATTTTTAATTAAAGAATAAAATTTTGGATTGTTTGTTTCAGTCACGGATTGATGTCTTGCTGAATTATCTATGTGTGTAACCGCAGGTATTTTGCTTTTCCATTCTTTTTTAACTGATGTAGTAACCAACATGTAAGGTGAATATACGTCTGATTCAAAAATTTCTGATTGATGTTCAAATAAAACAGCTGGCGCAAATGGTCGATACCATTCCCTTTTTTTAATATCTGAATTAATATGTCCAGTCATCCATGAATGGATTGGAGATGCTAATATAGAACGATTTCCTAAGGCTCTCGGACCAATTTCTGAACCATCTTGAAACCAACCAATAACTCTATTTTGAGATAACCAATAAGATACATCCTCACTCAATAAACTAAAATCATCATACCTATCGAAAATCAAATATGGATTTTCATTAATTGTTGTAATAATTTCTTTCTCCGAATATGTTTTACCTAAATAAGGACTCAACATTTCTGTTTGTTCAACATCAATTAATTTTTGATAACCGTACCATGCACATCCTAATGGAATTCCACTGTCGTCTGACGGTGGAATAAAATAACACCCTTCAAATAAACCTGAATTCAATATTTTTTCGTTGGAATTGCAATTCAAGAATGAACCACCAGCAACACAAACATTATTTGATTTAGTTAATTTTTTTGCCATGTTTGCTAAAATTAAACTTGCCCTTTCTTGTTCTCTTTGATATATTCCTGCAACACATGCTCTTGAATAAAAATCGCAACTCCAATCTACTCTTGGATAAATTCTTTTATTTGGAATAAAAATATCATCGTCTTTTTCAATTACAAATGGAGGAGCTTCTTCAACAATTTCAGGATTTGCATAAGAAGCTAATCCCATTAATTTACCAGCAGGCCATGTATGCAAATTTGATTCATAAACTAATTGTAAAGAACCCTCAGAATAAATTGTCCCAAGGGACACACCATCCTCGGTTTCTAAGGGTACAGGATATTTTATCCATTTTTTATAAACTTCATTATATTCATTTTTCTTGAAATTATATATTGAGATTCCTTCAGTCCAATCTTCTTCTGTATCTATACCATCATTTTTAACGTCCTTATACCAATTAGGTAATTTGTTTGAAAGGTTAAGAATACTTCCTGATGCGTCTGCAACAATAACCGCAGCATCATCAAATCCCGAACTGAAAAAAGATGAATATGCGTGTGCTAAATGGTGAGGTATAAAAGTTGTTTTACCTGATAAATCGGACTTAAAAAATTTTCTAATTTGGTCATCTACATCATCAATCATTTCTGTTGTACTGTATACAAATACATCGATATCCTTGTAAGTTATTCCCAAATAATTTAGGCAATAATTTATTGATTCGGTAGGAATTTTCCCCCCTTGATATGCTCCGTCATGCTTTATTCTTGTCAATCTTTCTTGTGTAATACCAACAAGAACCTTGCCATCTTCAATTATAACTGCGCCCTTATCATGGCCAACAGAAAATCCTAATGCCCTCATGTAAAAAATTTTTAAAAAAATTATTCCTGTGTTTCTTCAGGTTCAGGTCCCATATTCACAGCGTTTCCTTCTGGAATATCCTCATCACATTTATAAATGTGAACTTGGTTTTCACCCTTGAATACAATAACTTTTTTTGTGTCATCATCAAGTTTGATGTCTCCTTTAACGTCTACAACGATTCCTTCTCCGTCTTTGAAGATGAGACCTAAAGCTCTTGCGAAGATTAATGTTGCGTTTACAAGGTCTTGTGGATTTCCACCTTCACCTACTTGCTCTGGATTTGTGTAATTTTCTTGCATATTAATAATTATTCAGTTTCGTGATTCTTCCAATTTTCCATCTCTGTGGATATTTTGGGATATTTTTCATTTAAATGGTCAAATGTTAATTCATAACGACCCACCTCAACATTTGTGTTAAATAATTCGTCATGTAAACTATCTGATAAGTTTGTTAGAGTATCAATTTTGTTTTTTTGTTCTTTGACGGTAATGATACTATTATTCCACATCAATGTTAACCATAATGATGTTAAAATTGAAAATACTAATCCCGCTCTTAATTTAGTTTCGTTTGACATGTTAGTTAAATTTAATAAAAATTTTTATGAAAAAAAGGATTTTTGATAATCATTCCAAACGTTTAATAATTTGCCATCATCCCCCATGATGGTTGGGACATGTGGTTTATGTCTCATATACATCTTAGCTTCTTCAGGAGTCTTATTTCCCTTTTTAAGATTACATTTGAAACAAGATGTTACAAGGTTTGTCCAATCATTTCCACCACCCCTTGATTTGGGCATAACGTGGTCTAAGGTTAAATCCTTATTTGAACCGCAATATACACATTGGTATTGGTCGCGTTTGTAGATTCTTGTTCTATTTGCCCTCAACAATCTTGATTTATGTCTAATATAATTCAACAATCTGATTATAACAGGGCGTACGTATGTTTTGTAACCTGTGACAATAGGATTTTCGTCCGATTTTATAATTTCGGCCCTACCCTTATCCACAAGAACAAATCCCCTCCTAATTGTTGTTACATTTAGAGGGGTATAGTCATAATTCAACACCAATACTCCACTCATAATTTTAATTTTAACAAAGATAGTTTATTTTTGATTATAAAACAAAAAAGGGGTCAAATTTATCGACCCCTTTAGATATACTACAGATTTAGCAATAGTTTATTGGTTCGAGAATTATTTTTTCTCAATACATCTACGTTCTCATACGTTGTCATTGTTCCCAAAAGACACTGTTTATTTCTGTCTATCATAATAATAAATATCAACAAAATTTTTGTAGAATCAAATTAAATGTTATCTTTGTGTTTCAAAATTAAAAATTATGCCAGATTTTACACCCGATGACATGGACATCCAACCTTATGAATATGTAAGTGCTTGTGGACCAGGTGACATCAAAGAATTAATAGAAGAGTTAGTTGATAGTGGTCATTTGCCGACATCAGTATTAAATTCAAACCAAAAAAATAAGTCCGACGGTCTTGGTAGAATGCAATCCGACTTTGCAGATAACTTACAAAAATTAACAAATGTATATTACTCTATCTCAATTGAAGATGAAGAAGTATTAAAAACAATCATTCAGAAATACATATAACACCATGAAACTAAAACAATTCATCTTAGCAGCGGTAATAACCGTGTCAGTGGTTTCTTGTTCAAAACAGGATATTTTCGTATCCCATCAAACCAATACAATTCAAGTGAATGATGTGGTTACAAAATCCACAATAACATCAGAATCAAATAATCTTGCTTACATTTTTATTGAACCAAAATCAAAACAAGACTTAATTGTGAAATATCTTAAAGATTCAGTAACACATTCAACAAGATTTCCATTTTTAGGATTCAATTTAGGAACAGGAATTACAGATGCAAATAAAAATGATGTTTTGAATTATATTAATTTGAAATATTGGTATAATGGACAACTACCCTCAGTCAAATCTGTTAATGTTATATCACATAATATAGATTCATTAACTATTAATAATTTAACGATTAATGATAATAGTGTGTGGGTTACCATCTTTATCCCTGTTAATGCGATGAACAATGACACATACAAACAATCATTAATCAAAATTGGCGGAACAGGTTTAAAAACATCCATAGTTACTTTGAATAGTACCATTTATAACTATTACTTTGACTACACAGGTAATTATTTACCAAAAGGGAGATATCGTCTTTACACTACTTTTGTGAGTCCTGTAATGAGGTTCGATATGAGTAAACCTGGAAACATTTTTATAAAAGGGAATAACTAATTGATTTTGGATATATTTATAATATTATTACACTATGAGACATTTGAATTTAGATACAGATTTGGGATTCACGCCGACTAACGGTGGCACGGGTATCTTATGCTTAAGTTCAGAAGCTAGTGGATGGTAATAACAAATAAAGCCAAATATTAAAACCCTGAATCTTGAAAGTTCAGGGTTTTTTTATTATCTTTGTTGAACCAATAGGGAAGTAGCGCAGTAGGTAGCGTACTTGGTTTGGGACCAAGGGGTCGCAGGTTCGAACCCTGTCTTCCCTACAGATTCTTTCTTAGCTCAGAGGCAGAGCACATCACTGTTAATGATGGGGTCGAGATATCGTAATTCTCAGAAAGAGCAAAAAGGACTGGTAGTTCAGCTTGGTTAGAATACGAGCTTGTCACGCTTGGGGTCGCGGGTTCGAGTCCCGTCTAGTCCGCTGAATTAGTTTGCCCGTGGTAACGGCTTAATGGGGAAACCTTGTAAGCTTCTATAATCAAAATCCAATCAATGTCTCACTGTTGATTGGGCTAAATGTGAGGAAAAAACGGGAACATGCGGGAGTAGCTCATTCGGTAGAGCGATAGCCTTCCAAGCTATAGGTGGCCAGTTCGAGCCTGGTCTCCCGCTCAAAGTGGATAAAACGTGTAGTAACCACAGGTGTGATATCCGCCACTACACTCTTAAGCGGAAGTAGCTCATTCGGTAGAGCACAACCTTGCCAAGGTTGGGGTGGCCAGTTCGAGCCTGGTCTTCCGCTCATCTGGATACTAATGTGTAAGACAGAAGAGTATCATCGGTTGGAAACTTACATTTCACGAACCGAGGTGTGGGGACTGACCCATCAGTTGGAATACCGCAAAGTTCCAATATTTGCCTCCTTAGCTCAGCAGGTAGAGCGTATCATTTGTAATGATAATGTCATTGGTTCGATTCCGATAGGAGGCTCTAAAATTTTTATTATGAATATTTTTATTGGTTATTACATTATCAGTTTACTCTATTGTTTTTATCAACTTGGAGTAAAGTATAAAAAAGAATACAACGATGGTCAGATTGGTTTATCTCCAGGTTTGGACGTATTAATGGTTGTAATTTTGTCATGGTTGTTGGCACCTATCGATGTGATTTTGACTTGGGTTAGAATGGTAAAAGAGTCTGAAACTCGAAAAAAACAAGACGAGAAAATTTTATAATGCCATATTCTAAAAAATTAAAAATATTTTGGTTTTTACCAATGAGAGCGGCAACTCGTTCTTGTAGACCAATAGTGGAATATTTTAATTTTTCCGATTCCAATCAACATAAGTTCATAGATAACACTGAGTATATGGATTACTATCTAACAGCTAATGTTAGAAATCCCTATTCTCGTTTAGTTTCTATATATAACTTTTCGATTGAAACAAAAATAATTGATAAAAAGGTCCCCTTTGAAATATGGGTTAGAAAAAAAATACCCATTGAAATGGATGATTTATACGTTCTACCAACACAAATGTATATTTCTTTAGTTAAGGCGTTTAAGAATAAAATGCCCAATTATTTTGTTAGATTTGAATCGTTAGAGGAAGACTTAAATAACTTATGGTTCATTAAAGAAAATTTTAATGATGAATTAGAATATATTTTTAATAACCACATACGTCATAATTCATATAAAAGTATTGACCCAAGAAGTTGGCAATCATTTTATACTGATGAATTAGCCCAATTTGTTTATGATTATTTGAAGGAAGATTTTATATTATTAAACTACAATAAAGATTCTTGGAAGAATGGCACATCCTAACGTACACGCAAAATCATCTGCCAAAAAATTTGGTGGAAAACCTGAAGACTATATTCATTTACACGAATGGTTGGATGAAACCAAAGGTTGGTTTGGTGATTCTTTACACAGAATGTTTAGACATCATAGTGAAGGAATTTTTGAGATGGAAAAAAGATTTGGTTCAGAATTCAAAAATTCTGATGGTAAGGTAGTATATACTAGATATGTTGGTGAACAACACGTTAAGGAAGATTGTAATAATTATATACCATCTGCAAAAGAATGGGTCAACAATGTTGCAACAAACCAAAGACCTCAATGGATGATAAGAACACTAAAAATTGAAGATTAATGAATTATTCAGACAAATACAAAGTAATATGGTTAATACCTGAAAGAACTGCATCAAGGGCCACATTTGAATTGATGAAGTTGTTAAATTTTTCAGAATCTCATTTACATGAGATTGCAATGCCACGTGAAAAAGGAAAAGATGACTATGATTTATATGTAAACATAAGAAATCCATATTCAAGACTTACGTCATTACATTCACACTGGCATTTTTTTGAAGTTCATCATACAAAAGATTTGAATTACAGAGAATGGTTGGAATTTGTTTTTTCAGACCCAATTAATAATCCAACAAGCGATTCATTTCAGGGTAAACCAAACAAAAATTATTGGCATACAAGATGTCACGATGCACTAAAAGCAATGCCGATGGCACCAAAATATTATATTAGATACGAACATTTAGAATCTGATTTGAAATCATTATCAATAATTAGAGACAATATGGATATATTAACTGAATCCTTCAACAAGTTTATTAAAGTTAATAAATTCAAATCTGATAGACCTAGTTGGAAAACATACTATGACCAAGAAATTGCTGATTATGTTTATGAAAAATTGGAAAAGGATTTTAAGTTATTCAACTATCATAAGGATTCATGGAAAGAAGATTTTGAGTAATATTTATTTATATGAAAAAAAGAAATGTAAATTCGTTTAATATATTAACCCCTGAGGATAAACAATACCTCAGAAGAGTCTGTAGATACTTGTCATCACTTGGAATGAGAGATGGCAGTATTGAATTGGATATTGACGGATGGTCTGATTTCAATTTTTCCGATATAAATTGGCAACAAGAAACTCATTTTTCAAACAACTACAGTGCTGAAATTCCTAATGGATTAACACAAATCCTTAAAAAAATTGGAGATTATATTGAAGACAAAAATTTATTCAAAGAACCTAACGAACAAGATTTGAATTATGAAAGAATTGAATTTGATATAGACAGTAAAACACAGGAAATATCTGTGAAACATTGGTGGACATTTTATGCAAAAAGTGATTCAAGTGCTCATCATTGGGTGGATGAGGATGGTCAGGAAATATTCGAAGAGTGGGAGAAAGATGGTGTTTTTGAAGATATTCAAGTACCTAATGGAGGAATATTGACAGTAAAATATAATGGTTCTGGTGACTCAGGATATATTGAAAGTAGTTTTGATGAAACAAGCGATGGAGTACCAACAGACATAGAAGATTGGTGTTATAGACAACTTGAAAATTACTATGGTGGGTGGGAAATAAATGAAGGTTCTGATGGTGAATTTATATTTAATTTTAATAATATGGAAATTGAGTTAGTTCACACTTACAATACAGAAGAAAACGATACAGATACAATATACGAAGAAAGTTTTGCCGAATAGTTTTTTTTCCTTATCTTTGTAATATATTGGTCCTATAGTTAAAGGGATATAACTTTTCACTTCTAATGAAATGTTCCAAGTTCGAGTCTTGGTGGGACTACTAATAACTTATAATCGAACTATTGACTATTTATAATAAATAAATTATAGTTCAATTATGAAATGCTTAAAATGCGAAAAAGAACATGATGGTTCTTTTGGTAGTGGTAAATTTTGTTCTAAATCTTGTGCTAATTCAAGAATAAGAACGGAAGATATAAAGAAAAAAATTAGTGAAGGTGTTCTTAAATCTGAATGGTGGTTAAATTGTGATTATAGTCATAACTCTAATCCAGAAAAAATAACTAAATCAAGGGAAACATTTAGAAAAAAACGAAATTATGAAACTGCACATATATGGAGTATCAAAAAATGGGTTAAAGAAGAAAGAGGAAACAAATGTGAAGAATGCGGTATAACAGAATGGATGGGTAAACCAATTAGTATGGAAGTTGACCATATGGACGGTAATAATAAAAATAATGATATTACTAACTTAAAAGTTCTTTGTCCTAATTGTCATTCATTAACTCCTACATGGAGGGGGAGAAAAAAAATAAAAAAATAAAATCATATCTTCAGGTACCCGTACCGCTAACGTAGGGTTAAATAAGATACAATTTCGTGCTTGCGGGAAGTAGAATGCCTGTCTGATGTGATACATGCCCTGATGGTGGAACGGTAGACACGCTGGTCTTAGGAACCAGTGACGTAAGTCATGAGAGTTCGAATCTCTCTTGGGGCACATCTAACTATTGAACATCCAAAATAAATTGGTATTTTCCTGTTTTTAATTTTTGATTATATCCTTCTCTGAAAACGGTCATAATTACAAAGTCCCAAACATTACCTCTTTTATTATTTGGTCCGATTGCAAGAGACAATGACCATTTTTTACTTTTCATAACAAATGGTATATTTGAAATAATATTATCGTTTTTTATTGAGTTCAAAATATCTTTAATGTGCAATTTCAAAAATTCCATTAATTCTTCTTTTGTTACTTCTCTTTCATCATAAAATTCAATGTCATTTCTTCCCCTCCCTCTTTGATTAGAATGATGAGTTGTTTTTATATTAAACACATAAGGTTCTCCATCATAATTCGAACGAATTTTACCAATTACCTCAGCAATTTCTAACAATAAGGTTTCTTTAATTATTTCACGTAAATCCTTCATTAAATATAAATATTCTTAATACTGTAATAAAAAAATATTTGACAATTCGAAGATATTCCCTATCTTTGATATAATTATAATAACATGAAAACTACAATGCAACATATAGAATTTAGTACACAGCAAGAAACTTGTTGGTATGAGAGTATGCTACGTAGTTCAGACGGTGACCCTCAAGATTAGTTAATTCCTGAAGAGAGTTATATATAGAAGCCCTGAACGACAGAAATGAAGTTCGGGGTTTTTTTGTTATTTGAAATATTGGTTGTATCTTTGTGAAACAATGCCCCTGTCGACTATCGGTTAGGTCATCAGGTTTTCATCCTGAAAAGACGGGTTCGATTCCCGTCGGGGGTACAAAATAAAGATTATGAAATATGTTTTTAGAGGTCATGTTGTGTTTGAATACAAACCAGATGATAAAAGGGATAAAGTAGTTCAAGGTAAAATTCATGATGCAATTCCTGCATTTGATTTTTGTCATATGATTCCTGAGGACTATAGATTGTTAGGAGAATTTTTCAACACAGTTTATAGGCACACTCAGGGAGAAGATGTACCTTTGAAAGATATTGAAGTGTATTAATGGTGACGTAGCTCAGTTGGTAGAGCAATAGACTGAAAATCTATGTGTCGGCGGTTCAATTCCGCCCGTCACCACAAAATAAATGTGTTATGAGAGCGATACTTGAATTTAATTTACCTGACGATAATCAGGAGTTTGAATTGGCAACAAAGGGTCTTAAATTTTGGAGTGTATTATGGGAATTGGACCAATCTTTGAGGGCTAAGACCAAATATGCGTCCGATGATTTACCACAGGATAAGTATGATGCTTATCAAGAAATAAGGGATGAACTTCGTGAGTTAATGTCAGATAATAATCTTAACTTTGATATGGTTAAATGAAAAAAATATGGAAAAAATAATACAAAATTTAGTTGAAGAAACGGGAAAATTATTAGTAGCTCGTTCAGAAGATATTGGTTATTATGGTGATATAAGTGATTTTGGAAATGAAGTTGGAGTTGTTGTAGGTCAACACTTCAAGAAAAAACAAGACATTGAAGATTTCATTACAGGTTTGAGACATGGTATTTCATTAGTAGACGGAACACATTAAAAATAAAAAAATGAAAGTAGTAGTAAAAAAAGACAGTATAGATATTTTTCCCCACCTTTATGAGGGTACGGTATTACAGGATGTCAGAGAGAAAGGTATGAATTACGTTGGAGTTTTTACTTCTGTCTTTGGTTCCTATTATGTTGAAATACCTAAAAAAAGGTGTAAAAAATATAAGGAGAAAAAAACATTAAATGGTCAGTTGGCCGAGTGGCTTAGGCGATAGTCTGCAAAACTATTTACACAGGTTCAAATCCTGTACTGACCTCAAAGAATGCGTGTGTAGCTCAATTGGTAGAGTACTAGTCTCCAAAACTAGGAGTTTCAGGTTCGAGTCCTGACATGCGTGCTAAAGGTTGATTGGGGAATGATGATGTAAAAACCTGGTAGTGGTTGGAATAAGACATCGTCGGAGTTTAAACTACCATAAGTAATGCCAATCATAAAAGGAGATGTCCACTGAACCATCTTCTCCTTTCCTGTTTTTGGGAGCATCGCCTAGTGGCAATGGCAGAAGACTGTAAATCTTCCCTCTTTCGAGTTCACAGGTTCGAGTCCTGTTGCTCCCACCCATTTAGGACCCTTAGCTCAGCAGGTTAGAGCAAATGACTCATAATCATTAGGTCCACGGTTCGAGCCCGTGAGGGTCCACACATTGTCCGATAGTGTAACGGTAACACTACAGTTTTTGGTTCTGTCATTTCTGGTTCGAATCCAGGTCGGATAACAATGGTCTTATAGTATAATGGATGAGTACGCTTCGCTACGGACGAAGAGATTTGGGTTCAAATCCTAATAAGACCTCAACACGGTGGCTATAGCCTAATGGTAGGGCGAAAGTTTGTGGCACTTTCTGTGGGAGTTCGATTCTCCCTAGTCACACAAAATTGGAATATATCTCAGTTGGTAGAGCACTAGATTGTGGTTTTAGTTGTCACGGGTACGATTTCCGTTATTCACCCAAGTCCATATATTTATATGTATGGAAAAAAAATTAACATTAACAAAGGAGCAGTTGTTCAAAGTGATGCACTTGAACGAGGCTGAAAAAAAAGAAGAAGAAACAACTGAAACAGCGGATGTTGTTGATATGATTGCTACATTACTTCATTCAAGAAGTCAGGCCCATATTTTTCATTGGCAAACAAAATCTCAATCATCGTTTGCAGAACACATGGCTTTAGGAACTTACTATGATGAAATTGTTGAGTTAATCGATGGTATTGTTGAAAGTTATCAAGGAAAACATGACTTGATTACAGGATATAAAACGGTTAAAATGGTTGATTATAAATCAACTGAACAGTTAATAAGTTATTTCAAAGATTTGGATGATAATATAGAAAAAAACAGAAAGGCTGTCAAAGAATCTTATATTCAAAATCAAATCGACGGAGTTCAAGAGTTAATCTTTTCAACCTTATATAAATTAAGATTCTTGAAATAAGAATTAATTGAATAGTTGAAAATTCCTCTGAATCCTCAGGGGAATTTTTATTTGTATGAGACAAGTTTAAGGAGAGTTGGGTGAGTGGCTTAAACCAACAGTTTGCTAAACTGTCGTACTCCTAAAGGGTACCGCTGGTTCAAATCCAGCACTCTCCGCAAAAAAATTTTTCAAAAAAATATCATAAAAATTGACTTATTAGATATAAATTTATATATTTATAATCTATTACGTTTAATACATTAACAAAAAAAAGAAAAAAAACATGAAGAAAATCGTAGCATTATTCGCAATCGTAGCATTAGCCTCTTGCGGAAACGGAACATCAACTGAAGTAAAATCTGATTCAACTGCTGTAGTTGCAGATTCAACTAAGAAAGATTCTACAGTTGTTACTGTAGACTCAGCAAAAGCTGAAGCTCCAAAAGCAGTAGAAGTTAAATAATATAACTCTCTGTAAAGAAATTAACCCCCTTACTTGACGGTTTGGGGGTTTTTTATTATCATTATAAAAAAGTAAATTATGAATATTATTGAAAAATTAAATTGGAGATATGCGACCAAAAAATTTAACGCTACATACCAATTAACTGACGAAGAATTAACTACAGTGAAGGAGATTATCCAATTATCACCTGCTTCATTTGGTTTACAACCATATAAAGTTTTAATTGTAATGGATAATGAAAAAAGAAATGCTCTTAAAGAGGCATCTTATGGACAAACACAAATTACTGATTCAAGCGCATTATTAGTTTTTGTAAAAAATAAAAATGTTAATGATGGAGATGTTGATGCGTTTGTTCAAAACATTGTTGAAACAAGAGGAGTTCCAAAAGAAATGTTAGCTGAGTATGAAGGTATGATGAAATACGCAGTCAACTCTATGGATGAGGCAACTAAAGGTACTTGGGTTGAAAAACAAATTTATTTAGCTTTAGGTAACTTATTAACATCATTGTCAACTGTTGGAATTGATGCTTGTCCTATGGAAGGTTTTGATAAAACAAAGTATAATGAAATCTTAGGATTGACTGATACAGAAAGTGTTGTTGTTTGTCCGATTGGAAAAAGAGATTGGCTTGACGAAACTCAACATTATAAAAAAGTAAGAAAATCTCAGACTGAATTGTTTGAAGTAATCTAAAAAATAAACCCACCAATCGGTGGGTTTTTTATTATAAAAGTTTTTTAATTCTATCTATATTTTCATTAACTTTTTTTACTTTTCTTTTTTCCTCTTCTTCATTTTGTTTTTTTCTAAAGATATCACCTATTTTTTTGAATGGTGCAGTTACCGCATCTTTAATCCATGGGTCAACAGGTCTTCCATCACCTGGTCGTCCCCACCTTTTTTGCTCCAATTCACCAGTGTCTTTATTGTACTTATTCTTCAACAGTTTGAATGGTGCCCCTACTAGTGCCGCAACTACAGGGTCACTATATTGAGGTTCTCCTTTATATTTTTTCTTTTCAGGTTCATACTGAGGTTCGTTCTCCTTATAACATTCAATTGTAATTTGATTATTACATGATGCGTTATATCTTGTATTATTAACAACTCCTGATACAGGGCTTTTAATTTTATCGTTTGAATCTTTTGGGATGATTATTATACCAAGATTATTTTTAACGTTTTTACCAAAATCATAATCATTTTTAGTTAGATTGATTCTATAATATGAACTATCTAATTTTGATACTTCAACATCCTCTGTTGTTTTTCCTATGAGTTGTCCTTCACTTATTTGTTGACCATTACTGACTTTGGGGTCAGAAACATTACAAAATTGAATAAAGAATTTTTCTTTAGTTATTCTATTTTCTTTTAATCCTGACTTGAACATTTTTGATAAAGGTGCAACTAACTGTCCTACTAAAGGGTCTCCACCTGAATCGTCAGTACTAATTTTGTTTGGTTGAGTTTCTGTTGGGGTCTCAGAACTTGTATTAGATAACTGACCAAGAATCGTTCCTCCACCGCATTTTAATGAACCGTCAGCATTAAGAAATTCTCTAATGTTATGACCAGTTTCAACACCTATGTGTACGTGGTCGTAATCGCTACCTGGAAAGTCTAAAACATATCCCAAAAGTTGACCACATTCAATTTTAGTACCAGGTCTAACTGTTACATCTCCTAAGTGAGTATAATATACGTCAGGTAAATTGTTGTCACTATCAACTGTGAATCCAGCACCAAATAAGGTTTTACCATTTTTATGAACTGGTGTTGGTCCATAATCAGTAAATGTTAAAACAGTACCTGCGGCAATTGCATATACTGGTGTTCCGATGTCTGATTTAATGTCCCATGCGTTGTTACTTTGCCATCCTGATTGACCTGCATGACTTCCATCTGCAGGAACGACAACAGATGCACCACCAAATAAAGATGTACTTGACGCTGCAACCTCATTCAACATTGATTTATTCTCATTAAGAATTGTATCAAATGATTTGAATATATGTTTAATGTCTTTACTCATAACATATAAATACCACAATATAAAATAAAAAAACCGAGATGACTCGGTTTATCTATTGGAAGAATAACTTAATACTTTCTTTTGTATTGGTTGATTCAAATTAGTAGGTTCTTCACTAAATGTTTCAGATTGAACTTGGTCTAATACTTTTGTTTCAATCTCATTTGATTGAACTTTTTTAAGTTTAGGTTTTTTTTCTTCAATTAAACCAAACTTGAACCATTTGTACCATGCCCTTTCGTGTGCATAATATAAAAATGGTTTGAATATTAATTCCATAAAACCAAAAGCGGTTCCAAATTTAACATCTCCTGTTGCCCACCATAATGCAAAAAATCCAATTAATGTGCTAATAATTCTGTAACTAACTGTTTTAGCTATATGTCTTTTTGGGGATACTTTATAACTCATATGATTTAATGTCGGGAATTCCACCAATCGGTTCGAATCCACCATCTCTTACAAAGTTTATTCCAACAGCCCTTTGAATAGGATTTTCAGGGTCCATGTCGTTTAAAACAACTCTGGTACCTCTTCCACAATCCATAACAATTTGATGATACTTTACACCAAGAGTTTCAAGTTCTTGTTTGGTCATCAATTCATAACTCGAAGGACGTGCTGTAGTAATAATTATCACAGAACCTGAATTATAATGGTCATTTACGTAATCAATTACGTCTTGGATTGGAGTTAGTATAGCTGTTGCTAATTCACTGAATTTACGGTACTTAACAATTGTACCATCTATGTCCACAAATAAGGTGGGATTTTTTGTTACTTTAGTCATAATATTTTTTTGGAATTATTGCCCAACAGATTAAATAAGCAATGACACTAGGGAATGGAGTAAAAATTAATCCAACAAACATTAATCTGATGATTGTTGCATCGATATCTGTAAATTCACTTATACCTTTACAAACACCACCTAATGCTCCATATGAGCTTCTTGTTAATTTTTTCATAATCGTTTTTATTGAGGTCAGGGACTGGTGGGATATATACCTCGGAGTGCACTTCCTTTCACCACTGCAGATGGTTACCACCAGTTTGACCAGTTTTGAAATTTAAGATTTTTTACTTTCTTCCATCTCAATTCTATTTCTTAAATCTAGTTCAAGAATATTATTTTTCCACTCTTTCCAAATTTCAAAATTTTGCAAATCTTGAATTGTCTTGTCAAGAAGTAGGACGTATCCTTCAGGAGCAACTCCTGCATATCTATTCTTAACTATCTCGTTTATTGATATCTCCATTTAATTTATTTAATATTTTTTCTTTTATTCCTGTTTGTTTAATTCCTTCACTACCTAGTGGTGTGTGTACAAAATTAGTTAAACCCCAATCATCCATAGTCATTTCTCCCCACGTTTCATGGGTTTGTGGTATTCCCATATTTAAGTCATCCACAGCAACCCAATTGGTGATTTCAGGATGGTCTTTAAGGTATTGAAGTATCTCTAAGGACCTTGACTGTTCTAAGTCCCAATGGCGAGACCAAGGAAAGTTTTCAGGTTGGTCACATTCTCCCAATTTTTTTGTAAATCCAATTGGTTTTTTTGAGATTCCTTGGGATGTGTAATATTCTCCTAATTCTTCTAAGGTTGCATGAAATCTCCAATCAGAAGATACCACAATTTCGGCACCTGTTTCTTCTAAGATTTCGTTTAAGATTTTGATTGCTTTGTTATCAAAATCATCAAATCTTACATCAACAGGGGCTTCGCTGAGTAATTTACTTGATTCAGGATTTGCAGAGCGGTACTTCGCCCATTTTTTGGAACGTCCTCCCCAATTATTTACCAAACAGATTACTCCGTCATTATCTAAAAATATAACTTTCATAGAACACAAAGATACGATATTTATTGAAACAAACCAAAGCTAATTTTTATTGGCATAAAGATTAAATAACCCTACATGGACGACGGTGATAAACAGACTCAAAAACAAATTTTCAGAAAAGAAACTGAGGATGGAGATTTACAAAGAGATGACATTGTTCCTGGCTCTATTCTTCAATCCTTTTGGATTCGATGCCGTACAATATTCCCTGATATTATTAACGGGAAGTTTATGGAGAGCGAACTTCGTTATGTACTGTATTGCGGGATTCTTATTTGGTTTGCATATTTACTTTCGCAGGTGCTTAAATAAGTTGACTAAAGAGCCTTAAGTTCACCTGATTTGAAAGCTTCAAAATTTGGTCCTGGTTTAATTATGAAATTTTTTCCCTCTTTTTTGTATTGAATAATTCCTGATTGTTTCGCCGCCGCAAAAAATGTTCCAAATTGACCCCTCCAATTTACGGACGGTAACCACACACCACCACCTGAGTGTGAATATAGTTTTTTACCATTCACAACTTTAGACTTAAGCTTACCAACATATTCTAAGAAATCTAATTTAGTTCCATTATCATAACCAGCATCTAAGTAATCAATTAATTGTTTAATTAATCCTTTATTTTTACTGAATTTATAACCACCTGAACTTGCTTTCCAAACTTTTGAAGTTCCAGCAACTTTTTGTACAAGTTTTGGATTGTTGACAATATGGTCTAATACTCTATGTACTATGTGTCTTCTAACACCTTCAGCAGTTTCTGCTGGACTTCTACCAATATTATATGTTACATCAATTCCCCACTCTTCTAATCCAAGGTCTTCAAAATCATCACCAGGAATTTCATCTTTACCCTCAAATCCTATACTAGCTGTAAATGTTTTTTTATCTTTAGATTTATAAGTAATAAAAACTTTATACAAATCGATTGATTTACTTCCATCCATCGACCATAACGATATTGATATTTCAGCCTCTGAATGTCCGAAACCTAAATCATCGTTATTTTGGAATCCTCTGATGTATACTGATAAGTCAGAATGTGAGTTCAAATAATTTGAATTTCCAACTGAAGTTTCACCAATAGTATCAAAAACTCGCGTTAGTATTTTATCGGTTGCATTTCCTCTAAGTTTTTCGTAATCTTTGTTGATTGATTCAATCACTTCAGGAAAGGCGTAGTTAAGTATATCTATTTCTCTTTGACTCATAGGAGAGTCTTGAGAATCCCAATATTTTGCATCACCATCTTCATTAAAATGAATTGCAACTTTTGAATAATTTTTGTTTGTAGAATTGGTTTTGTTGATTATAAAATATAATCCTTGGTCTCCACTTGTATATCTTTGAAAATGACCTCCACCTTTTTGAGTAACACACCATTTTGTATTTGAACCATATTTGCAAGATGCTTGTTCTGTTTTTGGTTTTACAACAAGAAACTTATCATCTTCATAAATTTTGTCTACTTGTTTTTCTAATTCTTTATCTTTGTTTTTTCCCCTAATATATAGAATTACTTTTTCAAGTTCATTCATGGATACATATTGATTGATATCTTTTTTAGGGAGTTGAGATTGATACTTGTCAAAATCTTTTATGAGACCTATCAGATGTTCTAATTCATTAGTATCCAATTCACCATCACCATCTGTATTTTTTAATACAAAATCGGTGTACTTGTGATTGAAATCTTTCAAATCGGAAATATTCAAAATAAAGTCTAAGTCTTCTTCATTAAACTTTGTTGAATATTTTTTCTTTAAATCTTCTCTACGACCCTCCTTTAATAAGATACCCATGAATTTCATATTCATAAATACCTTTTATTTCCAAAACAATTGAATCCCAAGAATAACAAAACTTAATAAGAGACAAACTGATGTTTTAACGGTAATTGGTTCTTTCAACATAAACCAAGACATAAAACTAAAAACTATGACCCCAAGACAAAATCCTATAATCCTGTTTGGCCACGTTTGTCCTCCCCACAGTTCGACCATTTGTCTACTGGCTAATATAACCACATAACCGATTGGGAGTCCAAATATGGTCATTAAAAGTGGATGTTCTTTAATCCACTTATTCCACAGGTGTCCCTGTAATTGATAAAACGTAAAAATTTGAGATATTGTGTAGGCTACAAAAATAAATAACCCTATTAAAATTCTATTCATGATACAAATATAGTAAAAGTTTATTACATAAAAAACCCCCACATTTCTGTGAGGGTTGTTTGTGTATTATTTTTTTTAATTAAAATTTGTATAAAACACCAAATTGAGCTGTAGTTAATGGGTTGTTAATTCCGTTGAATCCTACTGAGAATGTAGATTTGGAATGAACTTCACTATAATCAACTAAACCAGCTAACGTTGTAGTAAGTGCTATTTTCTTAGATACGAAATAATTTGCACCAATACCTAAATTTGAGTTAGTTGTTGTTGTTTTAGTTTTACCAATTTCTGCTTTGTTACTTGAAACACTTAATTGAGAGAAAATGTTTAATTTATCTCCAATGTTCATTATGTAACATCTTCCGAAAGCACCTAATACTGTTTTCTTTGTTGAAGCATCTTCACCAATTCCACCATTAACACCTACTGCAAAACGATTAGTTAAGAAATAACCGAATGAAGGGTTAATACTGTACTGTCTTACAGCACCTGTAGCTTTTGAATAAGAAACTGTTCCTTCTAAGAACTTTTCTGTTTTTTTAAATTGTGCATTTGAGGTAAGCGAAATGAACATTAATGCCAAAGCTCCTAAAATGAATTTAAATTGTTTTTTCATGTTTTTTTGTTTAGAATTTTATTGCATATAAAATATGAAAAATTATTTTACATACTCTTATAAATAGTTAATTGATTGTTAAAATCAATGGTTTAGGTTGAGTGTCCTAATGTCTTCTATATCCTCCGTATCCACGGAATGAACCACCACCATGATATCCACCACGGTATATACCACCATAATGAGGACGATATGAATATCCATAAGGATAATACATACAACTACTGAAAGTCATAGCAATCAATAAAAAAAATAATAGTTTTTTCATATTAAGAATTTAAACAAAGATAATGATAAATATTAAATTAACCAAATAGTTTAATATTTTTTATCATCTCCACGATTTTTAACCCATATCCATATATTTATTAATATGGGAATCAAAACAAAAAAATACAAAATGGGTAAATGTGTTTGTAAAAACTGCGGTATTGAATTTGAAAAACCTTTAACAGAAATAAGAAGAAATGAAAAATTAAATAGACCTAATTTTTGTACTAGAACTTGTGTCGGGAAACACAATATTAAAAATTTTGGAGATAAAAGAATTGATATATCAAAATTTGGGTATAAACGAAAAGGTGATGAATATACTAAATTCAAATATCATTTTAGGAATATTAAAACCAGAAATCAAGTTATTGATATAACAATTGATGATTTGAAAGAAAAATGGGAAAAACAAAACGGTATTTGCGAATTTAGTGGAGTAAATCTTATACTATCAACTTATAGTAAGATTAACAAAAACCCAATTTATACAGCATCTTTGGATAGAATAGATAGTTCTAAAGGTTATATTAAAGGAAATATTAGATGGGTGTCAAGAGCCATTAATTGGATGAAAAATGATATGTCTGATGATATGGTTAATGAATTGATAGAATTAATTATTGAAAATAAAAAAGGTTCCAAATAGGAACCTTTTTTATATATGGTGGAGATGGCGGCATCGAAGCCGCGTCCGAACCACTGAACCATAAATGGACTACACGTTTAGTACAACATTGTTTCTCAATGTTACGAAATATTAAGTTTGATATATGTGGGAACCAAACTCACAAATTACCTGGTCTCAGAATTATTTTAAACGAGCTCTGACCTGTGACCCGTATTACGGACTTCTGTTCCTAGGTTATATGTCCTAACCGACCCGAACGTTGTTCTCTACTATTAAGCAGCAACAACAACAGCTTCTCTAGTTAAACCTAAAGTAGCCATTTTAGCAAAAGTATTGCCATTTGAGTTTTTTCACCGTGGATTTAAGTCATAGATGAATTCTGACTACGTGCCCATTTACCATACGAATGGCCGTCAATACCTTGCATCCCCAATATTTTAAAGAACTATCACAAAGATAATGATAAATATTGAAATTCCAAACAAAAATTATATTTATGTTTAATGTCCAAAAAGATACTAATAGAAGGGAAAAAAGAGGAAGTTGCTAAAAAACTTAAACAAAAGTTTAAATACGACACTAATTTTATTGACCAAGTACTGAATATTGACCCAACAAGGTACAAGTATGTGGATTATCTTGCCAATCAATTAAATAAAATCATACCTCAATTAAGTGGTCCTGAAGGTGGATTGAATTTAGACCAAAGAACAGCAGTTTCTGATGTTTTTTATACGATTATTCCTTGGTTTCACCAAAATGTTGATAAGATAACTTCAGATGACATTTGGAAAACTGAAACAAAGTATAGAGCAAGACATGGAGTATTCGATAATATCAATAATCTTGCTGACAATCCAAAAGATATCAACCAATATACAAACCCAGCCTTTTTAGAAGAATTGATGGAAGTTGTTGATAGTAGAAAAACAAATAAAGAACTTGAGAGAGAATTGAAATCTCAAGCTGAAAAATTGTATGAAGATGAAAATGTTTTGGTTGTTATGCCAAAGACATATGCCGCCTCTTGTTATTATGGTGCAAATACTAAATGGTGCACTACAAACAAACAGACATCTCATTATTTTAGACAATATGCAGAAAAAGGGGAATTATATTATTTCATTAATAAAAATGACGGAAATAAACTCGCGTTGTTCGTAGATACGGAAGAAAAAAGAAAAGAAGTTTATAACTCATCGGATGTATTAGTTGGTCCTGATGAATTGAGAAAAGAATTTCCACAACAAATAGATTTGATAGATGAATTACTCGGAGTAAGTGATTTTTCAAAGTCGTTGAGAGGGTTCATTAGAAAAAAGGTTTCTTCCACAGGTTTAGCAAATTCTGATGATGGAATATACGCGGTAGATGAAAGAGAACCCTTAGGTCAAAGTATTATAATAATTGACTTTGACAACGACGATAAATTTTTTAATTCATTAGATTTACATGAGGATGATATTTGGTTTTTAAATGCAATTGAAAGTCACTATAGTGGGTATGAATTTATGGATAGATATACCATCGAAGATGATTTCAAAAACGGATATATTATTTTTTATGAATTAAATGATGAAAATAAAGAAAAATTAAAAGAAATTGCATCCGCACTTTTACCTAACATAGAGTATAAGTTGGATGACGAGGGTTATAGACAACAACTTGCAGAAGCATTATTGGACACATTTGAAAATGAAATGGATTGGATTATTGGTGATTATCATTCGGAAAAAGAAAATGAAATGAATGCAACAGCAAGAGTACAAATTGACAAAGATTTGAATAATTTACTCGAATCTGTTGGATTTAAAATCCATAGAAAATATGATTATATTTCTACAACTGTTGCTAATTTGTTGATGTGGTCCACAAGATTAGATATACATAAAACAGATGTAATATCTTTATTTAATCAAATAATCGAACAACATGGTAAAGATATAGGAGGATGGGCAGAAAATTCTTATGAATTCCAAGATTCTGACAATTTTGATTCCGTATCATTTAATAGAACCGCGGAATCATATTTTGACAAAATTATTGACAAAATTGAAAATGAAGAAGGTGAATTGAAAAATTTCATTGAATTTAGGAAAAGGATAGAATCTAAATATAAAATTAATACTTGGTATGAATTACCAAAAGACAAAAATATAAAATTTAAAGTTTTAGGGTTTGACAGAGACAAAATGAAAGTAAATGTTAGAATTACTTCTAGTTTTAAAGGGTCCAAAGATTTTTCACTATCCGAAGAAGCATTTTTAAAATTGTTATATCAACCTGAATTGTTTGATTTATTTGGAGATGACGAATAATTTACCTACCTTTGTGGTATGGAAAAAAATTTACAACTATTAAAGGACGTTTTAAGTGTCCCAACCAAAACTTATAAAGAAGACCTTATGGTCGTCTACTTAGTTCAATGGCTTAAAGAAAATAATATTGAATTTTTTGTTGATGAATACAAAAATGTGTATGCAACAAAACAAGAGTCTGTATTGATTCCTCCTGATTTCTATTTCCCTTGCGTAATTGCGCATACGGACACAGTTCATGATATTGATACAATCAACATCCAAGAAGAACAATTACCTAATACACAAGGTGAATTAAAACTATCATATAAAGCGTATAACGACTTAGGAAATCCAACAGGGATTGGTGGTGATGATAAGTGTGGAGTATTTGCGTGTTTAACCCTTTTGAAAGAATTACCTTATCTTAAGGCCGCATTTTTTGTTTCTGAGGAAACAGGATGTCACGGTTCAAAGAAAGCTAAAGAAGAATTCTTCAATAATGTTGGATATGGAATTCAATTTGATGCACCTGAAAACTGGATGATTACTGAAAAATGTTTTGGTCAAGTTCTATTCGACAGAAATTCAGAGTTTTTTGAAAAGGTGGACCAAATATTAACTGAAGGAATGAATAATGAGGACATGCAATATATGGTACATCCATACACTGATGTTTATGCTTTAAGAACTAAATTTAATTTTTCTTGTATCAATTTTTCAATCGGATATTATAACTACCACACAAAAAATGAATATGTCGTTGTTGAGGATGTTTTTAACGGAATTGATATGGGTAGAAAAATGATAGAAAGTTTGGGATACAAACTTCACTACAAAGAATCACAACCAAAAGAGTTTGCTAGATTCTTATTTTAATTAAACTTATATATCTTTTTATAATCGGGTGTTTTCACCCGATTTTTTTTATGCATTATATTGATATAAAAAACCCCCACATTTCTGTGAGGGTTCATTAATTATCTACCTTTCTTGGTAACCTTAACTTCTTCATTATCCACTTTGATAATGTAATTCTTACCTTCAATCATTTTACCTGTTAGAACTTCTTCAGATAACAAGTCCTCAACTTTGTCTTGGATTGCTCTTTTAAGTGGTCTAGCTCCGTATAATTCGTCGAAACCAATCTTAGCTAAGTAGTCAACTAATGTCTCATCATAACTGATGTTGTATTTCATCTCAGACAAACGAGCTGTTAACTTCTTCAATTCAATTTCAGTGATTTTCTTGATATCCTCAGGAGTCAAAGAGTTGAAGACAATAGTGTCATCAATACGGTTTAAGAACTCAGGTGAAAAGAAATTCTTCATTTCTTTCATCAGTACTTGTTTCTTAGCCTCTTCGTTTCCGTAAGAGTTATTAGAGAAACCAATACCTGTGCCAAAGTCTTGTAATTTTTTCACACCTAAATTTGACGTCAAGATGATTAAAGTATTCTTGAAGTTAATCTTTCTACCTAAACTATCTGTTGCGTGACCATCATCCAAGATTTGAAGTAATACTGTAAACACATCTTTGTGAGCTTTTTCAACCTCATCAAATAAGATTACTGAGTATGGTTTGTTCTTTACCTTTTCAGTTAATTGACCACCTTCTTCATATCCAACATAACCTGGAGGAGCTCCCACCAATTTAGATACAGTATGTTTCTCTTGGTATTCAGACATATCCACACGGATAAGTGAATCTTCAGAACCAAACATCTCTTTAGCCAATTGTTTAGCCAAGTGAGTCTTACCTACACCTGTTGAGCCTAAGAAAATGAATGAACCGATTGGACGGTTAGGGTCTTTGATACCCAATCTGTTTCTCTTAATTGATTTTGCAATCTTAACGACAGCTGAGTCTTGACCAATAACTTTACCAATCAATTCTTTATCTAAGTTGATTAATGCTTTTGCATCATCTACACTCATTTTGTTCACAGGGATTTTTGTCATATTAGATACAACATCATAAACATCATCAAGAGCAATTTTTTGTTTGTCTTTCAACATAGCTTCTTCGAACTTTGAGTTTTCAGATTCTAACTTTGCCAACAATTTTTTCTCCTTGTCTCTTAATTGAGCGGCTTGCTCATAGTTTTGTTTCTTAACAACATCAGTTTTTTGTTGTTTGATATCAGCGGCAGCTTTCTTCAATAATTCGATTGATTCAGGAATCTTAAGTTCGGTTTGCATACGAGCTCCAACTTCATCCAAGATATCAAACGCTTTATCAGGAAACTCACGGTCCGTGATATAACGGTCAGCCAATTTAACACAAGTCTCGATGATTTCATCTGTGTAAGTTACCTTATGGAATGTTTCGTATTTGTCACGAACATTCTTCAAGATTTGAATTGTTTCCTCCACTGATGATGGCTCAACCATTACCTTTTGGAATCTACGTTCGAGTGCTCCGTCTTTTTCAATATTTTTTCTGAATTCATCCAATGTAGTTGCACCAATACATTGAAGTTCACCGCGAGATAATGCGGGTTTGAATATGTTTGAACCATCCATAGAACCAGCTGAATTACCTGAGCCAACCAAGGTATGTATTTCATCAATGAATACGATGATATTTGGGTTTGCTTGAAGTTCTTCAATAATAACCTTCATTCTTTCTTCAAATTGACCACGGTACTTTGTACCAGCAACCACTGAAGTTAAGTCAAGGTTAACGATTCGTTTATCAACTAAGTTGCGAGGACAATCACCATTTACAATTTTGATAGCCAAACCTTCAACAAGTGCTGTTTTACCACAACCAGGTTCACCAATAATAATTGGGTTATTCTTTTTTCTACGAGATAGAATCTGAGCGATTCTCAAAATCTCTCTGTCACGCCCAATGACAGGGTCTAATTTGCCATCAGCGGCCAATTTGTTTAGGTCTCGACTAAAGTTATCCAACACAGGTGTACTGCTGTCAGAGGATTGTTTTTGTTTTTTACTCATTTTGTCGTCGTCGTCCATTAAATCGTTCATAATTAAATAATTTTATCAAAGGTGTATCAAAAATTGGACACTGCCAAATAATTTGTCAAATTGTCGGTAATATTTTTTTTAACTGACATTTTGTCGTATGTGTAATAAAAGAACTGAAATTTTTTCAGTATATTCGTGGTGGCACATAACTTGATTATGTAAAGATAAATAAATAAAATTAAAACAAACAAAACTATTATGATTTACAGAAGTTTATTCGGAGGACCTAGTTATGATTTTGAAAAGGTGTTGGAAATGTTAAATTACGAAAGACCAACATATAGAACAACTAAAATAACAACTCAAGGTGCTGACGCTCACGAGATTAATTACACAAAAGACGGTGCATATCTTTTCTTTGAAGCGCCAGGTTTTAATAAAACAACTTTGAAAGTTGAAGTGGAGAATGGTATCATTCATATCCAAGGAAGTAGAACGTACAAATTAAATGGGGAAGAAAAAACAAAATCAATTGAAGAGAAATTTACAATTGGTACTGATTTGAATCCCGAGTCCATTGAGGCAACAATAGAAGACGGTCTTCTAACCGTGTTCATTCCTAACTTCAAAAAACAAGAGAAGAAAAGAGTAAGTCTACTTTAATTGAGACACACCGCGAAACAAACCCTCATCATTTTTGGTGGGGGTTTTGTATTTATAATGTATGAATCCACATAAACGTCTATTACATAAATTTTTAGAAACTAACTCAAAAGTTAGAGAATTATTGGATATATACCTTTTTTTGAGACAACATTTTCAAGAACTTGGGTTTAGTCAAAAAGATTTGGAAAACCCTCCAATTTATACTACAGGAATGATGAATAGTGAATCCCAATTTACTCACAGAAAAAACGCTTTATTAAAACAAATAAAAGATTATGGTTTTGAAATAAATGATGATGACTTAGTATCATATTTACAGCCATTATTAAATAAAATTGATGAATTAACACCATTAAGCCATGTCGATTACAAAAGAAGAAATCAAGGGGACGAAGATTCTGAATGAAATTAAATCTTCAAATCTTAAAAAATCAGAATACGATACTGAAACAAAATTAATGATTGTAGAATTTGCTAACGGTCATAGATACCAGTACGAAGAAGTACCTCACCAAGAGTACACAAAATTCAGAAAAGCTGAATCTCAAGGTAAATTTTTTACCACAGATATATCTAAAAAATACAAATACAAAAAACTATAAGGTTTGTAGTATTTATTAAGGATGAGTAATTTTCAAAAAATCCTCGATAGTTTTTCTGTAAAGAGTACTTTGAATCCTAAAATTTGGGAAAACCCTAAAGACCCTAAAAAGTCTAAAATGGTCACAAAGGTTAGAAAAGCACTTCTTAAAATTGCTGAAAAATTTATTGACTACTTAGGTGACGAAATTTTCGTTGAGGATATTGTGCTCACAGGTTCTTTGGCTAATTTTAATTGGTCCGAATTTTCAGATTTTGATTTACACGTTCATGTTGATTTAAGTCAATATGATGAAGAATCTGATTTATACAAAGAATTATTCAACCTAAAAAAACAACTTTTCAACGATAAACATGACATCAAAATCTTTGGATACGATGTTGAACTTTATGCTCAAGATACCGAGGAGGCTCATTATAGTTCTGGTGTTTTTTCAATTATGAATGACGAATGGATTAATGTTCCAAATAAGATGAAAAATCAAGTAGACCAAGAAGTACTAAAACACAAAATCAAAACTTGGACAGACAAAATTGACGCAGCAGTTGAAGATGAAGATAATTCTAAATTAGACACCCTTAAAGACAAGTTAAAAGAATATAGAAACTCTGGACTTGAAAAAGATGGGGAACTTTCTTACGAAAATTTGGTATTCAAATTCTTGAGGAGGTCGGGACACATTCAAAACTTATTTGATACATTAAATAAAACTTTGGATAAAGAGTTATCTGTTGAAAGAAAAATAGAGGACTAAATCCAAAGTTAAGATAATTACCACTAATCATATATTTATAAAGAAAATAATTTAGATAATGGCAACTGAGACTCCGACACCGACCCCAACGGTGACCCCAAGTATAACACCGACACATACTCCTACACCGAGTATTACTGCATCTGCAACACATACCCCTACACCAAGTATTACTGCATCTGCAACAGTGACGCCAAGTGTTACACCGAGTCATACACCTACTCAAACAAACACGCCAAGCGTAACACCAAGTATTACTTCAAGTCATACACCAACACCAACACATACACCAACACCAAGTTCAACTCCATTCTACAGTGGTATTTCGGTGAATGAGTTTTATCAATATACTGCAGAAATGGAAGGGTCATTTAGTGGTGGTACATTACCTGCGGGAGTTCAAGTACCGTATGCTAAATGGGTTAGCGATACAAATAATGGAAATACTATCCAAGTAGTTCAATTAAATATGGTTGAACTTGGAGGACAAAACGGATTAAATAATTAAAAATATAAATTAATATACAATGGGAGATTTAAAACCACTTGGAAGTGAAAAACTTCAAGGTCAAGACAAATTAAAAAGAATAATGGAAATTGCTAGATTCAATGAAGTTATTCCAAATAGTATCAACGAAACTGCCAAATCAGAATATTCAATTCAATTAGCTGATGGTAACAATTATGAAATTGTAAGAGAGAGACAAGGATATGTTATCAAAAAAATTGTGACAGAATCTGAAACAGAATATATCGAACCGATGAAAAATAGAAAATATTATTCATCGTATTCGCAAGCATTCAAAAGATTGAATCTTGTTGCTGGCGAGTTAAATAAAATTAACGAAAACGAAGAAGGTCTTTCATTGTATGGTGAACAAAAAAAGTTTGTTTTAAGAACACCAAAACCAGCACCTGAAGAATTACCAGCACCAGCAGCAGAGACACCTGCAGCTCCACCAGCAGTTCCTTCACCAGAACTTCCACCATCTCCAGTTGGTGGTGATGTTCCACCTGCAGAAGGTGGTGAAGCACCTATGGGTGATGAAATGGGTGGCGGACAACCAGAAGGTGGTGATGAAATGGGTGGAGAAGATATGGGTGGAGAAGATATGGGAAATGAAGGAGGACAGGGTTTAGATGAAAAAGTTACCTTCAAAACAATTCAAAAACTTACTGGTAAATTAACTCAAAAAATTAGAACTTTAGATAACGAACAAGGAATGACTTCTGAAGATATCAAATACGTTATCAACATGGTTTTATCATCCTTAGATTTGAAGAATCTTTCAGAAGAAGATAAAGAAGACATTTTAACTAAGTTTGAAGATGCTGACGAAAGAGAAGAAGGTGGAGAGAATATGGGTGGTGATGAAATGGGTAACGAGGAGCAACCTGATTTAGGAGGTGATATGGGTTCTGATATGGGTGCAGAAGGCGGACAAGAAATGCCTGTTGAAGGAGAATTTAGAGAAGCATCAAAACACGGAGCAATTTTAGACCATATATTTGGTGAATCAAAAGTAGATAAGGTTATTTCAAAATATTTTGAAGTTAGTAAAAAAGAAATTTTAGAAAACAGACAAAAGAATACACAGAAAAAAGTATTAGAGGTTAAAAGACAAATGAAAGAAGTTGTTAAATTAACTGAAACAATTGAACAAGAATTAGCTTCCAAGAAATTTTTACAAGAAAACTCTGGTGCTAAAATTATAGGTAAAACAAACAAGAAGAATCTAGTATTCGAAAATAAAGGAAAACAAGTGAGAATATCACCTGAAGGATTATTGGCGTAATATGAGTAAATTAATCTACGTAAATGGTTTGGGACCCAATTATAAGGGAGACAATCTTTACGAGTTTATTTTCTCTGATAGTGAAGATGTTTGGGGAGAATCTTGGGAAAGTAAACCATGTAATGGATACCCAACTCCACCTGAATTAAAATATATCAAGAAGGTAGGAGTTCTGAGAAATACTGATGTAAAGTTGGAATTGATTCAGAACTCCGATTTTTTTTGTATGATAGATGCTATGGATGATGTTGTAGCATTAGCTTGGGAAAATGAAGAAACTGATGGTCAAAAAAGACTAGTTTTTAGATTTGGAACAACAGAACAAGAAATAAAAGATAAGCTCTACGAAAGAGATTTGATTTTGGAATTTGAAAAAAAAGTAGTTTATGAGAATTAATAAAAAAGCGGTCAAATTAATTGATAAAGGATTGTCGGCAAAAACAGTATCTAAATTGACTGAGTCACAAATAGATGTGTTATATTCAAAATTAATAAACGAGCAAGTGAAAGGTACTACTGCAGTAAGTAGTAAAAATCCTTCCGCAGCTCAAATTGCCAAAAATTTGAATGCTCAAGGTGTTAATGTCACTATGACGGAAAAGGAAATGGAAGAGGATGTAGACGTTGATTTGACTAAAGACCCTGATGCAACGGACGACGGTATGGGTATGTTTGAGGAAAAAGATAAAAACAAACCTAATCCATGGGCAATTTGTCATTCTCAAGTAGGACCTAAAAAGTCAAGAAAATGGGAAAGATGTGTAAGAGAAGTAAAAAAACAATTGGGAGAAGGAAAAAATCCTGTATCTTTGTTTCTTGAAAATCAAATTATGAATATAGTAGAAAGAAATTTACCTCCAAGAATCACTAAAGGTGATTTGGTTAAGTATTTAAGTGAGAACAGTCCATCAACGGCACCCACAAAACCAGTTACAAAACCGACAACAAAACCTGGTACAAAACCTCAAAGACCTGCACATCCAGGTAAAAATCCAAATCCAGGTGAAAAAGAATCTCCAAAGGCAAAAAAGGTTTCACCTGAAAAGGCTAAAAAAGAGGTTATAGATGTTATTATGCAACTTTTACAAAAATAAGAAAATGGCAAAAAAATTAAAAGAACAGTTAGATTACGGCAATAGACGTGAAAGAATGGACCCAAGTTTGGAAAGAAAGTTGGCAAGTCCTGATAGTTTATATGGTCAAAATCCAGCTATGAGAAAAGGACCTGCTGACGTACAAAGGTTAGTTAGTCAAAGATTTGGTAAAGTTGCTGATAAATTAAAAGAAGTTACAGGTATTCAAAATATCAGTTCTCAAGGAGTTCAACAGATGATTTATCAGGAACAAATGGCTAAGCTTAGAGGTATTATGAGTATCGAAGCTGCGAATAAACAGGCTCTTGAGCAATTAGCGATTGATGCTTGTTTACATGAGCAACAAGTACCTGAAGATTGGTATGTAATTGAACCACATTTAGGTGAGATGCCAGATGTTTCAGATTTTAGATATGCACCTGAAGAACCAACAGATGATGAAGAAGAAAATGATGATGATGAAGAAAAAGATGAATTAGAAATTCCATCATTCGATGTTGAAGATTTGACAGATGAAGAAGAATTAGAATTAGAAAAACATAAGAGAAATATTATCAATGCTATCATCCAAGGGTCAGCTAAAAGAGGACACTATATTTTCCAAGAACCTTGGGTTAAGGCTAGATTAGATGAAATTAATCCATCCCTTTATAGAGATTACTTGGGTATCATGGCAATCAATGATTTCTTATATTTTAGTATGGAACAAATGATTGAAATGATGAGTCAAACAGGTCAAGGTGTTGCAGGTAAAGTATCATTAGAAAATAATGATGATTCAGAAGGTGGAGAAGAAGGTGGTGATGAAGAAGGAGAAGGTGAAGAAAAACCTGACACAAAAATTGTTGCAACAGGAATGATATTCCCTATTTTATGTCATGAAATTATTAAAGGATTAGAAGAAGCTAAAGGTAGACACGGACATTCCCAAAATAAAAGTATCAGAGATAAAGTAAGAGGTGCGGTTGATGTATTATCTAACGAACCAATGCAATTAAGAATAGGACCTGAAATCGTAGAAAAATTCAGACATGCATTACCAGATGAAATGTTTGATGATTCAAATAAAGGTTTAATAAACTGGTTCCAAATCTTGTTATATCAAATACCAGCACAAGAATTTTTAGAAATTATAGGAAACGCAATTTCTGAAGATGAGTCAAAGGTTAAAAAAGCAACTTCCAAATTCACAGAAATTATGAAAGAAGCTCAAAATTTGAAAAGCGAGTACGAAGACTACAAAGAAGAAAATGACATCGAGGACGAAGATGAAGATGATGGTCTAGATGATTTCTTTGGTAGTTTGGGGATATCAAGACCCAAATAACAATTAATGACTAAAGAACAATTAATTATAGAAGTTACGAAGTGCATGAGAAACACACCATATGCACTTCGTACTTATTTACAGACTTACGATAATACGGTATCAAAATATGTTCCGTTAGATTTATTCCCCGACCAAGTTAGCCTAATAGAAGATTACGATGCATATAATGAAAATATTGCATTGAAGTATCGTCAGGCAGGTGTATCAACAGTAACTGCTGCATGGGCTTCTAAAAAACTTGTGTTTGCTAAAAAACAAAAGCCTGAAAAAATTCTAATCATTGCCAATAAGTTAGATACATCTGTGGAGATGGCTAACAAGATTAGAAACTTTACAGAACAATGGCCAGCATGGGTTGGCGTTGGATTTTCACAAGAAAAGAATTCACAAAGACATTTCAAACTTACAAATGACTGCGAAGTTAAGGCGGTTGCGACATCAAAGGATGCGTTGAGAGGTTATACTCCGACTATTCTTATCTTTGATGAGGCGGCGTTCATTGAGGCAGACGGAGATTTCTGGTCTGCCTGTATGGCCTCACTATCTACGGGTGGTAAGGTTATCGTTGTATCCACACCAAACGGATATGACCCAATCTATTATGAAATTTATGACCAGTCATTAAGAAACATGAATGATTTCAAAATATCTGAAATGTTTTGGTTCCGTGACCCAAGATATACAAAAGATTTGTATATGGTTAAAACAAATGACTTGGTTCATTTTTTATTAAACAGAGAAGACTATCCACAGGATGTTGTTGTGGATTTATCTGTTGATAATCCTTATGAAAGAGACCACTCAATTACAACCGATTATATCTCTAAAGGATATAAACCATGTTCAGCTTGGTTTGAAGGTATGGTTAAGAAATTGAAGTTTGATAGGAGAAAGGTGGCTCAGGAGTTAGAATGTAATTTCTTAGGTTCGGGTGATAACGTATTTGATTCTGAATTAATGCAAAACATAGCCAAAAACCATTTAAGAGAACCTATTGCAAAAATGATGGGTAGTGCTTTGTGGATTTTTAAAGAAGCAGAACAGGGACACAAATATGTAATGGGTGTGGACGTATCAAGAGGGGATTCCGAAGACTTTAGTTCTATTGAGATAATTGACTTTGATACAAGAGAGCAAGTCCTTGAATACGTCGGAAAAGTACCACCAGATGTAACTGCCGAGATTGCTTACAAGTGGGGAACAATGTATAATGCATATTGTGTTGTCGATTTAACTGGTGGTATGGGAGTTGCAACAGCAAGAAAAATGCAGGAGTTGGGATACCAAGGTGGAATGTATGTTGATAATGTTGATACAACCAACAAATGGAAATGGGACCCTAAAATAAATGAAAAAATTCCTGGTATTAATTTCAACAGCAAAAGAGTTCAAATTATTGCATCGTTAGAAGAAGCCGCAAGACATGATTTCAAAATTTATTCTCATAGATTGTATAATGAAATGAATACATTTGTATACATTAATGGTAGACCTGACCATCAGAAGGGCCACCATGATGACTGTATTATGGGTATTTCAATGGCAATTTACGTTGCTGAAAAATCATTCCAATCTTTACAGAAAGTCGTTAATCATACTAAGGCTATGTTAAACTCTTGGACATCTATATCCAACGAGAACAAAAATACTTCGGAATACTTTAACCCATATATACCTCAAATGGGTAGACAAAGCCAATTAAACGAAGGGCCGAGCAAAGCCGATTACATGAAGTATGGATGGTTATTTGGTGCTAAATAACTATTTATATTATCAAGGTAATAAGTAAAATTGTAATATGGCTGAACAAAACAATCAGACGGTATGGCAGAGATTATCCAAAACTTTTGGACCAAACTCTCTATTAGGACAAGATTATCCAACTTTTAAGTTTGATAAGAAGGAATTATTGCGTACTACAAACAAGCAAGAGTACGAAAATGAAAAACTACAAGCTCAACAAACTTTTTATTTAGCTAATCAATGGGCTAAGGTTGAGAACAATTTATATTCTCAAGCAATTTATTATGAGCCAACAAGATTGTCATCACAATACGATTATGAGTCAATGGAGTATACTCCTGAGATTTCTGCAGCGTTAGACATCTATGCGGAAGAATCTACAACAACAAACGAAGATGGATTTATTTTACAAATTTATTCAGAATCAAAAAGAATTAAAGGTGTACTAGCTGACTTATTTAACAATGCACTTGATATTAATACCAACTTACCAATGTGGACAAGAAACACTTGTAAGTACGGTGATAACTTTGTTTACTTAAAATTGGACCCTGAAAAAGGTGTGACTGGAGTACAACAATTACCAACAATTGAAATTGAAAGACATGAAGTTGGTGTTAGTCAAAAGATATCTGTAGATATTACACAAGAGTTAGACAAAGATAAAAAAGCATTACACTTTACTTGGAAGAACAAAAACATGGAATTTCAATCATGGGAAATTGCTCACTTCAGATTGTTAGGTGACGATAGAAAACTTCCTTATGGTACTTCTATGTTGGAAAAGGCAAGAAGAACTTGGAAACAACTTTTGTTGTGTGAAGATGCGATGTTAATATATAGAACATCAAGAGCACCTGAAAGAAGAATATTCAAAGTGTTTGTTGGAAATATGAATGATGATGATGTAGAAGCATACGTACAACGTGTTGCTAACAAATTCAAGAGAGAACAAATTGTTGATAACAAGACGGGTAATGTAGATATGAGATTTAATCAAATGGCAGTTGACCAAGATTACTTTGTTCCTGTTAGAGACCCAGCAGCACCAAGTCCAATTGATACTTTACCAGGAGCTCAAAATTTATCTGAAATTGCCGACATTGAATATATTCAGAAGAAATTATTAACTGCACTTCGTGTTCCGAAGGCATTCTTAGGATTTGAAGAAGTTGTTGGTGATGGAAAAAATCTTGCACTACAAGATATTAGATTTGCTCGTACAATTAATAGGATTCAAAAAAGTATGTTAGCGGAACTTAATAAGATTGCTATCATACATTTATTTTTATTAGGATTTGAAGATGAACTTTCAAACTTCACATTGGGTCTTACAAACCCATCTACTCAAGCTGACTTGTTGAAAGTTGATGTTTGGAAAGAAAAAATATTATTGTACAAAGATTTGGTTGCAGACCCAGGAAATGGTATTCAAGCAACTTCATCTACTTGGGCTAAGAAACACATATTTGATTGGTCTGATGAAGAAATTAGACTTGATTTACAACAACAAAGAATTGAAAGAGCGGTTGGTGAAGAACTTAAGGCAACACCTACAGTCATTACTAAGACAGGATTATTTGATAATATAGATAAACTTTATGGTAGTCCTTCAGGCGCCACAGCAAATGCTGGCGCAGCAACTACACCAGGAGGAACTGAAGAATTAGGTGCACCACCACCATCATCAGGTGGAGGTGAAGAAGGAGGAGCTCCGCCACCACCAGAAGCAGGAGGAGCACCTGAAGCAGGAGGACCTCCACCACCAGAAGCACCACCAGGAGCTGAACCACCAATACCTGAATCAAGAATGGATAATTTAAGTATTTTAGTAGAAAATAACTTCATTCATGGTGATAAATTTATTGATTTGGGTCACGGACAAGATTCTTTAGGAGAAATTACAAAAGAATTGAATAAGTTACTAAATTCATAGTATTTATAGAAAAATATTAAGATGACCTTTGGCACAATCAAATCCATAATTGAAAAAAATCTTCTTGAGTCGTATACAAACGAAAAAGAATTCAAGAAGTCCTTGAGAGAGTTCAAACAAAATGTATTGAACAATAAGTCTATATCTAAAGCATATGCTTTGTATGACCAATTGAGTACACCACAAGGTCTTTCAGAATCCGACGCCAAAGAATTTTTAGAAGAAGGTTTAAATCTTTTAGGAAAAATTTTACCATCAATCAAACTCCCAAAGCCAATTCAGGAAAATGTTAATAACAAATATTCCGATATTGATGTGTTAGTTTCAGGAAAATTAAATTTACACGAAAGAATTCAAGCTAAGAAGAATATAATTTCCTTATTAAAAACTGAGTCAAATTCTGTAAAAGAGTCAATTAATATACCAATTAAATCAATGGTCAACATTGCCAATCAAACTTTGAGAACATACATCGATAACTTAGATGAAACGTCTAAAAAAGAATTTTTCAAATTAATTTCTGAAGATTCTAAATCGTTGGAAACAAAATTTGAAACTTTAAGAGAAGGCACAATAACTAAATTACAAACTATCTTAGAAAACGAAAAAGAATTTGAATTGAAAACAAAAATTTCTGAGACTATAGATAGATTAAAATCTGAAAAGTTTGACCAAGTTAATTTTTTAAAACTTAAAAAATTAGAAGAATCAATCTAATTATTTTTTTTACTTTGAATATATTTCGCCTTCAAAATCTGTGCCCTTCTAAGTACAGATTTTTTTGTATATTCTTTTTTCGAATTTAATTTTTGTGTTTGTTTTGTTTTGATAACTTTAGATTTAAGAGTCTTGAGTGCTCTCTCTATGTTATCACCATTTTTAATTTCTATTATTATCATATTCTACAAATATCTTGTTTTTTGTGAAAATTTTTGACATTGATGGTTATATATGTTATTTTTTAATAAATAAACCATAACAATTATGAAAATTAATGAAAAAAGGAAAAAGTGTAAAGTTAAATCTATTTAATCCAATCAAATCAATCTATGGAACGGTGGATTCCAAAAACCTTAAATCTGTTTATATAAACATACAATCATGGGTAACACCAAAATATGAAACAGATAATTGGAATAGGATTGTTTGTAATTTAAGTAGAGAAATAAAACATTCAGTTTTTAATTCAATAAATCATGAATTATTTCAAGAGCAAAGTATTGTTGATTTAGATTTACGAACAAGTGGGATATCTAATGGAAAAAAATCCTTTTTCAATTTAGAAGTTAACTTATACACATTGTCTGAACTTGACTTCAAGTCAAATGAATTGAAAGATTCAATTAAGCAAATAGTAAAAAACATATTCAGAGATAACATTAAACAAAACAAATATTTTGATTTTTCAATTTCAAAAAAAGACATTCCTGTATAAACTACGGTATATCATATATTTATCATAAAAGATTAGATGAAAAATTTAAGAATTTTAGAGGCTAGCGAAGTTGGTCACGGTATTTTAGTTGAAATGGATGCTGGTTATATATCTCCAAAAGATAGACTCAACGCTGATATATTAAAAGAAGCGGCAAACATGGACTATAGAAACCCATTCGAATTTTATGCGGTTCTTCAAAAATATAATACACCAAACAGAAATGGTAGATTTTATCCCGAACAAATATTAAAAAGAGAAGCCGATAACTATAAAAAGGCAATTGCCAAAGGATTATCAACATCCGAATTAAATCATCCTGAATCCTCTTTAATAGACTTAGATAGAGTATCTCATATTATTACTGATATATGGTGGGATAAAAATATTTTAATGGGTAAACTTAAATTATTAACTTCACCAGGTTTTCACGAAAGAGGTATTGTTTCTACTAAAGGAGACCAAGCGGCAAACTTGATGAGACAAGGGGTTACTTTAGGTATATCTTCAAGAGGTGTGGGTTCTCTCAAAAAAGTGGGAGAAAGAAATGAAGTACAAGATGATTTTGAATTAATTTGTTTTGACTTAGTATCATCACCATCAACACCAGGAGCTTATTTATTTTCAAACGTTGAGGATAGGGACAAATATGAAGAAAACTTAGATGAAGAGAGAAGAATTAAACAAGAATCTACAGGAATGGATAAGTCTATTGACTTAATGAAGAAATTAACCGATTTTTTGGGAAAATAAAATTATGGACGAAAAATTCTTTGTAGCAAAAATTCAGTACGATTTACCTGATGAAAATTCGGGAAAAATTAAAAAAATTAGAGAAGAAAAACTTGTAAAAGGTTTTTCAGTAACAGACGTTGAAGCGAAAGTTACAAAACGATATGAGGGTTTTACACACGATTGGAGAATAACTTCAGTGTCGGAAAGTAAAATCGATGAAGTAATCGAAGGTTAAATAAAGTGGTCTATGACCACTTTTTTTATTTATAGACATATTTATAGTAAATTATAAAAATATGTTATTTAGCGTAAGTTTACAAACTAGTGGTATTGGAAATGCATCTTTAGTAAGCGGCAACACATGGGGAGATTGTACATCATGGGCAGAAGGTACAGGAAGTATTATTCAATCAATCAATATTCAACAACAAACACTTATCCTTGTTAATTCGTCTTCTGACGAATCATATAATGTTGGATTGAAAGATACTATTACAAATACAATATCGACATACATCATTTATGATACTTATTCAAACGTTAATAAATGGGTTGAAGCACAAACAGATATGTCAGTTCAAAACATATCACTTCAAAAAAGAACGTTTGTTCAACTATAAAAAATCAACTTTTTTCAAGTAGGATACTATTTATCATTAAATAATTAAAATTTTTCATGCAAGATACTAAGAAAAATCCAGTAGAAGAGGCCCTAATTCAAATGAAAAACGTTGAAGAAGCGATAGCCGAAAATGCAAAAGGAATACTTGCTGCTACAATGAAGCAAGAAATCAATCAATTAGTAAAAGAATCTCTTTCAGAACAAACTGATGATGAGGTTGACGTAGATGCTGATATTGATACTGATGACGAAGACACAGATGTTGACACAGATGTTGACATGGATATGGATTCTGATGATGTAGATATGGATGCAGATAATGTGGATGACATGGACATGGATATGGACATGGATTCCGAAGATTCTCCGATAGATTTAACTGACGCGTCTGACGAAGAAATTCTTAAAGTATTCAAAGCTATGGGTGAAGAAGATGGAATCATCGTGAAAAAAGATGGTGACAACGTTCATTTAAAAGATAATGATGCTGATGTAGAATATCTAGTTAAACTTGGTGAGTCTGAAGAAAAACCCTTAAACAAAAAAATGAAAATTAAAGAACAACACGACGTTGATACACAAGATGTTATTGACGCAATTTTCTCAAAAGATGGTAAAACTTCAGATTTTGATGTTGACCAAGATGAGATGGACAGCGATGAAGTTATGTACGAAATCGAATTCGATGAAGCTGATGATTTAGATGAAGCTGATGAAATGGATGAGTCTGATGATTTAGATGAAGCTGATGAAATGGATGAGTCTGATGAAATGGATGAGTCTGATGAAATGGATGAGTCTGATGAAATGGATGAGTCTGATGATTTAGATGAATCTGATGATTTAGATGAAGCTGATGATTTAGATGAAGCTGACGAAATGGATGAGTCCGATGAAATGGAGGAGTCTTATGACGAAATGGATGAATCTGATGAAATGGAAGAATCTTACAACTCAATTAAAGAGGCTAAAAAATTAGGAGTAAAAAAACCTAAAGGTGTTGGACTTGGTCATGGCCCTAAGTTTTCTTACAAATCAACTGGTAAAGGTGGTTTCAAAGAAGATAAAAAAGAAGGACCTAAAACAATGGGAACTGGCAAGGCTAAATTCGAATACAAGAAAGGTGCAAATATGGAAGGAAAATCTAAAGTTATCAAAAAGGCGGAAACGAAAGAAGAAGCAAGAACTTTAGGAATGGGTAGTAATTTTAGAAAGGGTGGTTTACCAAAACCAAGAGCTCATTCTAAAGCAAATACTGCTATCAAAAAAGAATCTGTTGATATTGAAGTCAAAATGTTAAGAGAAAAGAATGAAGAATATAGAAAAGCATTAAATGTTTTCAGAGAAAAACTTAATGAAGTTGCGATATTCAATTCCAACTTGGCATATGCTACAAGATTGTTTACTGAACATTCAACAACTAAAAAAGAAAAAATTAATATTCTTAGAAGATTTGACAATGTTGAAACTTTGAAAGAATCTAAAAATCTTTATAAGTCTTTGAAAGACGAGTTAGCAAAAACAGAATCAAAACCAATGAACGAGTCAGTGGAAGTTAAATTAAACAAACAAGTTTCTTCTGGTTCTTCAACAACCTTAATTGAATCAAAAACTTATGAGAATCCTCAATTCTTAAGAATGAAGGACTTGATGGGTAAATTAGGTTAATAAAATAAATAAAACAAAAAAAATACTAAAAATGGGAGCATTATTAGAATCAGGTCTTGTTGGTAACATCGGTCTTAAGCACCTTAAAGTTATCAAAGAAGATACAATCAACAAATGGGACAAATTAGGCTTTTTAGAAGGTCTTAAAGGTCACATGAGAGAAAACGTAGCACAATTATATGAAAACCAAGCGTCTTTCTTAATCAACGAAGCTTCATCTACATCTGACACAGGTGCATTTGAAACTGTTGTATTTCCAATCGTAAGAAGAGTTTTCTCTAAATTGTTAGCTAACGATATCGTTTCAGTACAAGCTATGAACTTACCAATCGGTAAATTATTCTACTTTGTACCAAACATTCAACAATATGAAGTAGGTGGTGGTCAAAACGACAACACTGGTATTCATTATTCACCTTTTGGAGCACCAAACGGTCCAGCATCACCTAACGCAGGTTATGACTATAATACAGGTAGAGACCTTTACGATAGATTCTACGAAGGTGCTGAACCAGCATTAGACCCTCCAGGTTTATATGACTATTCTAAAGGACAATTCAGTTCTATTACATCTGCAAACACTTCAGTTGTTACTGCACAATGGAATAGCACAACATTAAATTTAGAACCAGCAGCTTACGCATTAACTGATTACAGAAAAGTATTAGTTATCATGTCAGGTTTCGCATCTGATGGAGCTGGTAAGTTAATCGGTCCAGACGGTCAACCAATGGATACTGAGTCTTTCTTAGCTGATTTAACAATCAATGGTGTTTCTACAAACACTACAACTGCAGGCGGTGGTCCTTACTTATTCAGAGTTGTAACTCAAAGATATGGTAAAGGTATCGTTCAATACGGTAACAACAACACTACATTAGTATTCCCTAACTCATTAACTGATGGTGGTCAATATGACAACATCTGTGATGCACAAGGATTCATCTACTTAGAGGTTGATTTACAAGTACCAGTATGTATTACTTGTGGCGGTTCTATGGACGGTTACACAGGTTCTACATTCTCTTCTTCTACAGCGACTAACAACGCGTTCTCAGCTACTTATAGAATCTATAAGAACTTAGAATTTGAAGATAAAATTGGTGAGGTTTCATTTGACTTAATGTCAGTAACAGTTTCTGTAACTGAAAGAAAATTAAGAGCACAATGGTCTCCTGAAATGGCTCAAGACGTTGCGGCTTTCCACAACATCGACGCTGAAGCTGAATTAACAGCATTATTATCTGAGCAAGTTGCTGCTGAAATCGATAGAGAAATCTTGAGAGATTTAAGAAAAGGTGCAGCTTGGAACTTAAGATGGGATTACAACGGATGGAAGAGACTTGGTGGTCAGGCACAACCTTACACACAAAAAGACTGGAACCAAACGTTAATCACAGCAATCAACCAAATTTCTGCACAAATCCATAAGTCTACTTTAAGAGGTGGTGCTAACTGGATAGTTGTTTCTTCTGAAATCAGTGCTATCTTTGATGACTTGGAGTATTTCCACGTTTCAAATGCAGCTCCTGAGCAAGACCAATACAACATGGGTATTGAAAGAGTTGGTACATTAGCTGGTAGATACCAAGTTTACAGAGACCCTTACTTCCCACCAAACCAAGTGTTAATGGGTCACAAAGGTACTTCTTTGTTAGATACAGGTTACATCTACGCACCATACGTTCCATTACAACTTACTCCTACAATGTACAATCCGTTCAACTTCACACCAATCAAAGGTATCATGACTAGATACGCTAAGAAGATGGTGAACAACAGATTCTACGGTAGAATCACAGTTGATGGCGTAAGAACATTCGACTTAAAAGAATTGAGATAATCTATTCTTTAACGATACAAAAAGGGTCCTCAAAAAGGACCCTTTTTTATTTACAACAATTTATTGTAGAATATATTTATTATTAGATTTTAGTTTATCAGTCCCCAGCCATAACAGGCTGTTGAATATTCACGGATATAAAGGTATTGGTAACGTAGTCATAAGCTAATATAAAATTAAAAAACATGAATTACGCAACACAAGTGGGCAAGCCGACTGCGCACATTACAAAGAAAAAGTCACGTCTAAAGGTCTATAACGACCACGTAGTCTTCCTTAACGATAAAGACAACTTCGAATTCGAAATCCATAATCCAAAACAAAAATCGGTTCTCTGTAAAATCAAATTGAATGGTGAATACATTTCCAACAATGGTGTTGTATTAAGACCAGGTCAGAGAGTGTTTTTAGAACGTTTCTTTGACTCCAATAACAAGTTTGAGTTCAGTACCTATCAGGTAAAAGATACGTCTGAAAATAGGTCTGCAATTGATTTAAATGGTGACGTTCAAATTGAGTTCTATGATGAACAAGAAATTAGTAGTAATTTTTTATATGTAGGTGGTAACAGAACCATTTATGGTAGTGGTATATACTATGGAAATCATATGCATAATTATAATCCATTACTTGGAACTACGATAAGTACAACAGGAGGAGTTACATATGGAACAACTTCACTATCAACCTTTAACACTTCAAATGCAACTCATACAAGTTCAATTGACACTGGAGCAATAATGAGAGACATTAAAGACAGAGGTTTATATTCTGAAAGAAAAGGAAAAAAATCCATAGAAACTGGTCGAGTAGAAAAAGGTGAACAATCAAATCAAACTTTTACTAACTCTTACGAACAATTTAATTATTACACATCCCATACAATTAAATTTAAGATTCAACCTAAAAGTTCAAAAAACATTAACGTTGATGAAATTAGACAATATTGTACTGAGTGTGGAACCAAGATGAAATCAAACTATAAGTTTTGTCCGTCTTGTGGAAACAAATTATAAATAAAAAAGGACCCCGTGAGGTCCTTTTTTTATTCTTCAGATTTAATTCCTTTATTTAAGATTCGTAAAGCTTTTGATATTAATTCACTTTCTTGTAAGCTAAAAAGATTTGAGTTGTGTCCATATTGAAGGGCTTGCATAATATAAAAAAAAGACTGTTCAAAATTCATATTATCAATTAAAGAATCTACGTCTTCAGTTTTATAAATTGCAATGTTTCCAAACAATAACTTAATTGGGGTTTTTTCTTTTTCCATAGTAGTATATTTATAGTAATATATGAATAAAAGACGAATAAATGAAGCCACAGGTGCATCAAGTTCAGGAAAATTCAAAGTTCCTATTGTTCTGGCACCACAACTTTGGAAGGATGACCAATTAGGACCTTTTACTGAACCAGTTTATAAATATAAAAATGCTGAGCTGGCATATGAAGAAGCTGATGATGATTATAAAGAAAGTCCTGAGGAAAGAGCACGTATTGAGTCAAGAACAGATAAAGTTGCAGAAATTGATGATTATTTAAAAAAATTCTATACAAATCAAAACGATGATGATGGTGGGGATATTGGACAAGATGAGGTTCAATTACCAAGTAATATTAAAGAAGAATTGTTTAGAGAAGATTTAGGTGTTTGGTTCGGAACAAAGAAAAAACCCAAAGGCAGTAAACAACCTGCAGGTCCATGGGTTAATATATGTAGAAAGGTAAACGGAAAACATCCTCCCTGTGGTAGGTCACACGCCGAAGATAAGGGGTACCCTAAATGTAGGGCCGCTGGCATTGCATCTAAAATGTCTGTATCCCAAAAAAAATCAGCGTGTCAACAAAAAAGAAAGGCTGAAAAAACTCATTCTAAGTCAGGTACAGGAAATAAGCCCAAAATGGTTACTTACAAACCAAAAAATGAACAACTAACTGATATAATCAGGAGAGTCATCAGAGAAAATTTTAATTAAAGTTTTTCTAATATAGTAGTTAAAGAATGCTGTATATTACTTCTAATCTCATCTTCTAAGGATTGTCTTTCAAATTCTAATACTTTATCAAAGCTAGTAATTATTTCGTTGTAATCATTTGAGTTGGACAAATAAACCGAGTAACTATATACGTGATTAATAAGATTAATTGTATGTTGTTCAATGACGATAAACATACTTTTTTCTTCGTTTTTGATAAATCTTTTGTTTGAGATTGGTGCGTAAGTTAATTTTGACTCAGGGTCATTAATTAACTTTTTACATATTTCTACGGTAATTCTTTCTTCTTCGGGAATAGGTGGGGTTGGGTCAAATTTTTCTTTTAGACTCAAATAAATTCTAAATAATAAACGGGGTATATACCCTACAACTTTGTTTTCCATATTAATGTTTGAATAGCAAATTTAAGAAATTTTTCCAAGTTTCCAAATTATTTTCATTTCTACCAATATTTGCCGAATAACAAGTTAAAACTACGTTGTCTTTCGTATATCCTTTATTTCTGTCCAATCTATCCAACGAAGGTTGTTGTGGGTCTTTTGAATTGTTAGATGGAATTAATGGTATCTTAAACCAATAACATAAACCGTTTTGATTTTCATACATTTCATTAATATCATTAACAGTTAAGGTATGTTCTTTACCTCTTTTCTTTGAGTCATTAATTAATGTATTTTGCCATAACCTAACTCGTCTTTCTTTTTGTTTTTGACCCTCAATTTTTCTAACATCAATATTAGAACGTTTATTTTTTTTATATTTTCTGGCTTTTTCCAAAACACAAGAAATACATTTCTTTCCCCTTTGTGATTTATAAAATTTATCTATTGTTTTTGTTTGACTACAAATAGTACATAATTTAGTATCCATATCAATAAATATATGGCTAAACATTAAATTACAAAAAAAGGTTAAAATATTTTAACCTTTTAAAAACTTTAACAATATGCTCCTGAACAATGTTTCTTACCGTCTAAACCTGGCATCTTACCTTTACATACTTGGACTCCGTACCCATTACTATAAGCGGAGGGGTGAACTTTAAATTTTCCTTTTGCTGCTGCTAATCCTCTTGCACAAAGTTTTGTACCAGCTTTTTTCTTACCTTCATGAATATCTTCATAATCAACATAGGAATCTTGTTTTTTAGTTTCATTCATTAAAAAATCAAAAACCTGGTCAATATTTGTTTTAGCTTCACTAATATGGTCATCAGCCCAATCATGTCCGTTATTTAATATTTCATCAACCATTTGTTTATCTAATTCCATTAAAAGTTCACACTGTCTTTTAATTTGTTGTAAATTACTGAAGAACATATAATTTGTTTGTTCACCATGTTCTTTAAGAACTTTTTTTACCAATCTTGATAAATCAGATTCTGTTATTTTTACTACTTTACTCATTTTACGTTCACTATGTTAAATGTTAATTGTTTCTTATAAGTATCTTTCTCTCCTGAAGTATTCACTTGAATGTCGACATAATATTGATTTGGTATTTTGTCTCTCATATCAAATATAAAATAGTATTCATTTGGTGTTCTATTGATTGGTGTCCAATCTTGAACTTGAACTTCAGTTGTTCCTTCTTTTACATAAACTCTATAAAATGCTGAAACATTTTGTAATACTTGTTGACCTGTATAGGCTTTTTTAATTGTAACCCCAACCTTTCGTATATCCGAAGCCAAAATTTGCTCGTTTTGTAATATACCATAAAAATCAAAACCAAACTTTTGTGGTTCTTTAGATACAGAACCTATTTGAATTCCTGCGGTATATTGTTGTAGTGTAAATTGGTTTCTGACATTTGGAAGAGGTTGTCCGTTAATTGTTAATCCTGACCATACGTCATAAAATACGCAAGGAGTTGGACTATTTTGGAAACCATTTGGTACTACTACTTCATAAACACCTTTTGTTCTTGGACAAGTACTCAAACTTGCCATTCCCGAAACCTCAAGACCTGTTCTATCTTCTATTCTAACAAATGGGTCTGAATCTAAATTAACTAAATCACCATTTTGATAAACGTACAGAAACAATTTATTTTCCTGACTTTTTAAGAAAATGTTTCTATCGTCTTGAATTAAGTCATTATAGTTTGTTAAAAGGTACGGTTGATAAAATGTTTGTGTATATTTTGAAAAGAATGCAACACTATAACTGTCAGTTAAACCTGTAATGTTTTCAATTTCAGGTAAATAAGCAACTCCCCAGCCTGTAACTCCTGTGATAGTTCCATCTAAGATTCCATTAATCTCGTTTGTCATATCCATATTAAGGTCTTCATTTCCAAGTTGGAAATGTTGTCTTGCTATGATTGTAAGACCTGAAAAATTAACCAATCCTTCGTTTTTGTTATTGTAGATACCAGGTTGAGACCATTTATTAATTGTTGTTGTTTGATACCAGTTGGATGGTCTATTAGAGAATGCTCTACTATCTACATATGTAAGTGGGGTTGAACCACCTTGGGCACTATTTTTGGTAATGTTAAAATCGTTGTAATCGTATCCAACACCTTCATCCCAATATTGTGGGTTTCCAGTATCTCCTGATGTTTGTGGTATTCTGAATAAAATTAAATCAAATGAAGTTGCTCTTCTTCTTTCATTGGACATGAAAGAATTAAGTAATTCATTGTCAAATGAAGATGTATTTGTCATCTTCAAAACGTGAGTCATATTATCAGTACAACCTGTTGTGATGACACCTGATTGAATATTTTCTCTAAGTAATGAAAGGTTTAATTCAAATATAAACCTTGTGTATCCGTAGTTAGGAATGATATAATCCGAAGCACCAAAATTCAATTCAATAATAGGGTTACGAGCCGTATTTGTATATGAATTAGAAATAATCGTATTATTCTTATCTATGTATGACCTTAAAATTGACATTAATGTTTTTCAATAAATATCAATTAAGTCTGATATTTCCGTTAAGTATTGTATTAACGGCATTTTGTAATTCTGAAAGTATATCTTGCGCTTGACTTCCGTCTTGAGTAACAGGTACTGGTGGAAGTCCAGGATATGCGTGTGTATGTGTGACTAAGAATCTGACAATTAAATTAATCAAACTCATTAGTTCTTCACCTCTAACCATACTTGAAGTTTTTGGAACTATCTCATCACCAAATTGTTCAGGTGAAATACCATATAAAGTATTGTCAAAATTAATTTTTCCTTTCCCTGGTATTGCAGAATTATGTGACAACAAGAATAATTTATCACCACCAAACGCACCATAAGTTGCTTGTTGAGGAATAAACTGAGTTTGAGGAACAACAACTTTTACAGGATTTGTCGGTGTACCAACTTGACCTTTTGTATAAATTAATCCACCATTACCTTGGATACTCGGATTTAATTTTACTGATTTATTGATTGCAGTGATATTATTAATTTCAACAGACGATGTATTACCCGAAGGTGAGCTTGGATTTATTTTTGAATACATTGCATTTGATGCTCTGTAAAAAATAGGAAACTTTGTATCATTATTATTATCGGGGAATATTTTAATTCCATTAAAGAAATTTGATGTATTACAAGTTTTTATAAATCCATTAATTTGATTTACTATTTCAAGTAACGTCCCTTTCAAATTATGTTCAATAATTAAAGTTTTCAAGTTTTCAGCAACAACACTATCTACAGTTAAATTTTTTGAATTTGTACTTGCGTCAGCTTTCAATTGATACAAATAAACAGAACCAATAAAAATATTTTTAGTGTTTTCAGGGTTTGTTATAACCCATTCAATTAGATATTTTACTAAAACAACGTTTTCTTTTAATTCATAATATGTTTTATCTGGTAATTTTTGTTTGGTCGTTTGAAATTTAGATAATTGTAGGAAGGCTCTTTGTTGGTTTGCAACAGGAACAACATTTGGTTGTAATAATTCACCTTTGAATTTACCAGCTCTTAATAAAACTTCATCTTGTTTTACAATTAAATCTGCACTACCACGACCTAATAAAGCATTGTCTCCAGGTTGTGGGAATACACCAGCATGAACCGCTTGGTCCGTAAATGTTCCATCTTGGTTTTTTAATGGTTTTGGATTTTTGATTTGTGTACCATTACCTGTGAATTTATTTCCACCAAACCAATATTCTTGATAAGTTGATGTCGGAGACGAAAACGTACTATTTTGGATATAGTATTGGTTTTGATATCTGAAATCTTTATTCAAATACATGGCTTGGACTAACTCCTCGTCTTTTGGTGTTGAGTATACAAAGTAAGGTAACAGTGGGTTAAAAACTAAAGGGTCTCTTGATGTCCATATATCTTTCTCTTGATTCCATGGAGGGTCGGATACACTTTTAAGAATATCGTCAACATTATCTATTAATCTTACAGCACGAATTCTACCCAACATCATCGGGTCCTGATTATCTAAAACCTTACACTGAAAAAATATTGAATTATCTTCCATTTCTATCTTGGTATACTTTTAATACGTTATTGTATAGCTCTTCTATCTTATCTAAATAAAGAGTACTTTTGATTATATTATCTTTGGTCAATTCAAAGTCTTCAGATAACAAATCCATAAAATTTACTAATTCGGTGTTAGGTAAATTTTTCAAATTTGTCTGTTCAATTACAATTTTTTCTAAATCTTCTTTTTTCATATTAAGTATCTTTTCCAAAAACTTCAACATAGCCTGAAGCACTAACACCAAAAGCTTGAAGTTTTCCGTTTTCTGACTTTTCTTTATCTGAACCTTTATGAGTTGCTAAATTATATAACAACATTAAGTTTGGTGAACCGTCAGGGAGCGTACCTGTTGGTATACCTATTGCTTGAAGTTCTTCAATAACGTTGATGAATGCTCTTTCAGGTGAAAAACCTGGTAATATCTTAGTTAATGCAAGTAAACTAATTGGAATTCCAGTGTCAGTTGCTAAACCGTTTAATGAAAGAAGTATTGCTAAAATATCATCTAATAGTGACTTACATTGTCTATAATCTTTGATTAATTGTCCTACAGCAATCAACAATCCTGCAAGTCTTAAAATAATTTGATATCTTTTTGTTATTTTTCCTTTTTCAATATCCAGTATAATTGCGGCAATCAAATTAATTATATCTTTTTTTAATAATTCAAATAATACATTCAGAAATTCAGCATTTATTTGACTAATAACCTGAATTGAAAACTTCTCCCATTTTTTCAAAAAGTCAGTACCGTTTTTTATAATGTTAGCTCCTGCAGCACTTATATCTTGGTTTGCGGTATTAGCCGATGTAATAAATGTATTTGCACTTGTTACGGCTTGATTGTAAGTAAACGTTGCACCTGATTGTACAATCGACATTAAAGTGAATACTGGTAATAAATTTTTTGGCGTTAGAACTCCAGCGGCTACAGCTAAAGGAATTTTCTTGATAACATTTTGGTCAATAGATAAATTAGCATTAAAATCACTAGGAAGCTTCAATTTCCAATCTGGGTTTTGAGAAATGGAATCTAAAATAGTTTCTAAATTATTAACTTGTTGTTGAGTTGTTTGTCCTGTAGTATTTCTAAAATCAATTAATTGACTAACTAAATTGTCCGCATTTACTGGTAATTTTACATTCTGACAATCTTCAAATTCCATTACACCATTCTGAACATTAGTTAAATTAAGTTCAATATTTCTTAAATCAATTTCGTTTAACTTGTAAAATGATTGGTCAACTCCATCCAGCTCAGCAACTTTAGAAATACCACTAACATCAATTTCTCTCCTATCATCAAAACATAAACCTAAAATTCTTTGGGCGATAAGAAAAAATTCAGATTGATTTTGTATTTCCCCCGAACCAAGTTTGGCTTTAATACTCATTGCACCCGACAAAATATTTACTAGTTGAGCTCCCACATTTACAGGGTCTACAAAATTAATTGTACTATAGTAATCACTTATAAATTCACCAACTTTGTTAACCGTTGTTGTACCTGAACCACTCCTATCAATCAAGATTACCCTATAGTAATCTCCTGTCACACCAAAATTATTTGTGCTTGTATATTGTATGTCAAAAAGGTTTTGTCCTGATTTTCCCTGATAATTTTTTCCATTTATTTGTGAATAAGACCTATTTGCATTCGAAGAATCCATTAACTGATTAAGTTGTTTATTCATTGGGAACGGAACATCTCCACCGTAAGGAATAAATTTTGTATCAGACGAAGGTTCTGGTAGTTCATAATAAACTTGACCAACGGGTGAAGTAGTTGAATTTTTTAGATTCGAAAAAAAGTCAACTGATTGAACTGGTATATAGATACCTTCTTGTTGTGGTCTTAGAGGTAATGGTTGTAACGATAAACTGTTAGCACTTACTCCTTTATAAGTTTGCTCTTGAGAACACCCGAGAGCTTTCATTGTTTGTTCTTTGAATATATTAACAACTTTGGGTTGTATTGTTGTCGACGTTTCTAGTATTTTTTTTCTTAGATATTTTAACGTATTTTGTCCCGTACCTCTTGTTTGTCCTAAAAAATTTAATAATTGGTCAGTAGAATTAGGAGGGTCTCTTTGGTATCTTTTTTGTAAATTTTTTACAGAATCCAATTGAGACGTGATTAAATTTAATCCTTGTGTTGCCGAGTTTGCAGCCGAGCTCTGTAGGTCTTTTTGATTCTTAAGTGCCTCTACTGCAGTTTTAGCAGAATTTATCTTACTTGAAATATTCTGTGATAAGGAATTTAAATCTGGTGAAGGCATAATGTAGTTTACTTCATTTTATATGTTTCTTCATCATTAGAAACATCTTTCTCTATGAGATTTTGAATTAAGTCATCATCCAAATCTGCAAGAGAAAATGATTCCGTATTTGCATTTGATTTCTCCCAAATACTTGATTGTAATTTAGAAAGACTAATTTTTTTCTCGACACAATCATTTACAATTTTTTGTTGTTTTTCAATAACAGGACCGATAGTTACCATGTCGGTAGGGTCTTTTAACATAGACAACATTTTATTTTGAATTCTAATTGCAGTTTGTCTTTGTTCAACAAGTTCATTGTAAATCTCTTGTAATAGAGACAAAATTGAATCTTTTGTAAAATTAATTTCTTTTCGTAATGGTCTTGGCATATCTATAAATACTTTTATTTAGTTTTTCATCTTAAATTGAATAATTAAATAAAGTTTTTTGAATCTTTTAATGGAACTTCTAATTTCTTTTGTACTTAAATTTGTCATTTCTCTCAAAGAAAGTAAAATAACATTTTTGTTAAATTTGTTATTATCAGCACCAGAAAAAATAGTTTCATAGTTATCAAACAAATCAATTAAAGCATATCCTAGTTTCTTTTCATTTTCGTTTAAGTTTTCTGTTTCGATGAACTCACGTAATTCTTTTAGATATTGAACAATAATTACATCAGTTTCTACAATATCATCATCTATTCGATAGACCAAATCAGGTCTTTCTTCAATACTTGATGAAATATCTTCGTATGAAATTTTTCTATTTGTTTCTTTTTGGTCTTTGATAATTTGACCCATTAAGTAATTTTTACAAATAGTACCAAAATATGAATAAGCTTTTTTATTTTTATCTGGTTTGAACTTATCAACCTTTGTCATTAAGAATGAATGAGTATCCGTATGGATTTCATTAAATTCCATATCCTTACGATATAATTTATATCGTCTAATAATTGATGAAATCATCTTATCTAAAGGTGCACGAAGATATTGATTATATATTTTATTTTTTTCTTCATAAGTTTCCGCGACTAAAAAATTTCTAACCGCAGTTTCTTCTCGAATGTCAAAATAATTTTCTTTAACTGCCTTCCTACCTCTTTTTTTTGATAAAACATCTTCCGTCGTTGCAGAGAATGTTTCAGATAAAACATCCTCTGTTGATGCAGAGATTGTTTCTGTCATTATACATTTTCTGATTGATATTTTATGACTCTATCGTCGGTGAAAAAATATTCCTTTTTTGCGGTTTGAATCCAAAATTTTACTTCATCTTCTAACATTTTTACGTCACCGTTCTTATAATTCCAAAAGATTGAACCTTCTCTTAGATTAGTATGTTTGTATCCAAGTTTTGGTATTGTCATTACTGAAACTGAATTATATGTAAGTCTTAATAAGAATTCGTATACAAATGTCAGTTTTACTGATGGTTTGAATCCACCGAAATCTTCAATCACTTGTTTTTTAATTACACTACCAGCAGTTTGAAAATTTTGATAGTCGTGTAATGTTTCATTTGTTAATGTACCCATTTCTTGAGTAAAATTAGCTGCAAATGTTGCTTCGTTTGTAAAACCAGCAAACATACCTTTTTCATCCGTCTCAACAACTACAGGTAAAAACATTTGTGTTTCTGGATATGAATTAATATATGTTTTAACATTTTTGAACCATATTGATGAGTATTCATCATCAAATTCAAACAAGGAAACCCACTGACCTCTTGCCTTTTCAATTCCAAAATTAACTTGTGAGCAGTAATTTGGTTCTTTATCCCATAAAACTTTTGTAACAGTTAAGTTACCAAAATCATATGTTTCTAATAATGATATTAATGATTCTTCTAAAGTATGAACAATTACCAATTCTTCAAATTCAACTTTTTGGTTTTTCAAAGAATCTATTGCTTTTTGAAAATATTCATCAAAGTTTCTCGCTTTGGATGATTTAATTGGTAATATAACTGATAATGATAATTTATTTTCCATGTTATTCTTCGGTTTTGTTTAATTGTTCTTCAAATGATTTTCCTCTGTTTTCTAAGTAACTACTAAATAAGTTAACAACAGAATTATCAAATTCTTGTTTATTAGTATAAGGTTCGACTGTTTTCTTCATTTCGTCATAAAGTTCAGGTTTGATATTATCCTCTAACCAATTTTGTATAAAGTCTGCAATAACATCAGCAAATAGTGTTTTGTCAGTAATCCAAATTCCATTTTCTTCAGTCATCCACTCAGCTTTTAAGTTTGGTATCTTACCAATTACAGGTACATTAGATTTCATAGATTCTAACGGAAAAGTACCAAATCCACTTTCATCATCAATCCAAACACTTACAAAACAGTCTCTTAGTGAATTTGAAAATTCCCTTTCTGAGAGACCTCTCAAATCTCTGAAAGTGAACCATCTATATTGTGGAAATTTCAAATAAAATGTTTTGATAATGTTAACAGCATCGCTTTGCTCTTTTGTGTGAACACCAATAATTGGCATCGGGGGTACCGATTTAGGGTAAAAACTTTCAGTTATATACGGTTTAATTATATCAAAACTTGATTGTCTCATTACCTTTTCAATATATTCTTTTTGATTGTTTGTTGTTGTGATACATTTAAAAAAACCATATTGTGCCCAGTTTTGACCTGGTTGTAAAGTTTCAACAATATATGCATAAGATTGTGCTAACACAATTTTTGCACAAGGTAGTTGTTTCACTTGGTCCATCATAAACGCAAAAATCTCAGGGATAATTAAAAAATCTTCTGGTGAAATTTCTAAATTTTGACCTTCGATTACTCTGTGAGGTAATTTCATATATTCCTCATCTAACCATGCGGCAACCCCTGCATAGTCTTTCTTTTCGTGTAGTAGAATGGGATTGAAACCATTTTCCTTTAATGTTTTTGCCACTTGATATATAAATCTAACAGAAGCTTTTGCATTTCCCTTAGTGTCTTGAACTAAGAAATATAATCTAGCTTGTTTGTCTTTTAATATCTCGATGGACTTTAATACTTTGTCTTTTAATGAATTTTCCATATTAGTAGTGATTGATTAATTTTTTATTTAATAAACTGTTAAATGCTATCCTGAATGGTATTGATGTTGCCGAATTTTTCATTCCTAATTTTTCATCTTCACCGAAAGATTCACTAAGAACAGTTTCAAGTAACATTTTTACCATTTCAAATTTTATGATGTTGATTCTCATTTCAGTAGAACCTGACACAGGTTCAATTGGCTCAGAATCACTCATATCCAAATATTTTTCAATTACATCTAAGTCGATGTAATAATTTTCTCCTAAAACACTAATCATAAATTTCTTTTATTTTGTTTGTTAGTTCTTTAATACTTGATATCGAATGTTCAGATTCAATATGTGAATTATATTCAGTATTAAATTTAATAACTAATTTATTTGTTGGGTGTGTTAATAATAGATTAGGATTTGCTGTAAGTAAAACGTCTACTGAGTCCCACATCGAATTTATTGTAATTTCGCTATAAAATTTTATAGTTTCTATCAAACATCCAAACTTAGCTAAGAAAAATAAAGACGCTGGTTTTGATTTTCCTATTTCATCAGAAACAATTAAAATGTCATGGTTATCTCTAGTCTCAAAGTAGAAGTCATTCAAATCATTCATACTACTATATTCTACCGAACCAGCATGACCAAATATTTCCATTGTGTGTTCCTTATATAAAAAATCGTAGACTTCGTCATTATTTTTGAACGACAAGTGTTTTGATAATTCTAAAGATGTTACATCGGAAATTATTTTTCTTTCAACTTCAGGGTCGTTTTCAATTAATTTAAGTTCTTTAAGATTTTCATTTAGGTACCATTTCTCATACTCTTGTTGGACTTTCTTTAACGTATCTCTTAACACCCCATTTATTTCAATCCCTATTTTCATTCTTCATATCTTTTTAATATTTTTGAAATCAAAGGATTTCTAACAATATCTTCAGGTTTAAATTCAAAAACACCAACATCGTCCATGTTCTGAAACTTTTGTAATGAATCCCAAAGACCTGTCTGTGTTTTATCTTTATGTCTATCAAATTGTTCCAAATCACCCGAAATAAAAAACTTAGAATTAAATCCAATTCTTGTTAATAAAAGTTTCATTTGACTTGGAGTTGAATTCTGAGCCTCTTCAAATATTAATATTGAATTATCAATATTCATACCCCTCATATATGCTAGTGCAAACACTTCAATAGCTTCAGCATCTTTTAATTTTTCCCTAACATCCTTTCCGATAATTTTATTCAAAAGATAATAAGATGGGAAAATGTATGGGTCTAATTTTTCTTCAACACCCCCAGGAAGACTTCCAAGTTTTTCTTCAGCTTCGACCGCTGGCCTTACAATAATAATTTTTTCATAAGGTGTGTCAGGGTCTACCAATAAATCAACTGCACATTTCATTGCAATATAACTTTTACCCACACCAGCAGGACCTGAGCAAATTGTTATTTGGTTTTTTGATAATAAATTGTAATAATCTCTTTGACTTTCTGATAAAAATTTTTCTTTAGTTTTCTTCTTTACAAGTGAACAAATTATTTGTTTTTTTGTTTTTGGACTTACCCACTCATCGTTTGGAGTTGGTGTCGGACTACTTCTTCTTGTTTGTTTACCCATTAAATTTTTTTTGTGGTTTAGTATTTCACGTAATCTTTAACTTCTTTAATTTCTGAGTTAGAGATTGAGTTGATTTCGTTTTTCAATCTGAATCTTTCATCATTCGTAAAATAGACATTTCTAGCTAGTTTAACAAATTCATCATCAAATTTTTGTTGGGATTCCATTACTCTTAACTTATCTTCGATATCCCAAAGACTAGAGTTAACTTCGACAAGTTGATGGTAAATGATTTCTATTTCAGTATCATTCAGATACTCTAAAGAGAAATTATACAATAACTCAAACTCTTTATTGACTAATTCTAATTTATTATTGTCATTTATTTTTGTCTTTTTTACTTGGAGTATTGATAACTTATCAATCATTTCTCCGATACTAACAGGTATTGATATCATATTATTTTATTTAATTTGTATCCTTTCTGTACTTCCTGGTTCTCTTTTATAAACCGTTTTTCCATCGGGGCTTTCATAAATCCAAGGAGTTTCTTTTTCAATACTATCTACTTGTGATTTTATCCAATTGTAAGTCTTTTTTAGACCAATAGAAAGAGGTTGACTAACTTCCCACCCAATCTTATCTCTATATAGTTTATTATCAGAATTTCTACCTTTAACGCCTAATGGACATTTGAATCCATACTTTTGAACAAATTCATCTCCTTCAATATTCTTTATTTTGATATCTTTTTCTGAAATTGCAATAGCCATGCTAGCCAATTGATTAATTGTGACCATTTCTTCACTACCAATGTTTACAGGACCTGTAAAATCTGACTTCATTAGCTTTAGAACGGCTTCAACACATTCATCAACGTATAAGAATGAACGAGTTTGTAATCCGTTACCCCACACCTCAATAACATCTCCGTCTTTAGATTCTGCTGCCTTTCTACACATTGCTGCTGGTGATTTTTCTCTACCACCTTTCCAAGTACCTTGTGGTCCAAAGATATTGTGGAATCTTGCTATTCTAACATTTAAATTATAGTTTCTGTGAAAGGATAGATATACTCTTTCCGAGAATAATTTCTCCCACCCATATTCTGAATCTGGATTAGCGGGGTATGCGGATGATTCTTCACAATTTGGGTTGTTGGGGTCTAACTGATTGTGTTCAGGATACATACATGCTGAAGACGAATAAAATACTTTACCCACTTTTTTCTTAACACATTCTTTTGCAACATTAAGATTAATGGTTGCTGAATTATGCATCACATCTGCATCATGTTCTCCAGTAAAAATGTAAAGTGCTCCACCCATATCTGCAGCCAATTGGTAAACTTCATCAACACCTTCTTCAATAACTAGCTCAACAACTTTTGGGTCTGTTAAATCTGCTTGGATAAATTCATGACATATTTCGTCTTGAAAGAAATATTCGTGTTTTTTAATATCACATATTCTTACGTGATTACCTTCATCTTTTAATCTTTTGGCTAAGTGACCACCAATAAATCCACCACCACCAAGTACTACTATTTTTTTCATTTTTATATTTTTAGTTTATTTTATAAATTGTTTATAATTTTTTTCCATTCTTGAAAAGCATTCCAAGACCTTTCACTTATATATTTTTTTATGTTATCAGGGTTTTCAGTTATATCTCGGATTAATTGTAAATTATTTTCCATACCAAGATACTCTTTTTTCATATCATTAATAATTGAATATCTACCAGAAGTACCCAAAGTTCTATCACTATAAACACCTGGCTTTGTGAAGATTACATTATGACCTTTGGCTTGTAAATAATATGCCGCCCATATGTCTTGCATTCTTTCTGTTTGTGGAAATAAAAAATAATCAGAAATAACATCTTTACTCAAAATAGTATTTTGAGAATTGAATGGTGCCATTTTATTTGACGATATTGGAAATTGATTGGGACTAAAGTTACAATTTGGATTATAAATCATTCTACAAACTGCATCAACATCTGGGTCGCCGTTCCAAAAAATAGCTTGTACTTTTGGTATTATCGTGGTGGATTCTTTATTTGAGTAGTCCCTATGAGAAATACGTTCTAATGGAAACCCTCTATGCCATAGATTTTTATGTTCTATGGTTGCTCCTATGGGGTCAAATGCAATATCATCAATATTGTATTTTGTTACTGATGTTTCAATATCTACGCATAAATCCTTACCCCAATCTTCATAAGGAATATTATCGTCATCAATAAGTGCGACAACATCTGCACCTCTAACCAATGCTTCTAATATTGCCATATTACGTCTCTCAATACAATTCCACCCAATTAATTCACTTAGTTGTTTGTATTTTTTAAACTGGTCTTCGGGCGAAAAATAAGTTACATTTGAATATTCTTTTTCTAGTTTCAAATAATCTTCGTGTGGAGTTTTCAAATCGCCAGCAATTATGATAGACCAATCTTTCATTTTAATGTATTTCATCAAAGCGTCGGTTGGCGGATTGATTGTAGTTGTTGCGATTACTTTCATTAAATTAAAAAATGTTAATTATCTATTTTATAATGTTTTATTTCTTCCATCCAATATTCAATCATTTCATCTATCATAGTTTCGAAAGTGTATTTAGGTACCCACCCTGTAATTTTTTTTAACTTAGAACAATCACCTTTTAACACATTAAGTTCTTCAGGTCTCAAATATTTTTTATCAACTTTAACATATTTTGTCCAATCAAGTTCTAATTTATTAAAAACGTATTCAATCAAATCTTTTACAGTATGAGATACCCCTGTTGCACAAACAAAATCTTCTGGTTCATCTTGTTGTAACATTAACCACATTGCTTCAACGTAGTCAATTGCGTGACCCCAATCTCTTGCTGCATCTAAATTACCCATTCTAAGTTCGTTAGTCAAACCATATTTGATTTTAACAGCATCCTTAACAACTTTGTTTGTTACAAAATTGGTTCCCCTCCTTGGTGATTCGTGATTAAATAAAATACCACAAGAAATAAACATATTGTATGAATTTCTGTAATTTACAGAAATGTTGTGTGCAAATACTTTGGAACATCCATACGGTGAAACTGGTTTGAATGGAGTGGTTTCTCTTTGATATCCATCATCATCAACACTATTACCAAACATTTCTGAGGAAGATGCTTGGTAAATTTTTGCTTTGGGGCAAATTTCTTTGACCGCTTCTAGTAAATTCAATACTCCTAATCCTGTTGCTTGTGCGGTATATATTGGTTGTTCGAATGAAACTCTAACATGAGATTGAGCGGCTAAATTATAAATCTCATCAGGTTGAATTTTGTTAAGAATTTTTATTAAAGATGCCATATCTGTCATGTCAGCATAATGTAAATTTTCCCTCAGTATGGGAAAAACTTCATTAAGTCTTGAAGTTTGATTTTCAGATACAGAATTTCTTTTCATAGTTCCATGAACTTCATAACCCTTTTCCATTAAGAATGTTGCTAAATAAGAACCATCTTGTCCATTGATACCTGTTATTAGTGCTTTTTTCATTTTCTGACATTTGGATAATTTTCAACAAACCAATCAACCGATTTTTTTATTCCTTCTTCTAAAGGAGTAAAATTATATTCACCTATAATGTTAACAAGTTTTTTGTTTGAAGATGGTTTTTTTAGTTGACCATCTGGTTTATCATTTCTCCAAACAACGTTACCTTTAAAATCGATTGATTCCACAATTAAATCAACCACTTCTTTTATAGAATATTCTTTTGGATTTGATAAAATGATTGGGTCGGTACCTTCGTACTTATCAACTAATATATCAATAATATCCGATAAGTCTTCAGAATATATAAATTCTCTTAGTGCAATTCCTGTTCCCCAAACCTCAAAATCTGTATTATTTTGTTTTGCTAAATAACATTTATGGATTAACATAGGTACAACATGACCTTGTTCTAAATCGTAGTTATCTCTTGGTCCGTAAATATTTGTCGGAATTACCGAAAAATAATGTGTGTTGTGTTGTTTGTTGTAAGCTTGTATTTGTATTTCGGCCATACGTTTAGCATATCCGTAAGATAAATGTAACGGGTGGGGAGGACTTAAATGGATTTTATCTTCTTCCAATGGATAATCAACTTTTTCAGGAAAGATACATGTGGATAAAAAACAAACTAATTTTGGTACATTATGTTTATAGGCACTATGAATTAAATTTGTATTCATCATTATGTTTTCGTAGAAATAATCGGCAGGATATTTGGCATTTCCACCAATCCCACCAACTTTTGCTGCGGTATGAATAATAACTTCAGGGTTATGTGTTTCAATCATTCTATCCACTTCCTCAGGATTTATAAGATTGAATTCTTTAGACCCAACTTTTATACCTTCTTTGAATGAAGAACCAACTAATCCATTACCTCCTGTTATTAGTTTTCTCATATCATTTCGTCTATGATTTTATTTATACCATCTCTCAGTGAAATTTTTGGTTGCCAAAAGTTTAATATATAAGGGTCTGGTTCGTTTCTTTTGTTAAGTTGTACCGTATCAATTTCTGTAGATGGTGTTATCTTACAAGAGATTCTTTCTTTAATAATATCTGCAACTTCTAAAATTGTATTCCATTCAAAGTTTGTTATGTGTAATTCTTCATCTCTACTTATTTCTCGGTATTTTTGAGAAAGAATCATGAGAGCGTTTGAACAATCTTCAGCATGAAGGAATTGTCTCTCTTCTGTTCCATCGGTCATCATTGTAATGTGTGCATAATCCTTTGCTTTCAAAATGAAATCAGTGATTACGTGAGATTTTTCTAAATCATGTTCAGGTCCGTAAACGTTCCAAAACTTAACAGTGATACCACCTAATGCTCTTGTGTATGATTCGCCCAATGCTTTGGCAATTCCATAAGGGGAATATGACATGTTAGACATCTGAGAAGATGCAAAAATAAATGGTTTTCTATATGATTTTAATGCGTCAAATGTATTAACCATAAGTCTTGCATTGTTGTCGATAAAATCATATGTGTGTTGGTATTTCTTCAAGTATCTTGAACCACCAACGTCAAATGCTAAAAACATCACAAAGTCTGATTGACTAACAAGAGAGTCGACCATTCCTTTAATTCTTAAGTCTTGCATTGCATCATCTTCAACATCAAAGGTTAAAACTTCATGTCCTTCTTTCTTCAAGAATTTACAAAGTTCTGCTCCGATTTGGCCTGCCGACCCTAGTACTAAGTATTTCATATTAAAATAAATTTTTTAAATAATTTTCCCACATATAATCTTCAGATACAGGTAGGTTATTTGCCGCAATTAAATTTCTTTCTATTGCTGGCATCATTGATTGATATTTTTCTGCCGTTAATGTTTCTAATTTGGGGTCATCTTCTAAAAAAATAACACCTGCTGGGTCAAAGTATTTTTCAATAACTTTTCTTGAGCCGTAATAAACAGGTACTGTACCCATAGCGAAACAGTCAGTTAATTTCTCTGTGAAGTAAGTGTCTGAGTTATCGTTTTCAATTGCAACCGAAAACATATAATCTTTCAATCCATCTTCTTTATCGTTTAATTGGTTAGGTCTCCCTGAACCGAATAAGTCAACTTTATCTTTTAATTTATCAACCCATTCTAATCTATTCTGATGTCCACGTAACCATCCTTTGCTTGATGCAATCATCGACACTAACTTAGTTTTGGGGTGAATCATTCTATTTTTCTCCCAAATCCAAGGAGCGGCATTAGAAATATTGTAAACAAACGGGGGACCTAATTCTAATAAACTATCAACACAAGTGAAAATCCATTTGAAATGTTCTCTTGTCAAATCAATATTATCTATAAGATATTTGATGACACCTTCATTAATTTGTGGTGACTCCAATAACCAAGCAATCTTTTCTCTCGATGGGTCATTGAACCCCCAATCCTTGATGTAATTATCAACATAAACACTCACATCGTAAGGGTCTTGAGTTTCTATTGGTAGCCATTGAATGTACTTTGGCATGTTGCGGTTAGATGAGCAATCGTACTCACCCCACCAATCAGATACTTTTCTAATTTTTACTTTATCCATTGTTTGTAGGTTTTATAATTCCACCTTCAGTCCATTCTGTAGGTATTGTTATCCAATAGTCTTCATAGATGTCTTTTGATTGAGGTCCTCTCGGTCCAAACCAAGTTGATGGTGCAACTATTTTTTTATTTAATTTTTTGTTTAGGAAAACTCCCCACCATGAGAAGGTAGAGTTTGATATGATGTGGTTTTGACATAAACCCATTAACCATAATTCTCTATAATCTTCAGGTTCATTAACAAAAATAACTGAAGGAAAATTAAGATTATCTTTTACAAAGTCATGGTCGTCACTAAAAACAAAAACAGTAGAATACTCACCAATAACTTTTAAAGCCTCTTTAATGTATTCTATGCTAATTGTAGGGTGTATTTCAGGGAACTGAAGATACTCACTTCTTCGAACGTGAAGTGATAACGTATTAGGTTGGGATAGTTGGGGATATTTTCCCATAAACTCTTCCACAAGTTCTACTGGCGCCTGAAAAATTTCTCTTATTTTATCTTCATATCCGAACCAGTTTTTTGTTGATTGAAAATATCCGTGAAATGAGGTATTTTCTTCAACTGGATTAACTTCTGAATATTCAAATGAACCTTCGTTTACTGTTGTTGCGGATTCAATTTGGTCAACAAACTTTAGATTTCTGAATACATTATTGACGTAATTTTCGGCACCTCTCCCTTGACCTGGTGTCCAAGAATGTGGAAGGAACACAGTTTCTCTATTATGTTTCCAACCTTGTGCTAATGCATGAGCCGCTTCAAATAATTGATTACCAAGCCCACCCATTAGATTACATGATATTAAGTTTTTCATATTTTTTTTAAAATAAACTTAATATATTCAATATTAATGTCTATACCTAATTCTTATTTTTCCAAGACTCAAAAACATAATCGTAATCCCATCTTAACTCAAACCCTAAATTTTCCATTCCTCTATGAATATTTTGTCTTCTTTCTTCATAATTGTCACCAACTCTATGAAATTGTATTTGAATGTATTGAAACTTTTTTAAAATATCAGAATTAATCCACTGCTCAAATAAAGGATATTCTTCTCCTTCAATGTTGACTTGCATTAAATCTACTTTATCAATGTTATATTTTGACATATAATAATCTAAAGTATAACAAGTAACATCTCTTTTTTCATTTGTTTGTTCAAGATATTCAGAAGAGGCGTCTCCGTTAAAAGATAATTGAGTGACTCTTTCTACAGTTGAAATACCGTTATTCTCAATAATTACTTTTGGATTTGTTCCTTGTGAATCAATTATATATTGACAAAATTCTTTTATTGGTTCGACAACAAGTATGTTGGATTTGTAGTTCGATGCTATTCTATTAGTCCACTCTCCTTTATATCCTCCTAATTCGATAACCCAAGAATCTTCTGTTAATGGGTAATTAGCAACTAGATGGAAGTTACCATTATCTTTATTCCATCTATCATTATGTTCTGTATGCATTTAAATTTTTTTATATGGTTGTTTATTTCTAATCTTATTAACCGTTTGAATTACATTACTCATATTAACCTTGTGGTCATTGATTGGATTAGATTCATTATAAATATAATTTATGTTTGGTAAGAATCTATAATGTTCTTCACCTGACATTTCAAACATCGGGAACATGAATGATAAATCTCCTGCAACGTCCCAATAATTTCCATTTTCATCTTTCAAATCTTCTTCTTTAATTTTTTTCCATAACCACGATTTCCATGTTCTCAAATGAGATAATGTGAATGTTTGTTTTCTTACATCTGTAAATTTTGTTGGTGGATTTGCAAATCCTTGTCTACCATCATGATACTTAAATGAACCACTTGTCATCCAAACGTTTTCATCTTTATATGTATCGTTAATTATATCGAACACACTTGGATTAGGTAACCAATCATCACCATCAACTTCAACACAAATTTCTTCACCAGGAATTCCTCTCCAATTAATAATTTGGTCGTAATTTCCAGGTTGGTAAAGTTTTATGTGATTTTCGATTAAAATAAATCTTGGGTCACCTTCAATAGTCTTTTTGACTACTTCTCTTGTATTGTCTGTTGATAAATCATCAGTAATATAACAAGTAAAGTCTTTGAATCTTTGAGACATTATACTCAACAAACATCTTTCCACGTATTGAGCACAATTATATGTTGTTGTTAAAATAATCATGAAAGGATTTTGAAATATTGTTCTTTGATTTGTTTGGTAACATTTTCAGCGTAATATTTTTCAACATCTGTTGGAGGGTCAAATTTTTCTTTCGATTGAATTAATCCTGTGGAATCTACTTTATAAATCCAACTTGGTTTTCCTGATAACCAACTTTCAATTGTTGTTCTACCTAATTGAATTCCTGCTGTTTCATTACACTCATTCATTAGTTTTTCAACATTCCAAGATGACTTAAAATGTTTTATATGTGGTTGTGTAAGTAATGAAGGTAAATAATTTTGTTTATCTTCACCCATTAACCATAATTCTTTACCATTTTCTTTTGTATAATCAATTAAATCTAAAATTGTTTCTCTTCTTAAATAATCGATTGTACCAACAAACAAAAGAGCATTTTGTTCATTAACTTTTCTTGGTTTGAATTTTTCGTTATCAACAGGATTGTATATGATTTCAATATCTTCTTCAGGTATTTGAAATTCATTAATCATATAATCTTTAATTTCTGGTCTTATTGCTATGTATTTTTTAATTGACTCATGTTTAATTGGGTCTTCTAATTCAATCACTTCAGAATGTATTGAGTAGATTTTATCTATTTCAGGATAAAATTGAATCATTCTTTCTGCAACAGGTTTATGTTGAATATGAATTAAATCGAAATTAACTTCAGAAACTCTATACATTACATTTTCAGTCGAAGCCTTGAATCCTTCAGGTGTATTAAATCCCCACACACCATCTCCAAGTTTGAACCCTGGTGATTGTTCAAAGCTTAAACATTTTATACCTAATCTTTTTGCCATGTCTGTTAATGGTCCACCTATTTGAGATACGATGGTAACATCACAATTCATATTAATTAAATTTTTGGCTAATTCATAAACATATAATTCAGAGCCTGTAAATGTTCTAAAGAATAAACAAGAGATTAAAATCTTGAGTCTTTTGTTTGGATTAATTGGTAATTTAAATGGAAGACTATCTTTATATTTTTCTTCAAATAATTGCCTATTAATTTCCCATTGCTCATTAGTTTGTCCAATAGATTTATGTGTCAGTCTAATATTTGTAATTACACCTATTTTAACACCTTCTAAATGGTTTTCAAAACAAAATGGTATATCGTAGAAGTGAAACCCTTTGAAGTCCTCATTGAAGTTCTTTTTAAGTTTTTTTCTGTCTACAGCAATAAAGAGACCATCGACAATGACTGTTTGTTCAATTGAGTTATTTAATGATTCTGAATACTTTGACTCCCACTTTTTTCCTTCGTGTTCATGGTTAACAATACCTATCATTTTTTTTCTATCTTCCCACCATTTACCACTTGCAGGCATAGAAGTAGTTCCCGCCATTCCAATAATACCGTAATCAGATTTTTCAAAATGTTTGATTAATTTATGGTACCAACCATTTGTATCAAAATAAATGTCGTCATGACAAAAAACAATTATGTCAGTCGTCGCTTCAGACAAAACTTCATTATATACCTGTGCAAGAGACTTATCTCCCTTGTTCACTTTTTCAATTACTTCTATTTTTTTTTGTCCTGAACTTTTTTTCAAGTATTCTATAAATTCAGGTTTCGATTCTCTTGTTGAGTATGCTACTGTTAACATTATTTTAATTTTTTAAATTCCTGTACTACCAAATCCATTTTCACCTCTATCTTTATTTTCAACCTTATCTACCATTTCAAAACTTATGACTCTACCATTGAAGACAGGTGCAAAAACACCTTGTGCAATTTTCATTCCTTTTGTTATGGTGTAATCATAATTGTTTGAGTTAAATACAATTACCTTAATTTCACCTGTGTAACCAGCATCGACAGTTCCTGGTGTATTCAATACGGTAATCCCTTGGTTGATTGCTAATCCACTTTTAGGTCTAATTTGTAATTCAATTCCCTCACTGAAAGATACTTTTATTCCTGTTGGAATTATTGCTCTTCCTAATGGAGGTAATGTGTAATCTACGACAGAATGTAAATCAAATCCTGAATCGGTTGGATATGCGTACTTTGGAAGTACTGCTAACTCATTTATAGATTCTACTTGAATTTTTTTTGTTGATAACATAGTTTTAGTTTGACCATCCATTTCTCGAAGCTCATCTTCAGATATACCCAAAAGTTCTTCGAGTTCTTTTTGGTAATCAGCATCTGGTTCAATACCAGCATCTTTCTTTAATTTTTCAAATTGTTCTTGTATTTGATTCCATAGTTCGGAATCTTTCACATTATTTAATTGGAGCATTATTTTAGTTTTTTTAATTTTTTTATTATGTCAATTAGAACTATAACATCTTTCTCACAGTACTTTACAATACCTTCAATATTTTTATCAACCCAGTACGCTTCATGAACTCGATTACCAGTAACCTCTGTATTCTTAGATGATTCAACACCCATACACACACACATTAGTTCAAGAGATGCGAACTGACCATACCCACCATATTGCCATATATCTTTAGTATCAATGGCCTTAACCTCCCAAGGTTTAGTATCATAACTTGGTAACAACTTAGGTGGTTCTAATCCGTACATCATCATACGTTTCGCTAGTGTTGGAATATCAAATCCTTTAACATTGTGTCCGCACAAGAAAAAACCTAAGTCTCCTGTACGATTCAATAATTTTTGTACGTCTTGAAGTAATTTTCCTTCATCTTCACTATGAAATGATTGTAATTTAACACTACCATCATCCATAACAAATGCAACGCTAACACAAACTATCTTTAAGAATTCAGGAACTAATGCCGCCCTATTCACAAATAATTGGTCAATAGGAGTTTCAGATTCCTCAGGAAATCGTTTCCTGAGGTTATCTTGGATATGTTCAAATTGGAATGAAAGTTCCTTTTTATTTTTCTTAAAATTTTCCCAATTGGATTCGCAACCAACTGTTTCGATATCTAAGAATAAAATTTTTGTTAATGGTACATTTATCATACAATTGATTTATAAAATTCTGCTCTTGCTTTCGTTACAACATTTAAGTCATATGTGTCTTTGACTGTTTCATATAATCTTTCACCCATATCAGTAACCATATTTGGGTTTTTGATTAACTTTTCGATGAATTTAGCCCAATCACTATGATTTCTATTTTCATCGACTAATAACGCATTACCATCAACAAAATTACCATTTTGTAAACAATGTTTTAAATCTATGGTATATGGACCAACATTTGATGCGATTAGTGCTTTTTTATAGAAACCTGCTTCAATTACTTTTAATTGAGACTTCATTCTATTAAACATATGATTTTTGATTGGTGCTAAAGATACATCAAATTTAGAATAATTCTTAGCATAAGATTGAACTGGTTTTGTCCATACTCTTGAATATGCCTCATTATTCTCATTTGGATATGGTTCTTGAATATATTTTTGTAAATATTTTTTGTAGTCTTCAGATATCGTTGAATATTTCTGAGTAAAAATACTTTCATATTGAGCCCAAACAGTTTCTTGAGGTGTAATGTTTCTTTTTGTATGTTCTCCTGTTTGTTGATTAATTTCAGTAACAGTTCCTCTTGTATCGAATCCACATAAAACATATTGTAGTTTATCACTATATGATGTTAATTTACTAAAAGATTGGTCTAACAATTCTAAGTCGTGAAGATGAGACGAACCACCTAACCATCCAATTCTTAATCTATCAGATTCAGGAGTCGGCTCTCTAAATTGAGATTCTTTTGGATTAATTGCGTTAGGAAATACAACAACATTTTTATTCATTTTCATTATTTCATCAGCAAATAATGACGTAGTTGTTGTAACGTATTTCGTAACCTTTAGGTTTGCGATAATTTTCTCATTGATTTTGTTAAATCTGATGATGTCGTGAATTGGGTGTTCTTTACCTGGCATCCAATAATCATCGATATCTCCGACAGTGGCAATACCAAGATTATTTAATTTTATAATTAAATCGTGTGCTCTTTCAAAATCAGGACCAATACTTCTGTGGAAAGAAACTATTTGATATTTTTTGAAAAACTCTAAATCGTCATATGAGAAATCATAAATAATATCCACATGAAAATCATCAGGATATAATGATTGAAGGAAGATGTGAGGGTCTACAGACCTAAATTTACCAACACCTGTTCTGTCGGAAGGAACTACTAGTACATTGATTTTTGACATAAATTATTAATATATTTAATGAAATATAATAACTTATGTCGAATAAGAAAACTACTTAGACTAACTTTTTGATTTTTGTTACTTTACCTTCAAAAACATGTTTACCAACTTTAAAGGATAACATTTCATTCGCCTTTTCACTAGTTTCAGTTAATAAACCATTTTCTTGTAATGCTTCATCAACCGCCTCTCTAATCATTCTTTTAATTAATTTATAATCTATTGGAGAGTTGGATTGTGTTGGGGCAGATTGTTTTTGAGTTTTTGGTGTTGCGGATTCAGGGATATAATTATTTGAATCTCCTCTCATTAATCTTGACGCTTTTTCAACTAATTCATCTGATAAAGTTGCTCCACCTGCTGCAGACGCTGGTTGTGCAATTGGATGTTCCATCATTAGTCTTTTAATTTCATCAGGTAATTTTGAATTCTTAATTGCATCTACGGTTGGTTGTCCAACAGGTTTTGTATTCTCTCTTGGTACTTGAGACAAATAAGGTTGCATTTGTTGAGATGGTTGTTCTTGTAAAAATTCTTGAGGAATATTATATTTTGCACTAGGTACATCAAACTGTTGAATTGACTCCTGAGGAAATCCTCCTTGAGATGAACCTCTTGGTTTAGTGTCCATAGCATTCATTATTGCTTTGGCATTAACTAATTTTGACATTAAATCTTCCATATTATACGTTTTGTGGTGGAGGTGTTGGACTTGGTGTTGGAGTATTATTAAATTTTGCAATAGTAATAACGCTCACCATACTCCTGTCTCCATTTGAATTATAACCTGGTCTTACTTCATTGTAAATCTCACCAGTGGGTTTGAACGATAAGATTTTATCTAATCTAAACAACCTCCAACCAGGTAATGGTTGTTCACCTTTATAACCAGTGTGAGAAGCACCTTCACGGTCCCATGCTCTCATCACTAAATTTCCCGCCTTACTTTTACCCAAAGCAACTGGTTCAACTTCACGAATACCTTTTCCACCTGGTTCATCACCATCATAATTTATGATTGCAACGTTTCTATTATTGACAGCACTTTGTACACTATCAATAGAAGCGATTTCACAAATTAAAGATTTTAAGGTACCGTTCAGTTTCATTATGGTGTGAAGTTTGGATAAGGTTTTGATGAATTGTAAGGGTTAATTTTAATTTCGTTTTTTCTTTCTACTATATCATCGATAGTACCAGCGTTTACATTGTAAACATCTAAAAACGCTCCTGTACCTCTACCCATAGAGTCTCCGTCAGCTACAGCATCCTTATTCACATCTGAATATTGATTACCAACTGCGTTGTAGTCGTTTTTAGGGATTAACTTAGCTCTCTCAGCATCAGCATATGCTGTAAGTGAGTTTGCAATGTTTTGCGATAAATCGATTGCTATTTCATTTGCCATAAATTACAATTTTGACATTATTTCGTTTATTCTTATTAAACTTTCAGTAACTGCCGCATTATATTTATCAACAGTTTTTGAATGTTCTTGAGAAGGTCTCACATTATGGAATACCTTTTTTTCATGTGGCTTAATAAATTGATTTTGCATACCAGTATCCATCTTGTTTCTTTTGGTCATCTTGGTATAATCTCTCATTTTTCTTAACTCATCGTTAACCCAATTTTTGATAACTACTCCACCATTCAAAATAAATGAAGGATGTTTTTCATTTCCTTTGAAATTATCAAAAAAGTTTTTAATTCTTTTTAATTGTTTGTAATCGATAAAGTTTTGACCTTGTAATTCTTTATTTCTCTTGAATCCTTCGGTATTTTCATTCGCACCCTTAACCATATGAAAACACTTTCTCATATGTTCTTGTTTGTCTTTAGGAAATTCTATTTCCCCTTTAGCCGAACTATATAAATCTTTATTCACCTTTTTTAATAAGTTTAATTATGTCTTCTTTAGAAAAACCGTGTTTCTCAACTTGACTTAATAGAGACTTTAAATTTTTTCTGATTAATAAAGGTAATTCTTCAATATTATCTGCATTCACTTTTTTACCTACTTCAGAATTGTCAGAACTCTTTTTTGTTAATAAATCTTCAACCATTTTAATTGCCTTCATTTTTTGAATTTCAGATAAAGTTGCTCTTGTTATGAAATTTTTGTCCTTGAAATATTTTGACTTTTTATCTCTTTTACCTGATGGGTCTTTACCTTGTTGTTCTGTTCTATCTTTAGCTTCTTCAGGGTCCATGTCTAACTTCTTAACCATGTAATCGAAAGTTTCTTTACCATCCATGTCTTCAGTTTCTTCATATCCAAACGCACCAGACATATCAATTTCTGTCATTTCTTCTTCAACAGATTCACCATAATAAGTTCTATAACCACGAGAGATAGGGTCGTTTGTAATTCTTGCGGCAGCAACTGTTTGGTCCATTGTTTTCTTTGGGTGAAGTGCTGGGTCTAAAATAGGTATTTTACTATTTGACATTGCACCATCTAAGTTTACAAGTTCTTCTAATTCACCAGAAATATCCTTCGTGGATTTTTTCTTTTTTCCTTTCAATAACTTTTCCAAATATGCTTTAACATGTTTAACCTTATCTTTTGGTACTTTAATCATCTCATCTTTTTTTCTTGCTTCAGTTAAAGTTTCTTCAACTGAGAAGTATAAAGAATAATCTTTTCCCTTATCTCTAAGGAAAAAATAATATGGTGATGAATAAAATTCTCTATCTGTGGTAATCATCTCTTCTTTTTAATCTATAAATACTCGGATACAAGGTATTTATCATTAGTTTATGGCATATCAAAACATTAATCAATATAATTACAGAAGGTGGGGTCTTAAACCTGTTAATGAAATAACAGACATTTGTCTTGCATCTGATGAAAAAGATTATGACCAAGAGGTTGTATTTTCGCCACTTCTAATTGGAGAGAATGATGGTAATAGAATGCCATTCAAATTTGACTTGAATAACTCTGCAACAACGATTTGTCAAGATAATTCTTGTAGTTTCGATAACGACATTATTGTCTCTGAAAATTATTGGAATCCTGTTGATGTTGACCCAAACTTTTGTCCAATTACAACTGAATTATGTGATGTAGGTTTAACAGGTATTGACAATGGTTTGGTTAAAAAAATGTCAGGTGAAACAATTGAAATAACTACAGGACTATATACATCATCTGCTGACACATATAGTAGATACAAATACGACAGAAGAATGAAGTTGCACCCTATTACAGGATTTACAACTTCAGACAATAGATTATGGAATGACGGGTCTTATGACTATACTTTGGAATACCACACCGACAGTGATTCAGTTGGGTATTTTTCAAGATTAGAAGGAGGATTTTATCAAGGGTTTTACAAACTACCTGGTTATGATTATCAAATATATCCACAGAGACCTTCTCTTGGTTGGACTGCGGAATTCATGTTAAGATATAGGTGGACAGGTAATACTGATTTCGGATTAAATAAAAGATATCCTGAAAATAAAGGTACGTTTTTTTATTTAGGAGCTCGTGCTGAAAATAAATTTTATCACTACCCTGACGGTAGTCCGTCACAAGATACGGGATATACAAGGGTAACTTCAGGTTTAACTTGTATGCACACTTGTGAATGTGAACAAACAGGAAAAACCGCAGAGCATAGCTGTATTGATGTATATCAACAATCAGGAGGAACATCAACAAATTGTAGTTGTGGTTGTCCTTGTAATTGTTCTACAACAGTGAAATATCCTGAAACTGACCCAACATTTGACGGTATGTCAAATGGTCTATCTCTAAGATTGAGTGGGGAAACTGGTAATCCAAGGTTATGTGTTAAGACATATAGAATGACTGGAGGATGTGAAACAAGTGGAACTTGTCTTACAGGATTGACGTATGAAACAGGAACTACTGTGAGTGAGTGGTGTTCTACAAGAGGTATATTTGATAATTGTATTAAAACACCATATGTGAATGTGGAACATTGGGTTCAGATTGACGCAGTATTTCAAAGAAATGAATGGTTCGACCCTTGTGATTTGAATATGAAAGGTGGACTTGGATTAATTGTTGATACAATTTTTACTGCAACGCCAGCCAACAATAGTGTAAGTTTAATTGAACCTCCAATCACACACGAAAAAGATTATAACCCTGCAACTACTGAAATTGTAACATTTACTGATATGTGGACTGAGGAACAAAAATATAGACTCGGAACATTGAAGTTTTATGTTAACGGTAAGTTGTTTATGGTTGCTGAAAATTTTGAAGAAATCATTCCAAGATTATTGAATACACCAAAAGAAAAACAAATTGGTGTTGGATATAACATTTCAGTTGGGGGTGGTACTCAAGGCCTTCACGACAACTTAACTTTTTCAGGAGGATGTCCTGATACCGTTAATGATATTGTTTACCAACAAGACCCCGAATCTTTAACTACACATGACTTAGACCACACAATTTATTCTGGTCTAACAACTCATATAAAACTTGAAGAAATATTTGGTGGTAGTTTAATTGGTGATATTAGTGCATTCAGAATGTACACCGAACCATTAAACGCATCCCAAGTTAAACATAACTTCAGAATATTAAAAAATAGATATAATCTTTTAGACCCTGATTGTCCTAACTGTAGGGTTACGACGCCTAGTAATGACATATATTACCTAACGTTACCTTGTAATGATTTAATTTATCTGTCGTTACCTTGTAATGACTTGGGATATGATTTATATAATTGTCCTCCAACACCAACCCCAACACCAACAATTGGGTCTACTCAAAATCCTACGCCAACACCAACTTTAACACCGACAAATACCGAAACACCAACTCCAACTCCGTCTATTGGGTCTACTCAAAATCCTACGCCAACACCAACACAAACACCTTCGGTGACATTAAGTGAAACACCAGAATCTACTCCAACTCCAACGCCAACACCAATACCTTTTGTACCTGGTGGTTTTGTGTTTGATGCGGATTATATTGTTGTGACATATGCATTCAATGACGGAACAGATTTAGATACAAGGACAAGAGTTACGGTTCCTGATATTGGACAAAATAATCTTTCTGATTATATAGGATGGTGTTGTTCTTTTGAATACCCTTCAGGTGCTCCAATCCTCACTTGGGGTGGAGATAATACAGGTGTAGGGTTTGAATCAGTTTTAATCGACTTAATTCAATTCAAAAACGACTATCCGAGTCAAAATGTAATCACAATAACAACTAATGCTGCGTGGTACGGAACCGTAGGTTCTAATCCTGTTTACATTCAGGCCGTATTATATAAAGGAGGTACTATGGTTGCAGTACCTGATGAATATACATTTATTAATGTAGGATTTACTGCGGCACATGGGGCAGTTTCGAACGGTACAGTAGTAACTTTAGAATTAATGGGTAACTGTATTGATGGGGAAAATATAACAAGTTTGGAATACAACTTATCAAATTATCACGGACAATTTATATAACATGTCAGACATTTGTAATTTTTACGAAATAATCAACTACAATACCGTTCAACAAGGATTTTATGCTTGGACAGGATGTACAGGTATTATTAGTGTAACACCAATCAATCCTTTAGAGTCTCATCAAATATGTGCCTTGAATTTGTATGTTGAAGAATATGGTGCTCCCCTAAATGTAAATTACATTGGAGTATGTCCTTCGGTTACTCCAACACCATCATTTACACCAACGCCAACTCCAACAAACATAACTCAAACACCAACTCCAACACCGACAGTTACACCAAGTATTACTCAAACACATATTCCTGTTTATAATTTATGGTCTGCAGGTTATTTTGAAGATGCGTGTTATGAGGCTGGGAATGGTCCTTCAAATGTTGCAATTTACAGTGCAATACCATTCGAATCATTGGTTGCGGGTGATTACGTTTACGGAAATGCGGCTTGTACAATACCTCCAACACTACAAGGAAATATTATATCTGATGGAGCGACATGGATTCAAGTTGATTTTGCTGATGGACTTGTAATCAATAACGGTATTTGTTTTTAATAAAACATTTTTTTTAAGTATTTATATATTATGTCATATTGTGGAGTTTCAATTTTTAGTGATAATTTAAGCGGTCAAACTGCAAATGTTACCTTTTTTCCTTGTTCTGGTGGAACAATTGATTTAGGAACACAAACTTTCCCATTTACGTATGTTACTGATTATTGGTATGGAAATTATGATTGTTACGTATCAACATATGCTTATACATATGTAATCAGTATTCCTTGTCCATCTCCGACACCAACTCCAACACCAACAGTAACTCCCACAGAAACTTTATATTTAACACCAACAAATACTGAAACACCAACTCAAACTCCAACAACTACAGAGACTCCAACTAATACTCCAACAAATACGGAAACTCCAACACCAACAATTACAAGTTCTGAAACACCAACACCTACTCCAACTTTAACCCAAACGCCAACTTCAATAAATTATCAATTTGAGTTAGGGTATGGATTTACACCAAATGAGGCTTGTTCAACATTCAATACTGATTTCTATGGTACAAGGTCAGGTGGACCAACTATTGAGGTTACTGAAATTTTATACACAAATGCAAGTGTAACTACTCCAGCACCTGATGGATACTATTCAGAAGGAACAATACTATACGTTGTATCAGGTGGATTTGGTGAAGTTACAGGGAAATATAATAATGGTTGCCTTAATTTAGTAACACCAACGCCAACAGTAACACAAACAACAACAAATACACCAACACCAACTCCGTCTGTAACAGAAACATCAACACCAACGCCAACTCCTACTAATACATTAACACCAACTAATACTGAAACACCAACTAATACTCCAACAGTGACGGTAACACCAAGTGTTACTTCTACTAATACGCCAACACCAAGTATTACATCATCTAACACACCAACGCCAACGCCAACACATAGAAGATATGCATTCTTATCTTACTCAGGAACTAATTTTGCAGATGCTTGTTCACAATTCAGTGCTGTTTTAATTTATGGTGATTCACCAAACTTCGGTATCAATACACAATTTTATAATAATAGTACAGGACCTGTTACAATTAACATGACAGGATTCTATTCTGTCACTAATACAGTTCTTGAATTGAACAGTAATGGTTTTGTGGTTGGTTCACCTTTTTCATGTATTTAATAACATTTTTTATATTCTAAAAAATAAATTAGAGTAATTCGTAGTATTTATTAGAAAACATAAAAAAATGGCGTGTAGCAAATATATCGTAACAAATACAGGCTCTACTATAACTAATTTTAATTATAGAAGATGCGATGATTCAATGTGGGAATACCAAGTTGAACTATTACCAGGAGAAACTAAAAGCATTTGGTTGATTAACGGGACTTATTCAACAGCATTTAACCACTCAATTGCATTGGTTAATACAGGAACTTTCCCTCCACTTTATGCGACTGCAACACCTACACCAACTCCAACAACAACACCAACTAATACTCCTACACCAAGTATAACACCAACTCAAACAGGAACGGCAGCGGCAACACCAACTCCAACAGAAACGGCAGCAGCAACACCAACACCTACACCAACTCAAACAGGAACGGCAGCGGTAACACCAACACCTACACCAACAGCAATCAATTATCAATTCCAATTGGGATATGGTGTAACACCAAACGATGCTTGTGGAGCAACTGAAACAGCTTATTATGGTACAAGGTCAGGTGGACCAACAATTGAAGTATCAGAAATATTATATACTAATTCAACAACTACATTCCGAGCTACTGACGGATACTACTCTGATGGAACAATATTATATGTTGTATCAGGTGGATTCGGTGAAGTTACAGGAAAATACACTTCAGGATGTGCTAACTTAGTAACACCTACACCAACAATAACACAAACAGCAACTGCAACTCCAACACCGACAGTTACACCATCAACAACAGAACCAGCAAGATACGTTCACACTTCTTTATGTCATAGTGAGTCAAGTGCTGATGAAGCTTGTAGTTGTAGTACTAATGCAACGATTTGGACTAACCATCCTCAATTTAGTGCATCAACATTATTCTTCTCTGACCCAGGTGGTGTAAACACAGGAAATCCTGATGGATGGTACGCTCTTGATGGTATAGTTTACTATGTAAATAATGATTGCGGTATTGGATGTGCAACAGGGGCAACTCTTGGATACAGCACACTTTGTAGTGTAACACCAACACCAACTGCATCGCACACCCCAACACCAACACCAACCGCATCTCACACCCCAACACCAACCGTAACAACAAGTCACACTCCAACACCAACACCATCACATACGTAAAATAAAAAAAATTATATAAATAAAACCCTCTACTTTTGTAGGGGGTTTTTTATTTTTAAGACAAAACATAATAAATGAGCAAAATTTTTATTCAAATTGCATCATACAGGGACCCACAATTAATCCCTACCTTAAAGGATATGATTGCACACGCCAAGAAACCCAAGAATTTGGTTTTTTCCATAGCAAGACAATTCAGTGAAACTGATGGTTTCGACAACTTAGATGAATTCAGAACAGACAAAAGATTCAAAATATTAGATATTCCTTATGAGGAAGCTAAAGGAGTTTGTTGGGCAAGAAACCTAACGCAACAATTATATGATGGTGAGACTTATACAATGCAAATTGATTCTCACATGAGGTTTGTACAAGATTGGGATGATATCTTAATTAAGATGGTAAAGGGGCTCCAAAAAGATGGGTATAAGAAACCTCTACTTACGGGTTATGTCCCATCTTTTGACCCCGAGAATGACCCTGCGGGAAGAGCAAATGATGCTTGGAGAATGGCTTTTGATAGATTCATTCCTGAAGGTGCAGTATTCTTTTTACCTGAAACAATTCCAGGTTGGAGGGAAATGACAAAACCTGTACCTGCAAGATTTTACTCAGCTCACTTCTGTTTTACTACGGGAGAATTTTCGACTGAGGTTCAACATAATCCTGAATATTATTTCCACGGAGAAGAAATATCAATTGCCGCAAGAGCTTACACGTGGGGTTATGATTTGTTCCACCCACATATCCCTGTAGTTTATCACGAATACACTCGTAAAGGTAGAACAAAACAATGGGATGATGATAAGACTTGGGGAGAGAAAAATAGAATTTCACATTTAACTAATAGAAAATTATTTGGTATGGATGGTGAAACTCAAGAAGGTCATGATGGTCCTTATGGTTTTGGTACTGTTAGAACATTAAGAGATTATGAAAGATATGCTGGTTTATTATTTGAAAAAAGAGCAATTGACCAACATTGTTTAGATAAAAAATATCCTCCAAGTCCGTTTATTGAGGATGAAGAAGAATGGAAAGCAAGTTTTGCAACAATATACAAACATTGTATCGATGTTGGTTATACTAGTGTACCTGAAAAAGATTATGACTTTTGGGTTGTTGCATTCCACGGACCTAATGATGAAACATTATTCAGAAAAGATGCTGATAAAAATGAGATTGCTGGTTTCATGAGAGACCCTGATGGTTACTGTAAAGTGTGGAGAGAATTCCAAACTACTGTAATGCCAACTTATTGGGTTGTTTGGCCACACTCAGAATCGAAAGGATGGTGTGATAGATTAACAGGTCAACTAAATCATAATGTTGTTAGTTAATGAAATTCAACGAAATACCAAAGTTTGTAGTTAATTTAGAAACAAGACCTGATAGATTAGATAATATTAAATTTGAATTAGATTATATCGGTTGGGACTACGAAGTATTCAAAGCTGTTAACAGAAACAGTTACATGGGATGTACTCTTTCTCATTTAGGAATTATAAATATTGCTAAGGAAAGAGGGTATAAACGTGTGATGGTTATTGAAGATGATTGTGATGTGATGCCTTATGCAAAATCATTTATTGATGATTTGGAAAAACAAATTCAATACATTGATTTTGGTGTTATGAATTTGGCACCAACATTAAATAGACCAATGAATATTAGTGACAAATATAACATGTTGTTAGATTTAACTAATCTACCACCAAAACCTAACGAAAGATTAACAGAAACATTTGCAACTAATATTCTAATTTATGATGTTTCTTCTTTTGAACTTGTGGAAAGTATTAAAGAATATGCATTTCAGAGCGGTGATTATGTTCTTCCTATTGATGAACAACTAGTCAAACATGTTTATCCTGTAATTCAAAGTTATTGTCCAATATTACCAATAGCTCCACAAAAGAATTCATATTCTGATGTATCTCATGGTCAATACAACAATTTTTATACTCAAACATATAATTGGAACCAATATTCTCCAGTTAAAATACCTGGTCAATATTTAAGTGAAGAGGGGAATAAAAACATTAAACTTCAGAAACAACATTTACAATACAATGTCAACTAGATTTATAACAGCTATATATAGCGATTTGAATGGAACCGAATTAGGTGGAAGACCTGCAAGAGGTAGTCACTACAGATATAGTCTTTTATCTTTATTAAAGATGACTGACGCAGATTTTCTTTGTTATACTTCAGATAGAGAAATTAGTTCATTAAAAGAATTTTTTTATGGTGAAAACAAAATACCTGAATCACAATTAAAGTTTGAAGTTTTTGACATATCAAATTGTAAGTTTAAGGATTTAATTAATTTGAGAAAAAATGTCGAAGAAATAAAGAAAGGTGATAGGTGTATTGAAATTCAATATTCTAAATGGAGTTGGTGGTGGAATGAAGATAAGTCTTATGATTTTTATTATTGGATTGATGCAGGGTTATCTCATTGTGGTTTAATTCCATTGAAATACCTCACCTATGATAAACATCCAATGAGAAGATTTTATGAGAGTACAATCTTTAATAATGACTTTTTGAAAAACTTAATCGAGGATACTCAAGATAAATTTCTTATCCTTGGTAAAGAAAATGATAGAAATTATTGGTCAGGAACTGTGAATTCAAAGTGGTATAAAGAGTATGATAGAAGTATTCATATCATTGGTGGATTGTTTGGTGGACATAGAGATAAGTGGGATGAAATGGTAACTACGTTTGAAAATTATGTTCAAAGTATTTTGGGTAATGACGAGGGGTTACCACATGAAGAACAAATAATGACCTTAATGTATTTCAACCATAAAGAACTATTTGTAAGAAAACATTTTGATATATGGTGGTGTAGAGATAATGCACCACAAGGAACATCAGAAGAGTTGTTCCAAAACAATAAAAGTTTTTATAGAATATTAGAAGAATTTAATAGAATTTATGAGTAATATAACTTTAGTAACTGGTATTTGGGATATCGGTAGAGATGAACTTAAAGAAGGTTGGTCAAGACCTTATCAACATTATTTAGATAAATTTAGTTCATTGTTAGGTGTAGACGCCAATATGATTATATTTGGTGAAGAAAGCCTAAGAGATTTTGTTTTTGAGAGAAGGTCAAAAGATAATACTCAATTTATTGTTAGACCTTTAGATTGGTTTAGGAATAGTGAGTTTTTTGATATGATTCAAAAAATCAGAACAAACGAAGATTGGGCAAATCGAGCAGGATGGTTAAAAGATTCAACTCAAGCAAGATTGGAAAACTATAATCCTCTTGTAATGTCAAAAGTATTCATGTTAAATGATGCTAAAATAATGGACCAATTCAATTCTGAATATCTTTTTTGGATTGATGGTGGATTAACAAATACTGTACATCCAGGTTACTTTACACACGATAAAGTCTTAGACAAGTTATCAAAATATATTTCTAAATTTTCATTCATTTGTTTTCCATATGATGCAGAAAATGAAATACATGGGTTTGAATATAATAAGTTAAATTCTATTGCAGGAGATAAAGTAAATAAAGTTGCAAGAGGAGGGTTTTTTGGTGGACCAAAAGACTCGATTGGAGATATTAATGGGATATATTATTCATTGTTAAAAACAACTTTAGATGAGGGTTACATGGGTACTGAAGAATCAATATTCAGTATAATGTGTTACAAGCATTCAGATTTAATAAATTATTTTGAAATTGAATCAAATGGTTTGGTAGGTAAATTCTTTGAAGACTTGAAGAACGAAACTCTTAAAATAAAGAATGAAGCTAAAGTTATTGAAAGCGTTAATACCTTAGATACATCAAAAGTTGGATTATATGTTATAACATTTAATAGTCCGAATCAGTTTAGGACTTTAATTAAATCTATGATTGAATACGATAAGGATTATTTAATTAAGACAGAAAAATTTTTGTTGGATAATTCATCGGATGTATCAACTTTTGAAGAATACTCAGCACTTTGTGAAGAACATAATTTTACACATATTAAAAAAGATAATTTAGGTATTTGTGGTGGAAGACAATTTATTGCTGAGCACTTTGATACAACTGACTTGGATTACTATTTGTTTTTTGAAGATGATATGTTTTTCTTTCCTCATGAAGGGGAAGTTTGTAGAAACGGTTTTAATAGATTTATTCCAAATCTTTATACAAAGTCATTAGAAATAATGAAAAAGGAAAATTTTGATTTTTTAAAGTTGAACTACTCAGAATTTTATGGAGACAATGGAACTCAATGGGCTTGGTATAACGTTCCCCAACATGTTAGAGAACAGTTTTGGCCTGGTAAAAACAGATTACCAGTTCAAGGGTTGGACCCAAATGCTCCCAAAACTTTGTTCGAAAATATTATAATACATAAGGGATTACCATATGCTGTTGGTGAGGTTTACTATTGTAATTGGCCTCAAGTTGTAAGTAAAACAGGAAATAAAAAAATGTTTTTGGATACTACTTGGGCACATCCTTTCGAACAAACTTGGATGAGTCATATGTATCAGTTAGTCAAAAAAAAGGAGTTATATCCTGGTATCTTGTTGATGACACCTACTGAACATAATAGATTTGAACATTATAGCGGAGACTTACGTAAAGAGTCATAACAATATATTTATTGTTATGGAATTTTTTATCAAAAAAAATGCAACACTCCCTGTGTTGAAAATGCAGGTAGTAAAAGATGGTAGAGCTGGGTATCTTGAACTGATGCAATCATTAGAAGTATCATCAATTTATTTTTCTATGGTTGATGTAGAAACGGGTATTCCTAAGATTGTTTCTGCCCCATGTGAAATTGTTAATTTAATTTTACCTGAAGGAGCGTCACCTGAATATTACATTTATTTTAAGTTTACAAAATACGATACAGACACCGTGGGTAGATACCAAGGTCAGTTTTTAATTAAAAACGATGAGGGTAATTTAATATTACCAATTAGAGAGGAGCTTTATATCAATATCCAAGATAGTTTTATTTCTGAAACTGCTTGTTGTTAATTTGATTAGTTAGTAAGATTTTTTATATTTATAGAAGAAGGTAAATTTCACGTATTGTGAAAGCTAATACACCAATCTAAAAATATATTTTATGATATCTAATGAAGAGATAGAATCATTCTTACATGGTAATGACCCTGAAGAATTTATAGTCGCAATCGAGTTCGACTACGCATCCAATTCAATTTACAAAATCAAAGAAATACCTGGCAAAGGTAAAGAAATCCGTAAGGATACATTTATCCCATTTGCTTGGGTAGGTGACTTACGAGGATTAAAATTTTATAGCGACTCCAAAGCAGCACAAAAAGAAGCAATGTCCAAATATGGTATCATGATTGAAAAACTTGATACAAAGGGTAATGAAAGACTTGAGAAAGGTTTAACTTATATTGTTAAATCTCTTAAAGGATATAGAGAACTTATTCAATTCTTCAGAGATGGTGGTTGTGACCCTTGGGGTGAAAAATCCAAAGACAAAATAATGATTCTACCTCCTGTAGAACAATACTTAATTTCAAAAGAAAAAAGATTATTCAAAGGTTTTGAAGACTATGAGCAAGTTACCAGACTTGTATTCGACTTAGAAACGACTGCTCTTGACCCTAAGGATGGTCGTATTTTCATGATTGGAATCAAAACGAATAAAGGGTACCACCGAGTAATTGAGTGTATAGATGAGTCTCAGGAGAAGAATGCCATCATTGAATTCTTCAAAGTGATTGATGAAATCAAACCAAGTATTATTGGTGGATACAACTCCGCAAACTTCGACTGGCATTGGATATTTGAAAGATGTAGAATATTAGGTGTTGACCCAAAGAAGGCTTGTCATTCATTACATCCCCAACACTCGTTCACAAGAAAAGAAACAATATTAAAACTTGCAAATGAAGTCGAAGATTATATTCAGACTTCAATTTGGGGTTATAACGTTATCGATATTATTCACGCTGTTCGTAGAGCACAAGCAATCAATTCAAGTATCAAAGCCGCAGGTTTGAAGTACATTACAAAGTATATCAACGCTGAAGCTCCTGACCGTGTATATATCGAACACGAGAGTATTGGTAAAATGTATACCAACAAAGAAGAATATTGGTTAAACATCCAAAATGGAAAATATAAGAAGGCAACTGAATTCCAAGACTTGGATATTAAGTTCCCTGGTGTATACATAAAAACGACAGGTGACAACATTGTTGAGAGATATCTTGACGATGACTTAGATGAAACTCTAAAGGTAGATAAAGAATTTAATCAAGGTTCATTCTTACTTGCCGCAATGATTCCGACAACATACGAGAGGGTATCTACAATGGGTACCGCAACATTATGGAAGATGTTGATGTTGGCTTGGTCTTACAAACACGGATTAGCAATACCCGCAAAACAAGACAAGACAGATTTCGTAGGAGGATTATCAAGATTACTCAAAGTTGGATATTCAAAAGATGTACTTAAGTTGGACTTTAGTTCACTATATCCATCAATCCAATTGGTTCACGATGTATTCCCCGACTGTGATGTAACAGGTGCAATGAAAGGAATGTTAAGTTATTTCCGTAACACCCGTATCAAATACAAAGAACTTGCAGAACAATACTATGTTAGTGACCCTAAGAAGTCTGCAACATATGGTAATAAACAATTACCAATTAAGATTTTCATCAACTCAATGTTTGGTGCGTTGTCAGCTCCTCAGGTTTATGCGTGGGGTGACATGTATATGGGTGAACAAATTACTTGTACAGGTAGACAGTATCTTCGTCAGATGATTAAGTTCTTTATGACTAAAGGGTATGTTCCGTTAGTAATGGATACGGATGGTGTAAACTTCTCAACCCCGCCTGAAGCAAAAGACCGAGTTTATGTTGGTCGTGGATTGAATTGGAAGGTAAAATTGGGTAAAGAATATTACGGGCCTGAAGCTGATGTTGCGGAGTATAATGATATCTTTATGAGAGGTGAGATGGCACTTGATACCGATGGGGTATGGCCTTCATGTATAAATCTTGCCAGAAAAAATTACGCGGTTATGGATGCCAAAGGAAAGATAAAGTTGACTGGCAATTCTATCAAGTCTAAAAAACTTCCGCTTTATATTGAAGAATTCTTGGATAAAGGTATCAAGATGTTATTGGAGGGAAATGGTAAGGCATTTATTGAATACTATTACGAGTATCTTCAAATTATATTCGACAAGAAAATACCATTGAGTAAAATTGCACAAAGAGCTAAAGTCAAATTAAGTCTTGACGAATATAAGAAAAGACTAACCACCAAAACAAAAGCAGGTAACAGTATGAGTAGAATGGCTCACATGGAGTTAGCATTACAAGAAAACCTTACTGTAAATTTAGGTGATGTAATTATGTACGTTAATAATGGAACTAAAGCATCTCAGGGAGACGTTCAAAAAATGACTGCAAAACAAATCAAAGATACTAACGCGGTTAATCTACATAACAATCCTAAAGCTAAACCTATCACAGATGGTGTAATGATTAATTGTTATATGTTAGACAAAGATATCTTGGACAAAGACCCTACCTTAACAGGGGATTATAATGTTCCAAGAGCTATTGCAACCTTCAATAAAAGAATCGAACCTCTTATGGTTGTATTTCAAGATGAGGTAAGAAATGCTTTGATTGTTGCGGACCCTGAACAAAGAGGCATCTTTACAACAGCACAATGTGAATTAATTAATGGACATCCTTTAGGTGAAGGTGACCAAGATGATTTACAGAAAGATGTTATGGATATAACAGAAGCTGAATTACGATATTGGGAAAAGAGAGGACTTAAATCAGACTATATGTACGATTTAGCAGAAGAAGGTTGGGAAGATAAATTAGGATTGCTTCAAACCGTCTGAAGATAAGATATACCAGTTACCACCCACAAATCTGAATTCGATACAGGCAAACTTGTCGGCAACTATTTCATCCCACTCTTCATCAATTTTACCAACGTCTGGTCTAACTATTAGATGATTCATTGCCTTTACGGTAATGTGGTCAGTTGTTTTTGAATCCAACGTGACGTATGTTTCTCTCATACCACGAACAATACAACAGTCCTCACCGTTTGTACGATAATCTAATTCTGAAACTAATGTTATTTCAGATGTTTCTACTAATTGTCCACTGATATATTTTCTTGCTGGTACTGTTTTAACTATTGCCATTATATTACATAAATTTGACGAGGCATTGCTCTGAACTTCATTTGTTTATTTAGGTTTTCTGCAATTTGTGCTTCTCTTTCCATAACCTTTTCAGGTCTTAACCTTGTTAACCAACCTTCAGCACCTATTAATTCTTCAAGAAGTTTAGATTTTTCGTCTTTAGCTTCTGTCGATAAACTCGTATAATCCATAGTTAATTCCGAATCAGGTGTTTTAAGATTACCACTGAATTTACCTCTAACTCTTGATAAAGTTTCTTTAGCATATGCGGTAAACCATCTTCTGACCCATTGTTTACCAGGGGTGTTCAAGTTCTCCCATGTTAACTCTTCTAATGGAACGTCAGTTGGAAGTTTGATAACGTCGGGATTATTTTTCAAACAATCCGCTCTACTGTCAGGTGTTGTTTCATAATACCAATACCAAACAGCTTTACCAACATATTGATTATACATTGACCAATTAAATTTACCTCCAGGTGTATTCATTAAGTGAATTAACTTTTTACCATCAGGTAATCCTGTAATTCTGTATGTCATTGACCCTCCTAAAATTCTACTAAGTACATTGGCTTCTTGCATTCTTATTAAGTAATCGAAACCTGACATCATAAAATAAGAACCTTGATTACCCATTTGAGCGTATCCCGCTTGGTCTGCACCTAATCCTATTCCACCGAATCCAAAACCACCGACACCCCCAAGACCATACGCAGTCCAAGGTTGGTCAGAGAACCATAACAATTCATTAACTTCTCTACCAGCAGGAATTTCATATGTCTGAACATTTTTTTCTAATGTGAAATAATCTTTCTTTAAAACCCATGGACCCGTAGTTTGAAGACCAGCAATTTTCGAATATGAGTATGCAAATTGCTGTTCAAAATCCATTGTTCTTGTTATAAGTGCTTGAGCAACAGATTTTTCACTCATGTTCAGATTGACAAGGTTAACCCATTGACTATCAATTAACCACTGTAAAACATACTCTTCGTAGTCTTGAATAGATAATTCCATCAATGAATCTAACATTTCATCTTCAAGTTCAACACTTCTTAAAGGTGCACCCAATTGGTGCTTGACTCTTGTATAAATTTTTGACCTTTCTGGTTCTGGTATTACTGACATATCAAATAAATATCTTTATTATTCTATTTCGTGCTTAAGTGAATTTAACTTAAATACGTATTGATTTTCACTACTAATTGGGTCGTTGTTAAATATTAATATCTTGTTAGTTTTTGTTTGTATAAAAATTAACCAATCAACATTATATGGTTTTACATTCCCTGTATCATATAGTTCTACATTAGTTCCGTCAACTTTAGTCATTGAATACGGTTTAACTTGTGCCGTGTGAGTTTTACCATCAACACTGATAATCAAATCAACTCCTTTGAATGCATCCACTTTTTGTCCGTGACCACCAACCTTTTCAATTTTAGCTCTACCTTCAAAATAATCTTCCACTTTTTTCAAAACATTGTCCTCTGACTTTTGTCCTCTGTCCCATAATTTTTTCAGTACCTTAATGATATTAATAAAATCTTCATTGTGTTTTGTAAAAATATCTGTTTTGAAGTGGTCTAACGCATTAATAAATCTTGATACTTCTTTGACTGTTCTATTTTCAGACTTACTGAAATCAAACATCTTATCTTGTCGACCAATCTTTTCAATCTGTCTATTAACCGCCTTACCTAATAAACAAAATGCGTTAAAATTTGTATTTAGATTATTTAATAATGACCTTCCTTCTTTAGATTCAACACCATAAAACCCTGACATCTCTTTGTTTGTACTATCCACCCAAAATTGGTGAAATACTTTTTTCAATACACTAGTAATACCATCTTGATAAATTCTTTTTATCTTTGGGTTATTGATTAAATCTTTGTAGAAAAGGACTTCTTTTGCATCACAAAACTTAGTATCAACAGACTCAGTAATTAAACCACTCAATTCTAAAGATTCTGTTAATTTTGTTTCAGTTCTCATTTCATATAATTTGGAAACAAAATCCCAATTCACAACTTTCCAAAAGTTTAAAATATATTCATCTCTTTTGTTTCTATATTTTAGATAGTAAGCATGTTCCCAAAGGTCTAAACCTAATAAAGGAAAACCCCCACCTTCTATCACATTCATTAATGGATTGTCTTGGTTTGGTGTTGACATAATCTTCAAAGTATTCTTTGCTGTTAGTACCAACCACACCCAACCTGAACCAAATCTGTCTTTGGCAACTGCATCAAATTTCTTTTTAAATGCGGTAAGACTTCCAAATTGTTTTGTGATTTTCTTGTAAAGTTCCCCTTCGAGTTTCTTTGGTGTTGGAGTCAACATGTTCCAAAACAATGCGTGATTGAATGCTCCACCTGCGTTGTTTCTGATTGTTTTGTCGTAACGACTTATGTTCTTAATGATTTGTTCTAACTCTAAATCTCCGTATTTCTTTTTTGAGAGTGCATCATTTAATTTGTCCACGTACCCTTTATAATGTTTGTTATAATGAAAGTTCATCGTTTCGGAGTCAATGAACTGTTTGAGGGCTGAGTAAGAATAAGGTAACTTTTCTATTCCTATTTTCTTCATTTCTGTAATCAACAACTCTGTTTCTCTGTTAACGTGGTTTTCGTGTATTTGTGTTTCGAGTTGTTGGATTTTTTCTTCTACTTTCTTCATAGTTTAGGATTATCCATTTCATATAAATAATCCAATATTGTTTTAACGACGCAATTCGTGGATTCTTTTTAATATTTCCTCTGCTGCGTCGACTGTGTTTTGGTTATCACCTAAGACTGTTGAGATAACTTGTTTTTTATTTGCAAGTATGTCGTAGATGACTCCTTCGATTGTATTTTCAAAGATGGGGTAATAAACTAGTACGTTATTTTTTTGACCGTATCTATAAGCTCGGTCTTCTGCTTGTGAGTGGTCTGACGGTAAAAATGATAGGTCATTCATAATAACCGCTTCACCAGCAGTTAATGTTAAACCAACACCAGCGGCCTTTATGTTTCCAACAAAAACTTTAATCTTTTCGTTTTCTTGGAATCCGTCAACACTATTTTGTCTTTCAGGTTTAGACATTGAACCATCAACTTTAACCGCACTTTTTCCAAAGTGTTCACAAATTTTATTAAGTGAATCTGTAAAGTTGCAAAAGATGATTACCTTCTTACCTTGTTCTATGATATTCTCAGCAAGTTCTATTGTTTGAGCAATCTTCTCATCGGCAATGATTTGTCTAACCTTTGTTAGTTTTGTGAATTGAACTGTAAGTGATTTAGATTCTTCAGGATTCTTTTCATACCAATTGTAATATTCACCCATTACCTCCTCATACTCGTTGGACTTTAGTCTTAGGTACACTGGTGTAATAATTTTATCTGGAAGGTCTAAAACGTCTTCTTTCAACCTTCTGAGGGTAAGTCCTACGGTCCTATCCCTAAGCTCTTCCAAATTGGATGCTCCCATAACATTCCACACTTTTCTTGGACCAACTTTGAATTGGTATCCTTGGCAATATCTTATAACATAAGCCATCCAGTTTTTGGCAACAGGCGAATCAATTAGGCTTAAAAGGTTATAATAATCAATTGGACGGGAAGTCATGGGAGTTCCAGTCAGTAACCATAAACGGTCAACTTTCTTTACAATATCGTTGATTAGTTTTGTACGTTGGGCTTGAGCATTTTTGATATAGTGTGCTTCATCAATAACAACCAAATCAAAATTGGAAGCAAGAATTTGCGATTCATCTTTCTTTTTAGGGTCATGGAAATTTTTTATAATGTCGTAGTTTATAATAACAAAATCGTGTTCAGTTGAGAATTGTTTTCCTTCTGCAATAAAGATTGGTCTTTCTGAGTAATTTTCAATCTCCCTTTTCCAATTAATCTTCAGAGTAGCGGGACAGATAATTAAGATTTTCTTCGCACCTGTTTCGAGAGCAGCAATTATAGTTGATGTAGTTTTACCAAGACCCATATCATCAGCCAAGATAAACTTTTTATTCTCAACAAGTTTTTGTACCGCTTCTTTTTGATGTGTTAATGGGGGACGTTTAGAATATTTTTCATAATTGATAACCACGTCTTTAACTGTATTATCTTTTATGATTGACGCCTTGGGTAACCAAAAATCGTGAAGCTCTTGGTTTTCATTTATCTTACCCCAAATATGAAATGCCTTTTCCTTTTCAGCCAATAGTTTTTCCACCCATACCTTTTCAGGGATAACCGTGAGTAATCTATCATCCGCAAGTTTTTGAGCAAAATATGCATCAAGAACAACCCACTTTTTTGCAACCTTTGGTTGTTTGTCGTGGTTGTTAATTATGTATTCCGCTTGACTCCTTGTTGGGTAAAACTTCTTATTGAGTTGAGATTTTCTCTTCAACTCTAAAAGGTAGTTGTTTCCCCCTTCATAGGTTTCTAATAATGTTAACGACTTTGATTCTATTGATACTTCCATCGATGGAAAAAATATTTGAGTTAAATATAGTTATAATTAAAGTATTTATCAATATGGAAAAATTAGTACCAATTACAAGGTTAGGTAAATTTTTTGGTGGTGAGGATTACTCACTTGATATCGGTATGGGTGAGGAGTGGTTGATAGGTGACATGAATTTCACTGTTGTACTATATCGTATTGATAGACAAAAGACAAAAACTGATGGTGTATACGGTGAGGTTTTAGAAGATGGAATTCAATTTTTAGCACCTGTTGAACTTAAAGGTTTGGTTCAAATTATGGCACCAACTAATAAGTTATTAGGTAATTCTAAAGTTAAACAAGATGAGCCAGGTAATATGAAGTTTTCAATTTACCAAAAAACTCTTGATGACATGCAAGTCAATATCTTTATGGGTGATTACATTGGGTATTACGAAACTGAAGATAGAGTTAGATATTATACAGTGATAGATGACGGACTTGTTAAGTCTGATAATAAACATACTTACGGTGGATACAAACCATTCTACAGAACGGTTACAGCTACATGGGTAAGTGAAAATGAATTTAGAGGAATATAATGCCATTACCAAGACAAGTTAAACCAACATTACCTTTAGTTCCTAAGAAGGAATTATCTGCACGTAGGGAACAATTGTTGGAATACATCAATAAAGATGGAACTTATTTACCTAAGTCAGTTTTGCATGCCGATTTAGATAGAGGTATGTTAGATTTTGTTAAGGGTGATTTACAAGTAGTTAGTGCGGGTAGTATTGTTCCTATGGTTGATATTATAATCACAAGTCAAAATTGGTCTCAATATGTTGAAACAGCAATGTTCACTAACTTGGATAATAACCCCGAACCTCCGTTCATTACTGTAGTGAGACAACCTGAAGTTAAGTTTGGTACAAACCCAGCACTACTTTATACAATACCTAATAGAAAACAATTTTATTATGCTTCAGTTCCAACTTGGAACGGAAATGAACAAGGTATGGATATATATACTATTCCACAACCAGTTCCTGTTGATATCAATTATTCAGTTAAAATTATTTGTAATAGAATGAGAGAATTGAATCAGTTGAATAAAGTTGTAATGCAAAAGTTTTCTTCAAGACAAGCCTACACGTTTATCAAAGGACAATATGTTCCAATTATATTAAACAATATAGCCGACGAGTCTCAAATGCAAATAGAAAATAGAAAATACTTTATTCAAAATTATGACTTCACAATGTTGGGTTACTTGATTGATGAAGAGGAGTTTCAGGTTAAGCCAGCAATTTCAAGAGTGGCTCAAATCTTTGAACTTGATGTTAGTAGTTTAAGACAAAAGAAAAGAAGGGAGCCCGAAAATCCTGATAGTTTTCTATCAAACATTTTATTTGTTGCGGGGACTAACATATTAAGTGAGAGAATTGATTTTACCGCTGACTTATCTTTTGTTAAATCAAATAATGTTGACACATATGAAGTCTATATTAATGATGATTATTATGGTAGTGATGTTCAAAGAATTCAAATAACAACTAACGATGTTTTAAGAATTGAAGTTGTTAAGAATGACAACACTAAAGATGCAAATATTGAGTTCGAAGATAAATTGGTTTAATCACCGTAAATGTCTTTCTTCTCTTTGCACTTTTCTATTATCAAATTTTCAATAAACTTATAAATTTTAATACCCCTTTTATCACAGTACTTTTTCAGTATCTCATGTGATTCAGGTGATATTTTTAGATTCTTTATTTCTTTCTTTGTTTTCATGGTAGAAAAAAGGCAGAATTAATTCATACCGTTTACAAATACATATCCAAAAGTCAAGTTTTTTGTGTTAGTAATGAATATTTATCATTAAAATAAATCTGCACAAGAATTAATTAATAATGGCAACAGCACAAGCAAATCAAAAAGTATTCGTATCACCTGGCGTATACACTTCAGAAACGGACTTATCGTTCGTAGCACAGAGTGTGGGTGTAACGACATTAGGTTTAGTTGGTGAGACAATTAAAGGTCCAGCCTTCGAACCTGTTTTTATAACAAATTACGACGAATTCCAAGCCTACTTTGGTGGGACAGAACCTGTTAAATTTGTGAATACACAAATCCCAAAATATGAAGCTGCGTATATCGCAAAATCTTATTTACAACAATCGAACCAATTATTCGTAACAAGAGTATTAGGTTTATCAGGTTATGATGCAGGTCCATCATGGAGCATTAGAGTAACATCTAACGTAGACCCAACAACTGTTGATGTTGATATGACAGGTTTAACATTTACTATTGATTTCAGTGGTAATGTGACAGGAGGAACTTTCCAGTTCACTTCATCTGATTCAATATTTACAACTTACATCCAACCAAATTTATACGTACAATATGTTTTAAGTGACGGAAGCACATCAACATTATTCAATGACTTTCAAAAAAGTACAAGTTTTGTTTATGATACACCTACCTTATCTGCTACAACAGCATATGTTTATGGTTCAATCCCTGGTTCAGATTATTGGAGTTTAACATCTAGCTATAGTACAGTTGTTAACGAATATCTTTGTGATTCACCTAATTTAGAAACTAACGATTTGAGTTCAAATAGTAACGACCCTTGGTATTATGCTAATTTCAATAACTACATGGATAACAATTATTCAGGTTATTCTTTTTACTATGAGATTATTAATTATGTAACTGGTGCAACAGGAGAATATACAGGTACTTTAACAGGTAATCTTAATACTTTTATGGGTTCTGCATATCCTGAATTCAATAACATGGTTATTGCAACACTTCGTTCAAGAGGTATTTCACTTTATGATAACAGTTCATCAAGTATGAGTCACGGTCCAATTTATCAAGTAAGTGGATTAACAGATTTACAAATGGTTTGTAGTGGTCAATACTCAGGTATTACTAAATCACCTTATGCACACTTCTTATTATCAGGTGTCACTATCGAAGGTAACAATTTTGCACTTGAGGCTTCTTTAGGTGCTGCAGATTCAAAATATATAACAAAGGTATTAGGTGTTGATAACTTCGGTAAATCAAGATATGAAGTTCCTGTGTTTGTTGAAGAAATTTATCCAGGTACTTTAAATTATGCTTTCAACCAAGGTTATATCAAAGGATTAAATTGTGAGTTGGTTGCACTACCTGATGCTAGAAGTCAAAATAGTTCTTCAATAGCTTGGAATTTAGAAAAATATCAATCACCTGAAACACCATACTTAGTATCTGAGTTGAGAGGTAATAAAGTTTATAACTTATTTAAGTTTATTTCAATATCAGATGGTGATTCTGCAAACTATGAAATTAAAGTATCAATTGCTAACTTATCTTTTAATAATATGAGTTTTGATGTGTTGGTTAGAAATTTCTATGATACAGATGCAAATCCAGTTGTTATCGAAAAATTCACTAATTGTAATATGGACCCAGCTTCTAACAACTACGTTGCTAAGAAAATTGGTACATCAAATGGTGAGTTTGCACTTCTTTCAAAATACGTTATGTTAGAAATGGCAGACAACGCACCTGTTGATTCTATCCCATGTGGATTTTACGGTTATATTCAAAGACAATATGGTAGCATGTCTAATCCAGCACCATATCCAAAATATAAAACAAAGTATTACTACCCAGGTGAAGTAATTGCTGACCCTCCATTCGGTAGTCCTTATGGTGGACCAAACACTGTTGAGTCACCAGGTAATATTGTTAGAAGAGCTTATTTAGGATTCTCATCTGAATATGGTATTGACGAATCATTCTTAGATTATAAAGGAAAGCAAAACCCACAACAAGCTTGGGCAACAGCGACTGACTCAATTGCTTGGAACGTTTTATCTAAAGGTTTCCATATGGACTCAGGAGCAACTGTTGTAACAATTGGTAACTTCTATGATACAAGTGGTGAGACAGCATTTGAGTGTGGAGTTGCAGATTTCAGAACTGACCCAGCAACACAAGAAAATCCTTATTACTTCATTTACTCAAGAAAATACACAGTATGTTTCGCAGGTGGATTTGACGGATGGGATATCTACAGAGAATATAGAACTAACGAAGATAGATTCCAATTAGGGGCATCAGGTTATTTAGCTGGAGCAGCCGCTTCAGTAAGATACCCAACGGCAACAGGTGATGGATTATTCAAGAGAATTGTTGTTCAAAACAATACTCAAGACTTTGCTAACACTGACTACTACGCTTACTTACTTGGTATTTTAACATTCGCTAACCCTGAAGCGACAAACATTAACGTTTTTGCAACAGGTGGAATCGATTATGTTTATAACTCTAATTTAGTTGAAGAAGCAATTCAAATGATACAATATTCAAGAGCTGACTCTGTGTATATCACAACAACTCCTGACTATAACATGTACTTACCAGATTCTACTGACCCTCAAGCAATTATTTACCCTCAAGAAGCGGTCGATAACCTTGATAATACTGGAATCGACTCTAACTATACTGCTACTTACTATCCTTGGATATTAACAAGAGATACTGTAAACAATACACAAATCTACTTACCTCCAACAGGTGAAGTTTGTAGAAACTTAGCATTGACTGATAACATCGCATTCCCTTGGTTCGCATCGGCGGGTTACACTAGAGGTCTTGTGAATTCAATCAAAGCAAGAGTTAAGTTGACTCAAGAAGATAGAGATACACTTTATCAAGGTAGAATCAACCCAATTGCAACATTCTCTGACGTTGGGACAGTAATTTGGGGTAACAAAACTTTACAAGTTGCTGATACGGCTCTTAACAGATTAAATGTTAGAAGATTGTTATTACAAGCTCGTAAGTTAATTTCAGCTGTAGCTATTAGATTGTTATTTGAACAAAATGACCAAATCGTTAGACAACAATTCTTAGATAGTGTTAACCCTATCTTAGATGGTATCAGAAGAGACAGAGGTCTTTATGATTTCCGTGTAACAGTATCGTCTTCACCTGAAGATTTAGATGCGAATAGACTTACAGGTAAAATATACCTTAAACCAACTAAAGCACTTGAATTCATTGATATCGAATTCTTTATCACACCAACAGGTGCTTCATTTGAAAATATCTAATAAAATGGGGGGTTAATCCCCCCCTATTTTTAGCCAAACATGAAAAGAAAAATTAACGAAGGTTTCAGAGACGAAAAAACTCCAGATTTGAAATATTATGCGTTTGATTGGGACGACAATATTGTTCACATGCCTACGAAGATTATTTTGAAAGACGATAATGATGAGGAAGTACCAATGAGTACTGATGATTTTGCAGAGTATAGAAGTCAAATCGGTAAGAATGATTTCGACTATGATGGACACACTATTATAGGATTTGCTCCTGACCCATTTAGAAATTTCAGAACTGAGGGAGACAAAAGTTTTTTGGTAGATGCAATGAAAGCAAAACCAGGACCAGCATTCAAAGACTTTAAAGAAGCTATTAATAACGGTTCGATTTTTTCAATTATTACGGCAAGAGGACACAATCCAAATACACTAAAAGAAGCTATTTACAACTATATCATCAACGATTTTAATGGTATAAATAAAGATGAATTAGTTAAAAACTTAAAGAAATACAGGTCATTTGTAGGTGAAGATGAAATGTCTGATGATGAATTAATCAGAAGTTATTTAGCCCTTAACAAATACCACCCCGTTTCTTTTGGAGACGAAAAAGGTGCTGCTAATCCTGAAGAAGCAAAGGTTCGTGCTATGGACGAGTTTGTGGATTATATAAAAGGTATGGCTGCGGTACTTAATAAAAGAGCATGGTTAAAAAAAGATGTAAGTAATAATTTCATACCAGCTATGCCAACTATTGGTTTTTCAGACGATGACCCTAAAAACGTAGAAGTAATGAAAAAACATTTTAAAAATAAACCAGATAATATAGTTAAGACTTATTCTACTGCTGGAGGAATTAAAAAGGAAGTTAAATAAGAATATTCCTTTTAATTAATAAAGTAAAGAGAAAAATTTTTCAACACACTATATTTATATGATATAAACAAAGAAACAAAAATTTAATAATATGGCTGATTTACTGATGAAAATGCCGATTCCTTATGAGCCGAAACGTCAAAACCGATTCATTTTAAGGTTTCCATCAAGCTTAGGAATTAACGAGTGGTTTGTAGAAAGTACTGCGAGACCACACATTACAATCAACGCAACTGAAATACCATTCTTGAATACTTCAACTTATGTTGCGGGTAGATTCACATGGCAAACAATTAACTGTGTGTTTAGAGACCCAATTGGTCCTTCAGCGGCTCAAGCTCTTATGGAGTGGGTTCGTCTATGCGCGGAATCAGTTACAGGTAGAATGGGATATGCTGCAGGTTATAAAAAAGATATTGACTTGGAGATGTTAGACCCAACAGGTGTTGTTGTTGAAAAATGGATTTTATATGGTACATTTATGACTGATGTTAACTTCAACTCACTTGCGTATAATACAGATGCTTTAGCGACAATCGCAGCTACTTTGAGAATGGACAGATGTGTATTGGTTTACTAATACTCTTTATAAAAAACTAAAAATAATTATATTTAACCGTAAGGACATAACCCTTACGGTTATTTTTTTTTATATGGAAGACCAATCAAGAGAATACGGACAAAGAGACTTTTCACTACCCCACGATGTTGTACGATTACCATCGGAAGGAGTGTTTTATAAAAATAAAAAAAAGTCAGTTAAAGTTGGTTATTTAACAGCCAACGATGAGAACACATTAATGGGTGGTGTAAATGATATTACCACAACATTATTGAGAAATAAAATTTATGAACCCGACCTGAAGGTTGAAGATATGTTAGAGGGAGATGTTGAAGCAATTCTAATCTTTTTAAGAAACACTTCTTTTGGACCTGAGATGGAAATTACTGTTACTGACACGATAACAAGAAAACCATTTCAGACCTCTGTTGATTTAAGTGAACTATCAATCATTAAAGGTCAGTCACCTAATGAAGATGGTACATTTACAGTTACATTACCTAAGTCTCAAACATCAGCTAAAATTAAACCATTAACATATGGTGAATTAATGGAGATTCAGAGAATGGGTGATTCTTATCCACAAGGTAGAGTAGTACCAAAAATAACTTGGAGATTGAATAAACAAATTGTTGAGATAGGTGGCATTGTTGATAAAGCCGAGATTGCCAAATTTGTTGAACAAATGCCAATTGCAGATTCTAAATATATTAAACAATTCATGGATGACAATGAACCAAAGTTGGACATGAGAAAAACAGTAATGACCCCATCAGGAGAAAAACTAACAGTCAACGTTGGTTTTGGGGCTGACTTTTTTCGTCCTTTCTTCTAATTACAGACAAGGACAAATAGATGAATTTTACTATTTGAGTACCCTATTTCATGTTTCTTATAGTGATTTTCTTATCATGCCAGTTTATATGAGAAAATACTTATTAGATAAATGGGTTGAAAGCAATAATAAAAAGGACTGAAAAATCAGTCCTTTTGTATTTATATAAAATAACATTTGATAATGGCTGACGAAAAAAAAGATATACCAGGTTTTTTTGATGACTTGAAAGGAGAATTTGACTTAGCTCAAAAGTTCATATCTATATCTTCTCAATTAGAAAAAGCTGCTACAGAAGTAAATAACAAGTTTGGGCAAACAAAGGAAAGAATAGTAGAAATAAAAACGTCGATTGTCGACGCTCTTCCTGAAATTATTAGGTTAGGTGGTGACATTAATTCGGTGCAAAACGAAATTCAAGCAATTGCTGAATCTTCGAGAAGAAATGTTGTTGCAACCACAGAACAGACTGAAAAGCTATTTGCGGCATCGAAAGTGACAGGTCAAGAGATTGGTACCTTAGTTAATCGTTTCACTGATGTTGGGGTAGGGTTGGGACAAATGGGTAAACAAATTGAAGGTAGTGTTAATTTCGTTAGAAGTATAGGTGGTAACACACAAGAAGTTTTCAAAGTAGTTACTGCAAATATGGACCAGCTCAATCGTTTCCAGTTTGAAGGTGGAGTTGTTGGACTAACAAAAATGGCTGCACAAGCCTCTATGTTGAGGTTTGATATGGGTGAAGCACTTAGACTTGCAGATAGAGTTTTAGACCCTGAAGGTGCTGTGAATATGGCAGCTGCTTTTCAAAGATTGGGTGTTTCAGTTGGAAATTTAGCAGACCCTTTCCAATTAATGAACGAATCTATTAATGACCCTTCAGGTATACAAGACAGTTTAGCTAAAGTTTCAAAACAATTTACGTACTTTGATGAGAAAACAAAATCCTTTAAGATAAATCCACAAGGTGTTTTAACTCTTAGGGAGATGGAAAAACAAGCTAATTTAACTAGTGGCTCATTATCAAAAATGGGATTGGCAGCAGCTGAATTGGATGCAAGGTTATCCGATGTTAGTAGAGCTGGAATTAAATTTGAGAACGAGGAAGACAAACAATATTTAGCTAATATTGCAAAAATGGGTGATGGTGGCCAGTACGAAGTTAAAATTAATGATACAGAAACTGTTAAACTATCAGAACTAACACAACAAGAGTTTAACAAATTAATCAAAGAACAAAAAGAAGGACCAAAAACTTTAGAAGACATTGCTAAAGGTCAACTTACAGTTTTTCAAAGTGTTGATAACAATGTTAAATCAATTGCGACGGCAATCGCGGGAGGTGCTGCAACATCACCAAGCTTGTTACAAGGGATAGCAGGATTCGATAGAATTGCCAAAACAGTGACAGGTGAATTAGCCAAAACAGTTAAGCCAAGTGAGTCAAGGAAAGTTACTGAAACAGTTATTCAAGATTTCGAAGGATTATTCAAAGACATCAAAAGTGGAAAGGCTATGAATTTAAGTCTTGCGGATTTTGCGGACAAAATAAATTCACAATCTAAAAATTTTGAAGGAGATATTAAAAAGGGATTAGTAGATGCTCTTGAAAGAGTATCAGACAAATTGGGTAAGAACACATATGGAGAAGCGCTACTTAAAGATTTAACCACTAAATTAACGGGAAGTGTGGGAGGTAAAGTATCTCCAACAACAAGTAATGTTAACAAAGTAAACTCAGTATCACCAATATACAATAATCTTCTTGGAGATTCATCTGATACATTAAATAAAACGATTGGGACGACAACATCAACAAAATCTCAAGTAGATTTTGCTGGAGGTCTTAAAATAGATGTTAAGTTCACTGGAGCTGAAAACTTTTCACAACAACAATTAGAACAATTTACAAGAATATTTAATGACAAAATGAATTCAACTGAAGTACAAACTTTAATTCGTAATATAAGAACGTCAAATAATCCAACTAAAGCTCCTCTCAGTACAAGTATTGGTAACAAATAAAAACTATAAATAATCTATTTATATTAAAAATAATTAATGCCAAGTCCTTTAGACTATATTAGTTCAGATGGTTTTAGAAAAAAACTTATTGTAAGAAATTTAACCCCTTATGCTAAGTCTCCAAACAAACCATCCCCACCTATTACATACGAATATCAACAATCAGACATATCGGTACAGGACAGTCCTGACCAATTGATTGACGAACCAACGTTTGCTAATAAGTTATATCCTTTGAATGAGTGGGGTGCTGAGGGTGGATATCGACAAGTTCCTGACCCAAACGGGTTGATGAATACAATATCCAATCAGGGTGAATATGGACCAGGACAACAAGATGCTCACATAATTGCTGAAGGATATGACGCTGTTAGATATTGGAGACCATTAAATGCGTATGCTGATGGATTGAATGTATTTGATTCTGCGGAATCTTTTTCATCTTTAGATACTGTTAGAGTAGACCAAGATAGACAAGGTAACGGACAACCATATCCCGCAGGACTCGTTGGTTCAAGTTATACTCCTGTATCAATTTTACTTTCTCCTGACCCACAAGGAAGTAATGGATTATTAAGCCAAGACTCATTTATTGCTCGTTTGGGTGCTAAAGTGTTAAAAGACGGATTCCAGAAAAGAATTGCTCGTCAAGTGTATCTTGAAACATTGGCTAAGGCTAATGTGTTTAATGTTAGAAGTGGTACTGATATTCTCAATTTGGTAACAGGTAGAGTTCCTTTAATTGAACCTAACTATACAATTACAGTACCATCAAATCCAATTTTAGCTGCGACAGATTTTGCTTTAAGACTTGCGGGTAGTATTTTACCTGTATCTGAAATACCTGGTTCATATTTTGACCCATCTATTAATTCAGGACAACCTACAACAATACAACAACTTAATAATGCTTTCAAACAAAGTACGTTAGGTAATTTAGTAACGGGTTTGTTAGGTGCTGGTAATACAGGTTCACAAATCATGTATAACAACATGGGTGGTGGACAAAAATCTAGATTGTTTGGGAACATTGATTACAATAGATATAAGCCATATTTTGAAAGAACTTTATTTGATAGATTAGGTGGAGCACTCGTTGGTTCAACAACAAGTAACTCTAACTACTACATTGGTTCAGTTAATAGTGAACCATCAAATATTTTCTCACCTGCAGGTTCACAACCAATCAACTCATATGGCGTACCTCAAAAGTCACCAGTATTTGGACCATCTGAGTTAGCACAACTTTACGAAGGACCAAGTCAATCAATCAGATTGGGTGCTAATGGACCTACCTATAGTAACGGTGGAGGTATTGAAGGTGGATTTACATGGGTTTCGCCAAAGTACAAAGAGAATGCTGGTTTCACTGTTGGTGTTGGTGGGGTAATTGTTAATCAATCGAATAACAAACCATCATCATATAACTCAACGGAGTCAACTAATAATACATTCAAGGATGGTTCAATATTAGATAAGACTCAAAGAATTATTGATAGCCAACCTCAAGGGGCGAAAAGATTACAACATGCTGGTAATGCTATTGACCAAGTAAGTAAGGTCTTTAATGACGGTTATAAAGAGCTTACAAAGGGTTCTAGAGTGATTACCTATACAGGTAACATTGGTCAAGAAGTTGGTACAGAATATTGTAGAGTGTTTGCAAAAGACATACCTTATTTGAATTACAGAAATTTACAAAAAGTTGATGGTATTACGGTTAACGGTAGAAGATTTAGTAACTCTGTTCTTGACAACACATATAACTTAAACATTGTTCCTAACAAACAAGAAGGTGGACAAAGTTCCACTAACCTTATTAATGGACCTGGTGGTAGTAGTACAAACGCTGCTTATGCTAAGAAGTATATGTTCTCAATTGAAAACCTTGCTTGGAGAACATCAAACACACCTGGGTTCACAGCTTCAGATTTATCAATTTGTGAAAGAGGTCCAAACGGTGGTAGAGTTATGTGGTTCCCACCATACGGATTGACATTCACAGAATCGGTTACGGCAAACTGGAACACTAGTGATTTCTTGGGAAGACCTGAGCCAATATATACGTATAAGAATACTTCAAGAGGAGGTTCTCTAACTTGGAAAATAGTTGTAGACCACCCTTCAATTCTTAATACAATTGTTAATAAAGTACTTAGTAATGAGTCAAATAAAGAAAGAGTTAATTCAATCTTGGATTCATTCTTTGCGGGATGTAGAAAGTATGACATTTATGAGTTAGCCAAGAAATATTATACTGTAAACCCAAATGATTTATACCTACTTCAAACTGCAATTACTTCAAAAGAATTAACAAGAGAACAATTAATTGTAACCAAAGAAACAATTCAATCAGGATTTAATAACCCTAATAGTGGTGGAGACCAAAACGCACAAGCAACTACAAACGATGATTATTGGAAAAAATACAATAACGTTGCGGGATATTTTAGCAACGATTACCCCAAAAAATCAACTACAATACCAGGGTATACTTACGAATATAATGAATATACTGGTGAAACAACTACATATACCAGCAAACCAAACGGTGCTCAGCTAGGTACGTTTTTTGATAGTGTTGTTACACCAAACTATAATACTTTGAATGATTTGGCTTTAGATTTGAATAAACAACTAACACAATATCCAATTGGTAGTATAACAATAACAATAGATGCGACTTGTTCTGCACCTGCAACACAGTCTTATAATAGAGAACTAGCGGATAGAAGAATTAAATCATTAATTAAATTTTTTACAGACAATACTAATACCGCAACTTTTGTTGGAAAACAAAGATTAATACTTAAGTCAGGAACAGCATTTGGTGAAAATGCTCAAGTATTACAATTTGATAGTGCAAAAAAAGCATTTATTCCAGGTACAACTGTAAATTGCACCGATAATGACGGGCAAGCCGTTGGAGGTGATACCCAAGCAATTTCTCATCAAATTTATACAACAAATGCAATGGCGTGTAGAAGGGCCTACATTAGTAACATCCATTCAACACTTAAACAACCAACAGTAGACCCTACGCCAAATTACGTAACGGTAACAAAAAATGATGTTGTAACAGACACTATTAAAACTACTGAACTCGAAAAAACTTGGAAGCCAAGAGACAATATCACTAAATTTGTTTTAAGGTCTTTATTATCTGAATGTGATTATTTTGAAACGGTAAAAGAAGCTAGTCCAATGGTTTATGATAACTTGAGAGAAAAGTTGAAGTTTTTTCAACCAGCGTTTCACTCAATGACTCCTGAAGGATTAAATACCAGATTAACATTCTTACAACAATGTATGAGACCTGGTGACACAATACCAACTATCAAAGATATTGGAGGCTCAACTGTATTACAATATAATGAAGCAACTAATACATCTTTCGGTGCACCTCCTGTTTTAATATTGCGAGTTGGTGACTTTTATAATACAAAGATAATACCAACAACCTTAGGCATCACTTATGAGGAGTTAGATATAAATCCAGAAGGTATTGGAGTTCAACCAATGATTGCAAATGTAACCATGGCATTCAATTTTGTTGGAGGTAGTGGATTAAAAGAGTCGATTGATAAGTTACAAAATGCTTTAACATTCAACTATTATGCTAACACAGAAATTTATGATGATAGAGCAGATTCTACCGATAAAGAAGAATTTTTAGCGGTCTTAGACCAACAGTTCTTACAAGGAACAAACCCTCCTGGTCCACCAGCATTAAATCAGGCGGCACCAAGTGCAGGTCAGAGTAATAATGCAACCATAGGTTCAATAATAACTTCAAATATACAAGCATCTGGTGAAACAGGGACGATAAGTTATGGTGACTTTATGACTAAAGTTGTTGTGGACTCTCAAACATATTTTACAAATATCTTGAATAAAAACAAAGAAGTTTTAAGTCAATACAATAATGCAATGCGCCAACAGTGGATGGTATCAAGAAATTATTATAAAGGAAATCTTTTAACAAATACCCCTGACGTTCAAATTTTTGGAAAACCAACAGGATTACAATCTAGAGTTGATGAAATATTCACAACGTTGACGGAAAATATTTCAAAAGGAGACGAAGGATTTATCAAATTTATATCTAATACATCAAAGAATTTTTCTTCTAGATTGATTCAAACTGTTAAAGATAATTATGTTAATTTTTTGAATGGTAAAAAATCATCATACCAAACACCTGTATATAAAACAATTCAAGATTTAGTTAACATAGAACAGGGATATATACAAACACTCGCTAGAGTTAATACAATAACATATCCTGGAACTGCAAATAGTGGTACAGATGGATTACAATCTAAATCAGGACCAGTAAAAGTTTATGTAACGTTAGGTACAAAAGATGTTGCAACATCTTCAAACGGAGCATCAGACACATTAGTTGAATTAATTAACGACGTTACAAAAGTCCAACAAGATTTAATTGCGTTTAATGATACAATATCAACAGAAACTAAATTTATTTATTCGGGTGATAAACAAGAATATTCTGCACCATTTGTGTTCCCACTCCAAAACGACGGAACAACTAATCAACTAAAAACAAGTGATGTTTTCAATCCATTCAGTAAAACTGATTTATTTAATGACAGAATTTTTAGAAGAGTTTATATGTTAATATCTAATGATGTTACTGATAGTAAAAAATATGAAACCTTCAAAAAAGCACTTATTGGTAATATAATTGGTAATAGTTCAATTATTGGAAAAGGTCAAGATGATATTGAAACTCAGTTTGATGCATATTGGGATAAAATAGCAAAACCAGCATTCAATACTGAAACAAATATTACAACAGAATTTATAAATAATTTAGAAAAAGATAAACTTAAAAAATATTTGATTTATACTCCTTTTGATACCAAGAAGAGGGTTTTTACTTATAACTCACAACCTGTAAGTAATGTTGCAAATAAAACAGCCCAAGAAAATTTGATTAAAGGATTAGGTGCAACAGGAAACCAAAATACAAATAAATTAACATGGAACGACCCTAACGGAATTTCAGGTTTCGGAAGTTTCATCTCAAAGGCAAAACTTAACTAATGGCGGCATCACAGTATTGGAATAGATATAGTCAATTTTTACTTAATGGTGAACAAACAGTTGTCCCTTTTGTAAACTTACCACAAAAAACAACTGATAAGGCTTACATATATAAAGTTGCTAAAAGTAGATTAGATAGAGTTTCACAAGAATTTTATAATTCACCATATTTTGGTTGGTTAATATTACAAGCCAATCCTAAGTTTGGAGGACTTGAAAACTATATTTATGATGGTGCTATATTGATTATTCCATTTCCTCTACTACCATCTTTACAAGATTATAAGGCAGCGGTAGAAAATCATTTTTATTATTATGGCAGGTAACATTCAAGCGGATAACAGCGGAAACATTTATGTTGAATTTGACTATAATAATATTATCGTAGTTGACCCAAACAAAACTATTGATAATCAAGGTAAAATTCAAGAAAGGTTAGTAGACCCAGAAAAATTGGTAATGTATGCTAACTTAGAGGCTGAAGTATTGCCAAGAACAAAGTTAGCGGTAGGTGCAACACCTACAGATAGAATAAGAACTATTTCAGTTGCAAAAATAGATTTCTTAAAGCCTACAAAAAATTCTTATCTGAGTACAGGATATTACGATGAATTGACTGGTAATAATACAACAAAATTCAAAGGTGAGAATCAAATGTTATCTAGTGTTCAAGTACCGAAAGACGGTAGTAAAGCTTATGTTGTAGACCAACCAGCGGATTTGAAGAATGTTATGGATAACGGTCTGTTGGGTATAAGTGATATTTCAATATCAACAAACAGTTCTTTCATTCCCTCAGTAAAAATTAAATTACAAGATATACAAGGAAGAGCATTATTTCAGTTAGGGAATAATTCACCATATGCGGCTTTCTTTAACTTACCATATCCACCGTTTTTTTTAACTTTGAAAGGTTATTATGGTCAAGCGATTAGATATCAACTGAATCTTGAGAAGTTTAATGCAAGATTCAACTCCCTAAGTGGTAACTACGAAGTAGATTTAGAATTCAAAGGATACAAATTCAATATTTTGAATGAAATATCGATGGGTCATTTATTGGCTTTACCACATATGTATACTCAACAATTTAGTGTTGCACAAACGCCTGTTGGACCACAACAAACAAACAAAAGTGCCGAATCACAAGCATCAACACAAGTGGGACAAATTAAAAACAACGCAACTGGAACTGAACAAGTTGTTGGTTCAATATATACAAACAAAGGATACCAAAAAATAGTTGAAGTTTATAGTGATTACAAATCAAAAGGGTTGATACCACCTGACTTTCCTGAATTAACATTAGTTCAATTGATGAACAAACTTCAAACTTTTGAACAAACAATTCAGGATTCTTATTTCAAAGCTGAAGTTGAATCTTTAACAAACATCAGAACATATAAAGAATATCTTCAAGAATACTTCAACGATATTAGAGGAGATAATTCTTGGTTTTCAAAATATTTGAATCCAAGACCAATAATTTTAACTAACAATTCTGGAAAGGTTTATGTGTTCAACAACATAGACTTGAAAGACAAAGATGATGCAATTGCAAGACTTAAAAATGACATCAAAGTATTCAATCAATATTTAGCGGGAAATCCAACTTTAGGAGATGCTGGACCATCTAAAATTCCAAACCCAATAAATTATGATACTATAGTTTTTTCTGCTCCATCATTTCAACAGATAGATTGGGTGGCAACTACAACACAACAAACAGGGATTCCTAATCCAACTGAAGCTCAAAAACAAAAAGTAATTGATAGTTATTCAGGTTTGTTCACACCCGTAGTTGCTAAAGATAAAGATAATAATTTGGTTGATGTGAGACCTAAATTTTTTATTTTTGAAGGTGATGGAAGATTTGATAAAACCATTGCTTCAATGGATTCACAAGCAACTAAGAAACTTCAAGAGTATGAGGCAGATATCAGTGCAAAACTTTTGAAAAAATTAGAAGACCGTACTAAAGGTTTAGGATTTAGACCTACAGTAAGAAATATGATGGCGGTTGTTTTGGCATCAGCTGAAGCGTTTTTAAGATTAATGGATGATGTTCATACAAATGCGTGGTCATTAAAAAACGACCCCGTAAGAAAAAGTGCAATATTAAATAACGTTTCATCGGCACAAAGTTCAGATAGTAGAGATAACCTTCCAGTTACACCACAATCATTATCAGATAATTCAAACTATGATTATTCTCAAATTCCAATTTATCCATGGCCTCAATTTTTTGTTGAAACACCTGAAGATAAAAAAGGTAGATTTCAATTGAAATATATCGGAGACCCTTCAGTTTCAGATTTAACACAAGGTTATCTATATGATAAATGGCCTGAGGTTGAGTTTGTCGAGGAATATTTGAAAGGTCTTACAAAAAAATTCAACGCCCCTGAAGTACCCGATACGTTACAAAATCAAAATTATACTAATAATATTAATATTAATGCAATCGAGTTCCCGTCTGCAGGATTAACATATCTGAATAAAGAAGAATTAAAATTCTTTTATGAAATTTGGGAAAGACAATTTCTAACATCTCATTATTCAGGATTGATTAGAGCCAACTCAAATCAAATAAATGATTTGATTAAGTTGAACACGGAAGCTGAGGTTAATAACATTTACGATAGTATTAATATTAGTGCACCATATCTTAGTTTGAAACTAAAAAACTATGATTTGAATGCACAGAATTATATACAAAATCTTGAAAATTTTTCAAACGGAGGTACAGGTAAATCCTACCAAGACTTTATAAGAGATTTCTTTGTCACACCATATATCAGAACAATAACAGAAAATCCAACAGCAATCCTTAGTACACTTGAATTAGGTCAAATACCACAGATGCACACAGACTCAGCAGCTTTGAAAAATTTAATTGCAGTTGCGACCAACGATAAATTAATTGTTGATGTATTACCATTTTCGGACCCAAATTGGTGTTTGAATAACTTACCTGATGGGGGAAAAACTCAAAACAACGAAGTTTATAGTACAAAAAAATCTTTAACGGTTTTTGAACCAAGAAAGATAATTTCAAATTTTAATGATGTTTATAATTTTACTTATAACAGACCTGTCACAAACTTCTCGTACACTAACTACGCTAACCCAACAATAGATGCACTAACAAATGTAAAGAATGGTTATGGCTTAACTGCTTTTTATACATTGAGAACACCAAATAATTTTGCACTAACGGAAGGTAATTGCAATTACGTATCGCCAGTACACAATCAGCCAACAGCATCAATAGCAACTTTGTTGACGGGGGGATTACCTTATACAAAAACTACTTCTTTATTGAATACACCATACTTTGTAAATTCAATTCAAGTTGGTGTACAAGGAATTAGAAGTAATTCACCGTATCCATTTGTACAAGCAGCTTATTTGTTTTTGAATTCTTTACCATTAGCTTCTTTGAGTGAAAGATATAAAAATTTGGATGGAACAACAATGTCCGAATTAGATTTTATATCTTCTTGTTTTAACAAGTTTGGAGCCATTCATAAAATACCATACGCTTGGATGATTAAGTTAGGTTCTATTTGGTATAGATATAAAAAATACAAAGAGTCTGGTGTAGATATATTAACGAATGTTTGGAAAAACTTTGAATATACTGTAAATTATAGTCCTGTTCTTAGTTCAACAACTCAAACCTATGATTTTGTTTATCAAGGTCAAAAGGAAAGTATTGTTCTCCAACAAGAAAGTAATGATATTATAACAATCAATACAGGATTTTACCCACAACTGATGAACGACTTTAACGTGTTCTTCAATCGATATGAATTATACACAGGATATAATAATTCAGACATCCAAAAAAGTATTGATTCGGGAGTAAAAATATTTAGTTTCCCTGATTCAAAAATCAATGGGTTGAAACAAGATTCTAAAAATTTGATATTAAAAACTTGGTCAGTACTATTACCTGACACAGAGTTAATTACTTCAAATTGCGACCCGAAAACAAATACAAAAGGTAACAAATATTTTATTGTTCCATCATTTGGTTCTCAAATAAATCAAACAATAGATGAATGTGTTATCAATGTAACCTCAGCACCACAAACGGTTGTGAACTTGACTAACAATACAAGTATGTATAACGGTTCTGTGAGAACCATTTGGTCAACACCAAACTTTGGTTATTTTGATAATAATCAAATTGTTATGCCAACACCATATGAATACATTAACCATATTGACCCTAAAACAACAGACCAATCACCATTCAAGTTATTGACTACTGATGATTACTCTAAGATAGAAGATATCTTTGGAGTTTTTGAAAAAAGAGATTTGGATAAATTTGAACAAGAGTTTTTGAATTTCTGTAAACCAATAACAAACGCGGATACAACTCAAGATAGTGCTCAGTACAATACATCGACTACAAATCCAAATGCTAACTTCAGAAACTTCCAATCGTTATTAAGAAGTATAATGACTGTACCAGCACCTCCAAGTGGACAAGGAGATTTAGAATTTTTCCAAAATACAATTAACACACAAAATGAATTTGTGAAAAATGAGTTGACCGCATTTTTACAGTATGACATTTTATTTAAGAATGGTAATCCATCAAAATACAAAAGAAGAGTATTTGATTCTTACTTATCTTATTTGGGTACTCCTGTAATAACTGACCCAATTGTTTTCAAACATTATGTTGTTGGTAGTTTACCCACAAAAGGTGGAAATGTTTTGTTAAGCCAATCTAAAATTAACTATCCCGACGCGTGGTTTGCCTTAGAAACTGAAGTAGGGTTCTCAACAATAAGTGGTGTGACATACAGTTCTACAGGTTCGTACATCACTGACTTTTTTGTTGATAATGATATTGAATTTAGTGTAAATAACGTTGTTATATTGGCACCGTTAATTAAAATGTATGCAGCTAGAAAACTAGAATCACCACAATTAAGTGCTGCACAATTCAAAAATCAACTTAGACTATATTTGAATTCTGAAACTGAACTACAAAATAATTTCTTGAATTTAGTGTTGGCGGGAGTTAGATTAAAATTACCAAATCAACAACAGCTACCTGCGAAAGTTATATCAAGTGCTGTAAGTGGTGACCAAAGTAAATCTGAAATTTATGAGGTGTTCAAAGCACTTAATGACAAATGGATATCAGGAGATGATTTTAAGACAAAAACTTTATTCGAAGACATGTTGTTTTTGGATAGAGCCTCAAGAAATATTGGAGACACAATTTTAATAGACATATTTGATTTACAAAATATGTTCTCTGAAAACTCTCTAAATCAAGTGATGAGTGTTTTTACTTTTGTAAGTGGTATCTTAATTAAGAATAATTTCGTGGTAATGAACTTACCAGGTTACGTTAACTTTTATAACATACAAGACGTTGATGGAACCACAATACCTCAACCTGAAGGTTCTTTACAATTTGCCAATAGTATGTGGGGAACATTCTTGGATGTTGATTATAGAAACTCAGGTCCAAAGATGGTTTGTTTCTATGCGGGAAAACCTTCACAATATTTGGATTTACCTAAAGGGAATTTTAGATATAGAGATGATGCTTTTGAAATGAGAAGAGCATCAGAAAACCCATTAATTGAAAATCAACAAAACAAAAAAGATTGGGCTCTGTCAAACAGATGTGTTGGATTTAATATTGATTTGGGTATAAGAAACCAAAACATATTTTATTCATTTAGTGTTTCACAAGATAATGGGGTTGCAACATCTGAAACAATTAATACTCAATTGACTATGGTAAACAATGCCACAGGTAGAAATGTTGCCACTCAAAATGTAAGTTTATTCAACTTATATAAACAGAGAAGTTATAAAGCTACGGTGACTTGTTTGGGTAATGCATTATTACAACCATCTATGTATTTCAACCTGAGACATGTACCAATGTTCAACGGTCCTTATATGATTTTAGATGTACAACATCACATAACGCCAGGAAATTTCCAAACAACATTTACAGGTGTCAGACAAGGGATTTATGATTTACCATCAATAGATAATTTCTTACAAAGTATCAATCAAAATTTATTAACTAACTTACAAGCAATCTTAAAAGTTAAAAAAGATACTCCAACTGTTACACCAATTACAAATGTTCAGAAGGCCGCTAACGTAGTTCAAAAGGCTAATAATACACCTGATACACCAAATAGTTGTGTAAGTAATGTTGATACTGCTGTATACACTAATTATCAAAACATAACTCCAGTGTTGAAGTCACTAACTGAACTTGAGTTTGCAAAAGCGTTGAAAAGTGAAATACCTAATGAAGAAAGCCTACAAGCAATTATCTACGTAATATCATATATTACAACATATCAAAACGATAGTAACAATCACGGTAAGTTCAAAGGATACAATTATAATTTTGGTGGAATTTCATTATATTGGAATTGGTCCCCAACAACAGATAAATTTACTAAGGCTTATTCTTGTGTTAATATAAAAACATCCGCTTCTACGCCAGGGAAATCAGAACCTTTGGTTGCATTCGCGGATGTAAAAGATTATATACAGTTCATGGCGGCAAGACTTAGACCTAATGTTTCAAGAATATTAAAAGATGGTTTACCACAGTATTATGTTTGTAACTGGCCTAAAGAAAATGTTAGCGTTGATTATTATCAATCACATAAAGACGACTTTGCATCTGTGAGACAAACAATTAATAAAGGATTGGATTCGTGTGTGACAGTTAAAATTATTCTACCAGATACAGGTAATCAATTAAAGGCGCAAATAAAAATACAGGAAGATAAAATAAAACAACCAGGAGTGACACAAACGCCAACATTAAAAGCACCATTAGCGGGAAACACTTGTCCACCACCATTGGTTACATCGTTCTCACCAATAACAGGTAATATGGGTACAATAGTTCAAATAAATGGTAGAAACTTAGCAATTGTTACAGATATTCTCATTGTTAATCCAACAAATGAACAACAAGTATTAGCAACAGTTTTAGCTAAAGATATTACCCATTTGAATGATGAAACGTTAAGATTTACCTTACCACAAATAAGTACTGGTCAAGTTTTAACAAACTGTAAAATAATAGCCAAAAGTCCATATGGTAATGGTTCGGTTGATACAGTATTCAAGTACGACCCAGCTTATGTTGCATCTGCAGCTTCATCACCAGGTGGATATGCTGGAAATAATCAATCTAGTACTACAGCACCAAACTCAAATAACACAAATACCAATCCACAAAATACAGGACCTGTGACATTATTGTCCAAATCAGAAACTTCAGTTGGTGGTAAGATAACTAATAAATTAACGGTAAATGTTAATCCCGATGCTGGTGTTTGGGTTCTTGATAAGAGTGTTGAAATGAATATATCTGTGTTTGAAGTTATAACAAGTAACAACAACACGACACAAAGATTGAATGTTCAAGTAACGATGAAAAAGAGTGATTATGTAAATAATAATACGTTTACAATAACACGTGATGATATTACAACAATATTAACAACGAGTGAACCATTCAAAACGACACCAATTAAACCAAGTCAAATGGTTACAGTTCAATTCAATGTTCTTGCAAATGCTGAGGATAAAGTTAAACACCCACAACCAACTGTTCAATCATTTAACTTTAATTATAGTGATGGAAGTACAACAACTACAACAACATCACCAGCTACTACCGCATCAAAAACATTTGCAGAACAACCATTGTCAATAACGTTATACGGTGAAAGTCCTAATTTACAAGGAAATGGATGGGAGTATTTCAATGTAAAAAAACCTGCAGGAGGATATATTACCTTTAAGTTTAATGCCCCAACATTCAATGAAGCAAATTATGGGTATAAACTATTCGTTGATAAAGATGGATATCCAGTACCAGGGTCTGGTATGGTTGGAGGGATAGATACAAAGTATACTTATCTTGGTAATGTTAATTCCGTTGGAACATTTAAGATATCAGTGGAGTACTATCCTTATGGACTTACATCACCAAACGGTGGAGAAGTATTAAAGCAAACTGTATATAGTCCACCTTTCACTTTATAACATAACAATATATTTATAATAAAAGATTTTTTATGGATTTAAGAGCATCATTAAACAATTACCTTGGAAAATCAGTTAGATATTCTGAGGAAGATAATGGAGATGGAACTAAACAAGTTTGTGACTTGGATACAGGCGATTGTTATACTGTAAGAGAAAGAGATGGTCTAATCGAAAGAGCTGGTCATCAAACAACAATAAATAAAAGAGTTAGAGTTGAAACTGCGAGAGGAGTTAAGACTTTATTAAACGGATAACAAAATGAGTTTAGATAAAAAAATTATTAGTGAGATTGAAAGATATAGAAATATTAACAACTATATCTTAGAACAAGCGGCAGCACCACCACCTCCTGATTTGGGAGCTTTGGCACCTGAAGGTGGAGAAGGAGCGGGAGCACCGCCACCACCAGCTGAGGCATTACCGCCAGCACCGCCAGAAGCAATAGCACCTGATGCGGGTCCACAAAAAATTGATGTGGACAATGACCCAGATGTTGAAAAGGTTGACGATAAAGGGAAACCAGAAGATAAAGGTGATGGTGATGACGAAGGAACTGAAACTTTAGATATCACTGATTTAGTTGATTCGCAAAAGAACATTGAGAAAAAACAAAATGAATATTTTGAAAATCTATTTGGTCAAATTCAAAATCTTGAATCTAAATTAGGTGAGATGGATTCAATTATGAACAAGTTAAATGCTCTTGAAAACAAGATTGAAAAATATAGAGAAAAAACACCACAAGAAAAATTAGAATTGAGAAGTTTAGATTCATACCCATTCAACCAAAAGTTATCACAATTCTTTGATGATAAACAAGAAGACATGGAAAAAACAGGAAAACATAATTATATTTTAACAACAGATGATGTTAAAGATATTAATGTTAATGATATTAAAAACTCGTTTCAACCAGGAGGTGGAGACAAGTACAACGACGAATTCAAACGTTAAAAATAAATAAAAGGTCATCGAAAGATGACCTTTTTTATTTGACATACGCCTTATTTATTACTATATTTTATAAACAATTTAATAATTTAATTTTAACAACATGAGTAACGTATTAGACGCCGTATTGGCACAGTATGAGAAATCACAAAGCGCATCGGGCGGGGCCCAAAGTAAAATGTCGCAAGACGAAAGAATGAAAAAGTATTTCGCTTTAATCCTTGGGGATAAAGAGAAATCAGGTCAAAGAAGAATTAGAATCCTACCAACAACAGATGGTTCATCACCTTTTAAAGAGGCTTGGTACCACGAAATTCAAGTAGGTGGACAATGGCAAAAGTTCTATGACCCAGCTAAGAATAACAACGAACGTTCACCTTTGAATGAGGTTTATGAAGAGTTGATGTCAACTGGTAAAGAATCTGATAAAGAATTGGCGAAACAATATAAGTCTCGTAAGTTCTATATTGTAAAAGTAATCGACAGAGACCACGAAGAAGATGGTCCAAAGTTTTGGAGATTCAAACACAACTATAAGAATGATGGTATCTTAGATAAAATCATTCCTATTTGGAGAAACAAAGGTGATATCACTGACCCTGAAAAAGGACGTGACTTAATCATCGAGTTAACAAAATCTAAAACACCTGCGGGTAAAGAGTACACAAGTGTATCTACAATTATGTATGAAGACCAAGGTCCTGTTCACGAAGAAAAAGAACAAGCAAACGCATGGATTAACGATGAGTTAACATGGAATGATGTATATAGTAAAAAACCTGTAGAATATCTTGAAGCTATCGCAAGAGGAGAAACTCCAAAATGGGATAATGAAAAAGGTGGATATGTTTACGGAGATGAAACTGTATCCGAAGAAAGTTTTGGTGGAACTAAAAAATCAACACCATCTAAAGTGGTTGACCCACAAGCAGATGCTGATGTGGACTCAGATTTACCATTCTAAATTATACGGGTGGAGATAAAACTTCACCCTTTTTTAATCTATAATATGACATTCAAAGAAGAGATTGACTTACAACTAAGAGACAATAAGATGATATCTTACGAGATATTGAGTCAGTTAAAGGATAAAGGATACTTCTCAGGTAGACCTAAACAAATTGGTGATACCGTTTTATTCGGTATGTTAAGAGAAGAAGGTTATCAAGGTGATGAAGGTGAGTCAACTATTAAACTAATAACATTCCATGAAGATGAAATAGGTGAACTTTATGAAGAGGATAAAATATTCTACAACCGAAACAAAACAAATAAATTACCAAGCATTAAAAGAATAGAAGATGGCGGGAATTAAGAAAAAAGAAAGTGGAGGATTTAAGGATAAGTTCTCAACCAAAACAAAATACAAAGAAACTGCTTACTACTTTTGTGGTGATGCTTTCTTAAATGCCAGTGGATTACCAGGTCCTGTTATGGGTGGTATTAATATGTTCTTAGGACATAGTAATAGTTCTAAAACAACAGCTATGATATTAGCAGCGGCTGATGCTCAAAAGAAAGGTCATTTACCTGTCTTCATTATCACTGAAAAAAAGTGGAGTTGGGAACATGCTGTTGAGTTAGGATTAGATGCTAAAAAGAATTCTGACGGAGAATGGGACGGAGATTTTATTTTCAACGATAGTTTTGACTATATCGAGCAAGTAACTGACTTCATGAACGAAGTATTAGATGCTCAAGAAAAGGGTGATATACAACAATCTATTTTATTCCTTTGGGATTCAGTAGGTTCAATCCCTTGTAAGATGACCTTTGATGGTAAAGGTGGTAAACAACATAATGCAGCAACTCTCGCAGATAAGATTGGTATGGGTATTCATTCAAGAATTTCTAAATCAAAGAAAGAAGATTATTCTTACTACAACACATTAGTTGTCGTTAATCAACCTTGGGTTGCTCTCCCTGACAATCCGTTTGGACAACCGACAATCAAAGCAAAAGGTGGAGAGGCGTTATGGTTAGCGTCTTCATTAGTATTCTTATTTGGTAATCAGGCAAGTGCGGGTATCAACCACATCACAGCAACTAAAGGGGGAAGAACTGTTAGATATGCAATCAGAACTAAAATATCAATTTTAAAGAACCACGTAAATGGTTTAGGATATAATGATGGAAAGTTAATTGCGGTACCACAAGGATATATTGAGGATACTAAAGAAGCATTAGAAGCTTATAAGAAAGAGTATTCACAATATTGGAATGGTATCTTATCAGGTACTGGTGAGTTAACCTTAGAAGAAACAACTGACGATATCAGCGAATAAGAAACAATTTTTATCACCTCTAATTTAACAAAGTGACTAAAACACTTTTAGTAGACGGAAACAATTTATTTAAAATAGGATTTCACGGTGTAAGAGATTTATATAGTGATGGAGACCATTTAGGTGGAATCTATCACTTTATAAACATTCTTAGAAAATTCTTGGAGGAACATGACCACGATAAAGTGGTTGTATTCTGGGATTCCAATTCCTCCATTCGTAAATCAATTTACCCACAATATAAGGCAAATAGACGCCAAGATATGAACGAGTACAAGTATGAGTCATATCTAAATCAACAAGCAAGAGTCAAACAATACCTTGAGGAAATTTTTGTAAGACAAGTTGAAATGATTGATAATGAGGCAGATGACCTTATTGCGTATTATTGTAAAGTTGCTACTGATGAAATAATAATCATCTTCTCAGCTGATAAGGACCTCACTCAGTTGATTAACGAGAACGTCAGCGTGTATTCACCCATCTCAAAGCAATACTTCGGCAATGGGGATAATATCATCATTAATAAGGTAAATATACCTCATTACAACGTATTACTTTGTAAGATATTCACAGGAGATAAATCAGACAACATAGATGGTATTGAAGGACTTGGTGAAAAGACTTTAATAAAATACTTCCCACAAGTGCAGGAAAAACCATGCACTGTCGAAGAATTACTCGATATTGCACGAAATATCCCGCAAAAGAAACCTATTAAAACATTAGTAAATCTTTTGACTGGTAAGACTAAATCATCTATACTTGGAGAAGAGTTTTATATTACAAACAAAAAAATTGTTGACCTTACAAACCCATTAATCACTGACGATGGAAAAACCCTAGTCGAACAAATTCACACTGATACAATTGACCCCACCGATAGGGGTTATAAAAACTTAATGAGAATGATGATGGAAGATGGTCTCTTTAAGTATCTACCTAAGGACGACAATGCTTGGGTAAACTTCCTCAAACCTTTTATGAAATTAACAAGAAAAGAAAAACGAAAATTATGATAGATTATAGTTTATCAGATAAATTAAGGGTTCAATACCAAACAGCAAATCCCTTCCCTTATATTGTGATTGATAATTTTTTACCTGAGTTTTTACTAAAAAAATGTGTAACAGAATTAAAAAATCACAATGAGTGGTTTCATAATCAAGAAAAGTGGGTCGAAGAATTTCAAGTAAATAAATTTTATTATCCTAACTACGATTCGAACGTTGAAGACTTTTCGAAAAAAATACCTATCACCAATTTGATTTTTGATTATTTGAACAGTGACTCATTTATAGATTTCTTACAAAAGTTAACAGGTTTTGATGGTTTATATAGAGACCCTATTCTTTTGGGAGGTGGTATTCATAAAATTTCAAATGGGGGTAAATTATCAGTTCACGTTGATTATAATACTCATCCTGGTACTTTGAAACAAAGAAAACTAAATCTTTTGATTTATCTAAATGAAAATTGGAAGAGTGAGTGGGAGGGGAACCTTGAGCTTTGGGATAAGAAAAATTGGGAAAAGAAAATTGAGGTAGAACCAATATTCAACCGAGCGGTAATATTTTCAATTGAAAATGCTCCACATGGACATCCAATTCCACTAAACACACCAGAAGGAATTGATAGGTATTCTTTAGCATTATATTATTTCACAGATGAAACTCCAGAATCAAAACATTCTGTAATTTTTTATAAAGACGAAGATTTAGGTATTACAAAAAAAATTGACGATATTTTCAAAACAACTTAAAAAAACACAAATTAAACGCTATGAAAGAAATGGACAGCACCAAAATGGAGTTTCTTTTGACACTTAACGATAACATCGTTGTTCAAAGATTCTTCAACGTTAGAGGGTTCAACCCAAAGGCAAAAAACTCTTTAGAGTTGTATGAGTTCATGAAGTCTTTAAAAGAAGAACTTCAGTATTATCTAAAGATGAAAACAGTTATCTATATGATGGATAACAGAAGCTCGATTGAGAGCGACCCAAGTATCATGAACACATCGTTCACTGATGGACCTGAAGTTTTTAACCTTTTTGTTAAGGTAGGAGAACAGACAATTTGTCATAGAATTTTTGACGGAAAATTATTTCCACCGAAAGTTCGTTATACGGTTGATGTACGACCATTTTTGAAAGATGTCTTAAGAGAGTTGACTGACATTTTTTCAAACAGGAAATTAACTTACGAGTATTTGGATTTTGACTTGAGCAAGTAAGTATTTAATAATAAGGGGAGAACGAAACACAAACATGAATAAAAATTTTGACTACTTAGGGAACACTTTTCAGATACAATTATTGAACCAAATTATCGAAGACAAAGATTTTGCATCATCAATCATTGATGTAATTGAAAGTTCATACTTCGATAACAAATACTTTAAAATCATCTTACAGATGATAAAAGAATATTACGTGAAGTACGAATCTTGTCCAAACTTTGATACATTGGAACAGATTGTTAAATCAGAAATTTCACAGGAGTTGGTTGCAAAGATTGTTTTGGATACTCTAAAACAAGTCAAAGATGCACCATTTGAGGGTACACATTTTGTACAGGAAAAGGCTTTGAAGTTCTGTAAACAACAGGAGTTACAAAAGGCAATGGACAAGGCTCAAAAGATTATTACAGAAGGTGACTTTGAATCTTATGACAAAGTTGAAGGGTTGGTTAGAGAAGCACTTCAAGTGGGTGAAATTGAAAAGGATGTTACTGACATCTTCATGGGACTTGATACAGTTTTGGATGAGGACTATAGACATCCGATTCCGATGGGTATTGCAGGTATTGACAATCTACTTAAGGGTGGGTTAGCCAAAGGTGAGATTGGGGTTATATTGGCTCCTACAGGAGTCGGTAAAACCACTATCCTAACCAAGATTGCAAATACAGCCTTTAACTTAGGGTATAACGTTCTTCAAATATTTTTTGAGGATAACCCTAAGATTGTACAAAGAAAGCACTTCACAATATGGACAGGTATCGAACCTGATAATTTGGCGAATCACAAGGAAGAAGTATTGAATAAGATTGGTGAGATTCAAGATACAATGAAAAACAAATTGATTCTTAAGAAACTTGCATCCGATACAACTACTATGGGTCAAATCAAAAATCAGGTTAGAAAAATGATTGCTGACGGTAACAAAATTGATTTGGTTTTGTTGGACTATATCGATTGTGTATTACCTGAATCAAGCGCTAAAGATGAGTGGAAAGCTGAGGGTTCAGTAATGAGAGGATTCGAGGCTATGTGTCACGAATTAAATCTTGTTGGTTGGACAGCAACTCAGGGTAATAGAAGTTCAATTTCGTCTGAAGTTGTAACTACTGACCAAATGGGAGGTTCAATTAAGAAAGCTCAAGTGGGACACGTAATCATCACGGTAGCTAAGACTCTTGTACAAAAAGAGATGAACTTAGCAACGATTGCCATCACAAAGTCGCGTCTTGGTAAAGACGGAGTTGTCTTCGAAAATTGTAAGTTCAACAACGAACTTCTTGAGATAGATACTGAGTCTTCAGTAACATTCTTAGGTTTTGAGGGTCAACAAGAGGAGAAAAAGAGGGATAGAGTTAAGGAGCTTCTTGAAAAAAGAAAAGAAAGAGAAGCACAACAAAAATCAATTTAATTAAATATCTACTTTTCTCAAAAAAAACTTATTTTTTTAATTAGAAAATGTTGGTCGATTGGTGTTCGACCACATATTTATCATAAAAATCAACGATTTTTTAATAAAATATCTACACCTAAAAATTTACAAAATGGACATTTCAAACAGAATTCTTAGTGATATCACAGTGTATATGAAATACGCAAAGTATATCCCTGAATTAAAGAGGAGAGAAACGTGGCAAGAATTAGTCACAAGAAATATGGAGATGCATATTAAGCAATATCCAAAATTAGAAAAAGAAATTAGAGAGAACTACATGTATGTTTACAAGAAACAAGTTCTTCCATCAATGAGGTCAATGCAATTCGCAGGAAAACCTATTGAGATTTCACCAAACAGAATTTACAACTGTGCATTCGCACCAATCGATGATTGGAGAGTATTCTCTGAAATTATGTTCTTACTTTTAGGTGGAACAGGTGTTGGTTATTCAGTTCAAAAACATCACGTTGATGCTTTACCTGAAATCAGAAAACCAAATAAAGAAAGAGGTAGAAGATGGTTAGTTGCTGATTCTATTGAAGGATGGGCTGACGCTGTAAAAGTGTTAGTAAAATCATACTTCTTTGGAGGTTCAAAGATAGAATTTGATTTTAGTGATATTAGACCAAAAGGTGCAAGACTTATCACATCAGGTGGTAAAGCTCCTGGTCCTCAACCATTAAAAGAATGTTTAATTAAAGTTGAAGGAATCTTAGATTCAAAACAAGACGGTGAAAAACTAAGTCCGATTGAAGTACATGATATCGTTTGTCATATTGCAGACGCAGTGTTAGCGGGTGGTATCAGAAGAGCAGCTCTTATCTCATTATTCTCAGCAACTGATGAAGAAATGATTGGATGTAAGAGTGGAGCTTGGTGGGAAACAAATCCACAAAGAGGTAGAGCTAATAACTCTGCAGTTTTGATGAGACACAAAATCACTAAAGATTACTTTATGGATTTATGGAAGAGAATTGAAGCAAGTGGTGCTGGCGAACCTGGTATCTACTTAAGTAATGATAAAGATTGGGGAACTAATCCTTGTTGTGAAATTGCTTTAAGACCATTCCAATTCTGTAACCTAACGGAAGTTAACGTATCTAACGTTGTATCTCAAGAAGATTACGAAGGTAGAGTTAGAGCGGCATCATTCATTGGAACATTACAAGCGGGATATACTAATTTCCACTATTTAAGACCAATTTGGCAAAGAACAACAGAGAAAGATGCGTTGATTGGAATATCAATGACAGGTATCGGTTCGGGAGCTGTATTAGGTTTGAATATGAAATCAGCAGCTAAAGTTGTTAAAGAAGAAAATAAAAGAGTTGCTGAGTTATTAGGAATCAATCCAGCGGCAAGAACAACAACAGTTAAACCTGCGGGAACAACTTCATTAACATTAGGTACGTCATCAGGTATACATGCTTGGCATAATGATTACTATGTTAGAAGAGTAAGAGTTGGTAAGAACGAAGCAATTTATAGTCACTTAGCGGTTAATCACCCTGAATTAGTAGAAGATGAATATTTCAGACCACATGACACAGCGGTTATTGGTATTCCACAAAAGGCACCTGAAGGTTCAATCTTAAGAAACGAATCACCAATTCAACTATTGGAGAGAGTGAAGAAGGTTCAACAAGAATGGATTAAACCAGGTCATAGAAGTGGTTCAAACGCTCATAACGTATCTGCAACAATCTCAATTAGAGAACACGAATGGCCAGCGGTTGGTGAGTGGATGTGGGAAAACAAAGAATACTATAATGGTCTTTCTGTATTACCTTACGATGGTGGAACATATATTCAAGCTCCATTTGAAGATTGTACTAAAGACAAGTACGAAGAATTAATGAAAGCTCTTCATGATGTTGATTTGTCAAAAATCGTTGAAATGGACGATGATACAGATTTAAGTGGTGAAGCAGCTTGTGCTGGTGGAGCTTGTGAAGTAACACTTGTATAATATGTCAAACGATAATTTAGTTCAAAATATTATTAATGGAATCTACGGTTCAATCAAAGGAAATAGATGATAATAAAAGGGAGGAGTCTAATAAACTTCTCCCTTCTCATTATTATACAGAAGGTGATAGAGTTATTTTTACAGAAGAGTTTCACATAAAAAGAGGGACTTGTTGCGGTAATTATTGCAGACATTGCCCTTATGACCCAAAACATACTAAAGGAACAAGCTCTTTAAGAAAAAAATAATCCATGTATATTTATGTTATATGGCAGCAGGAGTAACATACGGTCTTAATTTTCCTTTCCAAAATTCAACACAAGGAGATTATCTTCAACTAACAGAATTAGAATCTGAAGAAATTAAAGCGGATTTAATTCATCTCCTTTTAACAAGAAAGGGGTCAAGATACTTTTTACCTGACTTTGGAACAAGGTTGTATGAATTTATATTTGAACCATTTGATGGATTAACTTTTGATGCAATTCAATCCGATATCAGAGATGCCGTTGCAAAATTTATGCCAAATCTGTTATTAAATAATATTACAATAACTCCATTGGACCCAATGGAAGAATATGATTTAAGTACGGGACAAGCAACTGCGGGTACGACTAGTTCACCAATCTATAGATTTCCTGGTAAAGGGACTGCTGAGTACACTGCAAAAATTAAAATAGACTACTCAAACAATAAAAATACTTTTGCACAAAGTGATTTTGTAATAATCAATATTTAATAGTAATGGCAAATCGTAAAATATCGTATACAACGAGGGATTTTGAAGGTATAAGAACCGAGCTTTTAAATTATGTAAGAACATATTATCCAGAATTAATTCAGGATTTTAATGATGCATCGGTATTCTCAGTTTTTATTGATTTGAATGCTGCGGTTGCTGATAACTTGCACTATCATATAGATAGAAGTGTTCAAGAAACTGTGTTACAATATGCACAGCAAAGGTCTTCAATTTATAACATTGCCAGAACTTATGGTTTGAAATTACCAGGACAAAGACCATCAGTTGCCTTAGTTGATTTCTCAATCACAGTACCAGCTTATGGTGACAAAGAAGACGAAAGATATCTTGGTATTTTAACAAGAGGTTCTCAAGTAACAGGTGCAGGAATAGTATTTGAAAATATTTATGATATCGATTTTTCATCACCATATAATGCTCAAGGATATCCAAATAGACTAAAGATACCTAACTTCAACGCCAACAATGTTTTAATTAATTATACAATTACCAAAAGGGAACTTGTGGTAAATGGTATTACAAAAGTGTTCAAAAGAGTAATCACGCCAAACGACGTGGTTCCATTCTTTGAATTATTTTTACCTGAAAAAAATGTTTTAGGTATAACAAGTGTTTTATTAAAGAGTGGTACAGAATATACAAACGTACCTACAGCTGCAGAATTTTTAGGTGCAGCCAACAGATGGTATGAAGTAGACGCCTTAGCCGAAGATAGAGTTTTTGTTGAAGACCCAACAAAAGTTTCAGACCAACCTGGTATTAAAGTTGGTAGATACATACAAACATCAAATAGATTTATCAGTGAATTCACACCTGAAGGATTTAAAAAAATGACTTTTGGTGGAGGAACAAATACTGCTCAAGATTCACTTAACCAATTTACAACAGTGGGCGCTACTTTGGATTTACAGAGATATATGAATAACTTTTCATTGGGTTCTACACTAACGCCAAATTCAACATTGTTTATTCAGTATAGAGTTGGTGGTGGTTTGGCAACAAACTTGGGAACAAATGTTATCAATCAAATTGGTACAGTCTCTTTTTACGTTAACGGTCCTTCAGAAACAACGAACTCATCAGTTGTTAACTCTTTAAGAGCTAACAACGTAACCGCAGCTGTTGGTGGAGCGGGAGTACCTTCTTTGGAGGAAATTAGAAACTATGTTTCATTTAACTTCTCGGCACAAAAAAGAGCAGTAACTGTTCAAGATTATGAATCAATCATTAGAAATATGCCATCTGAATTTGGTGCACCAGCGAAGGTATCAATAACTGAAAACGACAACAAAATTTTAATTCAACTTTTATCTTATGATACTTCAGGTAAATTGACAAACTTAGTGTCTAATACATTAAGACAAAATGTTGCCAATTATCTTTCTAATTATAGAATGATGAATGACTATATCTCAATATTAAGTGCCGAAGTTATCGATTTAAGTATTGAAGTTTCTATTGTATTAGACTCAGCACAAAACTCAGGTCAGATTATTTCAAATGTTATTGATAAAGTTAACACGTACTTCAACCCTCAAACAAGACAATTAGGTCAAAACGTATATCTATCAGAACTTCGAAGTATTATCCAAAATCAAAATGGTGTATTAACTGTTGCGGGATTAAATGTTTATAACATGGTTGGAGGACAATATTCTTCAGCACAAACATCTATGGTATATTCAGACCCAGCAACTAATCAAATACAACCTGTAGATGATACTATTTTTGCACAACCTTCTCAAGTTTATCAGATTCGTTATCCAAACAAAGATGTTAGAGTCTTAGTTAAGAATTTCCAATCTGTGACTTTCTCTTAACACATTTATTTATTAAAACTTTGACTTATAATTTATAATGTGTATGTGTGCACCTTGAAAAATAACACATAAACTATTTATAAGTTAAAGAGATTTTAATGGGTCAATCCTACAGAATAAAAACCGACATCGGAGTAAACAAAACAATCAATGTAGACTTAGAACAAGATTTTGAATTTTTAGAAATCTTATCTTTGAAAATACAACAAGCCGATATCTATACAAGAAATTGTGCAGACTATGGTGTTGTTGTCGGTAGAGTTACGGCAAATAACGGATTTGGTCTTCCAAATGCAAGAGTTTCAATTTTTATACCAATTGAAGTAGTTGATGAATCCAATCCTATTATATCATCAATATACCCTTACAAATCGCCAACTGATAAGAATTCTGACGGGTACAGATATAACCTATTACCTTATGAAAAATCTTATTCTACACATGCAGCGACAGGAACATTACCATCAAGATTAGATGCACTCACGGGTTCAACTGCTGTTGAAATATATGACAAATATTACAAGTTTACTTCTAAAACAAATGAGAGTGGTGATTACATGATAATGGGGGCTCCATTAGGAGTTCAGACCGTTTTCATGGATTTGGATTTATCTGATATAGGTGAGTTTTCACTAACACCCCAAGATTTAATTAGAATGGGGAGAGCAACAGAGGCTCAAGTTGCGGGAGCTAATTTCAAAACATCACCAGATTTGAATTCACTTCCTCAAATAATTTCTTTAAGTAAAACAATTGAAGTGTCACCATTGTGGGGGGACCCAACAATATGTCAAATTGCGATTAACCGAATTGATTTTGATTTAAGAGATGATTTTAACATTAACATAGAACCTACGGCAACATTTATGGGTTCAATCATTTCAACCCCTGACAAATATCGTGTTAAAGACGACGCTAAGCCAAAAGATGACATGGGTAATTTGTGTGGACTAATTGCTGGACCTGGGCAAATTTTAGCTATAAGACAAACTATCAATCAGGATTCTAATGGTAACCCTGTTCTTGAACAATATCAAATAGAACAATCAGGTAATATTATTGATGGTACAGGTTCTTGGTTGACTGAGTTGCCAATGAATTTAGAATACGTTATAACCAATGAATTTGGTGAAAAAGTAATATCCCATGACCCTACAATTGGTATTCCTACAAAGGCAAAATACAGATTCAAAATCAAATGGTCTCAATCATCAGTTGTTAATGAACAAACAAAAAGACCATATTATTTAGTACCTAACGTTAGAGAGTACGGTTGGACTTCCCAAGGGTCCGACCCAAATACTGACATAGCTACGCCAAATATTAACAAACAAAGATTGTCAAGTTCCTATTATTTTGGATTAGATTGGACAGGTTATACTCAAGGTTTTTCAAATAGCACAGTACCAAGCAACATAGATGTTTTGAATTCAAAAATTAATTGTGAAGACACTTTTTATTTGTTTGAATTCAATCGAGTTTATACCATAGCAAGTTTAATAAGTGAATATAAAAAAGGTGCGAAAGGAAGATTCATTGGGATAAAAGAAATTGATAGTAGTGATTGTGAAACAACTGCCAACAAATTTCCAACAAACGATGGATTCAGAAATTTTGATTTTTTATTTTTCTTGTTTTCTATTTTAATGCAGATATTCCAATTGATTGGAATACCATTATTAATAGCTTATCATTTTATTGCATTTTTATGGAATAATTTTGCGGTTGTGCTACTTGGTTTGTTAGGTTTATATTTTGGATACAACGCAGTCCAAGAATATGCATCAGCGGTCGCTGCGGGAATTGCGGCAACAGGGTCTTTTGGAGCAACTCTTGCTATGGTTGCACCTTTCGTTGCAAAAGGACTTCTTTGGACAGCATTAACAGTTTTATTACTTGTCAAATTTAGAGATATTGTGAGGTACACATTTGGTAGAATAAAATTACCAATGATTACCTATCCTGACTGCCAAGCTTGTGATTGTACACCTGAACAAACTACAGCAGGTAGTGACGCTGCCGATGGAGCTTTACCAGCCCAAGGAGTTTTAACTCAAATATCAAACCCTTCATTGTATTTAGATAGTCTAATTGTTTATGAAGAAAAAATAACAACTGTACCTGTGACAGATGAGAATTACGACACAATTAACCAGGTTAACGCGTTGATTCTTGCACCGACATTATCTGGTAGAGCTGACAAGATTAAAAATCCAACTCTTTTCAAAGATGTCCAATCTGCATCACAAACTTATCCCGATAATAGAAATTATTTTGCTACGACAAGTGATTTGCCAATAGGGGAAAGAATTAATGTTTTCAATTTAAGAAACAAATATTTCCAAGGGGTTAATAAAATAAAAGTTACTTTTGCATCTAATCAAAATATGGTTAGTCACTACGACAACACATTAACTGTATTGTCGGCAGTAGATGCACAACCAGGGGATTTATTAAGTTTTGTTTCTCCAAGTTTGAGTAAAGATAAAAATTATTTATGGACAGGACAAAGTGAATCAGGTGGAGTTTTATTAAATGGTATAAATGGTACCTTGAAAAATAAACCATTTCAGATTGATGTAAAATATGCTACAAGTCAAACGACAGATACATCAGTAAGTTACTTGTTACCATCAGGTCAAACCGACTGTGTAGTTAGTTTTACTGTGGATGTTATAACAAACGGTGTTTTAACTTATCAAGACTGTTCTGGTTCGGCACATACAGTTACTTTGATAGCGGGTACAACACAGACTATCTCAAATGTTAATTGTATTAACACCACAAACATTTCAGCTACGGGTGATTATAGAATTGTTGATTATGGGGAATCTTGTCAAAGATATGTATATCCCTCAGACATAGAATATTACCAAGTCCTTACGGCGATTACTATTACAAAGACTGTTGTGAATGGAACCACTCAATATTCAATTCCACAATTAGGAACAGGTTATGGTATATGGCCTTTATTAACAACAAGTAGTACCATAGACAAGTATATTAATGGCCTACATGGTGGTTACAGATTTGTAGAAAGTTCAAATTTAGCAGCATATGAATATTTTGGTGGATTTGAAGCCCAAAAAATATTGATTCTACAAAGGGGAGTTGACCCATATTCCCCTAAATATGTAAACAAATATGGTATTGGTAAAATATTGGGCCACACAAACGAGGATGATGTTGTAATTACAGCCAGCACAAGATTAAATATTCCAATTCAAAAACTGCCAGATGGTTCTACAACAACGGTACAACAGCATAATAATCAAAATAATATATTTTTTTCATCATACGTATATACACCAACAATACAAGGATTTCCTCAATCAAATCAATCAGGAAATAACTTTTCTGCATATACAACACCAAACTTAGGTTTTTACGGAGCTTTAGATTCTAACGTTTCATCAATAAATGCAAATGCAACGGTTTACACTGATACCACATTTACAACAAACACTCCTTCATCACCTTCAGGTGTAATAACCAAAACCTCAAACAGGTTTTATTTATCACAAGTTGCAGATAATAGATATGATTTATCTGAAGATTTATCGGGTGGCTCAATTCTTTATGGATATCCTTACAATAAATATTATCAGTGTGTTGGTTTTTTGAGTAGTGTGTTTGGGTGTAATTCAGATAGTTATGACGCTGTTTCAGGTCAAGCAAAAGATGTTTATTTCAGTCCAATCTTGTATCCTAAATTCACAGGAAGTAATGAAGTCAATATAACACAATACAATAAAAATGTTATGAGGACAGATAGACTACCATCGTCAGATTATATTGACAACGGACCAAATCTTAACGGAAGTGTTAGTTTGTTACAACAAAATTTAGGTTTTTCAGTTTACACATACAATGGAAATGGAGGTACATATACAAGTTCATCTTATAGTACAGGTGCTGATATTGTAACGGCAACAATTAGTGGTCAAGTTTATTCGCAGAACGTTGTTGAAAGTTTGAGTGTTTGTTCTCAGATGGTTGGATTAAATTGTTACAGTGGGTATTCAGGTACGTTTGGTATCAGTAGTGGTTGTCAAGCTGGTGATTCAATTGAAAATGGATGTTATACTCTTGTAAACAGACCGCTGTTAGATTTAGGTAAAGATTTGAGTGCTTTTGAAGAATGGGCATACAGATTCAGATTTTTTTATGGTTTATGTCGAGGAGTTTTAGCACAATCATTTGTGAACAACTGGGTTAACGGAACCCTATATGTTTTTCCAATCCAAGTGGACACCTATTTCGACAAACAAAACAAACCACTACCACCAGTTTTTGCAAAACAATTAGTATACTTTGATGATAAAACAAATAACTTTTATTTTAGAAGTTCGCCGTATTATGTAAACCAATCACAACCTTTCAAAGGAGCACCAAGAAGTGATAACAACCCTTTGAACGATAGAGAATTATTATTTCCAACAACTATAATTAATTTAGGTATCAAAGCGTCATTCTATCAAGAAATAATATTTGACCCATCGGCTCGTGCATACATAATGAATACTCTTTCACCTACAAGTTTTTCGGATACTTCAGATTTGGTAAATTTATTTGTAATTTCAAGAATAGCAAACTCTTCTTTTTTAAAAGAACTAATTTCGTTTGGTGATAATGGGCTTGATAAATTATTCTCAAGACCACAAAAAAGAGTGGATGGAGATTTAGCTCAAACACTTTCAATTAATAGTGAATATGGTGTTGTCCCGTTTTCACAAGAGTTTTATGATTCTGATGGAACTATTAATTCACCAGTTTCAGTTTATGGAGGTAGTTCAAATCCAACAATTGGTATATTTTTTTCCTCTACAACACAAAATCTACAAGATAAAGATTTCATAACACCAGGTGTCATTGATTTCCGACCTGCAGCAAATGTTAATGCAATAACATATCCTTATGGTATTTTTTCACAACAAGTCCCTTTTTATAAATGGGGATATAATGGAAATTCAACAAGAACAATTTTTGGTGATGAGAAAAATAGTTGGAAGACAAATAGTTCGCAGATTATGGCTATGAATTATCAATCTTTGAGTAGAAGGGCTTTAACAGATGAATATTTTATAAGCCCAAATAGTCAAATTGGAGACATTTATGAAAGGGGATATATTTTCAACATAAATGGTACTGGTGGTTATGATGCCAATTACGTTCCACCCTACAATTATTTTTTAGTAGGGGCACCATTTCATTTTTATTTTGGGTTAGTTAAAGGACAGAGTGCGTTCGATAAATTCAAAACAAAATATTCTGTAAATGTATAAATATACGATTCAACCAAGTAATTTGACGTATAAGTCGGCACCATTTGTTGATGAAAAAGTTTCAATTTCTTTAAATCAAACAAGTCAACAAATTACTGAATATGACAAAAGTTCTTCGATAAACTTATCACAAGTTTATGATGATGAAAGACAAGCTACTACTGTTTTTAGGCCAACGTTCAAGGTGACTTATTTATATGCGAACACATACACTGGGACTACAGATTATTTACCTTTTCAATATAATCTGTACTACACAAGTCCTGACAACTCTGCCGTAAGTGGTTCATGGCCAGGATTTCCACAATATTATGAATTTGATTTTTATAGACCACCAGTTGATGACCAACATATTGATTATAAATCCAAAAGCGCCTACACCTACAATTGGACATATTATTTAAGTTATGCTTATAGTAACAATTACGATAAAAACTTAACGTATTATTCATCAAAGAATACAAATATAAACTGGATTGCTAAAGAGGGTATTCCATTCACTATATTAAATTCAACAAGTGATGGTAGTGGAATAATTAGTTTTCAATGTATAGCGTCTCATGGACTAACCACAGGTGAATATGTTGAATTGAGTCTAACATATAATAATACAAATATTTTTCAGGTTTATTCTTTAGGTAATGGACAGTTTGGCAGTGATGTTTATGTCTTTAACGTTTTGAATATTGGATACACAGGAACCACATTTAACAATGGTGTTACAGGTACTTTCAAAAGAGTTATAAATCCTGCAAATATGGAGACTAAATCAAAATATTACATAAGGGAACATAAAATTCTAACTAATTTAGAAGACATAGTCGTAACAAAGGCTGGATTTGAAAAAAATGTATTTAATGAAGAAAGAAAGTTTGAATATAGTTCAATCACACCAAATAATATTTCAAGAATATCACAAAAAACAAGTAGTAATGCCTATAACATTACATCGGCATATGACTTAGATTTTACAACTTTGAGAGATAATCAAAAAAGACCAATCAGTAAAATTTACCTTACTATAATTAATAAAGGATATTCAGGGTATTTTAATCAACCCAATAATAATGTTGGATTGAAACAAGGATGGGAGTTTAATATTACAACTCCAACTAATAGTTGGTGGGATTTGAATAACATTGATTCAAACACTAACATACAAGTTTCCGCTTACACTAAAACAAATGGGGCAACTAAAACTTTCAACTATAATTTGAATTTGAAATCTGATGATATTATTGATGGTGATTTTTGTGAGTGGAATGATTATGAACAAATAGAAAGGATTGTTTCTCCATACCATCACAAATTAAAATACAATGAAAGTGTATTTCAGACAACAAAAAATGTGAGCACAAATGCACCTGGCTATTATTATATGCCACATAATGAAATGACCATAAGAGTTTTTTCAGACTACATTGAAACAGGTGAAGCTAACGTTGTTGACCAAATACCAAGTTGGTCTTTCTATTCATCGGCAGACCAACAATTTAGATGGAGAGACCTATATACTTATGGGTTTAAAGATAACTTGGGAAGAGGAGTGAATTATCCATATTTGAATACTTCACATTATCCTTTTGCCGATGCAATATTCCGTTTGATTCCTGAAGGAACTAATCAAAGTTTAACAGGGGTTAACGAACCAATAAAACCATTAATAGATAAGTGTGAATAATTTTGTAATTAGACAGGACATTGTTCCAAACAACAAACAAATTAATATTCCTGTGCAATTAACATGGGATTATTTAGGAATGGATATGTCGATTGATGAGTACGAAACTCAAGTAATTACCGAAGTTATTGGTGTTGGTAGAGATTTCGAAGTGTCAAGATTTTCACATGCTCCAGCTACAGGAACTACTGATAATACTCAAGCAAACTATGAGTTTTATTTTTATTCAGGAGGTTCGATGGATGATATAACCAATTGGAGAATAAATTATATATCTGAAGGATTTACACCACAAGAGATATATTATTATGCTAACGATTTTTCTAACTCATTTTTCAAATTAGATTTATATGACACTCCCGATGAAAAAAGACAAAAGAATTATATTACAATAATAATTCCAACACAGCAAGGATTGAAAATGGATACTCAAATGCAAAGAACAACAGTATCAATTAAAAAACCACAGTTTGTTTTGGATTTTATTGGTGACAAAGAAGGATTTTTTATCTATTGGTTGAAAGGAAGAACTTTTTTAGATATTGATACATTCTATATGACGGCAAAATTCTATAATGCCAAGACAGGACAATTCACAAAAATGATGACAGGACACGGTTCAAATCCGAATGATTTAACAAATGGACCACAAGCTTATTTACCATCCATAGGACAAGGTAAGTATAATTTTGATAACACACAATATTTTTATTATACAGTAAAGTTGGATTACCCAAGTCAAACTTATCAAATCTTTAATACACACAATCAAAGATTGGGAACAAACATTCCCATAAAATGGTATGAATATGTAAACCCACCACAATAATGGAACAAGATTACTATAAGTTTATTGTCTCACCTGAAAACGTTAAGAGTGATTTGTCAGTTGTATATAACAATGGGACTGCTGTTGGTGTTTATTCCGCGATGACAGAAGTCGTTAGTTCAGGACCCAATGGTTCTTCGATAATGACCCATTTATCTGTACCTGTTTTATTAAGACAAACAGCTGTGGATGCGGGTTATTATTCAGAATTTGATGGTGCTGTATTACAGAAAGATGTTGTTGCGAACTTTATATTCTCGGCAACCACAGGAAGTCCGTATGTATATTATGTTTATAATACTTCTGACCAATTTCAAAAATTCTTGGATTTGTCGGCATATTCTATTGATTGGGGTGATGGTTCACCAATACAAAATATTACAATATATACTCCAAATTCTTTACATCATACTTATCCTGTTGCGGATGCTCAATATACAATAACAATGAAACAAGTTAATCCTTGGGGGATAACTACTGTATCTAAAACTGTTACAACTCCATATAAATTGGTAACAGATTATAATCCACAAGGAGAAGCTTTCTTTGCACCTTCTTATGGGAATTGGGTTGGTACACCAATATCCTACAATTACATTTTTTCGGGTGATGCGGTTAATGAAGTTGCACCACAAGAATCAATTAATTATGTTTCAGTTCCATTCACCATATCAGGACTAACTAAATCAAGGATTACAGAATTAACTCCATATGGTAATTTAACAATACAACAAAGAATTGGATTACCTATTATAAGTAATGGACAAATATGGGGTGCAATAAGTAACGTAACACCAGTTTTTACTGCCTATACAATTACAGGAATTGATTATTATGATTATATTGATGGAACAACAATATTTTTTGAACAATCTTCAGGCTTGACTCAATATAATATGACAGCGGTTCCAATCACTAAAAATGAAGCGTTGTTAAAAGTTATGGACCAACCGCAAATTCAAACTAATGTATTTGTTGAGAGAGGTAAGAATAGCGCTTACGAAAGAGTTCAAAGACTTGGAGAAGTTGATAACATTGGAGATATGATTAACTACGGTTATGGATTTTTTAATGTTGTTGATAAGAAATTAAAGTAATGAAAAAAATAACTAAACTATTTATTAAAAAATAAAAACAAATGGCAATAGGTTCATATGGTACAATAAGACCTTCAGATGTTAGTCCAGCCGATGTTGAGATTATCATGAATTATACTGCGACTAGAGACGTAACCGATTCTTTTGTCCTATCAAAATTAGATGCCCAAACAATTTTAAGACCATATTTTAACAATTCAGAAACAGGTGGAAATGCTGGTGTTGAAGTTTTGGGAGGATTATATAATCTAACATTACCCGCAACACAATTTAATGCGTTAGGTATATATACACTTTATTTAAGACCAGCACAAATAAGAACATCAATAACTGATTGTGGAGTGTTAAGTGCTTTACCAAATGTTAAAGGTATTGTTATAAATTTGGCTAATGTACCAACACAGTATGTTAATAAATTTGTACCACAAGGATTGGTTGGATTTAGGATTGAATACCTAAATGCTGATGGTACAAAAATACCTAATTTTTTTAGAGTTGTAACTTCTTGTTTTTATTGTGAGCCAGTGGTTACTAATGAAGTTAATACTTCACAAAAGGCTATTAGATATAGATATGTAGACGGAGATTCTAATTTATTGTTTTTAACTTTGTCACCATCATCATCACCAACAAACAAACCAAATGCTACTCCTTTTATTGGACAGCCAGACCAAAATATCATTATAACAAATACTTTCTTCAATCCTGTAACAATTGAAATTGAAATGGTAGAATATGATATTTCATCTCTTGCAATTGCTCTTTACGGTAATCAAACTAAGTCAATTGATGATGGTATCTACACAATTTACGATTCACAAAATAACATATACAGACAATATAACTTATACGAAATTAGAGACCAATTTAATGCGTTACTTTATGAAGTTAGACAAAGTAGAGGTAATAACATTGATTTCAGTAAAAATTTCACAACAATAACTAGTTAATGGCTACATCTAAAAAATATTTTTATCCACCAGTACCTGGAAATGGTTCTGGTACTTTTTCAGATAACATTGTAGGTTTACAAACTGTACAAGGTGGGGGACTTACGCAAGGTAATTTCGATTTTACAACTTCTGTTGTTGAAAAAGTTGATAGAAGATTTAATGTTGGTGCGTTTTCAGACCCCGTTAATTTGGGTGATTTGAACATTGATAATTTAACGGAAAGTAGAAGTATATTAGCAACACAGTTTAGAGTATACCCTAACTACGATGTATCTCAAGTATTGAACTTTTCAATGTATGGTTCTTTATCTAAAAGATTACAAGTTTCTGCAACACAAATTATCAACTATTTCCCAGCGTCTTTGGACATTATGTTTTCAAATTTATCGTTTGTTACAGGTGCAACAGCAACTAATATCCAATACGATTCAGTTTCGGATGAAACTTATTTTGAAGTAAATGTGGATAGGATTAACAATCCCTTTGACATTGATTACTCAATTAGTGCTGCAACTAATTTAAATTTACGTGAAATAACAGTTTCTAAGTATAGAAATTTATATAACACCTATCTTGACTATGCGGTTGCAATTAATGGTGAAATATTTAAGGTTTTATCTTTTACACCATCTCAAACATTATCATCAGGTTATATTGCTTTTTATGTTTCAGGTACTCCATTTGGTACTACTGCAACAACTATCTACGATAACTTTCAAATAAGACCAAATGATTTTGTTGCTGATAGAGTATTTGCTGAAGACTTTGACGAGGTTGAAAAATTTATGTTAAATAGATTAATCCAACCCGAATTTACTGCAGTATTTCAAGTCCCACAACAAACTGAGAATGGTGAATTTTACACAGACTATCAACAAGTTACATGGCCGAAAGATGGCCCTTGGAATTTGGATATTAGGTCTTTTCTTTTTGATGACTACCTAGCTCAACTTGAAGCAATTGCGGTTAATTTAGATTCATTCAAGAGTAATTTAATTTCAAGATTTTTAGTTACGGATTCTCTCAAAGAATTTGATACACTTGGACAAAAAGTTGAAAAGATATTTCAAATTTATGGTAGAAGTTTTGACCAAATTAAACAATTTATTGATGGATTGGCTTATATGAATTCAGTTAATTACAATCCTGAGAACGACATACCATCTCAACTATTAGTTAACTTAGCACAAACATTAGGATGGTCCTCAAATTTTTCGCCAATTACAAACGAAGATTTTTTAAGTTCAGTATTTGGTAATACTTCAATACCTACATACCCTGGTTATACAAGAGCGTTAACACCAACAGAACTTAACTATGCATATTATAGAAACCTAATCATGAATGCTTCATACCTTTTCAAATCTAAAGGTACAAGAAGGTCAGTTGAATTTATGTTAAGATTAATTGGTGCACCCGATTCATTAATTGAATATAATGAACATATCTATTTAGCCGACCAAAAAATTAATTTAGACCAATTCACATATCAATGGGCTCAAATATCGGGAGGTACTTATGTTCAAAATACTCCAAGCTATCTACCTGGTGCGACTTATAAGATTAGAGGTAATACATACACCGCATTCACAACTACAGACACATACACAGACGTTTCAATAACATTAGCGGATTATCCTATAGATGATTTAGGGTTCCCTAAAGCACCTGTAAACACCGAAACATACTTCTTCCAATTGGGTGCTGGTTGGTATGAACAAACGCCATCACATAGAAGCCCAGATGAGGTTGTATTAACAGGAGATGTATATACAGGACAGAATTATTCGATACAAACCCAACTCCAACCATTTACATATGGTCAGCCTTATTTGAATAGATTTAGACAATTCCCTTATATGACTGAAGGATTCAAATTACAAAAAGTTGTTGATAACAAAAAGTCGTGGTTAGAAGAAGATAATAAAATTAGACTTTCAGTTGATGGTGATTATGATGCATATTATTATGTGGATGATGAAAGATTAGTATTAAACGTTAAGAATGTTGATTTATTCTTAAATCCAGCTCAAGGGTTAGTTTATGATGTATGGGATGAATCAGTTAGATATGATTATCCAATACCTGAATCAGGTTTAACTGTTGGTTATCCTGTCCCTGGTGGTCTTGATTGGACTTACGTTAATCCTGAACCAAAGAAAAAAACATTTTTTGAATTCTCACAAACATTTTGGGAGAACATGATTAATGTTAGAAACAGACAATGGATTAGTGATGGTAAAACAGGGGGATATCCAACATTACAATCAATATGGTGGAAGTATATCGAATCAGAACAAACTGTAGGATTACCTAATAACAAATACACATATCAAAAGTTAATTGATTACGTAAATGGTTTAGGTCCCTATTGGATGAAGTTGGTTGAACAAATGGTACCAGCAACAACAATTTGGAATACAGGTGTTAAAATGGAAAACTCAGTCTTACAAAAACAAAAATTTGTTTACAGAAGACAAAGAGGTTGTCAAATTATACCAGTACCTGTCGAACCTTGTTATATTATTGGTAATATATTCGATTTTACATGTGCCGCGGAGTACGTTAATTTTTACATATATCCTTGGTTAAATGGTGATGTTGATGTAAGTAATTTTAATAGTATTTTGGCTAACAGGGTTAATAGCATGTTAGCGTCAAGTGGTTTAACATTAAACCAATGTGTTAAAAGTTCAACACAAACTGAATGGTATGTTGATTTAAGAATAGGTGGGAATATTATTATACAAGAAATGTTTTATAGCGGATACGGATATGTTGATGTACCAACAAATATGGCTTGGAGAAACGCATTAATTGAATATCTACCAAATATATATGATTATGGATATACTTATTTCCTTAATGGTAATTCGTTAACGATAACAAGTTTAACTTGTACACCCAATAACTTGAAAGATATCGTTTCATTGAATGTTGGGATAAACATAAGTATAAATTGTAATAATCAATAATGTCTGCAATATCATATAATTTATCTGTTAGTGGGGATTGTTCTCAAAATGGATTGGGGGGGATAAGTATTTTACCATATGGTGCAATTCCACCATACACTGTACAATGGATTACACCTAATTTAGGTACAGATATTTTAACAACGACACCAGCAACTAAGACTAATCTATGGTACGGTAATTATAGTGTTAGAATTAATGACAGTACTTTACCAATAAATAATGAAGTGTATGTTAACATACCAGTATCTAGTGGACTTTGTTGTAGTATTGTATCAACTCAAAATACAACTTGTTCTTTAAATAATGGTTCTGTTACAGGAACATCAACAAGCGTTTATTCATCCACAATTTATTATTTATATTTTGGTGATGGTACATATAGTCAATCTGCAACAACAAATCAAACAAATGTTGTTTTTGCTCATTTAACTGCTGGAACCTATTATATGGTTGCCTATGATTTAGGGGGGTGTTCAGGAAGAAGTCAAAACTTCATAATCGAACAATCGTATTCAATGGACTTTGGAATTTACGCGGTTCCAAACTCAACCTGTACAAATCTACCAAATGGTAAATTATTTGTTACAGGACAAACAGGACAAGGTCCTTACACTTATTTATGGAGCAACAGTGCCACAACTCAAGCAATAACAGGATTAACTAACGGACAATATTCGGTTACAGTAACAGATTCTCTTGGATGTGTTCAATCTAAAACAGCAACTGTAAATACTGTACCACCAGTGGGGTTAGGTGGATTTACAAGTACACAACCAACATGTTTCAATAGTGATGGTGTTATTAATCTTACAGTTACAGGAGGAACGGCACCTTATTATTATTCTGCGTCAACTGGAACAATTTTAGTATCATATTCAAATGTTTGGTCTTTATCAGGTCTTTCTGCTGGAGCTTATGGGTTTTTAGTTACTGATGCGGGACTTTGTAGTTTTAATGCAGGTATTACAATACAATCACCTAACGGAATTTCTAAAGTTGTTGTTACAGGTGAAAATTCAGTTTGTTCAACAACTAACGGTTCAATAACTATTAGTGTCACAGGAGGATTAACACCTTATATGTATACATTAATTTATCCCGACGGAAACCAAAAAAATGTAAATACAACCCAAACAACACAATTATTTTCATCTCTTTCCGCAGGTACGTATACTGTAGTTGTCCAAGATAATTCAGGTTGTTCTTACATGCAAGAAACAACAATTATTACAGAAAACAAATATACAATATCAACAGTAATTACACCTACAAGTTGTGGTCAAACTAATGGAAAAATTCAAGTAAGTTCAACTACAGGAGCAACATTACCAATAACATATTCAGTTGATGGTTTATTTGTTATTCAAAATAGTGCATTAAACCAAGTAACTTTTTCAAACATACCTTCAGGCACTCATATTGTTACTGTGACAGACGCATCAGGTTGTGTACAAACTTCAAATGTTTATATACCATCAAGCCAACCTTTGAACTACACTTTATATAGTACTTCTTGTGGTACGGGAAATAACGGAACAATAACAGCGTTTATTTCTACAGGAAATCCACCATTCACATTTAATTGGTCTAGTAATGTTATTGGAAATCCACAACAAATTCAAGTATCAGGATTAACTGCGGGAACATATAATTTAATTATAACTGATAATGATGGGTGTTCACAACAAAGAAGTACAACAATAAATTGTAATACTAATTATGTATCCTATCAAACATATGTAATGGGCTCTGAATCGTTTAATATTAATTCACCTGTTAAGTATGGTTTATTACAAATGTTAAATGAAGGATATGTAGATTTAACCTCAGGAAACACAAATTGTAACTTAATAACTGCAACATTTTCAATTGACGTATATGTAAAACCTGCAGGATACACTGCAAGTGCAACATTCTATACATCAACATCATTAAATGACGCTCCATCTGATAATTTATATTATAATACTTTAACACAGTTGTTGTTGAGTATACCAGGTATTGGAAATGTGACAATAAATCAACTTGAAAATCAAATTACAATTCAAACAAACGCAAGTGGTACATCACTTAACGGACAAGAAATTATTGTTGACCTTGTAATTGTTTATGATACAATGTGCTTAACATGACGCAGGTAAGAATTACAGACATATCAGGGGGTACATACCCAATTAATGTTTACATAGCAGATGTCTATGGTAATCATCAAACTTTTCTTGGACAAATAAATCCAGGTCCTGTTCCACCTGTTGTAGAATACAATACAACAATTCCTGCAATTTTCGAAACAGCACCTGAAATAATGCTTTTATTGGTTGACGCTAATAATTGCCAAGTATTTAAGATTCTTCAATGTACTTTTGGTTGTACATTCCAAATTACTATTGAGATGGCAAGTTGTGTTGTTGATATTAATATTCAAAACTCAAGTTGTAATTTTGGAGTGGTAGTTACGGACCCTTCTTGTTTTATAAATAATTTGTCTTTTTCAGACCCGTCCTGTGTAATATAGAATAATAATTAAATAAGTTTTAATTATTTTTACAAACGATGGATAACATTATTATAAATGTGGTATTTATAATATAAAAATCCGCGGATGTCTCTTCATACTATATTAGTCGTAAATAACGCACCAGGTTGTAACACACAAATTGAACAACAAATTACAGTTACAGGTTGTACAACCTATATCGTAAGATTAGCTTCAAATTCGAATGCTTTGGGTCCATTCAGCATTTATGTTGATAATGTTTTATATGGTTCAGGATATTCAAGAACAGATATGTTTAATGGGGTTGTTGTTACTTTAGAATGTGTAACTCCAACACCGACTCCGACACCAAGTAGTACTCAAGGAGTAACGCCAACACCTACTCAGACACCAACAGCAACATCGTTAATTCTAAATGCAATTGTTGTCAATGGATTTTTCTTCTCAAGTTCAATCATTGGTGCGGGATATTCTGCAACAGCATCATATACTGTTGATGCCCCTGTAAGTGTTGCCTTCCAAAGTATATTACAAACAACAACTGGTAGTCCAATTACACAGAGTGTAGTTGTAACTATTCCTATTGGTGAAACTTCAGGATTTACGCAAACGTATGTCGATGCACTTTATGTAGACCTAAGTCAACAAGCTTCATTAACAGGGTTTACTGCAACGCCTGATGGAGGAACAGTGTATAACTTCTCAGCGAATACTGGTACGACAGTGTTTAACGTTACACCAACCCCAACTCCATCAATAACACCATCACCAACTGTAACACCAACTATTACACAAACTCAAACTCAAACAGGTACGCCAGCGGTAACATCAACACCAACTACAAGTGTAACACCAAGTGAAACACCGACTAATACACCAACAATTACTCAAACTCCAAGTCAAACGGCATCTAGTACACCAACACCAACTCCAACATTAAGTCCAGGTGCAACACCATATGCTACATCAACTCCTACACCAACTACTACACCGACATTAACGCCAACAAATACCGCGTCTCAAACTCCTACGCAAACTCCGACACCAACACAAACTCCTACAGTAACTACGAGTGTAACACCATCCTTGTCACCGACACAAACTGCAAGTCAGACACCAACCAACACTGCAACTCCAACTGTAACACCTACAAATACTGCAACACCAACTGAAACTCCTACAAATACACCAACACCAACACCTACATTGAGTCCAGGGGCAACTCCAAATGTGACATCTACACCTACACCTACTCCAAGTATTACACCAAGTGAGTCACCAACACAAACACCAAGTGTAACTCCAAGTTCAACACCAACATTGACGCCATCAAATACAGTGTCTCAAACTCCTACGCAAACTCCGACACAAACTGAAACTCCTACCGAAACACCAACAACTACACCTTCATTAACACCAACTCAGACACCAAGTCAGACAACTACTGAAACACCAACTCCAACTCCAACAACAACACCAACAGCAACTAATGTTCCATTATTATCCGCTTACTTATTCATCGAACCAACATCAATCGTTTCAAATATGGCAGGTTGGATGAACTCTCAATCAACACCAGGGGTGTTTAGAGGATTTAGTGCAGGTGCTGGACTTTCGACAAACCCGATTACATTCAATACTCAAATGAACAATTACATTCAGTATTCAGGATGGGGTGGAAATGCACCATCAATTGGAACAGGTATTACTTCTAATGTTTCAGGAGGAAATGATGCATATGGTAATCCAATTACGGCTTACTTATTCCAAACTTACAAAGTTCCTGCGGGTACCGCAGTTGGAAATGCATGGTATACATGGATTATTCCAACAGGTTCTACAAATGGACAAAACTTAACCCAAATTGGATTTAACAATGCTGGTAACCCTAACTCATTAACGGTTGCAAACATGCAAAGTTCAATTTATAACTTAACTGTGACAACTACAGGTTCAACTTTACCTGTTGGAGTTTATAGAGTTTATTCAACATTCACAAACTCAACTATGAGATTTAATGGAACGACAAACGATATTTACTTCAAAGGAGTCACTTTAGGATAAAGCCATAAAATTAATATAAAATAAATAAAAAAATAAAATGAGTTTTAATTATCAAAACCCAACATCCCCAATTGTCTTAACAGGACCTAACAGTGTCACACTTGATAATAATACAGGTACCAACTTTAGTGTCTTCTCGATAGGTGGATACATGGAAGTTTATTCTTTATCAGATTTAATCTTCACAATACCTCCAGGTTCGGATGGTACAATTCTGTATTCAGGTAATACTATTCCAATAAATTACCAATATAATTCACCATATTCTATTCCGAATTCTGTAACAATTGAGGCAGATGAAATTTCTTCGGGAAGAAGAAGAATAGGTATGTCGGTATATGTTATCCAAGAGGATAATACGTACCAATATATTATAGATGATTATGCGACATTATGGAATGCGGCAGAAACATCAGGTTCTTTAGTTCCATCAGGTGGGGGATATCAATGTTTTGATGATACGGTAGCGGGTCAAAACTTTGTGAACGCTTGGTTAAATTCTTCGGTTGAGGGGGTAAGTGGTGTGACTCATGATAATGCGAGATGGAAATTATTTTATGGAGAAAATATATTAATTACAGGAGGAACTTTCTATTCTGGTACTTCAACATTAAATTTGTATGATAGTACTGGAGGTACAATTTCTATTTCAGGGTTCAATTCAAGTGTAACAGGAGGGACCTATAATAGCGGAACTTCAACGTTGACTTTGAATAATAGTAATGGTACAAATGTTACAATTACGGGTATTACATCAGGCTCGGGTTCAGCACTTTCAGTAAGTGACGGGACAACAACGGTAAATCCTGTTTCAGGAATTACGTTTAGTGGTGCATCGGTTATAGATAATGGTAGTGGGAATATTACGGTGGTAGTTACAGGAACAACTAATTATGTTGGTTTTTATAATGGTTCGTTAAACCTATCAACTTTAGTGGTGGGAGGTTCAACTGGATTTAATCCAGAACCTTACCATAATTTATCATATACTATTGGAGAATCAGTAGTAGTTGCTTATGACCAATTCAATTATTTTGTTGGAACTGTTATTAGTTATGATACTTCATATACCTACCCGACACTAAGTCTTACTATAACAAAAATTGTAGGGTCTGGTTCATATAGTTCTTGGACACTAAATTTAACAGGATATGTTGGTTATGATGGTACTTCAGGCACAAGTGGAACTTCTGGTGTTAGTGGTATAGATGGAACTTCAGGTACAAACGGTTCTTCAGGAACAAGTGGTACATCTGGTTCTAACGGTGCTGATGGAACAAGCGGAACAAGTGGTTCCAACGGAACTAATGGTTCTTCAGGAACCAGTGGTACGGATGGTACTTCGGGTTCAAACGGAACAGATGGTACTTCAGGTACTTCTGGCGTTAGTGGTATAGATGGTACCTCAGGTACAAATGGAACGAGTGGTACTGATGGTAGTTCAGGTACAAGCGGGTCTAATGGAACCGATGGTACATCAGGTACTTCAGGTTCTAATGGAACAGATGGTACTTCAGGAACTAGTGGTTCAAATGGTACAGATGGAACAAGTGGTAGTAATGGTACAGACGGTTCTTCAGGAACAAGTGGTACTTCAGGAATAAGTGGTGTTAACGGAACAAATGGTACGGATGGTAGTTCAGGTACAAGTGGTACGAGCGGCTCTAACGGAAGTGATGGTACTTCAGGAACTTCTGGTTCGAATGGTACAGACGGAACTTCAGGAACTTCTGGTTCAAATGGTACAGACGGAACCTCAGGTACAAGTGGTAGTAACGGAACAGATGGTACTTCAGGAACTAGTGGTTCTAACGGAACTGACGGTACTTCAGGAACAAGTGGTAGTAATGGTACAGATGGTACTTCAGGAACAAGTGGTAGTAATGGTACAGATGGTACTTCAGGAACAAGTGGTAGTAATGGTACAGATGGTACTTCAGGAACAAGTGGTAGTAATGGTACAGATGGTTCATCAGGTACTTCGGGTATAAGTGGTGTAGATGGCACAGATGGCTCAAGTGGAACCTCAGGTACATCAGGTTCCAACGGAACAGATGGTACTTCAGGTACATCTGGCTCAAACGGAACGGATGGTAGTTCAGGAACTTCAGGAACAAGTGGTAGTAATGGTACAGATGGTACGTCAGGAACTAGCGGTTCAAACGGAACTGACGGCTCTTCAGGAACAAGTGGTACAGACGGTACAAGTGGAAGTAATGGTACAGATGGAACTAGTGGTACATCTGGCTCAAATGGAACAGATGGTAGCTCAGGTACTTCAGGAACTAGCGGTTCGAATGGTACGGATGGTACTTCAGGAACTAGCGGTTCAAATGGTACGGATGGTACTTCAGGAACAAGTGGTAGTAATGGTACAGATGGAACTAGCGGAACAAGCGGTTCTAACGGTACAGATGGTTCTTCAGGAACTAGTGGTACAGATGGTTCAAGTGGTACTTCAGGAACAAGTGGTAGTAATGGTACAGATGGTAGCTCAGGAACCAGCGGAACTTCAGGTTCAAATGGTACTGATGGTTCATCAGGTACTTCAGGTAGTAATGGTACAGATGGTTCAAGTGGTACATCTGGAACTGATGGAACAAGTGGTAGTAATGGTACAGATGGTAGCTCAGGAACTAGCGGAACTTCAGGTTCAAATGGTACGGATGGTTCATCAGGAACTTCTGGTACGTCAGGTAGTAATGGTTCAGATGGTACTTCAGGTACATCGGGCTCAAACGGTACGGATGGTACGTCGGGAACTAGTGGTTCTAACGGAACAGATGGTTCTTCAGGAACAAGTGGTACTGATGGTACTAGTGGTTCAAACGGAACAGATGGTAGCTCAGGAACTAGCGGAACTTCAGGTTCAAACGGAACTGATGGTTCTTCGGGAACATCAGGTACATCAGGTTCGAATGGTACAGATGGTACTTCGGGAACAAGTGGTTCTAACGGAACAGATGGTACCTCGGGAACAGATGGTACTTCAGGAACTAGTGGTTCAAATGGAACAGATGGCTCTTCAGGTACAAGTGGTACAGATGGGACAAGTGGTACATCAGGCTCAAATGGTGCGGATGGTTCTTCTGGTACATCAGGAACGAGTGGTAGTAATGGTACGGACGGAACTAGCGGAACAAGTGGCTCCAACGGAACTGACGGTACTTCAGGAACTTCAGGTTTAAATGGTACAGATGGTACTTCAGGAATAAGTGGTGTCAATGGAATAGATGGTACAAGTGGTACGAGCGGTTCTAATGGAAGTGATGGAACAAGCGGTTCAAACGGAACTGATGGTAGTTCAGGAACAAGTGGAACTTCAGGTTCAAATGGAACGGATGGTTCTTCAGGAACTAGTGGTACAGACGGAACTTCGGGGTCGAACGGAACAGATGGTACTTCAGGAACTAGTGGTACAAATGGAACAGATGGCTCTTCAGGTACAAGTGGTACAGATGGTTCTTCAGGAACTAGTGGTTCCAATGGAACTGACGGTACATCAGGTACATCTGGCTTAAACGGGACAGATGGTTCTTCAGGAACTTCAGGTTCCAATGGAACAGACGGTACATCAGGAACGAGTGGTACAGATGGTTCTTCAGGAACAAGTGGCACAGACGGAACCTCAGGTACTTCTGGTGTTAGTGGTATAGATGGTACTTCAGGTACAAATGGTTCTTCAGGAACATCTGGCACAAGTGGTACAGATGGTTCTTCAGGAACATCTGGGATAAGTGGTACGGATGGTACCTCAGGTACATCAGGCTCAAACGGAACAGATGGTTCTTCGGGAACTAGCGGAACTTCAGGTTCCAATGGAACAGACGGTACATCAGGAACGAGTGGTACAGACGGTTCTTCAGGAACAAGTGGAATAGATGGAACTTCAGGTACTAGTGGTTCAAACGGAACAGACGGCTCTTCAGGAACAAGTGGTACAGATGGTTCTTCAGGAACATCGGGTACTTCAGGTATAAGTGGTGTAAATGGTACAAATGGTACAAGTGGAACTTCGGGTTCTAATGGAACGGATGGTAGCTCAGGAACAAGTGGAACATCAGGTTCTAATGGAACGGATGGTACAAGTGGAACTTCGGGTTCTAATGG